TCGGGCGTCACCCCTACATGGCAATTAGCTTTCTTCGGTTGTAGGATATCAGCGGTAAGGTCCCTTCCTAGTGAACTTGCGCATACGCCGACAGTGTATGCAGGTTGTCTCCACTCCACGAATTGTGGTCCACGTACCCCGTCCACTCCCACCAATGCACATGCTAACTACATAGGAGGACATCATCGACAGTACGAGGACTATGAGGGTGAATGTAGCGTAGGATATCATGAGTCCTCTTTATAGGGGAGTTGACTTACCGGGATTCTCTTGTCTCCACCTACCCCAAGCACCCGAGCACTCCAATGTGAGTGTTAGTTGCCTATGCTCGGTCCGTGCTTTGAGCAGGTTATCCTTCATGATGGGCAGTTGTAGTTGAGCCGCTTTCACTTTCGCACGCTCGGCTATCATTGTTTTAGCCGGCGTCTTTCTCGCCGCTTTCTCTACCTCGGGTATCTGTTGTAGGAGAGTGACGATAAGCGCACCCAGGCTTGCATGCTCGTTTAGCATCCTACCTCGGTCCGGCTTATGACACTCGCACTGACAGTTCTCACATCCCATCGTATCCCCTTATCGGTTACATGGTCTCACCTCCTACGACTGCCCATTATCTGCCACACGAATAAACCCGACTTATTCGCCAGACAGATAATAGACAGGGTGTAGTATGTGGGCGCACACTCCCTACTTACGATCACCGCGCCTTCGCTCATCCTACAGATTGTCGAAGATGAACCGCGCCAGGTCACCCCTCCACACACATAGGTTGTCTTGTGTGTACTTGTAAGGCAGGTTAGAGAAAGTGGAGATGATGTGCGCTAACTCCTTACCTTCGGCTGATATGGTGTGAATCTGTAGGTCGCCGTCTTCCAACTGCTTGGATGGCTGCGCCTGTCCTACTTCCCACTCCCTCTCCTTCAATCCCTCACCATCCGGCAGGATGTAGTGGATGTAGAGCATTAGCTCACCTCGTTGTTGTAGACGGCGAACAGAACCACCTTCCTGTGTGCCTCTAGGCGACTGAGGACCGAATTGCTGTAGTCCTGCAATTCCACCTCAATATCCGATTCACTCAGGTTGTCGTAGTCAATCCCATTGTCAGGTCCCTCCTCAGTAGAAGGAACCTCGATGACTACCGTATCCCACGTTTGGTCATCCAGGGCTCTCAGGTATTCAACCTTGCGCATCAGCGCACCACCGGCTGAAAGGTGTTCTTCCACCAGGGCATCAGCTCCCTCGCACACAAGCGCCGATGCTGGGCGAAGATACCACCCTCCGGCACGTTGTGGGTGTTCCGCGCAGCGCAGAGCTTGATGTCGGCATCTGTCTCACACATGACCGTGATGAGGTCGATGTCGTACCCATACGCCTGGGCTCCCAGGAAGTAAGGGGCAACCTCCGCCACCGTGGTATTGGTGTTATCCACAACCACCAACTCCACATTGGAAGTCAAAGCGGTGATGAAGTCGCGAAAGCACTTACCATGTGCCTCGCTCAGCTTGGATGCATCGAAGTTGTAGGTAGGAGGCCCGCCCTCATTGGGCACCTCGAAGAAGGAATCAGCCGAACACAACGACACCGTAGCCGTAGGCATGGGAGAGGACATCATCTGCTCCGCTGTCATACCTAGGCCCTTCATGTAGTCCATGATGACGTTGAGCACGTGCGTGCTCTTACCTGAACCGCTCACGCCCGACACCATCTTGACTTGTCGCATATCGTCTCCTTTTTGGTGAGTGATAAACTTACTCCTGCCCCATACTTGCGTATGAAGCAGGGTGTAAGTGCATCAGATATCTTCTTCCTCTTCGCCCGACACCTCCGACACACTGGGAAGTTTCTTGACTTCCAACCGTGCCAGCTTCCACGCACGCTGAACCACCCACGACAGACTACGATCCAGCCGAGCCGCCTCCTCCTTGATCTCTTGGAGCATACTCTCCGGAAAGTACAGACTTTGCTTACGCTTGTCCGTCTTGTCGGCAGGAGTGGTAGGAGTGGGGAGCGTCTTGTTGTTGTCGGTATTAGACATATGTAGCCTTTCGTTGTGGGTTGATGTAGGTGTGTGAACGGTTACCAGTCACATGGTCCGTGTGTGTCGTTCTCGAAGAACCACTTGATCCTACCAATGATGCGCTTGATCATCCTACCTCCTCTCTACTTGTATGCTAGTCTTCCCGTGTGCCTTCATTGACGAAGGTATGTCGTACAGCGTCTTCCTCATCCGACGCTTCTGTAGGGCATCGGGGATATTGTCGTGCCGCGTCTCCTCCTTGCGTACATGCAACCCGAATTGCATTGGCGATAGATAGGATAAGGTCAGGATCGTCCAGCCATTCCTGCCGGTCCCAGTACGCTATCTCACCTCTCTCATCTTCTATGCAGATGTGGTCTGCCAGAATAGAGACCCTGACACTCACCTACACACCTGAACGATGTGGGCGTTGCTCTGGTAGTGACAGCGGTTGGTATCGCTGTTCCACCCCGTCTTCCCACACTTGACTCCGTTGTAGGAGACAACCGCAGGCAGACGCTTGTAGTGGTCAAAGTCATTGCAGCTCACCACAATGCAGGTGTTGCCCTCAATAACTGCCACTTGCTGCGCTACCAGATCCTCATTCTCCACTTGCACCTTCATGTCTGTTTGCCTCCCATGCTTTTGCACATGTCGCATACCCACCCAGGATTCTGACATCCAAGTAGGTTGTTGCAACACTCACACCTACGCTTGACTACCACCGGAGGAGGAAGCTCCAGAATGTAGGTTCTCATGGGTTGTAACTTGGCTCGTAGTAGCCCAGGAACAACTTCCCACTTTTGGTCAGGATGTAGGCCGACCCGCTGTTTGACCAGCAGATGACGTACACACGCCTCCACCTCTTGTCCTGTAGTTGAAGCTGCCAGGATGTAGGCAACTTGTTCCCATAGCCCGACCGACTCCGATTGGGCGGAGTCGCTGTCTGACGCTTGCCCACAACGTGGTCGGGGTTGAGGTAGGTGATCATCTCAGTATCCCCCACGCCCTTCTGCGCGGTCAGCGCAACTGTCGCACTGATACCCACGTCGCTTGTCAGCAGGGGTCAGGCGGTCAGGTTCCCCACACGTCCCACAAGGAAGGTTGCGGGGGTTGCTGGCCGTCTCCGCACGTAGGGAAGAGTGACCGCCAGGGTCCGCAAAACCTACACCGTCGATTAGGTAGTCGCCATCCTCACACTCACGGTCATCGTAGTACTCCTGCTCCTCTTCCTCACACTCGTCCAGATCATCGTCTTCTTCGTTCATGGTCGTACCTTTCAGGTTAGTAGCCTTGGTCAACCCACTTGGTGAGTGCCATCCACGCAGGGACGGAACTGCAACCAAGTGTCTCACTATTGATCCATCCGATCGGACAGTCTAGGTTTGCAGTGAAGACTGCCATGGTGTGAGAGTAACCGCGCAGAGGTACGTAGATGTATTCTGCACGGTTCTCCTTGATCTCGATGTCGGGAAGAAGAATCTCATGGTGCCCAGTGTAGGCCCGATCCATCAGAACCAACCTTCATCGGAACCCATGGGCTCACGATCGTAGTCACTGTCGTGAATGGCAGGGTCATAGGGCTCACTGTCGTACCCCATGGCATCGTTGTAGGCGTGAATCCCCATACCCATCCCTGCTTGCATGGCCTGCTCCGACCTTGCCTCACGTTCGTCCCTCTCCTGCTCACGTTGTGAGCGCTTGAGCTGAAGTGTGCGCGTGGTCACCTCGTGAACGTCGGGACCGTCGAGGAGAAGGTAGGGAAGATCCTTCGTCCAGGGGAATCGTGCGCTGAACTGCGCCAAGCACTCACGTGCTTCCACTTCGGTGGAGAAGTCGACGCCCATGCTACATGTGTCCGTTTCACCAGGGGTGTCGGACCATGCACTGACACAGAAGGGCTTGTCGCACCCTCCCTCACTCCAAGGCCGCTTGTCGTTCATGCTACCCTCTTGTAGTTGAATGGATCCGCTTGGACACGCACACCATCCACACCCGCATCATGTCGGGTGTAATGTCGTTTGATGTAGGCAAGCGTCTGCTTGCTGGTCAGGAACACCTTGTAGGTGCGGCGCATGACAGGACACTCGATGTGGGCAACCGCACCCACACCGTTGTACCCTTGGCGCACAATGACGGAGAAGGTAGTGAACATACCCACGAAGGTGAGCTGAATCCCACGTCCCAGGTTGATATCCGACATTGCCTCTTTGCGCGTCAACATGTGTGTTCCTTTCTACCAGCATCATTCTATCAGAAGTGATGCTAGCTTCAATTACATTCGACACCTTCCCAACATAATTGTGGGTGGGTGTGTGCCCTTTCTCTCGCTCGCCGTGGCAGCTATCTTGCAAGTAGCACAGAGTATGCCAATGTCAGCAAGAGCCTACTTCTGACCACATGCTGGCGTAATGCTCACATATGGTCAGGGTGTAGGCGCTCGTTTTACAGTCGCGCTCGCATCCGCTGTCAGAAGAACTAACTTACAGATGCGGCGGGTAGGCTAGCGTCACCCCCCCTGATGTGGGCTTGCCCGCCGCTTTACTTGGTGACCAGATGTAGGAGCAGACTGAGCCATCCTCCCACACTAAGGAGATAGATGGCCCAGTCACGTACACTACCTTCACGCAGCCTCTTCTTCCGACTCCTCTTCCTTCACCGCAGGAGGTGGGAAGATGTAGTCAGCCGCCTTGGCCGCTTTGCTTGCCGCTTCCACAATCCACTTGGGCTCACTTTTCAGCTTCTTTGCCCAGTTCTGGATATATGCCACACTGTTGTCCAGGGTGTGGTCAATGATACCCGCTTGTGCGCAGAGGAACGCCGCCCCACATTCGGCTACAAGCTCCTCAAAGCTGTAGTCATGTGAGCCAAACCGGATAGGATTCATGATCCCATCACGGTTCAACCTGCTCTCATGTCCGGTAGAGTGAGTCAGCTCGTGGAAGAGTGTGGAATAGTATTCCTCTCTCTTACCAAAGCTCTCCTTGGCAGGCATACATACCCGGTCAAAGGTAGGCATGTAGCAGGCTCGGCTACCGCCATGGTCGATGGCAGGTATGGTCTTGTAGGACAGCACGATCCGCTCGCACTCTTCGATGGGGTCGAAGGTGGGTGCAGGTGCGTCTCCAGTCAGAGAGGGCAGCGGCTCCGCCCAATCACACTGACTCACATTGAAGACATTGTAGTAGCGGAGGATGAAGGACTTTTCCCCCGGCTTCCCACCTTTCTTGTCAAGCACCTTCCAGAAGATGACCGGGGTGGACTTCTCACCTTTGCGCACCTGTCCGCCCTTGGCGCCAGCCTGCTTGTAGGAGCACCAACGTGGGTCCGAAAACCCCATGCACCCCAGGAGTAGGATGTTGACTCCACGGTAGTCCTTGCCGGACTGTAGGTTGCGGGGCATGTTGCTCCCACCTTGTGTGCGCCAGGGCATGCGCCAAGGTACGACACCCTTCTCAAGTGCCGCAATGATGCGCTCCGTAACCACTTCGTAGACGCTGATAGCCATTGTCCTACCTCCTCGTACTTGGCTCCTCTCGGAGCGGCTTGGTTGGAGTGAAACGAGAGACTGATAAGATAGCACGTATCAAGTAAGATGCACCAAGTCTTTTAGGAAAGATTGATGTGTGTAGAGGTGGGTGTCCCTTGGTGCGGTATGAGTCTTGCAAGGAGCACGGAGTATGCCAAGGTCAGTAAGGGTTGTCCCTGACTATCGCACCGTTACTCTGTTGTGGTGCGTTCTGTTTGAGTGTGCGCTCCTGTATGTCCAGCTCGCGCATCTTCTCCTTATGTCGGTATTCCATCTCCTGCCACTTGCGATCACCGTGGTCCCTCAGCGCCATACCTGCGATGACAGGTACGCACCCAGTGGTTGAGAGTGCGATGAGTAGGATGATTGCTTTCATGTGTCCTCCTTGGACTACTCCTGCCCACATGGTTTCCCAGGTGAGCAGGGTGTAGGCTTAGGCCGACCGTTTGCTCTGCACTCCCACACCTGCGGGAATCTGCGAGGACCGCTTGGTACCGGAGGGCGACTCCTCCTCCGTCACCTTCTGTCGGTCCATGTAGGCTTCGCAGAAGTCCTTGGTCTCCTTCAGCCCCCATCCGCTCACCTCGCGGCACACCTTGATACAGGCAATCCGCTCACCGTTTGCCCACACGGCCGCCCCCTGGCGCTGCATGTAGGCAGTCGCCGTCTCTTCGGGAGACGACCCACCGTAGGTGAGCCTGTAGTTCTCCTGCTTGAGCTGTCGCACCTCCGCGTACAGGCGGTCGTTCTCCTGTCGGATACGGTAGGAGCTGTCGTCCTTGTCGTTGTTGACCCGCTCCAACTGTCGGCGGAGGTCGGAGATGGTGTACTGCGCATCGTCCAAGTCGAGGTGATGTCGGTCGTTGTGTGCTTCCAGGCCCTGAACCACCTTGGCGTACCCGTCGTTGACCAGCTCCATCACTGCCACCTTCTCCGACAAGGTGCTGATGATGACCAGAAGCGTCTCCTTGCTCATACCGTTCATGACATCCTCCTACGTGTGGGTTGACGTTCGTGGGCATGCACCCTGCAAGTTGCACAGAGTATGCCAATGTGTGAATTAGGCGACAGGCAGGGTGGGAGTCGAACCCACCTGATTCCTTTCTGTCGCTGCACTCCTCTAGAAGAGGAAGGAAACCACCATGTAGTAGACGGGGAGGAAGACACCTCCCACTGCGATGGTGAGGAGAATGGTGGCCAGGTATCCTACCTCCTGCGTTTCCGCCTTCACTTGATGGCCTTGTAGCCAACGTACCCACACAGGCACACACCGAGTGCCAGGTAGGGAATGCCATGACCCGAGATGCGGAAGGCCGGCGCCCACGTGGAGGGGGCGAACACACACAGCGCCGTATAGGCGCCGAAACAGAGGAGAATGAGGAGAATGAACTTGATCATGGGATGTTTCCTTTCAGTGAAGGTTGGTGTGGGTGGATGTGAGTGAACTACGGACAGCCGTAGTCGTTGTAGGACATGTCGGAGTCGACGGAGAGGATGTCGGATACACTCTCACCCGTCTCTTCGCCCCATTGCGAGCGGTCAGCGAGACGTTGACCCGACATGTTGTAGTCCGCCCCACACTCGCAGGTGTTGGTGAACCCATGTAGGTGGACGTGTCGGCCGCAGCGGTCACACTCACCTACAGCGGCGGTGTGCTCGTACTTGCCGTAGTCCCGCACATCACTGTCCACCTTGTAGGTAACCTCCTGGTCACATCCAGGGGCGTTCTCGTACATGGTCTCACCATCGACCACATACGACCGTTGCTGCCGGCGAGGGGAGGCAACCACATGTCCGCTCATGCAGGTGTTGTAGTTCTTGAGCGCACACGGTGAGAGATTGCTCACATTGACGTTGCCGTGCTTATCGCACTCGAAGGTGAAGCACCCACCTTGCCCACCGTAGGTGAAGATGAGCAGGAAGTGGGGGATGTAGGTGTGGGTCCGATGGCTGATCATTCGCATGGTCATTGCTCCTTTAGGACAGATAGAATTGTAGCACCAATCAGGATTGATGCAACTAGAATTGTGGGCGCATGTGTGCCTTGGGTTGGTATGAACCTTGCAAGGAGCACAGAGTATGCCAAGATGCTACTTGCCGCTACAGTTGGCCGGCGAGCCCCACTTGAGCTTCCATGTATGGGGGAAGCACACGATGGGAACGAGTTGACCATCATGTGGACTAGATACCCACATACGGGAAGCCTTGCTCTCGTAGCAAACCACGTCATGACACAAGGGCTTACACGTCCCCGTTCGACATCGGTTGCACATTAGATCACTCCTATGGCATGGTCGGTGCAAGTAGCACAGAGTATGCCAATGTGGTTGAGCAAACTACTCATGCCCCCAGGCACCCACATAGGGGCACCTGGGAGCAGGGTGTAGGTGGCTCAGGCCGCGACTGCCGCCGTCTCACTTTCGACCACCTCGACCACCTTGGCGGCCGGGGTGAACGCGAGGCTCAGGTAGAAGGAGTCGTCCTTACCCTTGCCCACCTTTCCGGAGAACAGCTTGTCCAGCTCTGCCACCACCTCCGACAGGGCCTTACCCTCGGCGAAACAGGGGATGAGGTCCGACACCGGCACCTTGACCACATTGGACCACGGGCTGCGACCCTTGGCGCGATCCGAGAGGCAATCCCACTCCGACTTGTCCTCACGTGCGAGGTTCATGTGGGTGTCGATGACACCCTGGATCTTCTCCTTGATGTCGGAGATGTAGGTGTCCCACGCCGCCTTGGCCTTGGCGCCGATCAGGGCGCGGCTCTGCTGGTGGAGGAGCTTGTAGTCCTCCGGCGCACACTTGGCGAAGTCTGCGTTGAAGAGTGCGGGGATCTCGCACTCCGTGAGAGCCTGGAGCACCTTGTGGTGAAGCGTGCGGAAGCAGGAGAGGATCTCCTCCGAGCGCGCATCCGAGACGACCTTGACCGACTTGTCCGACGTGGTGGTGTTCTTCATGATAGTATCCTACCTTTTCTTTTGCTTGGGTTAGAGAGTTTACAGTCGTAGCGGAAAGCCAACAAGATTGTCGTACCTTGTAAGCTTTCCGCTACGCGGGACCTACATAGGTCCCACATAGCGTTGTTTAGTGTAGGTGGATTCTTACCACCTCCCCTAAGAAGCCTAGGTCGCGATACTGTAGGTTGATTGCCTACGTCGGATTGCCTAGTCGCGAAGCCCTCGCCACCTTATGTCCTACATTGTCGGACGGTGTAATCGCTGGTCGCAGCCCCTTGAACGGGTTATCCCTCCTCGGGATACACTGTAGGGTCGTCTCGCACTAGGCGTCACCGCGCAGCTTGCAACCGAACCTACACTGTAGGTTCCAGGTTTTGCCCGCGACCGTTCTAGCCAGCCGACCCTTGCCTACCTTTCGCTACCGCTTATCCCGGTATCGCCTTCCCTCGCTCCCTTTTGCACCATGTAGGTGCGGGAGTTACGAGAGCGCGCATACCGTTCACACGGTCGCCAGAGTAGGACTTGTGAGCATGTCAACTACATGTGGGTGCAACCCCACTGCGTCCCACCAGAGGTGGGATATGTAGGCGCCCGAGGCGCGGTCAAGCGAGCAGGGAAAGGTCGCACATAGTGCGCTTGGGCCGCTTAGCGTCCCGTCCCGTTCCGCCGCTCGTTACGGAAAGACACTAATGCAACGTCGGTGCCAAACGTAACTATATGATATTGTTAGGGTGACCAAAGGTACGACAATGATCTTAGCGTCATGCTTGATCGATCTTCCGCTACATTCTGCGATGTAGGATAAGCAATTATCTTTCATGGGCTCGCCGATTGTCGAGAAACCCCGAGAAACTGGCACTGTAGGTAAACGTCGCAAGAGGTAGTCAAAACCACCTCGTGGGTATGATCTTCGTGTCATAGGTTTTGCTCGCATTGTGCGAGCGCTGGCGCCGCTGGCGCCGCTGGCGCGGCATGGTCCGACGCTGGCGCCGCTGGCGCGTCTCGCGCGACCCTTCCCACGCTGGCGCCGCTGGCGCCGCTGGCGCGGCATGGTCCGACGCTGGCGCCGCTGGCGCCATGGCACGAGGAGTGCTTATCGCACAGAGTATGCCAACGTCAGGAGATGTGGGCAAAACCTGCCTCGGCGGTCTCCTCTTCTAGTGCGCTGGCGCCGCTGGCGCGGCACGTGGAGTGCAAGTAGCAAAGAGTATGCCAACCCCCGACTGGTCTGGATCTTCGGCTTGTTCTCCTACATTGTGTGTTGGCATAGCTAGCTTGCATATTGCATAGAGTATACCAACTACATTAGCCTACATTACCCCTTGTCGTATGGTAAGCGAGCTGTAGTTGGCCCAGATCATGCAACTTGCACAGAGTATGCCAGGTATCACCTATACCACACTGTCTGGGTAAGTACGATACGGGTAAACTTTTGCCTTCATTGGAGACAAAAGAAGGGGGAGGTAAGCCCTCCCCTCCGATGTAAGCAGATTACCGCCCGCTCTGGATAAGGTCTACCTTCACTCCATGAGTCTCACAGTAGTGACGAACCTCCTCCTCTGTACCGAGGAAGTGGCCAATGTAAGGATCGGGCCCCATCCAGCCCCAAACCTCTACAGTGTAGTACTGCTGGGACAGAACCCACACAGCTCGCTCAGTTCCCCACCATACACCCATCTCATCAGAACCTGCGAGAGGGTGACCCTCCGCATCACAATCAATGAAACATCCTACCTCGTCCTCATCCAGTACCTCACCGGAGATAACATCCACAAAGTGGGAGATGTGGTCAGAGGTGGTGCAAACTGCGCTTTGCACCGTAGCGGTTTCCGTTGCGCTCATGATCTAGAAGACGCAACGGACCATCCCTTTCTGACGAAACTACAAAAAAACTTTTATCCTACATCTCAATACAGTTTCTTACTTGGCATAGACGTTGCACATTGCAAAGAGTATGCCGCGAGAAACGTGGCCCAGAAAAAAGCCCACCGTGTAAGGTGGGCTCTCACACTGTGAGTTACTCTGCGGCTTCTGCCACCTCTGTCGGAGGGGCAACCACCTCAAACCCCAGCGGCACCTCTTGGAGGTGGAGGTCGTACTGCTCCTCCCAACGTAGGTCCAGCTCGCACTTCCACCCGACCAGTGAGAGCATGCGGGTTTCTTCCGCATGTCGGGCATCGCTGTAGGTGTTGTACGCCTCTTGGTGATCCTTGTAGGCTTTTTCGTTCTCCTCGTCGGAGCGCTGGTTATCCCACGAGGGGCAGGAAGTGGGAGCCGGGTTGACCTTGCCCCACACGTCGGACATGTAGACGTCGACCGCATGCCGCAGTCCCATGTTTCGGCTGATGGTGTGCTTCATGTCACCCATGTAGGACTCGGCCTCTCCCTTGTCGGTGAAGGCTCGCAACGTACGCTGGAGCTGATCGCAGCAGGAGTAGCCAGCAGTGAGGATCACGAGGTAGATGTAGGACATGTAGGTCTGGCCTCTGAGGGAAAGGGTGGGACGACTAAGAGCCTAGCAGAAAACGCGGAACGATCAAACATGCTACATCACTTTTGTCCCACCTTTACTTTCATGTGGGTTGCGCCGGAACTTGGCTCGGGTCTTGCAACTTGCAAAGAGTATTCCATACGGAAAACGGAAAAAGAAAAAGCCCGCCGTGTGGCAGGCTCTCTCACATCAGAGGTGATGTAGGTCAGAAGGGAATGTCGTCGGACCAAGTCCCACAGTTCTCACACTTGCCGCCCAGCACCTTCGGTTCCTTACAGCAGGCCACAACTTCCACACCAGTCGGTGCAACACTGACAACCACCGCAGGCACCGTACCCTGGAACTCTTCGTCCTCCATTTCCATACCATACTCACACTCACCGCACACACCGTCAAACATCCCACACGGGGAACCAATGGTGACATGTGGGTGACGCGGGCAGCGTCGGGGGTCACCGTAGGTGCTTTCCTCATCTCGGCAGTGCTCCTCGTACCCCGTCAGCTCATCAGTGTTGAGGTAGGACACCCCCTGATGCTCTGCTGCAATGTGGGCAGCTTCCTCCTCAGCGTACAGCATGTCGTTGTCTTCCACACTTCGGCCGTTCTTGTCCAACCCGCCCTCACTCCAGGCCTCTTGTCGCCTCTCGTGGTAGAGGGACGCCGTCTTGCCCACCTCGGCAATGGCCTCCTCCACCGTCGCACATCCTGCGATGGCCTCGCCGATCTCGGCGTCTTCGTAACATTCAACCACCATGTCCCACCCGCCGACTTCGTAGTTGGCTTTGGCATGGTTCTTGACGGCTTCAATCAGGGTCTTCATGTGGGCGGTCTCCTTACGGTCTGCGTCTTCCTGGTCCATCGCCGCACACTCGGCGTTCGCCTCGTCCATGTCACCACCAAGTCGGTTGAAGTGCGGCATGTCGTACCTCGTCTCCTTTGGGGTCCTTCCCCTACCCTGGAACGATGCACGAGACATGCCAGCGCTAACTACGCGATATGACTGGGTAAGTTTGTTGACTACATGACAGATCGATCATGTTTGGTCCGAAAGATCAATGTAGGTCTTAGTAGTTACCTAATGATATCGAGGGGTTAGGGGTATGATCTTGGTGTCATAGGGCCTAGGGAGGCTTGACGGGGCCTTGGCTCGGGCCTTGCAAGGAGCAAAGAGTATGCCAGAGGGCCGAAACAGGTCGATCGGCCCAATGTCGGATGATATCTTATAAAACAATACAATGTGTGCTATGTAATTAAAAATATTACTTATCGTGTGCTATGATTAAAATAAAGAGATTGTTAGATGATATGCGCGATGTAGGTAGTCTAAAATTTGCAAGGTGCAAGAAGCATGCCACCTACAACAGCATACAAAAGGTGGGGGTGTCCGACGTGTGCGCTGGCAGTCCGCCTCCCAAATGGGCACTATTAAGTTCCGATAGCTATTAACCAATCAGATAGCACTAATTGATTCGTTACGATAGCATCCATAAGCCTTCAACTAACATATAAATTACCAAAACAGCCCTTTTGATCAACTATATATGACCATACATGCCACTCAATCCCACAATATGGGAAGATATCCCACCATAAGCATCTAATGCCATTATAAAAGATCACAATATGCGATTACCACTATGCCTTAAGAAGGGGTTGTCCTGGGGCGGAGTGGCTATTTAAACTAATCCGCGCCACCTATCAGGTAGACCAGGGCATGCGGGCTTTAGAGCCCTGTACATGGCGTATAGAGGCACTACTAATTAATAAAAATAAAGGGGTGTTAGGTAGTGTGACAAATAGGTGAATAAATTAGTATTTTTGGTAGTTTGACCTGGTGCAAGCACGAAGTAGTATTTCACTACCTCAATCAGGCGTTAAGAGGGTTTGCATGAAGCGATTATTTATTCTAAGTTTGGTTGCGGTATTAACGATGCTAGGTTGCGCTACAGGTAAGAATACACCTGTTAGGAGTCCATCAGCATTACACCAACACATTGGTGAATCTACAGTTGCACTAGTAGCTATAAGCGAAGATGGAGATGTCCATGTTTATTGCACTGGCATATGGATTGGGAAGGATGAGATTCTAACGGCAGGACATTGTGTAGCACGTGAAGAGGGAGCTGACCCAGTGGACCGTAAGATCTATTACGTAGTACAGAAAGAAGTTCATGAAGTGGGAGAGGATCCAGCAGCTTTACATCTTGCTAAGGTAACAGCTTTTGATGAAGACCATGATCTTGCTTTAATTAAGGCAGATAAGCGTGGAGTACCTGGCTTGCATGAGGTTGCTAGTTTAGCTGAGGAGATGCCTGGTATTGGAGAGCACATTTTCGTGGTTGGACATCCACGAGGAGCATACTGGTCTTATACAGAAGGAACAGTTGCAGCCTACCGTGAAGAGAGTGTTATTGGTAAAGTAGTTCAATTCAATGGTACGGTATGGTATGGTAATTCAGGCGGCGGAGTCTTTGATGATTCTGGCAACTTGCTTGGAGTTTGTTCTCGATTAACTCGCATTCCCAACATGAGTTTGTTTGTTCATTTGGATAGTGTTAAGAAGTTTGTAAGGGACGCTCACACCCCATCTGACATTAAAGAGTAATTATGAAACTCCTTAAAGGGTTATTCATAGCGGCTTTTATTTTAGTTTGTGGTTTGATAGGTTGCGGTCATGTGGTATTACCGTTCTACTATGTTCATAGTAATGGTCATGCAGCTATTGTTCCTACACGTGTGTATCATGTCTGGGTAGATAGGGAATTTGGGGTAGCGGATAGGTTATCCATTGACAATGCAATAAAGCAATGGAATTTTGCATTGAACGGCTATGTTAGGATAGACATTGAGACGTATGAATACAACATGGAAGTGGGTGTATTGGATAGAGTCATGCGCGGGGATGGCTGGGTGATCTTGAAGATTGACTCCATGAATCCGATGGTGGAGCCATTGGATAGGGGAAACTCTGGAGAGAAGCAATTCTACACTTTAGCTTGGGTTAATGCTATTGGTGGTAATAGGATGTTTGTTATTAGGAATAGGATTAGCAATACTTGGATGGAAGGTATTATCATGCATGAGATAGGACATTTGTTGGGGGCTCGGCATGATGAAGTTTACTTGATGCAACCTCATTACAACTGGGAAGACTATCGCTGTGTGGATTATGAGGCTTTGAAGAGAGTGGCGGCTTTTCAAGTTATTCCGATGAGTCAATTGAATTATTGTCAATATGGAGATAAGGTTCAGTTACCTCATTGAAAGTCTGAGTAAAAATATGTGTGAAAATTCTGGCCGAGTTAGCTTTTGGGTTAACTTGGCCAAAGTTTTTTATAGGAAGGGGTTTAGATTTTTAAAGCGAGACAATATTTGGATGGCTTGCTTATGGGTAACTCTAGGTATTTGCAAGAGTTGGGTCCAAGAGGTTTGGGAGTATTGCTGGAAAGTTGAATGGGTTAATGATTGTTTAATTCTAAATGGATAGATAATTATCCAAGAATATTTGGTGACGGCCTCATAACTATAGTGACATAAGGCTTGGCCATTGTTTAATGGGACTCTTGTTTCGCATTGAAAGGTTGGTTCTTGATCATACACCTTTTGGCCGGTAGTACGGTCTGCATCCCAATAGCGGAAAGGTTTAATTCTTTTCTGACAGATAGGACAGTTCATGAGAATAGAATGAAAGTCTTGATTTTGTTAATAGTTTTATTGGAATCATCAATGGGGATTTGAATATCCAGGTACATGATGTATTCGACAGAGGGTTTGGCAGGATAATCTGGTTTAGTTTTCAGGACATCGATTTTATAAATGGATAAGCCAGTAGCATCTATTTCTAGTTTGAAGGGGCCGACATACCATTGGTGGCTTGTACAGAGTACTTCTCCATCAAATTCGTAATGAGATATAGGTGTGCAATGAGGATAGGTAATTTTGGTGGGGCAAGTTAGACAAGACGGATACTGTGGATCTGGTCTTAGGCTGCGTTGGCAAAGTGGGCAATTCATTTTATAGGAAGTTGGGTAAAACCTGTAGTTTTCCAGGGAAATTTTTGGGGGTTAGTTTATAATCACTCGGTAAATCAAGGAGAATCATTGATATCAATCATAATGATAGGAAATTATAGGCCATTTATGAGAAGGCTTTGAGATTTAATAGTTTAGTTAGCCAATACTTAGCGTTGGTTGGATTAATATCTGCAATGTAAGCTAACTCCATCATATGCAGTCTACGCATAGGGGATTCATCCTTATGGAATAGGAAGGTTTGATTCCTATCATAATTCAATTCAATTAGATAGCTATCAACGGTAAAATGAATGTATTCAATATCTGGGTTGGAGAAGTTACCGGAGCAGATGAATCTGGTATGACAGGGTTTGCAATCGAAGTAACCATTGATTTGTTGACCATCATCTGGGGTCATATCCTCGTCACAATAATAGCAATAGACTTTGTTTTTGGAGTAGCACTGGACAACTTTAAGGTTCATGAGAAGGTTAATAGAGTTTGAATTTTGTCTTTGAGATTATTGGGCTTGACACCTTGGATAGCTTGCCAGATACGGAGCACAACCTTTTCCTTGGGCAGTTCATCATAGGCTTGAGGGTCTTCATTGAGGTGTCTTGGGGGACGATGCCAGGACAAGATGGTTAAGCTTGAAGCGAAATTAATGGTCAAGTAATAATGGCTATAGTCTGGATTGGCTAGGGAGAATTTGATTCCATCCAAACCGAAAGAGCCATTGCCTTCTTGGAAGGTGACTCTGCAATGTTCGCACCACCATTCTTTAAGTTCCGGAAAGGTTTGTCGGCATCGTTTATCGCAGAAGTGACAGTAGAAAGTCATAGGAACATCAATAGGTTAGTTAGACGTTTGGCTAGGGCGAGAGCATCATTGGGCTTGGTCTCGGGCCAGGTACCATCGAAGGCAATGATGCTGGTTGAAAAAGTCTTTTGTTTGGGATGGAAGATAAGGAAAGTCTTATTTAGGGCTAGGTCCATATTAACATCTGAGTAAGGTCTACTTCTTATTCGATAGTTAATTCTAACTAGTTTAGAGTTATCAGTATAATCATAATAGAAGTCAACCAGACATGTTTGACAATTGACGTGTTGGTTCTTGAAGGTAATCCAGCCGCCATTGATGCGTTTAACGTCGATGTAATCTTTGGGAGTATAGTGACGTTGGCAAAATTTGCAGGGGATTCTCATGAGAATAGCAGGTAGGTTCTGAGTTTCTCTTCCACGTTGGAAGGGGTTATATCCGGGCGACTTGTTAGGTTGACGACAATGTTGACGGCAAAGTCATTGGGCAATCCTTTCATGATTCTAACGGGGAACTCTCTGGGGCCATTATAGATATTGAAGTAGTAAGAAGTGCTGTTGATCATGCCGAAGATATTGGTTTCCACTCCGCGATAATCCACTTTGCAAGGTAGACATCTCCAATGATTATTGGAGATATTGATGTGTCGGCATTCCTTTTGGCAGTAATGGCAGTTCATGCGCGTTGGCTCGCGGATCGGTTTAACATTGTGTCGTCATGAAAAGATGACTAACTTCCTTAGTTTATCTACTAAGTATTCTACTTGTATAATTTCATCTTTGATGATTAAATTAATGTATTGTGGAATGGTTAGAGATGTTTTGAAACCGCCTCTTTTAAATCTGGAGGTATCTTTGGAGGCTAGTTGCATACCGTTATTATAATCAGCATATAGCCTGTACATTATCTTGCTACGTTCAAAGAAGACGGTATAGCTAACTATATTGCTTCCTTCTATTTTAAGGGCGCAGTGACCTTCGGAACATTCCCAGACATTATCTTCATATTTGATGTTATTTTTCCAGTAAACATTTTGGATGAGTTCGTGCTTACAAGATTGGCAGATGAGTCTCATGACCATACCTTATAGAGATTAAGTAATGAATATACTTGATGAAGATCGGTATTGATCATAACATCAACTGGAAAGACTTTGACTTGGCGCCATTCTCCTCCCCAGCATCTATCTTTGGCGGGCCTATACCATTCTAGGTAAGCTCTTGGACCAGCATAGAAGTTATGGTCCAATCTCATATCTTTTAGTGTAATTCTAACGGTATTGAAAAATACATTGGGAGACGGGATATCATGTTTAACGCAACGGAACATAACATCTAATGGTTCGTGTCTTAGGCAGCGATACTCTGTGGCATGACGATCTGCAAAGGGTTCTGTAGTGGGATAACAGGTCTCACCGCAATACCAGCAGGGGATAGTGGCTGGTGCCTCTTCAATATAAAGAGTATTTGTCATGAAAATAGAATATAGGTTGGTAGTTTAGCTGCGATATTCTCTGGAGTAATATCTGGATGAAAATCTAGAACGAGAATAATCTCTGAGGTCTTGGGGCGGCGGTTAATCTTATCGATGCGGAACTTAGGAAGACCGGCTAAGACATCGTAATTGCGAAAGAAAGTTGCGCTGTAGGTCGCGTCTTTGTATAGGACAACTAAGGAGACATTGAAGGCTCCACTATCGGTTAGCATTTCGGTTTGCCTTACTCTAACGGCACCATGCCAATCGCATTGCCAATAATAGATGCGGGTCATCTCATCCATTGTATATCTGCTTGGCTTCTGACAGTAATAACAATTGGTCATGATAGTAATAGCAATAGTTTAATCCTCGAATACAGCCTCTCTTCTGTATCGGGATGGATGATGGGGACTTCGATTAGAGTCTTATATCGCCAGCGGCCTCGGGTTGTTCTAAGGCCTCGTCTGGTCTTGTACTGCATTCTAGTTCCGACCTTGGAAGTGCCATCCTTAGTTAAAATGCGAAAAGAGCCGACATACATGGTAACTGTATTCAGCTCGGGGTCTTCTCGATAGTGATTAGCTTTTCGGTTATCACCTATTTGAGTTATCTCTTCTGGACAATAGATAGCTGGCTCATATCCGCACGCATCTACGGTAGACTGTTTGACCAACAATTTATCACAAAGAGGACAGTTTTTCATGAGAACAATAATATGTTTTTAAGTCTATTTCGCATCTTTTTGTACTGAAGGATCTCAAGAATATATGGAAGATCCATAATCTTTACCCAGGTCCAACGCTTACCAAAATATTGAATATCCTTAAGTTGGTACTTATGTATTTCGCTTCTGGGTTTTTTGTAATCAGTATTAACGAAGTAGTTTACTATCTTGTAAGGTAGGACGATGGCCTCCTCTTCATATCCGCCGTGAAATAAATAACTCTTGCCGTAATGGCTGATTGTATTGTTGCCAGGGGGATCTGGCGTAATCATAGAGCTACAATAGAATGAAGGCGCGTGCTCATAGCTATCTATTTCTACTGCAATCTTTCTATTACACAAAGGACAATTCATGAGAATATTACAAGATTTTTAAGTTTCTTCAGCATTTCTTGTGCTTGAGTATAGAGATCTTCTTCTAAGTGTAGAGGGTAAAAACGAGGAACATTAATAATAAACTGTTCTTTTCCAGTAGCATTTGGCCTACCTACATCCATATTAGAGATAGATGTATCATTTGGCTCCTCAGAATTAACTCTACCCCAGATACGATACCATTTCTCACCAGATGAGATAAGTAATTGATAAGATACTATGTCTTCATCTGGTAAAATGATTTCGATAACTGAACGATTCACTACCTTAATGAGGCCACATTTTTGGTCCAGGCATCGAAAAGCTACACGTCTTCTGCCTCCAACATTCCATATTGGGGACGACTCACTTAAATAGGTACCGCATAAATGGCACTTTAAAGAAAAAGCAGCCACGTTCTTACCTTCTCATTGATATTATCTGGAGTCAATTGAGGTATGTTTCCACTAAAACTTTTAACAGTAAACATTCCTTCATTTACTTTTACACCAGGAACTCCTGGTTCTTTAACATGCCATAGCTGAGCCGAACCAACGGAGGTTACAGTCCAGCGATACATTTTGTCTTTGATGGTTGTATATAACGACACGGAAGCTCTACTCCCATCTCGGAAAAACAAGTATTCGGCCTGGCAAGGATGACAGAAGTAAACGCTAACATTATGTCTTTCCATTGCTTCCAATGGATGATAACCCGCCATGTTCGGGCAGAACTGGCAGGGTTTAGGTAGGTGATGCTTCTGGAAGTTATCGTTATCACTCATAGGTCATCATAAGTTTTTCCAGGCGCTCTGACATTGAAGCTTCAAGGTCGGGACGGATGTGTGACACTTCCGTCATCAACTTCCATCGAATCCCTGTTCCACTGGGATGAGGAGTTTGTTTATAGATACGAGATCTAGAAGAGTTGGCGAAGTTATCGATGCTCCAAGAGCCAACATACATATGTTGGATGCTTGTTTGACCATCCACTTCCACCTCATAATGAGTGTGGTTACTGAGGGTTACGGTTGGGCAAGAGAAGACATTGACGCCGCAAACTCTGCGGAGCTTCAAAACTTCACCACACAAGGGGCACTGATTGGTCTCGAACTTGTTCATGAAAAGGTCACCAGGAGTTTTAAACGGTTGAGCACAGCATAGGGATTGCCGTAGTCCGCGTCAAGTAAGGGAATATCTAAAATTAGTTTCTCTGGCTGATGGGCGCTGACACTTTTAACCAACGTTCTATTACTCTTTTCATGGTGCAACAATTCAAATGGTGGCAGAATCATAAAACACATTTTACCATTCTGATAGCATTTGTTCAGGTAATGTGATTTAGATATTGCAAAGGTATCTGATTCATTTCTAACTACCTCATTGTTATTACAATAGTAATTAATCTGAACAGTATAATTGCCCTCTACAATTTGTAGCTCTAGTTTACTTTTACAGATAGGGCAAATATCAGTAGAGAAGATCATGAGAACAACATATACATTTGGACGCGCTCTTTGACTGCTTCAGGATTATCCCACTGTATATTAACTACGGACGGAACAACTATAAGCTGTTCACAATTAATTCTTTGTTCTCCAAAAGTAATCATTGATACGTTATCCCCGTATTTGTATCCTTTAATTAGTTTGGAAATTCTAGTCTGACGAATGGACTTAGGATCATCATGAATCTGGAAGATATAAGGAAGCGCCTCAATAGTCTTGATGATTGCTTGGCCTTCTTTATTTAAGAAGTAGATAGCATGAACGCTTTCAACTTCCATATCTATGGCTGGAACTTTTATAGTAGTTCGTTCGCAGGTCATCATGCCTGCGGTTTCAGTTTCCAGCATAGTTTTATTACAGATAGGGCAGTTCATGAGAACAACGTATAGGTAGAAAGTTTAGCAATAATCTTCTCTTTGTCTTTCCAAGGAAGATCTATGAATGGTGTTTCGACAACGAACTCAGCGTACATTTTAAGTTCGGATATCATTCTATACATATAAATGTTACTTACATCAACATATGATTTAACACAATATGGGTATACTCTAACTGTTTGATAGGAAGGCTGGTGATTTTGAAATTCTAATTCAAAATGAGAATAGGTCATTTGATGACTCGCTAAATTTGTAGAATGGGCCACTGGTATGTCTTTTGCTATTGATGTTGGGCACATCATTAGATAAAGGTCTTCTTCATCAAACCCATTAACTACTTTTAATGGACTATCGCATATTGGACAGATTTTTTTATCCCAAATCATGAAAATAATATATACTTTTTAATCTTGTCTAGCAGTAACTCGTCTTTATACCAATTGAAAGTAATTATTGACTTAATAGATACCAGCAATTCTCCGGTGTCAGACCTAATGTTAGTGAAGCCTGGCTCATCGCCATTTATACCTGAGAAGTAGAAGACAGTAACACTATAAGGCTTGATAACTGCTTCAACTGAATATCTAACCGTTTGTGTAATCCCGACAAGAACTGAATGCTTTACTAATCTGGTGACGTTTACATATTTGAAATTTTTGCAGCCGCTGCAATTGTACTTAGTTAATTTACCTGTCGAGCAGGATCCTGTCTTATCGGTTAGCCATTTAGAAGCGCCACATAATGGGCAGAAGATAAAGTCAACGGTCATGAAAATGCCATTAGAGCTTGAAGGCGGCGGGCAGTGGCTGAGGGATCTTCGTGATCAATCTCTAAAGTGTGAGACAGTCGAAAAGTACTTAGAAGTATTATGAGATCTATCTTTGATATTTCAGTCATTTGTTCTACATAATCTATTTTAATATAGAAATCTTCTATCCACCAAACCATATAGATTAGCTTATCATCCTTCTTTCGATAAGAAGCTTGAAACTTAGACATTCCATCTACTTCACAAACTACACAAAGCTTAGTATAAAACCACCCATTATCAACATGCTCTAATGGCTCTGCTTTACATAAAACGCATTGTGTGTACATTAGGAAAATACTACGTAGAGGTTAACACGTTCCTTAAGTTTCTCTAGTAAAGGGAAATCAGGGATAATCATCTTAGGTATTTCAATGTACTCTGGCTTACCTTCCTTCATGCAATTAATTCGACATTTTGAGTTAATAAAATCTATCTCTAGGTATTTAGAATACTTAGGATTCAAAGATAGGTTGATAAAGTCTACCTGACCAGTAGCTTTATCAGCAAAAAGCCGCAAGCTATGATTCATTCCATTAACACAGGTTCTTTCTACATAATTAGCTTGCTTTTTGATAATATGAAGTAACTTGTTATCAAGATTAACCGTGCGCATTTTATTTCCGCAAATTGGACATGTAGGCGTATCATCCATATAGGGGTATATAACCCCTACAAATTACTACGTTAACTGAAGATGGTCCAAAGTTTAAGTTTGCGCTTGAAGGCGCCAAGGTCATTGAGGGGCAGCTTGATATGATAATCAAGCTCACAAATAGGTAGATAGTAAGTTAGAGGGGTAGCGTCGACTTGTGAATCTATCTGACCTATAGAATCTTTATAGAATTTAGTTTGCTCTATTGGTTGCCCAGTTCTGGATGACCTATAAAGGCGTGTGATGATGAATTCATCTATTTGAATAGAATCATATAATTTGATTTCGGTTTTAGTTAAGTAAAGCTCTCGACAATACGTTTTGAAGTTAGGTTCTTGGCAGCCGCGACAAACCATTATCTTGTGTAAATCATCACCGGCTGGAGAAGCAACCCTGGTAAGTGGAGCTAAACAGAACATACACGTCATAAAAAGACCAAATAGGTTTTAAGTTTATTGACAAGCTTCCTATAATTAGATAGATCTGGTTCAAAAAATGGTAACTTGGTTTCGCCCTTCTTATGTTGAAGGATTAATTTATATTTCTCTTCAGCATGTAATGCCCACCTGAATGAGCAGTCAGGCCCCCATGGAATGGTAATCTTATTAACTTCATCGTGATCACGTATTAGAGATGTAAACGTAACGCTATGTGTAATATTCTTATTACAAGACTTTATTAGATTCTTACTACCATCATTCCAATAGTAGTAAGAGTTTACCATTGGTCCCTTACAGAATGGACAGTGATAAGGCATCTTCATGAGAAGACCAGATAGGTTCGAAGTTTAGAGACCAGTCCTTCTACACTAGAGTAATTAGGCTCAAAAACCTGCTCCACTCTTACCCTATTTGCATTCTCCGCGCCTTCCCAAATCTCGGAGTAGCCGTTGCCATAATCAAACTTACAGTACAAACGTTGCTTACCAGAGCTAACACGGAACTTCACCATCTTACGCTCCTCACCAACCACGCGCTCACTAAAATGATGGTCCTTAGCGGCGTTACAAAAATAATCGTTGTACTGAATCATGAGCTGCACGGTGAGTTTTTTATTACAGATGGGACAGAAACGATCCATGTTATATACCTATTATGAACGCAATAATCATTGTAACACACGCCCTCGACGGGCGCAACTCTCTGAGAATTCTTAAATCTGACATCGGCTACCATCTTGAGCTTTTACAAGAGGGCAAGTTAGCCTTCGGAACTTACTTTAGATATGGTGAAAGAGTAGATAACGTAGCATTATGTGTAGGTGGAGCTATCTATGGAATGCTACACGATGATGAGATATCCGAGAGCGCAATGCTAGTTATAACTGATAACTTCATGGTCTTCGGAGGGAATGAATTACAAAGATGAGTTTGATTAAAGGTAAGCAGGAATTTAGGACGATCTTAGATTTCAGCAAAGGCAAAGTATCTAAGAACATGATTAAGCGGGCTCTCCGTGAGGCTAAGGTTCAAGAAGTAACTAAACTTCCTGACTCTGAGAGCTATACATTTGTGGAGAACCAAATTAAGATAGGAATGTACAAGGTACGAATCTTGTTCCCCTCCCTCTCTGCTTATAGAGACCGTCAACTACTAAGAGAGTATGGCGGCTTCCGTGTTGCCATTTATGAAGTTACTAGCACCGGCAAAAATAAAGTCTTACGCAATATTAAACTAGATAGTAAGTTATTCAAAAATCAATATTGGGTTAACCTCAATCCAAATTATAAAATCAGAATGAAAAATCTAACTGACATCATTATGTATTTGAAAAGATTAGATAATTTGAAGATATTCTCATGAGAATAAGTTATACAACTTAATTTTTTCAATCAATTTATCTGTAGTAGGAATGGTGTTGGTTTTAACGGCCGGAACATTCATTCTAATGATGTCATCAAGGGTGCCGTTAAAAGCGCCGCTCTTGATACTAGTAGTGTCTTCTTTGAAGTTCGTCTTGATTTGATGGAACTCTCTCTTAGTGTGGAAACTAATGTCCTCCCAGTTTAGCTGGCAGTCAAAGTTACCCTCAGCGTCCCCAAACAGGTCAAAGGTATAAGCGCATCGCTTATCCTTCAGAGACTTTAAGGTGGTATCCACTAAGAACTGGGACATGACCCCATGCATTGTTGTCATGCCCACGCTCCTAGCCTTGAGGATAATGGTTGAGGGCGCCTTGGGGATGCCAGTTAAAACTACATCTTCCACCAAGTCAACCTTGGGAATACATTTAGGACATTCTTTGAGGATAGATAGTGGCCTAACATACATACTATTCCACTTCTTCATTCTCTCATAAGAGCCATCATACTTGAAATAGACAGCATAATCTTTATCTTTACTTCCTACCTCAACATAAAGGCCTTCTTGAGTTCTTGTTATGTTGACGCCGGCCAAATCCAAAGACTTCATCTCCAGCTTGCGGTCACATATCATACAGCGGGTTCGATAGGATAAAATGTCTAATAAATTCATGAGAATATCAAAAATGTCTTCATCTTGTTAATAAAATGCTGGCGATCCTTAAACCTATATAAGGGGAGCAGTGGTGTTTCAATGCGGACTGGAGAGATAGGAATTGGCTTATCAATCCTATCCATAGTAATTACACTCTTATCGCTAATGGTCGTAGAATACACGTGATATCTATGTGTAGCATCTGATACAATGAGAGACTCCCTAGCAATACCTACAGGTTTAATATAGCCATTTGATAAGTTAAACTCTAAGAACTGGCTTTCAATTTTAGTAAGACACTTATTACAGCTACTGGTTAGAAATAACCTGTGACTATAAATATAGTCAGCTACACCTTTATTATCATTATAGAAGATTGCATTAGTTTTATTTTGAATCTTTAAAGATAATGTTTGGTTATAAGTAATCTTTAGATCTACCGAGATATGATCTGGATTAACTGTTGGTCGGAGATGAACAATATCTGCCGGACCTTGTAGGGTCGTCGAAACTATACTGAAAGAGATTTTTTCATCACAACTAAAACAAGGGCTGTTGTATGTAATGAAGTCTTTGACGGTAAATTGCTTCATCCATTTATACGATTTTATCTCTAAAATGTAAATAAGAAGTAATGAATCCTTGGATGTCTCCATCTAGTACATTATCTGCATCCCTTACCTGGTAGTCGGTTCTTTCATCCTTGACTAGTTGATAGGGCGTCAGAGTGTATGTGCGCATTTGGTTGCCGAAAGAGTTCTCCTGCATGCTAGCCAGATACTTCTCCTTCTCTGTCATCTTCCTTCGCATCTCTAAATCATACAACTTCGCCTTAAGCATCTTCATGGCGAGGCGGCGGTTGGTATGTTGGTCTCGTTCTGAACGAGAGTTGATGACGATTCCAGTAGGAATGTGCTTGAGACGAACGGCACTCTCTACTTTGTTAACATTCTGACCACCAGCACCGGAAGCTCGCATAGTAGTAATCTCAATATCTTTTTCATTTATCACTACCTCAATGGTATCTTCAATGTCGGGCGTGACGGCTACGGCTGCAAAGGAGGTATGACGGGCATCGCCTGAATTGAATGGGGAGTTGCGGATAAGTCGATGGACACCGGCCTCGCCCCTTAGAAAGCCGTAAGCATAAGGGCCATCTATCCTGATAGAGACTGAATCTGTACAAATAGAGCTATGTTCCTCAGAAGGCTTCATATCCAATAGCTCTACTTTGAATTTAAAAGAATCAGCATAGCGGGAGTACATGCGGAGGAGCATGGTAACCCAATTGGCTGCCTCAAGGCCTCCTGCGCCGGCAGAAATGGTCATAATGGCGGGGCTCTCATCAATAGGCTCCTTGAGCATCTGACGGAACTCAAAATCAGCCATAGACGACTCTAAAAGAGATAGTTCAGGCTTCATGGCCTCCAGCTCTTCGGCCATATTGTCATACACCTCTACGAAGAAAGCTACCTGGTCCTGGGCACCCTTCATAAAAGAAAGAATATCAGATACTTTCTGACGCTCTTTCATGAGCTTAGTAGCTTCATTAGTATTAGTCCAAAAGTTAGGGTTGCTGGAGCGTTCATCAATCTCCTCCAACCTATTCTGATGATTTTTAATGGGAATCATATCCTCAAGACCTTTAAGTAAGTCTCGACAGGATTCCACTAATTGAGTTGCAGTTTTCATGAGAATGTAATTGCTGTTCTAATCTTCTTTTTGAGGGAGCCAAGAGTTGGAAAGTCTGGGACGATTATAAAGTCTAGCTCTAATGCATCAGCATTGACACTGTTTTTAATCAAAGTTTTTTGGTGTACCAGATCTAAAGCAAACATAATATATTTGCTGCCAATATCGATCGAGAACTCTTGGTAAGCAATACGATTGGGGGTAGCCTCATCCACGAGGTGATCGTAATAATGAAGCGGATTGTTCGCAAGTGGGTTAATGCATATAAATTGTTGGCACGCTCCTTGCGTCTTGAGCACCGTCCTCCACCCATCAATCTTTTCTTCCAGACATGCTTGTCCACAAATAGGGCAATTATAATAATGATCTGGAACCAAAACTACATCGCTCATGACATGATAATCCAACCATCGAATCTTTCAATCAGCCTAGCCCTATCCTCACGCCCTAGCTTAGGTCTGTTTGAAAGCAACGGAACGCTCTTCTCAAATAACTTAGGTCTAAATCCTTTTACCTTCTTATCCTCTTCAGTTACTGAATAGTACCAAAGCATAGTCTCTTTCTTCTCATGATCTAGATTCATCATATATACCTTCTCTAAATTATCTTCTATAGAATTGAAGGCAAATGATTCGTCCTTATTAACTATTTCTTTAAAATCTGGATTAACAGTATCTAATGCCCAAGTCTTATCTTCAGATTGTTTGAACTCATAAAAAGGAGTAGAGCGATAGTAACATCCTTTATAAAGAGAAATGGAAAAATCTGCAAACCCCTTTTGTTTAATACCTTTTGGATTACATAGATAGAAGAAATAGATATGATGCTTCTTAGCTTCATTAGCTAATCCATTAGAGGTAAATTCAGTGAGCGCTTTATCTCCCTCAAACCCTAGGAGCATGCTCTCGCCACTCAAGGCCTCTAACTCGGGCTTGGTTCCAGCCTTTGTTTCAGTGCCGGCATAAGCATCAAATTGAATTATGTCCCTTTCTACACTCTTTGCTTGAAAGAACAAAGAGTCCTGCCAACGCATATATAAATTGAGTGGCTCATTACATAACGGACATTGATGATTATAGTTAACAAATTGTGATAGCATCTTGCCTCAAGAGAAAATTAGTAAATTACGAATACGAGCCACAGTCTCCTTAGGTTCCGAAAGATCCAGAGGAATTAAAGGTAGAGACAGCTTCTTCGAGTCCCCCTCTTTATCAAAATACGAATAGTAAGTTATTTGAGTAGCATAAGAGTTCTTGATCTCATGAACCATTTCTCCCTCTTCGATGCTAACATTCTCAGAGTTTAAGAAGATTCCAAATAATTTTTGTTTAGATAAATCGAAATGAATTTGTAAGGTAAAACTATATTGACAACAACTCTTACAATCAATAGTTAGCCCATGTAAAAACATCCCATTGTAAATGGGCGGGTTCATTATTTTTTGAGTCGCAGGAGGTAATGACTGAAGTACTTCATCAGATATTCTATCAGATAGAACTAGCTCTACCTCATCTGTCTCTGGATCTATAGTGATCGTGTCCTGCTCTCTTTGATTAACATGAAAAGAAAGTCTTTCCTTCAATCCACAATCTGAGCGGCGATAGTCGGTTGCTAAATCCCTATCGTTGATGTGTAATGCATTAGTACACAGAGGGCAAACAGTTTTATAGCTAATAGCTTCTTTGAAAGAATGGAATTTAAGAGGAGGAAGATTCATAGAATTCTGCGAAGACGTCTTTCGTAAGACCCGCATCAATCAAAACTGGTTTACCATCTTTGGTACCCCATGAGGAGATTCTGGCTAGGTCGCCGGGCATCAGTTTGAACTGATTGCCGATTTTTTTCATCTCCTTATATATTCCGGACTTCTCAACTTTGTCGAAGTTCTCTGGTTTTTCTTTGTCCGTATTTCCCGAAACATTTTTTAACCCGTATCTAATGGCGCTCCCAAAATCATCAAAATTAAGACCAGTCATTTCTTCAAATTCTTTGACAGTAATCTTGTCTAAAAAGTGAGTCTCCATCCAAGAATAGTTCTTGGCATGACTAATAATTTTATTAAGGTATTTGGACTTCATCTTTGGGTTACATTCGGCTTTGTTCTGAGCAATTCCCTTATCATTCTTGGCCAGCTTAATGATAGTGTCATCTGGGCTAGAATAAACAATTCTAGATGAACCAGATGATAAATGCTTTAAGTTCTTCTCGGCATACTTCTTGCGAGAGTTATAGTTCTCAAGCGTCTCTAGATTCTTTAAAATAGTCTTCAGATCTTTAGCGTCAGCCGGAAGTTTCTCTCCGACAGCTAAGGCATAAAAATATTCTGCCATCTTAAGTAGTTTATTAGAATCCATATAATAATGACAAATTAGTAATAAATAGCTATATTTAGACCTACTATGTCAACGCCACGCAAAGAACACCTTAAATATCTACAATATCTAACTGACCATCAATACGATTATTCTGAGGAACCAGAAGAAAAAACTCCAGATGATTCTTGGATTTGGGCCGAGCCTCCGGCCAAAGAGAAGATGAAGAATATTATCTTCAATGGAATAACGGACGCCACTAATTTACGTAAAGATCAAATTAAAACTGCTATCTGTAAAACTCAAAACATTCAGGTCGGTTCTTTTTCTATCAAAATTAACGGTTATTATGGAACAACTCCTTTAGAAAAGGGCGTCCTATCCTTTTCAGTTTATGAAAAAAAAACTACAACTCCTAATGGTCATCCGTGCAACATGGATGTTCGTGCTGACTTATCCAAAGATAACAGATTTACTGACCGTCCATGGTTAAGTTATTTCAAAGGGTCCGGAGCTTATGACGTTCCTATAGATACCATTGTAGATATTATTAGGTGGATGCAAGCTGTCAAGAAGCTGAGCGCGTTCCTTTAAGAGAAAATAAGGAGTTTATTAATGCGCTCCATTGTTTCTTCATTAGAAGTAAATTTAATGATGGGCGTCTGAATCATATCCAGATTACTACCATAACTAGTAGTAATAAATGGCCCCTTATTAACTACTCCGGCATCTGAGCGAGCAATCAGTTCCGAGTGATGACGCCCGAATACGATGGTACTTTTACCACCACCATAATCATTCAGAAGTTTATACACCTTGAATCCAGATTCAACTGGCTGAAGCATTCCTATGTACTCTACGTTAACTATTAACTCTTCAATAAGACCCAAATCATAATCAAGATAAAAATCTTGAGATGAATAATTGTAACAGCAACACCCTGTACAATGACGATAAAACTTATACTGTCCTAGATTCTTATCAAGTTCTTTGAAGCGATCCCTCAAAAAGTTTGGCGAATCATTTTCAAACCTCTTATCATCTTGAGAATAGAATTCTACATGCCAAGAGTTATTTTCGAATCCAAATGAGTATCCTACCTTATAATTGATTTGCTTCTTTTTAAGCGCATCAAGTCGAAAGATAACAACAAACCTATCATCTTCATATCTGATGATTTGTTTCTTTTGAGAGTGGAAAGAAGTAACCAACACATCACTACAGATTGGGCAGATCTTCCTATACTCCAAAAACTCTTTAAGATTCATTCGGCATCCTTACAGGCCCTAGCTCCAGTCTCATACCACCCAAATCCTGCACCATGAGCCGTAGTCATGGGACGGCTAGCGTTGCGCACATGCCAGATGTGCCCTCCCATTAAACCAGTTCTACAATTACCACTGGTTTTATTGATGCAGTAATCATTACTACTTTCATTGATAACCCATTCATCAATATTGCCTGACATATCATGTACTCCAAAATCAGAGACACATTCTTCCATAGAACCAGAAGGAACTAATAGTGCACGAAGCTTCTGAGAAGCTTCATCGTTCGGACTCTTAGACTGAAAAACATCTATACCAGGATTGTGATTATCAAAATTGCAAAGTCTTTTACGATGAAATCCATCGCCATATGGCAGTGGGTGCATGTTCGGCCCTTCGGCCGCTAGACTCCATTCTTTATGAGTACAGAGTCGCTTACCTACAGATGCTACCGCTTTTTGCGCATCGAAAAAAGTCATCCAATCTTGAGGGAGTTGACCTTCTTTATTGGGCCATTCATATTTATCAATGCAGAAATTCATATGTACTTTTTCAACCAAACACTTGCTTGGCTGTTTGTATTCACCACAAGCTTTGGATAAGTCACCGGGACCTTCCAATCGATTGCCATCATTATCTGTATTGTACAAACAAACTTGTTCTTCATTAGGACAATAATCACCTTCGACTTTCACCATATCTGGTGGACAATTACGATGTGGAGATGATGTAGGTGTTGTGCTAATGGGCACACTAGAAGGAGCTACAGGCCGGGCGGAAGCGTCGACTCCAGTGACAATGTTTTTATTTTCCTTCTGAACGCAAGCCCCAAGTACAATGGTAGACAATAGTAGGATAGGCCCTATGTGTTTCATGTTTTCCTCAAAACTAAGTATAACCACAGGTAAACGGGAAAACAGTAGCAGTCCCTTAGGCTTATTAAATAAAAATTACAGGGTGACCTAACGTCCTAACCCAGATCATAATACTATTACCCCCTACTAGATCCCCCATTGGTTTGTCGAGATTAAGTTGAGTAAAAAGCAAAAATATAAGGCGATGAATTTTAGTTCATCGCCTTAAAAAGATAAGTTATTGTTTTGTGTATTCTACCAGACTTAATCGCATAGGTAGGAGTCCTTACATAACTACTCAACACGCTAATTAGAATTGGTATAATGTATTAGACTTTTGGTCCTGGAACAAAGGTTTCTTGGCCGGCATGCTCACCGATTCCAGATGACTTAGTATCGCCTATTGGCGCATTGAAAGATGGTTGCTTAGCAACAGCACTATTTTGGTTTTTAAGTTTATCTCTAACTGCTAGTATGTTTCTAGCACTTGCAGGTTGACCAGCTAATTCTCTAGAGAATTTGGTCTTGAATTTGTTAATAGCATCTTGGGTATTTTTACCTAATTCGCCGTCTTCTTTAAGAACAAAAATATCTCCAGTTGGAACTAACAAATCATTTAATGCTCTTTGAACACTTGGACTTATTTGTTTTGGAACTGAAATTACAGTTTCTTTAACTGTTTGAACTGGATTCGCGGCTGGTCCTTGACTGCTTCCACCTTCCCATGGAACATTAGAGTCCGCACGTGGTGGAGTGAATTCTTGAGCTAATCTCTTTAGAAAGGTTGATCGATCGCCATAAACGGCAAGTCTTTCAAAATATTCTACTCTTTTTACTAGTTCATCAATTTTCTTCATATTAGGTACCTTATGGAAAAGACTACAAACTATACATGATTATGCCATGTAAATTACTTCCTATTTATAAAATCTGGATTATTATAAATATTATCTGGATTAGGGTCATGAACACCACTAGAATCCGCGCCTTGAATCACTACAATTCCACCCAATGAACGAGGAGGTCTGGTCGATGTGGGAGGGAGAATCGTTACATATCTTGAACCAACGTCTCGTAATAGTACATAGATATTTAATCTTTCTAGAGGAAGGGATAATCCGGGCGGGCCATAATTATTTTTTTCTACGTACACCAGACCATGGGTATAGAAGAGCACTAAGTCCGCTAAGTTTCGATGGGTCACGTCATAAAAATCTGTCAAAATAACTAAAATTCTCTTACCTTGTAAATGAACTACGGCTTGATAATTAGGATCAACAGAAACTCTAAGAGAAAACTCTCTAAAAGTCATCGTTTCATCTATCCAGAGCTGTTGCTCCAATAGATTCCTAGTAAGGTCGTTAATATAGCCATCAGGATTAACTTGATACCCATCCACATAATAACCATCAGTATAGATGTATCCATCTGGATAATGAGTGATTGGATCGGAATTGATGAAAATAATAGCTGGCGGAAATGACGGCATAAATATATGATATTTTATACCCTTGACTGCTTAAAGAGCATAATTAAAGTGAGTGCATAATGGACGGATATAATACCCCCAATTTCAAATTTGCCCTTCGTGATGACCTTCAGGATGATAAAAGATTCCTCCCAACTCGTGGAGAGCCCAAGGCTTCTGGCTGGGACGTGCGAGCAGCTATGTCAGATCGAAAAACGCTAATAGTTAAACCTTTTGATCTTATCAAGATGCCATTAGGCATTCGAGGTTATTGTCCAGATGGATGGTGGTATGATATTAAACCACGCTCTAGTACTTTCGCTAAGAAAAACCTTCATGCTCTCTATGGAACTGTAGATGAAACATATGAAGGTGAATTAGTATTTGCTTGCCAATATCTACCACCTGTCTCCTACAGAGAAGAATGGGATGATAATAGTTCATGGTATGAGCCAGAAAAGTGGGGAGATTACTGCGGATGCACTGAATTGAAAATTGAGTTCGGTGATGCCGTTGCACAGATTATTCCAAGACGCCGTGATGAAATGGTAGTCGAAGGAATTACCAATGAAGAATATAATAAGCTGTGCAAAGCACGAGCCTCTATAAGAGGAGCAGGTGGATTTGGTTCTACCGGAAAGTAAAAATGTCTAAAACAAAAGAACATATTGAGAAGTCAACGCAAACATTTGATCTAGATCCTGAGAGTTTTGGTGGGGAAGATTTCCCCTCTTATTTTCCAGAGCAGAGAAGTGAGTCAGTTATCAAGACTGGTCCGCGTGATATTGCAGCACCCTTCATTACTTTAGAAGAGGAGGCTACCATTAAAAAGTTCTTTGAGAACAACCCTGCTCTCCAACAAAGCCCATTAAACTCTATGGTATTTGAGAATAGTGAGAGACTTTTCCATGAAAATGAGCCTTGGATTCAAACCTATTCTGGAATTAGATTCAACCCAACCAATCCTGTTGTAGGTTCAATTATCATTCAGGACATAGCTCACTCACTATCCATGCAATGTCGATTCAGTGGTCATGTTAAAAAGTTCTATTCAGTCGCCCAGCACTCAGTTCTAGTAAGCTACCTATGCGATGAGAAGGACAGGCTGTGGGGATTACTTCATGATGCTTCTGAGGCTTATTTAGTGGATGTTCCAAGACCACTAAAGCACTCTGGTAAATTTGATGCTTACATTGAATTTGAAACAGTTATGCAGGCGGCTATCTGCAAGCGCTTCGGGTTACCTGAAAAAGAACCATCCTCGGTTAAGACCGCTGATAAGATTATGCTCTCTACTGAAGCTAGAGATCTTATGGGTCCACTTCATGTTGACTGGAGAAACCCAGTTGAAGCTGCTCCTTTCATTGTAGATCCTTTGCCCCAGCAAGTGGCCAAAAATCTCTTTATGAAGAGGTTCTATGAACTAACTGGTCGCCCTGAAGTATATGCACATTATCTTTCTACCCAAGGTTAACCTTGATATAATCATATTATGACTAAAGATAATGATTTTCCAGAATTAGAAGATAAGCCAGCTCCAAAGCCTGAGCCAATCAAGAAAGAAGCTCAGAAGATACCTCCACCAAAACCTAAGTATTATTACGACGTTAAGGTAGAGTGTATGCTTCCCGCCACTATTACTTACAAGGTTTTAGCTGAGGACCCACAGCAGGCTGCTGAATTGATTAGAGGCAAGCAGCCCAATCAAGTTCAACATAAACTTGTTGGTAGGAAAGAGTTAGTTCTTCGTGTCTATGATGCAAGTAGTTCTATGATGCGATTTATGAAGAAATTAATGGGTAACTAATGTATAACGAGTACTTAGAGATTAAGAAATCCAAAACTGGATTAGGAGTTTTTACTAAGGTAAAAATACCTGCAAACTCTCCCATCATTGAGTTTACTGGTACAATCGTCCCTAAAAATAAATCAGCTATTGATCCAGCTTTGTTCTTACAAGTGGGGGCCAATAGGATTATGGGGCCATCTGGAGCCGTTGACGACTACATCAATCATAGTTGTGATCCAAACTGTTTTGTCCACATTGTGGGTAACAGGGCCATCTTATATTCTTTGTATTTGATTACGGAGGGAACGGAATTATTTTTCGATTATTCCACCTCATCTACCGATACATTGGAAGAATGGAAGATGAGCTGTGGATGTAGCAGTTATAAATGCAGGGGTACTATCAGCGGATACCAGTACCTAAGCGATCAGATTAAGAAAGACTACCGGGCAAAGGGAATGATTCCAATGTTTATTACTATGCCCAATTTGATTCAAAGGGATTAAGATGAGCCTACTATATTATGTAATTGATACTGAGACCACTGGATTAAAAGCCGGTTACAATGAGATGACCGAAATTGGCATCATTCGCTACACAGATCGTGTTCAACTATGGCGCCAGATTAAATGCGAATATCCTGAACGCGCCAACTTTGATGCCCTTGCTATTACTAAGAAGACAATGGCAGACCTAGAAAAGGGTTATTCTAATCAACAAGTTGTAGAAGAGTGTGAGAAGTTTTTTGCCGAAGACGGGGCCACTCCAGCTCATCGTTGCATCGTTGCTCATAACGCGCCATTTGATAGAAGATTCCTGCATGCTCTTTGGGCTCAGAATGGTAAAGCATTTCCAGCCAATCTTTGGCTAGATTCTATTGGTCTAACTAAGGAATATGCTAAGAAGGCCGGGCTACTTGTCAAGGCTGCCAAGGGTGAAAAACGACAAAGTTTTGCGTTGCATGCGGCTTGCGACATTGTTGGTATCAAAAAGATTAGCGAAGCACACAATGCTAAGGTTGATAGCAGAAATACTTATCTTCTTTATCGTAATTTGCTTGAAGAAAAACAAGTAGATCATCTTCCGTACATCAAGACAGAAGTACATTATCCTAATCTTGCCCCTCCAGCCGGAGATGAAGAGGGTGGACTAGATCCATCATTGCTAGATATATGAAGAGCCCAAGTCTCGATGTTTTTTATACGCAATTAGATAAACATATCTTGTTGGTGCAATCATACACCGAGATCAGTGATCTCTTTTTTCTTATCAAGAGTTGTCGCCTAAAGCCCCACCAATACATTTTTCAGGGAAAAAGCGAAAAGCTTATTCTTTACAAATGGTGGTTTGATGAATTTGGAAACTCTTTCAAAGTGCAAGGTTCTAAGAACATTCAGATTATTTACAATGACCTATCACTACCTCGAAAAAGTATAACGTCAACTGATTTATATTATGGTTTATCTATTGACAAAGTAGTAAAGATTAGTAAACTAGCTTTCATCTGTTTCGGAAAAGACGATGACTTGAATCAAGATTGTTTGATGATTACTCTTTTAGGGATTGATAATTATCTACGAAGCTTTATGTATCTATATGGCGAGTGGCAACAGGTGTCGCCGCTTCTTTTAGGGCTATCTCATCTCAAAAAGATGAGTGAAAACAGAGACATAAAGTATTATAAAAAAATAGAGAGTAAAGAAAATTCCCCAATTCCTTGCGCTTTAGCGGAACAGTGGCTAACTTTCATGCCACCTCGTAAAGAGTTTATGAGCTTACTAAGCGTGCATTGCCGTCCGGCTCACGCATTATTTGAAAACACAAAGGAACATTAAGGTATTATGGCTAACAACAGAGATAGATTAGAGTTTGAAGGTGAAGTAATTGACGCAAACAAAGGCAAGTTCACAGTCAAGGTTAATGATAACCTGACCGTGCTTTGTACATTGAGCGGCAAGATTCGAATGAACTCCGTCAAGATTTTGATTGGAGATAAGGTTCGAATTGAAGTATCAGAATATGACACCACTCAAGGTCGAATCACTTATCGAAACAAGTCTTAATATCTTTGGAAGGTAAGGACGCCTTCATCACTGATGAGGGCGGAGAACTTAGGATTCTTCCAAACGTCTTGTATTCTCATTGGGTTACCATTGACGACAACGTCATTGGCAATGAGTCTAACTCCATGGCTGTAATCAGCATACATATCGTTATGGTCTGATGGATTCAAATCTTGAATCACCGTTCCATTAGAATAGAACCATCCATAGATAGCAACTCTATGATTTGGATTTTTAGGAGCAAGCTTGTTCGTTAGGACGATATCCTTTTTGTGCCCTGCTGTTAAATCATTTACGCTCAATGAAGCCATTTGATTGTTGACAAGTGCATTATGTTCACCGAAACGTTTGGTGCTAGTCATTTGAGCGTCGGGTGGAGTAGTCTTGGGGGGAAGTTTATTGACGGCATTCTTCCAAATATCTTTAACCATCTTCCTAGTTGGAAGTGAGCAATCAAACTTATCCGCAATCTTTTGCGCCGTAAGTGGGCTCATTGGCATTCTAACGAAATTATCGTCATTGCCAATAGACAAATAATCCAAAGTTACTAAATAGGTAATAGTATTTACATCGTCAGTAACAACAACTGGAGTCAAATCTCTTAGGAAATTTGGCAGGTTGCCGTGAATTAATTCATCAAGAATGTTGGATTCACGACCAGCTCCGCTTGTGTTTAAATTACTCTGAACGAAAGCAGATCCTGTAACTGCGCCCGGATCTCTAGTAGGGAATAGATAGTTGCCCTCTGGTTCACCGTCAAATATATTAAAGATATTGATACTCATATAATTCCTATTGTTTTCAAATCCGGCACCTTGACAAACTCAATGAAAATCATTATCATATACATGATATTAGTGGAAATAAGCAAGGCAGTCGAATTCTCTTCTACATAATATACTGAAATATGGAGAGCGTTATATCAGCTCTGGACATAGGAGACTGTACAATGATTCGTGAAGGATTAACTTTTGATGACGTGTTACTTGTTCCGCAACATTCAACCATAAAGAGTCGCTCTGAAGTAGACATCTCAGCTACATTATGTGGACTTAAATTCAAGCATCCCGTAATTCCAGCTAATATGAAAACTATTACTGGATTAGAAATGGGCTTTGAAATATGTAAAAGTGGTGGTTTAGCTATCATTCATCGCTTCATGCCAATTGAAGAGCAATTATTTATTGCGAATCATTTGATTGATACTTTTGGAGATAGAGGGGTGTGCATCTCACTTGGAGTAAAGAATGAAGACTTGCCGGCCTTTCATAAGTTCCTAGAGGCTGGCGTTAGAAACTTCTGTATCGATGTGGCTCATGGCGACTCCGCCCAATGTATCCAAACACTTAAAAACATGAGAGCTTTGAACGAGCAAGTCTTTATTATTGCTGGCAATGTGGCTACAGGAGAAGGGGCGCGCAGATTATGGGAAGCTGGAGCTAGCGCCGTCAAGGTTGGCGTTGGGCCGGGTAGCTTATGTACTACTAGAATTGAAACTGGTAACGGAGTTCCTCAGCTTACAGCTTTGATGGACGTTGCTCAGGTTCAAAAACAATTAATGGAATTGGAGAGAACCAAAGCCACTACTTATAAACGTCAGTTCCCTATCATTGCAGATGGCGGTATCAAGAGCGCAGGTGACCTTGTGAAGGCCCTTTGCTTTGCTGACATGGTTATGGTCGGTAATTTGTTCGCGGGCTGTGTAGAGACTCCTGGCGAGATTATGAATATTGATGGGAGATCATTTAAGCACTATGTAGGTAGCTCTACCCATAAGACAAATCATGTTGAAGGCGTGGCTGCCATCGTTCCGGCGAAAGGCAAGTTCGGAGATATTCTAGCGAAATTACTAGAAGGCCTACGTTCTGGATGCTCTTATCAAGGCGCCCATAATCTAGTGGACCTTAGGGATAATCCGGAATTTATTAGGATAACCAATGCGGGTTTGAAAGAGTCCCATCCGCATGATGTTATCCTAAAATGAGGATATTATGACCGACACAGCAAAAATTATCAAAACAGTAATCGCCTGCGCTACCCTTGCTACAGCACTAGCTATGTTAGGGTTTACAGTATTTGCTTTAACCATTCCACATTGGGGTCTATTCGCTACTTGTCTTCTATTGACAGTTGGTATGGGTTTCTTCGTGCGTAATGATTATTATTACTTTTTCCAAAAGAAGAAAGATGAACCAACTAAGTAACTGCACTTTTTGGAAAATTCTTTCTGGGATTTTCTTTATTTTAGTCCTGGCCTCTACGTTATATTGTGGTCTGAAGTTAGGCTATTGGATGGGTTTCGGAACACTAGTTTTAGGATTTATTAGTGGATTCATTTATGCAAAATTTAGAAAGTCTAAGTGTGGAATATCAGATCTACGCTCTCGGTAAAAAGCTAATCATGTTCGAGAGCCATGTTAGGTATGAAACATACCAAAACAAATGGTATTACGGCATTATCTTTTTTACCGATAATGAAGGCGATGGCCTCTTGCATAAAGATGGTCGCTATGATATTATTCATCACCATCATATGGATTGGGAAAGATTAATTATTAACAACAAACAAGGTTGGAAGGATCTTCCGTTTCACCCAGGAACTTATCGGTTCTTGCCTGATAGTATAAGGATATTAGATATATGAATGATTATACGAACAAAGTTGAATTGGTTGGAGTATATGGTTCTGATGAATCCCATGCATTATCAGCCTGGACTTCAACGTCCAGAGATTTGAATGATGAGAAGCGTGGGCGTATGGGCAAGCTTCTTGGTATGTTGGGCCGCGAAGGACATCACACACCATTTGAGAAGTCTTCTATACATTTCTTGGTAACTACCGACATTGCTACTCACATTCATATCCTGAAACATCGTATTGGAGTCTCCTTCAATGGTGAGTCAGCCCGATACAAAGAGCTTGGCAAAAAGAAGGAAGGCGACAAGGTTGTGTATGATGATAAATTTTACATTCCCCAAGATTGGGCAGAAGATGAACAAGCTCAACTAGTTCAACATTGTGAAGAATCTTTCAAGAAGTATCATGACTGTATGGACCGAATGATTGCTAAGGGTATGTCACGTACACGTGCTAAGGAATCTGCCAGATTCTATCTACCATATGCTAACCAGCTAACGGCCGATGTTATGTTTAACTTCCGCTCTTTCATGCACTTCATTGGACTTCGCTATAGCGATCATGCTCAACTAGAAGTTAAACAGGTAGCTTACAATAAGCTTAATCTAGTTTCTCAGACGGGCCAATTTGATTTATCATTAGATGCTTTTGGTTGGACTAAAGAGAAAATATATGGCTAATTTTCCTATGTCATTTCCTATTACTTGGGATCTTGATAACACAACCTTCATTAAACATGAGGATAATTATCTGGCCATTCATGCTAATGGAGAGATTGTTATACAAGGGGAAGTTAAAAAAGTAGCTCATGGTCTAGCCAAGTATGTCTTTGAAAAAGAATACATTACAGGATTACATGAACTTCAAATCAATAAAATTATCTCTATTAATTTCGAAGGCGGAATCAAGATCAAATATCTCGGAGTCGAACCACCCACATATTGGAAAGAGTTTACTCAGGAGTTTGAATCGATTAGTAATCGAATGAATAAGATGAGAGTGTTTTGGTAATTATGGATTGTCTGGAGTAGCTCGTACTATATCAGTACCATCACAGTAGACTATACAACGTTTATTGTACGCGACTGTAACCCCCGTTTGTCCAGAAACTTTGAATACCAAGTTAAAAGAAGCGGTTGTATTATTATATACAATCCATTGAAGACCTGCAATGTTTGGTAAGATTACATCTCTGTCAGCAGTAATTGGAGTTCCGGTAGCGGTAAATTCCATGATTGCTGCGCGGTAATCATTTACTACAGCAGTGTAGTTTGCGTTGCTAGGAAAATCCCTAACAATTCTGACTCCGGGATTAGCGTATCCGTCTAGATATTTATAGCTCATTAGCTTAGACTCCATTGAGTACCAGTGTACGTTACAGTTACTGCGGCATAACCAGTGGTAATTGGGATTGAAGCTGCACCATCGATATTGGTACCATTTCCACCTATAGTAACAACAAAGGTTGGAGAGGCATTTCCAGTAGTATCTTTGATCTCATAAGTATCACCAAGAGTTGGCGTTGTTGGAAGATTAATGGTAAACGAAGCTGCTACCGTTGTAATGGCGATGTAATCATTCGTAGCAAGAACAGCGTATGTGCCACCTGCGCTGCTGATTTGGGTAACGTTTCTACGACGACCCTTATTAAAGACAAACTTGTTAGTTACTAGAGAGGCAGTAGTAACTGTACCAACTTGTAAGTTAACTGCACCGTTAGTAGTTGTACCAGTTCCAGAACTTAGAAGTAAGGCACCGCCAACAGTAGTAGTTCCAGTTGCATGTTGCGCTATAACGGCTAACGGAGCGCCGGTTGCTGCATTTACTACTGTATCTGCTTGAGCGATACCAGATGTAGTTACTGTGCTAGCGAATTGTATATAGCTTATACCGGAAGAGACTGGTACAATACGTACGGCTTCAGCCATATCTCTGAACTCAGTGTAGGTTGGATGGACAATTATTCTATCTACAGCTCCGGTCTGCAATTGAACATTACCAGCCGTTGCGCCAGTACCTGAAGTAATGACTGCATTTCCACCAGTGGTTACAGCATTCTGTGCCTGAATCGTAAGGTTAGCTCCAGTTGCCCCACCAGTAGTAGTTTGGTTAACTGTGGCGGCGGTAACCGTAGAAGCAAATGTAATAAGCGTACTACCAGAAGACACTGGAGTAACTCTCAAAGCCTCTATTGTATCATTAAAGGTTGTGAAGGTCGGATTAACAGATACCCTAGTAACAGCTCCAGTTTGAAGGTTGGTATTGCCGGCTGTAACTCCCGTACCTGAGCTAAGGTTCAACGCACCACCTGTGGTGACTGCGTTCTGAGCCTGATGAGTCATCGGGGCGCCAGTTGCACCAGCGGTTGCCGTTTGGTTAATCTGAGCGGCCGTTACTGTAGAAGCATAAGTAATCTGAGTTGTACCAGAAGATACTGGGGTAACTCTTAATGCTTCTACAGTATCATTAAAGGTAGTAAAGGTGGGGTTGATAGATACTCTGGTAACTGCCCCAGTCTGTAGGTTAACGTTACCTGCGGTAGCGCCTGTACCTGAACTAACTATTGCATTTCCACCTGTAGTAGTGGCATTGCCTGCAATTAAGCTGATAGCTCCACCAGTACCTGATGCACCTGTTTGAGCCTGAATAGTCCAAGGTGCTCCGGTTGCTCCACCAGTTGCCGTTTGATTAAAGGAAACTGACGTGATGCCTGTTGCGAATGTAACTTGAGTAGTGCCAGCAGAGACTGGGGTGATGCGTACTGCTTCGGCAGTATCATTAAAGGTCGTAAAAGTTGGATTGACAGAAACTTTAGTGACGCCACCCGTTTGGATGTTAGCGTTTCCTGCTGTAGTACCGCCTGTACCAGAACTTAATCTTAGTTCGCCACCCGTAGTGGCTGCGTTCTGTGCCTTGATAAACATCAATGCGCCAGTTGCGCTACCAGTAGCCGTCTGATCAATTTGAGCAGTGGTTACCGTAGAAGCGTAAGTGATTAAAGTAGTACCAGCAGATACTGGAGTAATTCTTAGAGCCTCAGCAGTATCTCTAAATTCAGTAAAGTCCGGATGAACAACAACGCGGTCTACTGCACCAGTTTGAAGTTGAAGATTACCGGCAGTTGTTGCTCCCGTACCTGAGGTAAGGATTAGAGCGCCACCTGTAGTTGCAGCATTTTGAGCTTGCAAGGTAGTTGGGGCGCCGGTTGCGGAGCCAGTAGTTGCTTGATTATAAACTAGCGCTGTTACACCTGAAGTTGCTTGAAGTGTAGTAGTTCCGTTTGATATTGGTTGGATCTGATAAGTTGAAACAGAGTTAACCTGGAAATCATATATTGTAGACGTGGTCGTATTAAAGATATGACCAGCATTTTGAGTTGGGGATCCCCATATCAAATGATTGGTTGAGTCTGTACTTGCTTGAATTAAATCTTGTGTACCGGCCGCATTACGTGAGGCTAATGATACCGTGTTATTTAGAGTTCTAAATCCGCCAACAGTTGGGATTAAGGCGGCAGTTACTGGAACGGAAGCACTTGGTTGAACTAAGAAATGAGAGCCAATAACTGGAAGAGTAGTTGTTAATACGTTCTGAGCAGTATAACCGTCAGTGTTAACAGCGAATCTCCAATAGCTATCAGTTTCAGACCAGAATAGACCGTGATACGCTCTTTTAGTAGTATTATCTGTAGAGCCTCTGTCAACTGCAAAACCAGTAAGTTGAGTTGGTAGAGGAACAGTTGTTCCAGGAAATTGGTTAGCAGAGCTGTTTAGGTTAATAACTCTATCTGCAATTTCAACTACAGTGCTAGCTACGCTGGTTGTAGTTCCGTTAACTAATAAATTACCTAAAATGGTAGTTAATGTTGGTGTGACGATAATCTGATTGGTATTACCAGTTTTAATAATAACGTTACCAGCAGTACCTGCGCCAGTTCCAGAAGATAGTAGTAAATTACCGCCAGTAGTTGCTGCGTTTTGTGCCTGAACTGTTAAGTGAGTTGCAGTAGCTCCAGCCGTAGTTTCTTGAAAAATAAATGGTAAAGTCTGAAGATCATCAAACCTTAAATTGTTATTAAACAATTCGATAGTACTGTTGTTGGCGGCTGCCGGAGCAGTTGTTGGGTGTACTCTTACTTTAACAACACCCCCAGTACTTAGGTCAACAGTTCCTGAAAATGAGCTACCAGTACCTGACATTACTTGGGCGATACCGCCTGTGGTGCTGCCTGTTCCACCGTTCTGAGCTTGTAGCGTTAGTGTCTGACCAGTTTGACCAGCACCAGCAGTTACTTGCATAATGGTTGGAGCAACTACGCCGGCAGTAAATCTTGCATATACGTCTCCTAACTCAATTGTTGAAACTGAGTTAATCTGGAAAGCATGAAGTCCGCCAGTAGCAGTATTATAAACTGTTCCAGCATTAACAGCGTCTCCAAGGACGATACGATTAGCTGCGGTAGTAGATAGAACTACGATATCAAGAGTGCCTGCTTGATTTCTAACAGCAATGATGTTAGTACCATTTTGCTCACGGATAAATCCGGTAAGCGGAACGTTAGTTCCCGTTCCGTCATGAACAATGTATCCATCAACATCAAGATTACCTGGTAAATAAACTAAATCAGAAACACCAGCTCCGATTTTAATTCTATTCAAAGTATCAATACCAATCATAGAAATATCGGCAGTTAAACCAACATTTCTACCAATCATAAATTGATTGTTTGGAAATCTTATTGTGCCCGTTGCCGCTACGGTGGTCGTTCCATGAGCGGTAGTTCCTAAGGAGGCATAGCCATCAACGAAGGAATTTAATACTCTAAGATTTTGACTTGCGCCCAAGGTAAGTCCATTGCCACTTGTATTAAGTGCCATTCTCCAACTGTTATTAGTTTCATCCCAAGTAAGAGTTGAGAAATCGGTTGGCGTATAAATAGTACCACCGGAAGTATAAGCTCCACTACCTTCAGAACCAATTAATGAAAAACTAGTTCCCGTAGTAGCTACGGCCGGAAAAGTGCCATTGGCAGCGACGTTACCTAAAACGCCTATCACCGTAATCATAACCTGAGCACCTACAGTAATACCATGGGCAGACGTAGTTAATACGATAGGCGTTGCATTAGTGGCTGCTGAAACAGTAGCTATAGAGGTAATTCCTCTTTCAATGGCGACACCAGCTAAGGTAGTAGGAACGCCAATTGGGGCTGTAGCCTTTAACCAATCATAACTATTAATATGGAAATAATAACCATCATTTCCACCAAGAGATTGATTGGGTTTTAGAAAATTATCAACCTTTGAACTAACTATTCTATTGACAATAATATTAGTTAACTGGTTAGTTGGATAACCAGAAAAGGTACCGACTGTGTCGGGCGTGTCATTTACAATCCACTCCACATAATTGGAAAGGCTTGTATTGTATGCTCGCATGTAGTACTGAATTGCCATAGATTCTCCTAGAGAGATGTCTCTTTATTAGATTATGACCATTCTAAATACGTAGAATTCTGTAACTTCTTAGAATTTACTGATAATTGACCAGGTCGCACCATTGAAAACAAAATGGGCACCACCATAATTTACATTTATTATGTAAGGCGAAGTGCCATCTATATTGGCGGCGGCCACAACATTGATTGGGTTAGCAAGAGCTACACCTGCGAAATCTTTAACAAATACATGAAATCCAATTGGAGGGGCTACTGGCAAGTTAACAATGTAAGTTCCGCTATGACTTGGAACTAAAACAAGATCTTCTGTCGTAATCGTATGAGGCCCGCCCGCAGATGGAACTCCTAAAAGTAAAAGTTTAGAAGTAGGTCTAGGATAATAATAACCATCAGTCCCACTGAAAGTTACTACATAGCCGTCAGGAGGATTTCCAGCAGGAAACCTGTCAGTTATCTCTGGCATAACAAATGTTTTAGTTCTAGGAGTATGTCTTGGCATTATAGTCTCGTTACCTCGCGCATATCGATAGTTGCAATAGCTCTTCTATTTGATGCGGTATTTGTTGGTTGAACATAATTAGCGGATGATATCTCAGGATCAACGGTAACTAATAATTGATTAGTAGACGCTGTTACGCTGACAGACCAACCTACTGTACGGGTAACGCCCGTAGGATCATCAGATGTATTTAGAGTAATTACACTTTGATTAATATTATCTAAGATTAGAACGCCACCTTCTTGATGAGCTAATACATCAAAAACAAAACGAGCAGGAACAACAGGGTTAGGTGAGATTGGAGAAGTATTAACTACTAGTACTCTAATCTGCATATCATAAGAATAGCCATCTACGAACGTTGGGGGCGTTGGTGCAGCGTCCTGCAATAAACATTGGATAGCGGCGCCTGAGTTTGCCGTTCCAGTTAGAATTAATCTAGAGAACTGAGCTTGACCAATGGTTCCACCAGTGAATCTAGAGTTGGCATGAACATATTGTCCAAACATTCTGGACTTACCATATTGTCCCATGACAGTAGAGAAATTACCATTTGTAATATTTGTTGAGCCTAAGACAACGTTATTTCCGCCAGCATCAACAATGTTAGAATGCCCAGCCACAACAGAGTTATTAGCCGTATTTATTAATTGATTAGAATTACCAAATATAGTATTCGTGGTGGCCCCTGCGCTAAGTGCATTTGTGCTACCAAAAATTCTATTGAAAGTGCCACCCGGCGCAACAGTATTACTGTTTCCAATAATTTTGGAAGATGCAGCTAGAACAATGTTAGAACCACCAAAGACATAAGAATTACTTGCATTAGTTACTGTGTTTGTGTTGCCTGAAATCAATCCGTTAATTGTACCAATAATAGCATTACCAGTTCCATTAAGAACTGTGCATTGCATGCTGGCAGCATCAGCCGTATTAGTGCTTCCATTTAGAACTGTAGAGTTACTTGCTGCAAAATTATTTCCATTACCATTTACAACAGTTGAATACAATCCAGAAACTGTATTACTAAATCCGCCTAGAACAAGTCCGCCTGAAATAGATACTGTATTGCTATATCCGTCAAAGATGCCGGCATGAGATACTGCACCGCTAATGATGTTGTTAAGCCCATTTACGATGGTAGAATAACTTCCTGTTACAGAATTAGTATTACCATTTAGAATTAGACCGTGTAAACCGTTAACTGTTGAAGTTGTACCGTTTAAGATTGTTGCATACAATCCGGTTAGCGTATTATTAACGCCCGCGCCAACGAATGAGAAAGTTGAGGCCGCGTTAATTATATTTGTTTGACCGGAGACAACTGCTGAATAAGCAGAGGATACGCTGGCTCCAGTTGGATTTCCTAAGAAGATGTTCTGTCCATTGGCCGTGTTGCCGCTACCGCCTAGAATAATCGTATAAGTTGACGTGGCGCCAGCAATCGCGTTGTTGGAGCCAAAGCCGATACCCGCATGAGTTGAGGTGGAAGTAATGGTATTGGAGATACCGTTTAGCACTCCAGAGAAGGAGGCTGCTGGAGCGTTGCTGCCCCCGCCCAAGACAAATGAATTAACGCCAGATGCAGTGTTAGAATAGCCATCTAATACAAAAGCATGAGTCTGGCTAGCTGTATTAAGCGTTCCATTTCCTACGAAAGAATATTGAGAAGAGGCAGTATTACTTAATCCATTAATTACAGATCCATATTGACCGCTAATAATATTACTTAATCCATTAATTGCAGTGCCGTATTGGCCGCTAACGATATGGCTATCACCACCAACTATTAGGCTGAATGTATTAGTTGCTGCGCCTCTGTCACCAGAAAGAATAGCCGAGTAATCTTCTTGGGCTCCCACTGCGCCACCAGTAGAACGACTACCAAAATTAACGATACCAGTTTTAGTATTTAGAATTGGTGATTGTAAAATTTTATTTGATCTTATATTGCTTCTAGCAACATATCCGTCAAAGATAATAGCACGGGGCCTTGGTTGCCACTGGCTAGTGGAAGGATCCCAAGCAAGTCCGTCACCATCTGAAGAAGTAGCTCCGCTAGGAGCTGTACTAGCTAAAGTTCTGCCTTGAAGTCTTACAACTGTTTGACCAGTCCTACCAAATGGACCGCTAAGAATTGCAAGATCTCCATTAGCAATAAAACCAGTTTGTGCTTCCCAAGAAGTAATGACATTGTTCCAAGTAAGATGATATCCGTCTTGGGTCGCGCCCGTAGTAGCTAAAGATACGTTAAGAGATTTTCCCCTAATGCCAATAACTGTTTGATTCGTGTAAGTTCCAGATAGGTCTCCGCCAGCAACCCATAAATCAGATTGCATTGGATACCAAGCTCCGCTTCTACGAATGTAAAGTTCATGATTAGCGTAGCCGTCTGCTCGCATGAAAAGAGAACCATCGATTCTATTTTCAGTAGGAACTCCGTATCCGTCACTGATACTTAGCGTTACGGCTGATGGAGTATTTACAATAAAAAATGGGCTATTAGTGTAGCCATCGCTTAAGATAATACCAGATGCTGGACTATTGATTCTAGCTTCTAGAATATCAAATCTAGCTCTAACATCAGAATAAACACCGCTAGGCACAATTCCCAATTCTTTTTCAATTGCAAATGCGGCCTCTCTTAAGGCATTGATAGCAATGTCCTCGTCGGTGACTCCTGAAACGCCAGGAAGCGTGATGATATTGTCTTGGCTGTTAGGGTAATTTGTCATGTTTTATCTTTTGTACGTATATTCACAAGTATACTAAACTTTTAGCATATCTTCAGGAAATTTTAATCGCTAGACAACTAAGGCTTTCATGTCCAAATACCCTGCCCAGATAGATAATCTTGTTACATTGCCTTTAGTTACTGACAATTCGACCACAGTTCAAGGCGATACTGTCAATAGACTAAGAAATGCCATTGTAGCCGTTGAAGCTGAGCTTGGAATTAAACCAAGTGGAGCTTACTCTACAGTTAGATCAAGACTAGATGCTATGGATTTAGCTATTTCTAATCTTTCTATAAGCGGAGTAAGCGGAGATGTTATTGGAGGATTATCAACAACCAAAGTTATGGGCTTTGGAGGAAGACCCTTTTCTGACCAAGCCCCCAGCGTTAATCAAATTATTGCTTGGAATGGTATTGCCTGGGTTCCAAGTACTAATAGCAGCATTATTATTAATGTTTTACCAACTTCTGTTCTTTTACCTGTTGATGTTCAATTTTTATCAGGCGACGGCTACACCAATAGCACAAGCCCATCTAGAGTTGGCGCCCGTGTTATTGATTTAAATCTATTTCCATCTCAATATACAGATGGCAGAAATAGAACAATGAAATTTATTGCAGATTTAGAGGTTACTAATACTGCAACCGTAGGATATGTTCAACTTAAAGACATTACTCATAATGCAATTATTTTTAATTCTACATTAAGTACAAACAGTTTATCTTCTGTAGAGCTTTCAGCAGTAATTACATCAGGCACTACTGATGGATACATAAGAGACGGTTACTGTGACCTTACAATGTATGAAGCTCAAATTTATTTATTGGGTGGCGGGGTAAACGACCAAGTTATTTGTAGAAATGCTAGAATAGAATTTAGTTATAGCTCTCCAATTTTAGTTAGCGCCCTCGTTCCTTTAGCTTTACCAACTGATATTAATATTGTAACAGGGGTTGATGTAAGTGGTTTTACAACTCCAGCAGGAATTGGTGGAAGAGTTTTAAATATGAGCAATTTCCCAGCTACACTACCTGATGGTCGAGGAAGATTTGTCAGATTTATGGCAGATATTGAGATCTCTGCCCCAGGAACAGATGGATACATCCAGCTTTGGGACACAACACATAATATATTAGTAACTGGAACTAAATTTCAATTTACTAATACAATTGCTGCTGAAGTATCTGTATTACTTACAGTTGGTGCTTCTGCTGGAAATATTAGAAATGATGTTTCAACTAGATATGAAGTTCAATTATGGAAAGTAAGTGGCTCGCCAGCCGACCGAGCTATATGCAATAATGCGCGATTACAAATAACGTACGTATAAGGAAATATAATGCCAAGAATATCTCCAGACGGATATGATGTATTAGTTATTCCTTTAACACAAGGTACATCTACTCACATTAATGATGGTACTGCGGGAACGGCCGGAGATTTTGTTCAATTCGGGGCGCCGGTTAACAATGCAACGGGCTTACTCAATATAAATAATAAAAGAAATGCTCTTTATATACCGGGATCTATTCTTATTTCTAGCGTGCGTAATGGGGCTGGAGGGGCTAATAATATTACAGCCTCACCAAATGTTTCTCTTTCAGGATGGGTCTTTATGAGAAAGTACCCCTCAGTAGCTGGTGAGATTTTTAATAAACAATATTTTATAAATGCTTGGAGTTATCCATTTTTAACATTTGGTTTTCAAATGCATACAACTCAAGATGGTCAGCTCGATCTTTACATTACGAGTGGCGGAGTATTACAAACGCAATTACGTTGCCCCGCTAATTATGGAATTCCCGTAGGTAGATGGTGCCATCTCGGTGGAACTTGGGATGGAACTACAATGAATATGTACATTAATGGAAGTTTAGCTACTTCTGCCGCTTACACAGCGACTATTGATTATAATACTTCTGGCAGTCCAGGGCAATGGTATGTTGGGGGCATTCCAGGTACTAGCGTTAATCAAGAATCTTCAATTATAGTGCAAGACATAAGAGTTGCTAATATAGCTAGGCCACAATCTTATTTTGCAAACATATATTACAATGGATTTTTACCTTAAGGCGGAATAATGGTTGGAACAAGAGTAGATCCTGATAATAATGATATTGTAGTTTGGAAATTTGATGATGCGGCAGCACCGTTCATCAACTCTTCTACCTCTACCTCTGCGCCCTCGCATGCTGTCTCAGATTTAGCTACCCTATCAGGGACTGGTACTGGCGCACCTAAGCTTCAACAACCAAGCCCATTTGCAGCTACGGGCAATAATACTTCTGTTTTATTTTCAGGCAATAATGCAGGCTCTCCCAGAAATTATATTTTAGGAGCTAATGCCGTTGTTCCTCAATCTCCCGTTACATTTTCTTGTTGGCTTTATTTAAGAATTTATGCAAATGGATTAACTCAACATTATTTTTCAAAACAGCATACAGCTAATACATGGTCTGGAGTTTTTGCTCAAGTAGGATTACAAAATAGAACATACACTTCCCAATCAACTGCTTTTGATCTATTCATAGCTCCAAGTACTGGCGGTTCTATAGTGCTCGATGCCGGTAACAATATCCCAATTCAAACTTGGTGTCATATAGGGCTAGTTTATGATGGCTCTTTTGTTTATGGATATCTTAATGGAAATTTAGTTGGTCAAGTGGCTTCTACAGGGGCAATCAACTATGGTAATAATGGGCCTTGGTTTTTTGGAGGTCCACTTGGATCTGGTAGCGTAGAAGAGGGAGCTTACTCTATTTGTGATTTTAGAATTGCGAACATAGCTAGACCTCAATCATATTTTCAAAATGTTTATAGGCAAGGTATGTTACAATCTGATTCTGGACAACCAATCACTATTTATTACAAGCTAAGAGCATATGATCTTTCTTGTTCCACAATAACCCCCGTTTATTGGATATCAACTACTATTAATTATGATGACGCCCCAGCAACACCATGTGGAACTCTTGGACCAATAGATATTTTAGACACTTGGACTATAATAGGTTTATAAAAGGATAACATGGCTAAAGTAAATCCAGACTCAAATGACATACTAGTTTATAAATTAGATGAAACCTCAGGCGTTTATAGAAATACAGGGGTTACTTCACCTAATAATAGTTTAACTGATTTGAGTGTATCAGGAACAATAATAAGAACAGCAACCGGAATTCATGGTGGAAATTGTCCGTGGTTTCCTGGAACTGGTAACTATCCAACTGGCGCATCAGCTACTAGAAATTATATCTTTGGCGCCAATACTATTAATCCACAACCACCATTTACATTATCTTTCTGGCTTAATCAAAGAGGGTATATTAACAATGGTAGCTTTCAACAATATGTAAGAAAACTATTTAGAGATCATACTATTACCAATACCTCTGCGTCCCCCTTCTTCTCATTTGAAATATCAAATGCTTCCACAAACAGCGGACAAGATTTATATTTTGGCTTTAGTAACTCAGCAACTACTCAGACTAATATGACCATTACAGATTTTCCAATGCCATTGGCACAATGGAATCATATAGGAATGACTCATGATGGAACCAATATTAGAGCTTATTTAAACGGCTGTCAGTTAATAAGATATAGCGGCGCTACTCAATTAAATACATTAGCGGCAACAACTCAATCAATAGTATATAATGATGTCAGTTATGCTATTACTTCTTCTACAGGGACTTATATTCCAGGAGTTGATGATATTGGAAATCATGGAGATGAAGTAATGACATCAGTAAGCTTACCATTTACTGTTAATTTATATGGAGCTTCTTATTCGTCTGTTTTTGCTTCTTCTAATGGATTTGTAGAATTTGGACAAAATACAAATGCATTTGGTTTTAGCTTACCGAATGCTGGACTAGGTCCCCTTATTAACGTTTGTGAGAGAGATACTACTACGAGTGGTGGTGGATTAGGTATTTTTACCACTACAGTAGGAAGTGCCCCAAATAGAACATTTATTATTGAATGGAGAATGAACTCTTTGGCGGGAGGTACTCTAAATGCCGAAATCAAATTTTTTGAAGGTTTAGATGTTTATGAAACTTTATATACAACCTCTACCTCTGTTAATACAGTGTCTATTGGTATACAAAGTGCAGCAGGTGGTAAAAGTACCGTTTTTAGTAATGCTACTACAATCCCAGCAGCTAACACAAGATTAATTTTTACTCCTACAAGCTCCGCCTCAGGATATTTAGCAATTGGAGCTACTCCACCATATTTAGTAACTTCCTCTCCAACAAAGGAAGAAGCTAATTTTATGATCTCTGATCTTAGAATAGCTAATATTGCTAGGCCTTTATCATATTTTCAGCAAATTTATAATTATGGAGCACTACCAAATCAATTAACAGATCAAATCGTTTATTATAAGCTAAGAGTTTATGATTTATCTTGTTCTACTCCGACACCAGTAACTTGGGTAGATACTACAATTAGACTAGATAATGCGCCAGTATTTCCATGTGGAGGGCCTTATAGCGATATCGAGATAATTGAGTGGTGGGCCGCATGACCACCTAATATTTAGGTATTTTGTTTACTTAGAGGAGTTTTAGATGGGAATGAAATTTATTAGAGGAATGGTTTACCCAAATGCCAACAATACTTTCGCTGGTGGAACTGGTGGTGTTACATGGAGAATGAAATGGGCCTATGAATTCTGGGGATTTTGTGTCAATGGAACGGCCTCCACAACTATTCCTGGCGGATTTCCAACAAATGGAGTTAATTTTCCAACCAACTTTACGGGTGGCACTAGCTTACTAGCTTCTGGGACAGATGGCTCTCACGATGCCGTTTCTGGAGATTTATTCAGCGGAGATTGCATATTCACATCCGCTTCTGCTACATTTAATACCGCTATGGTAGGTAAAGCTATAGTAATTTGGAAGGCTAACTCCAATAGTTCTGAAGACTCTATTTATCTAATTACTAGAGTAATTTCTGCTACTCAATTAATGATTAATATTAACACAGGTGGTACACCTAATGCATCTACTAAGCATCCATCGATGACTGCAAGAACCGGAGTAAATTATAGGATTGTAGATATGGTTGTTGGGGCGGTCGCCGGATTTGTTAATGGTACTTTTATGGTATTTCAAACGGATGCATCTAGTATTAATCCGGGCCAAGCAAACTCCCAATTTTCTTTAACTCAACAATGGGATACTAGTGCAAATACAACTAATTTTGGAAATACATCAAGCGCTTTGTGGGCTGCCGGTATGTCTGGCTCTGGCTCTTGGAATGGATCAACATTAACCGTATCTTCAGTAACCGGCGCAGGCGTATCACCAATTGTAGTTACTACTTCTACTCCACATGGATTTATAACTGGACAAACAGTTAACATTGCTGGTGTTGGTGGCAATACCAATGCTAATGGTATGTTCTTAGTAACTTCTACTGGAGCAAATACTTTTTCTTTATCAGGACTTGCTGGCGTTAGCAGCGGAGGATTGTATTATGGTACCGTACCTGGAACAACTACTGGTAATGGTACTTATACTAGCGGCGGTACAGTTTATAATGGATTTCAAAATGATGGATATGCCACTTTTTTTGCGGCTAATCCTAATACCAACGCAGCCTATTCTGGTGGACAGACTGCCATCACTATGATTGCAGATAAAACGTTTATGCTTTGTCATGTTAGAGAGCAAGATTTATTTCAAAATAACCTTCAAATAAGTTTTCATTTTGAAATACCAACCAGACTTTATCCCCAGGGACAAGATTTACATCCAATGGCAATTCTATTTACGACTACTAACGGTTTAAATACTAGTAGTACAAGTGGAAGTTATGGTGGCGGATTTACTATGCGCACTCATAGCGGTGATGCCGTTACTAATAGACCATACAGAACTCTAGTCAAGGCCTTAAGAGGTGATGGCACCCCTGATGTATTCGGTCAATCATTAAGCGATTATAGAGTTGGTTATAATACGATTGCGGGAACTATTCCAATTTCTGATGGACTACTATGTCTTCCTGGTATTACTAATCAATATCAACTTGCGAGAATTAGATTAAGAACAGTTAAATTTACAGGAACACACGTACCAAAGCATCACAGAATTGGTTTAAATGGCGAGTTTATACAGATGCAAAACGGTATTTGTTGGCCCTGGGACAATGCAATCATCCCACATCAACTTATATTGTTTGGAGCTTAAGGGAAAATAATGGCTACACACCTTTGCAGAGATTATCTAACTCAAAACATATCTACAACTAGACAATATGTTTATACATACCTTTTATCTATATTTATGAGAAGGATATTATCATACTCTTATATCGGAGATACTAACTATCCAATTAACGCTATTGGAACATTATTAATTGCTACTGGTGATATTAACCCAACTGGTGCTGCTAGTTTTCCTATGGGCAATAAAGCTGGAATCAATATTGGAACTCAAAAAGAATTTTATGTTTCCATTCCTGTTAGCGTTAGATCTGTCACAGGAAATGATATTGGAAGGTTGCTTGTTCTTAAAAGTACAGCTAATCCTACTTTCAACTCTGGAATTTTCTTGATTGTAGGAATTGAGATATCTACAAACTCTTATGTTATTGATTATAGAACTTTAGGAGATAAACCTCCAGTTGAAGCTACGGATACCATTCAATGGTGGCTATATGAAAAAGACTTAAATTGCCCATCTCAAGGCGCACCTAATTCTATTAAAACATCAACAGAGTATAGGGGAGATGGTAATTCTACTACTCCAAGAATAATTCTACAGAGTCCGCATGTAACTGGTTATCAAGTAAGAATTTGTAACGAAAGCACGGGAGATGTGGCAACTGATTTGGCGGCTAGAAACTGCCCAGCAATGACTGTATCACCAGGATTTAGTGGAAATAGTGCTGGAGATTTTGCTGCATTTGGAAAGCACTTTCATGCTCCAATGTGGTACAATAGCAGTAGTACTAATTTTCTAGGGGGCGCTCCGGGATTTGGAGATGGTGGTTATTCTGGAATTCAATTCAGATTAACATTAATTGGAGATGATACTGGACAAGGCGTAGTAATGTATTGCCGTCGTCCTGGTAATGGAACCTTACCAGATTCTAATATTCTTTGTGTAGGACTTGCTGAAAATGAACCATCTCCATTACCAGTTAATAATCATGCTAGATTATTTGTTCTTGGTACTGGATTTACAGGTAGCGATGGTTTTGGATCTAGATGCATTAATGATGGTGCGTTATTCGCAATGCTAGGATCTCCTGCGGGCTCCTTTTTCCTTTCTAGAGGATCATCACAGGGAATGGGATCTACACCATTCGGAACTCCTTGTGTTACTTCCGCCGCAATGTGGACTTACGTAACTGGCGTTTCTCAAGGAGCTAGTCCTATTTTCGATAGTCTTTCTACAGATAACCCATTTACTAGCTCAACAGAAGTGTTACCAATAGACATTATGCAAGCAACACTAGATAGATGGGGGGTTGTTTCTAGTGGACAAAACGCTTCAGTTTATCCATTTGCTCCAAGAACAATTGGCACTATCCCTCACCTTAGAGAAGGGCGCTCAAACTTTGGAGATTTCTCCCCTACAACAGATTTTGCAAGATCATATCAACATCTAAGAAGGGGACTATACATTCCATGGAATGGTCCAAACTTAATCCCATAAGAGAGTAAATAATGGCAACCAAGTTCGTTAGAGTACTAAATTTTTCTACTGGAAGTACAACTGCCAGAATGACATACTTTCTTAAAATAATGTATGAATTCTGGGGGTATTGTATTTTTGGGGGCGCTTCGGTTGGATCTCCTGGTACAAATGCATTCGCTGCCACTACCCCTACTGGTGGAGCTTTGCCAGCAAACTTTCTTGGAGTTGCCACTACTATTGCTGTCGCTTCTAACGGAGCCGTTTTACCCCAGGGAACTATTAACGTAGCTTCCACCACAGGATTTCCAGCTTCTGGAACTATTTTCGTAAAAACTACAACCGGAACACAAACTATAACATACACTGGTGTAGGTGCCACAACCTTTACTGGTTGTACTGGTGGTACTGGTACTATGACCACTGGTGACAACGTTACAAGTTCAAGTTTAATGACCGTTGGAACTGACGGAGCTACTACTGCAACGACCATTTATAGAATGGATGGTTATCAAGATTTTACTGCTGCTAGCGGACCTTTTACTGCTAGTATGGTTGGTAAACAATTGGTAACCTGGAAAGCAGGATCTAATAGTTCAGAAGACTCTATTTACAACATAATTGCATTTAAATCTCCAACAAATATAGTTGTAAATGTTAACAATGGTGGAACTCCAAGTTCAGGTAATGATGGTTATAGGCCCTCATTTACAAATAGATCGTCAATTAATTACAGAGTAATTGATGTTACTGTTGCGGGAGCGTTTACAGGTATTGCTGATGGTAATTTCATAGTGTTTCAATTAGATGGAACTATTGTAAATCCGGGGCAAGCTAATCCACAGCTTCAATTATTCGTTGCCTCCACTAATCAAAGATTAGATTTTAGAATGTCTCCTAATGGAACTTGGAACGGAACTGCATTTGGAGTAGATGGAAGTAGTACTATTCTCCCAAACCTCGCATCCGCCAATAGCAGTAATTCTATGCAAAATACCACTTCTGCCGGTCAATGTACTATAACATTAATTGGTGATAAAGAATTTTTAATAGTATATGGTAAAGATTCAAATCATGCATCTTCAAATGGATTTCACTTTCATTGGGAGATACCAGAAAGATTATATTCTCAAACACAAGATCCTAATCCGTTCGCAGTTCAAATAAATGGATATGGTAACCCATCCTCCCCAAATTTTTTCAATTCAACGGGCACGACATATGGATACGGTGGTGGATTTGTCATGCGATGCAATGATGGAGTTTTCCGTAACCATCGTATGTCTGTAAAAGCCTTAATAGGTGATGGAGATACAGATAGACTTCAAGTTTCAGCAACACAATTACCTAAAGTACCTGGAAATTCATTAGTAGATATTAGGGCCGGGGCTAATCTAGTTACTGGTCAACTAGCTAACTCAACCGGATTTCTTTCGCTAGTTGGAGTTGTAAATCAGTATTCATTAGCTAGAGCTAGAGTTAAAAAAATAAGATTCGCAAATAGCTTTATGAAGGTTTTTACAAGATTTAATGGCGGCAGTGATGGTGATTTTATTCTTTTAAATCAGGGAGTTGCTCTTCCATGGGATAAAGTGGTCTTACCATATACTTGGTTCCCGTACTAATAAGGTTTTATCATGGCACACTATACTTGCAGAGATTATAACGCTACTTCAACAGGCACTTCTAGCACAGCTAGAACATACATATCGTCATATTTATTAGTTCTATTTTTACGTAGAATTTTGGGGTACACTTACGTCGGTGACACCAACTATCCAATCAATAATTTCGGTTCATTACTAATCGCCTCTGGAGATACCACTCCTACAGCTTCCGCTCCAACTTTCCCAGGTGGCAATAGAGTGGGTATAGCTAATAATGGCGCTAATATTGAGGTACAAATACCACTTAATATTAAAACTGTAACTTCATTTGATATTGGTAGAACATTAGTTATTAAAAGTACTAGATATCCTACAAGTAATTCTGGCATTTTTGGTATCACTTCAATTCAACAAGGAAATACAACAACTATTACAGGTGGATCAAATAACGTATCGCTTCCACAAGGAACAATTTACGTTAACTCTGTATCAGGATTTCCAACAAGCGGAAGTTTTTTTGTGGGGGCAAGCACCACTGTTGCATCTACATCAAATGCTGTTACTTTTGGTACTACTACTACGACCGCGTCTGCCTCTAATGGTGTTGCACTTCCAAATGGAAATGTTAACGTAGCCTCTACTGTTGGTTTTCCAACAAGCGGAACTATTTCAGTTGTGACTAGTGCTGGAACACAAACAGTCACTTATACTGGAACTAATGCAACCCAATTTACAGGTTGTACGGGTGGTACTGGTACAATGACTACTGGAAATCTTGTATCATTACCAGCATCCATAACTATTAACGTAATTTCTACAACAGGATTTCCAACTACTGGAACCTTTTTATTAAGTACATCTGCTGGAACTTCAACAATAACTTATACTGGAATAACTGGAACTAGCTTTACTGGTTGTACGGGCGGCACGGGCACAACATTTACGGGAGGAACAGTTCTTATTGGTAATGGTTTTCAAACAATTACATATGGCACCGTTACTAATGCTAATACTACTATTGCGTCTGGCTCTAACGGCCAATCCTTGCCCCAAGCAACCATTAACGTCGCTTCAACAACGGGATTTCTTGCTAGCGGTGTTATCACGGTAACTACTGGAGCTGGTTTACAAACAGTTACTTATTCAGGAACTACTGGAACAAGTTTCACAGGATGTACTGGTGGAACTGGAGCCATGACTACAGGCGGAGCTGTTACGCAACAAGCATTTACTAGCGCAACTGGTGGTACTGGAACTTTAGTAACTGGTCAATCTATCACCAATCAAAATAAGTATGTTATTGATTATCGTGGAAACGGTGATGCAGCTATTGTAGAAGCTAACGATACCGTTATGTGGTGGTTATACGAGAGAGATTCAAGCGCTCCACAAAATGGGGCTGGCAACGGAACTAGCGGCTATAATAGCGTAGGATCCTCAGTTACTCCGCGAATCATTCTTCAAAGTCCACATGCTTTGGCATGGCAGGTTAGAGTTTGTAACGAATCAACTGCTGATAGTGCTCGTAACATTTTTAACGGTGCTGGCGCTCCAATAAGTGCGGCCCCCGGTTTTGGTGGAAATGGTGTTGGCGACTTCCCAATTGGAGGAGATTCTTTACATAATTTAAATTTCTTTAATCTCACTGGTAATGTAGCAAATCAAGACTATTCTGGTGGTAATGGATTTGGTGACGATGCAGGTAATTCTGGTCAAGTAATGAGATATACGCTTATTGGCGATGATACTGGACAATCCGTTACTATGATTATGAGAAGAGCCTCAAATCTTACAAGTCCACGCTCTTTTCTTGTAACATTTGGTTTGCCAGATAATGAGCCGGTGCCACTACCAATAAAACCAATAAGAAGACTATATGTATTAGGTAATACTCGTGGAGATGTTGGTAACGGCACTGGAAATGATGTTTCTCTGCAAGTAGGCTACACTAACGGCATTTCACCAATACAAGGAATAACATTTCATGAATCTCCTATTTCTTGTCATCCATCCATGTTGGCATATGTAACCAGTAATAATCAAGGAGCGGGACCAATGTACGATGCCAACGGCGGTGATTGTCCATTTACCTCATCCACAGAGTTATTACCAGTAGACCTAACTGCTGGAACTGTTTACTCGTGGAACGGCGGTACTCCAGTACAAGCACTTGCTTTCTATCCAAAAGTTTTGGGGCAGCTTCCAATTATTAAAGTAGGAAGAGGAAATTTTGCAGAATATACTTTAACAACAGATAATTCAACTTGGTCGGTTCAAACTACATCAGGAAACGGTATTTCACCAATTCAGATAACAACTACGGCTGCAAACACATTAATAACTGGTCAATCAGTAGCAATTCATAGCGTTGGCGGAAACACTAATGCGAATGGAACGTTTATTATAACCGTTATAAATAGCACTAATTTTACATTAAATGGTACAACTGGTAATGGTGCTTTTACTTCTGGAGGAACGGTATTACGCGGTGGACAATGGCAGCATTTAAGAAGAGGAATCTACATACCGTGGAATGGTCCAGCGGTTGTTCCATAATAGGAAATCATGGCAATAGCACAAACTTCAAACATACTATTATCATTTTCCGATGGATTTAGCTTACCTAGTACTGGTGATCATTGGGATGGCTATGCGGGCACTACTCCTATACAGTTTACAGATGGAGTGTTCCAAGGCTATATGCTAGATTGGGGATCTTACGATAATCAAAACGTAAACTCACCATTTTTTAATCAACCATATGCTGGATACAACTCAAATTGGGGCGGCGTCACTTCTGATAACATGGTAGATTCATTTAAGAATGAATTATATACTGGATACAATACCAATTGGGGAAAGTACGAACAACCAATTGAAGAATCTTTATTTGATATAGATATTAATTCTGTTATTGATCACCCTAAAGATCAAACTATTTATTATAAACTAAAGGGATGGAACCCTTTAACATCTTCATGGGAAGCTTGGGTTATTTCGGAAAATATTACTGGCCGTCCAGAATTATTTGATCCAGTACCTGGTCGTCATCCAGCTAATGTAGAGCGAGATGTCTTCAAAACACCGCCAAGTGGAAATAATTTAGTTAATATAGTTATAGTATCACGTTGGATAGAATAAGGAACTTTCATGGCTAGAAAATATCTAAGAGGATTACAATACACTACATCGACTAACGGTCGTGATATTCCTATTTTCATGAGAATTTGCTATGAATTTTGGGGATATTGTGTTAATGGAACTTCTTCATTAACTACTCCAGGTGGTATGCCAACCACTCCAACCAGCGCGCCTGCTGGTTTTTTTGAAGGGGCATCAGTTTTAGCTACGGGAAATGATGGCGTTACTTCTGATTTGGGAATTAATTTTGTCTCTTTGTCAGGCAATTTCAGTACATCTATGATTGGTAAACATATTACTATCTGGTCTCATACTGATACAGATAGTACTGATAATTCTATTTACAGAATTATCAATGTTTTAGGCGCCACTCAAATGATTATTGCTCCATTTAGTGGCGGCACTAGAGATATTACTACTCTTAAAAATAACTTAACATCTCGCTCTGCTCTTAATTATAGAATTATTGATGTAATAGCAGCATCTCAATTAGGTATCGCTAGCGGAAATTATTGGGTTGGAACTCTATCGGGAGCATCAACCATTAATGTTGGGCAAGCCAATAGTCAATTTCAAATGTTATTAAGAGGCTCTTCTACTCCATTTGGACAATTTGGTATGGTAGGATCTCCTGCTGGCACATGGACAGGTTCAGCTTTTACCGGAACAACTTTAACAGAACGAACCCCTACTAGCTCAAATTTTACAGGAACTACATCTAATGTTATCGGAAACATAACATTGATCGCAGATAAAGATTTCTTCATAGGTCATATTAGAACTCCTAATACAAATAATGCTGGGCTGTATTTTTATAATATTATACCAAAAAGAATATATACACAAGCACAAGATACTAACCCGCTAACTATAATGGTGGCTGGTAATAACCTTCTTGCATCTGTAGCCACTGACTCTCATACTAATAATTTTGCTATGGTAGGTTTTGATGGAACTACAAGAACCTGCCAATTAATGACAAAGAATTTAGTAGGTGATGGTGTTACGGGCACAGCATTCACAGTAGGCCCTAACTTAACTAATCTCCTCGCCGCAACATCAAGATTAGGTAAAGTATTTTACTCAGAAGCTATTATTTCCACCATCTCTGCGGCAGGCCAATATTCTTTAGCAAGAGCAAAATTAAGACCTATTGCGTTTACGAGTAACATCTTCCCCGCCTTCCATTTGATAGGTGATAATGGGGAATTTATACACGTAGGAAACGGCGTATTATGGCCATGGGATGGCTCAGTTCTACCATATAGTCTTCTACCTTTAGGCACCTAATGACAATTTTTATCTCAAGAGATTATAATCCAACTACTTCAGGTTACGTTAGTCAACCTTTTGGAGGCTCTTTTAGCACAAATAATACTGGTAGGTTTTATGTTGGATTTATGTATCAACTAACTCTTTTTCTACAAAAAGTTTTAGGATACACTGTTGTTGGTCAAACTTCCTGGAACATGGATAACAATAACATTAAATCTCTTGTTGTTACCGCTGCCACCAATACTACGCCAATTACAATTACTACTGCTTCTGCTCATGGATTATCAGATGGTTACGTAGTTAACATTACGGGCGGAACTGGTAATAGCGCTGTCAATGGAACTTGGAAAGTAACTGTTTTAAATTCAACTCAAGCAACACTATATGGTACTTTTGGTAATGGCACTTATACGGCTAGCACCGCAACAATGACTACCGGATTTCTGTATGCTTCAGGTATGGTAACCGATGGTTATGGAGCTGGCCTTAATTTTGGAGCGGGATCATTTTTTGATGTCTCTATCCCTATTACTCAAAGAAAAGTGGTCGTTGGCGATGTTGGTAAAATATTGGTTTTGAAAAGTAATTCTTTCCCAACTAAAAATACCGGACTCTTTAAGATTTCTGCTCGTAATACGGGCAATACAACTACAATTGCGGCGGCTTCAAATGGCGCCACCCTACCACAAGCTACTATCAACGTAGCCTCTACGGCTGGATTCCCCGCCAGCGGGACTATTTTTGTTACTACAGCTACTAACACTTCTACAGTTACTTATACGGGAACAACTGGAACTACTTTTACAGGATGTTCAGGTGGTACCGGGACTATGGCAACTGGTGGTGAGGTAGCTAATCTTAATAGATACATTATTGATTATAGATCAACCGAAACTCCCCCTGTTGAAGCTACTAATTCTATTGATTGGTGGCTATATGAAACAGAAGTAATTGCTGCTGGTTATTTATCCAAATTTTATGGCGGTAACTGGGGGGTCGGCGGATCGACTAACACAACTCCGATCGTAATTCAGGGGGACAGTAACTTCCCTCATACATGGATAACTGGACAAAAGGTTGTTGTCAGTGGAACTGGTAATGTAAATGCCAACGGAACTTGGACTATTACGCAGGCAACCGATAGTACTCGCTTTTCTTTAAATGGTTCTGTTGCTGGTGGTGCATTTGGTTCAGGTGGCACACTATCTCTTTTTGGATATACTGGCGGTCCGGACACAGCTAATAGCAGAATCATTTTACAAAGCCCTCATAGCTCTGCATGGCAAGTAAGAATATGTGCCGAGCCAATGGGCGCCAATTTACCTTGCGTATCTATTGCTGTTGGTTATGGCGGAAATTCGGCGGGAGATTTTCCGGCTGGCGCAACCAGTACCCATGTAGTAGAATTCATGGATATTAATTCTGCCTCAAATACATCACTTGCTAACACAGTGCCAGGCGGCGGACATGTTACTCTTGTTTCTCGCATGTCAATGGTGGGAGATGGGTACGGCCAATATGTTGCTGCTTTTATGAGAGAAACAGGTGGCAATAATGGGATGTTGGTTTTCGGGATATCTGATAATGAGCCGGCTCCTTTACCAGATAATCCAAGCAGAATATTCTGTTATGGCGGAGCGCCTACAACAGATTTCGGCACTATTAGATTAAGAATGGGCGCGGCCACTAATGTTGGCGTTACTATAGGCACTAATACTCCTGAATTTTGTGCACTAACAAGTTGGGCGAATCTAGATGGCACCTCAGCAACCAATCCTATGTTATCTGCTAATGCTGGTGACTCTCCATTTACTAGCACTACTGAAATTTTACCAATAGAAGTGTGGAGGGCAACAACTGCTGATGTTACTTTAACTACAGCAATTATCTCTCCTTTTAGTTACAACCCTGGATTTATGGGAACAGCTCCAGCATTAAGAAATGGTAGAACTAATTTTGGTGATTTTAGTTTGACATCAGATGAAGTTACCTCTCGCGCTATCTCTGCCGCCACCAATGCTTCTCCTATCCAAATTACTGCGGCAGCTAATGCTCTAACAACTGGTCAAACTGTAACCATATCTGGAGTTTTAGGCAATACCGCTGCTAATGGTACTTGGATAGTTACTGTATTAAATAGTACCCAATTTACATTAAATAACTCTGTAGGTAATGGAACATACACAAGTGGTGGCACAGCAACCGGATGTGCTCGTTGGCTTCATTTACAAAATGGAATATATTTACAATGGAATGGACCTAGTGGATTAACCCCATAAGGATAATATGGCTTTAATAACTGAACAAAATATATTGAATTTAGTATACGCTGCCGGATATACAGGACAAAGTACCGGCTCACTTGGTAGTCAAGATCTAACTTCATCAATTGGAAGTGGGCAAACATCTGTTTTAGGCGGCCTTTTTAATTCTAACGCCAACATAACTACAGGATTTAATACCTATTACAAAATGCAAGGTTGGAATCCTTTTACTCAAATATATGAGGATTGGCACTCTATGGGTACACCATTATTAGATCCGCCAAGCGGAAACGCCTTAGAAAACATAGGTATCATCGGCACCTGGAAGGACCGTTAATCAGCCTGAGGTTAACTTATAAAATTGGTGTGCAATCTTTAGGAGCTGGTCGACGTCAGATGTAAATGCAACACGACTACGGCCCTTTTGAACGTGCTCTGACATATTGAAGGCGGCGGCCTCTTGTCTAGCCTTTTCAGACCAAAGACCATTTTTCTTTTCATCTTCAGATAGATTAGTATATTTAGGAACAGTAAAATATCTAGCAGGATCTTGTAATTGATTGTCTTTCCAAACTTGAAAATGACAATGAGGGACGGTACCCTTAGCATTACCAGTTTCTCCTACAGTACCAAGTACGGTATCATAATCTACCTTATCGCCCTTTTGTACTTTGACAGTAGAGCAATGAGCATAATAGGTTCTAACATTATCTGCATGTTGAACATTAACTACATTACCTCCAAGCGGATCGGTTCCGACACTGGAGACAACTCCTGGAGCCATAGGATAAATAGATGTACCTGCTGGGGCTCTCATATCAACACCGCCATGGCCCTTACGACCATTAGGGCGTAAAGCTCCAGAAGCATCAAAACCTCCAGAGTTATTCCAAGAACCTTTAAGAGGCGCTTGATAACCACCCGTGCTAGTAGGAGCTGGTGTGAGAGAGGTAGTTTTCTGGCTAGGGAAAAGTTCCTTTAATTCACCTAAAAGGCTGGAAATATATGTATCTTCGGACTGTACCATATTGTAATGCCTGTCTAGCGATATGGATTTTTACGACAAGACCAGCAAATAAGCGTTCCATCATCCTGATTAGGTTCAGCCATAGAATAAAATTCCTCGCAATTACAGCATTTCATACCATCTAAAACAGAGTTAATCCTAAGAATCATGTTCTCTTGAATATAATGAGCTTGAACATCTAAGAAACGCGGGTCAACGCCTAAATTCTTACACTGGTATTTATCTACCGTAAAAGTCTTTTTAATAAAGTAGTATGGTGGAACATAAAGATAATAGCCATATTGATCAATACCTATTACTTCAAATGTTAATACGTCGTCATATTCCTTATAAGGACTGACAATTGTGGCTTCCTTAACACGACAATCTACACGATCACCTGGTTTGAGTTTAGCCATGCATTAATGCATAATTATGACTCAACGGCGATAATATCGTGAATATCTAATACTTCAATGTTTACGTGTTCATGCGTAAAGATTTTGAAATCAGGATCTTTAGCAGCATCTTCAAAGACTTTACGCCATTGTTCTAAGTCTTCAGTTGTGGGGGAGTAATCACCGCCACCAACTCGAACTAAGGTAATGAAGTGTTCGCCTCGTTTAGGTACTGCGATTTCTTGTATTTCTACTTCGCCTGTGGAGGCAGCTCTTTGATAATCAATTAGATTATTCCTGAACATGAAGTGCCATCTATCTAAATCCTCAGCCGAAACAACCCCATCTTTTGGTAAAACCTTAATAATGGTTAGTTTTCTATTTGCAAGGAGCTTCTTTTTAGAGCGCTTCATTAGTCCTCGCCGTGTTGAGTATCCCAAAAATCATCGGCGGCATCAACCAATTCTGTATCAGTTAGATTGACAACCTTCTCGCCATGACGGGCAACAAGTCTCTTGACAAAATAAACTAAATCAGCAATATGACCACCTACTGGAACAGTCATAGTTACGGTTCTTTTCAGCTCGCCCATTAGGCCTGTGGCTCATCGTAGAAATAAACGCTGACGCCTTGATCAACTAACTGAGTCTTCAATAAACCAGTAAGTTCAGGTAAAGCATTGGTTAATAAACTAGAAACATGCACAGTAGCACGTTCATACTTAGCAGACTTAGCAACTTCCTTTAGACATTTCTCAAGACCAGCAACATCAGTTACCAGGTTCTCGTCTTGGCAAAGCATATGAAGAACCCAAGTATCACTTTGAACGGCCGTAGTATGAATAGCGCCGACCTTATATGCGCCAGTCTTGGTGGCATACCAGCCGCGAGCCTCTTCACGAACCTTCTTCCACTTCTTCTCGAAAAGAGGGTAAAGTGGGTTATTATCTGGCTTTCCAGCTAGATTGGTAATAGAAAGGACGAAACGCAAACCTGCGTTTTCTGGGGCTAGAATACTTGCCTTGATAACCTTAGTCTTACCTTGTGCCTGAAATCTGTTTTTGGTCTCTTCATTACTCATATTAAATCCTTTATACCTTACTCCACATAACAGATATATCAGTTAATCCTCAGATTCATCTGAATCTAAGACAATCTCCCTGATTTCTCTAATCTTATCATCTACATCGGCGTCTTCTAGAGAAAATAGATACGGATCAAAACCAAATTGTTTTGAAGCATCCAGGTTTTCTTGAAGATCGTCTACATATAGACATCCCTTGAACTCTGGATATTGCATGAGAAAACTCTGATAATATAACATGGTAGGCTTTCGAGCACCCACGAAACAACTGAAATGTGGGATAGCGTAATCATATATAGGATGAAGTTTACTATCCATCATGGCCGCGTGTTCTACGCCAATGTTAGATAGTAAAGCTATCTGCACATCATGTTGTGCATTTAATTCATCTAGCATACTTAACATAGATACACACGGATGTACTGCATCATTCCAGAGCTTACATAGTCTTTCTATAGTTACTTCAGAATGACAGTTAAAGCGACTTCGTAGCTCACGCTCCATTGTGGTTAATCCAAGATCATGAATCTGTTGGAATCCCCTAAGGTAGCGAGAGGCATCTCCAATAGAGACGTTGAAAGTATCCGATAAATCTCTAACGAAATTTGTCATGTTAGCATAACATAAAACGTTACCAATATCTAATGCAATATACTTCACAATTCCTCAATTCTTTCATGCAAATACTTAACCTTCTCATTCAAATGAGAAAAAATGTTTTTACCCATTAATGGGAACAAATCTTCAGTAGCTTGATAGATAGAAGTACTTAATTTTAATCTCTCAGAGATGATGCTATTGATAATACACTCGGTATCTTCTAGATTGGTAAAGACTGCGGAGTACTTATTATTGTAGAAAGCGTCTGCTAGAAAACTGGCCTGACCTTCACACACAAATAGATTAGAATTTCTGAGGTTACAAGAGAACTCTTCCTGCGCTCTTATATCCTTCATTCGAGGATTTTCATAGGTCTCGCCCATGAATTCCGTGAAACAGACTGAATCTGGATATTGTTTTAATAGGCTTAGAATTTTTTTGTTATTCCCAAGCGTCCCAGCCATTACATTGTGGCGACACAAGACCGAATCTTTACCCACTCGATGGTAAGGGCGAATCCATTCAAACCCTTCTTTTATCGAAGGAGGCAATGAACAATCTCCGAAATGAGAATATAGAAAATTGCAATTTGAATTGTCCAGGATATTAGTGAGTCTCTGGATATGGACTTGATTTTTGTTAAAAAGATACGCATATCTTTTAAAGATACCTAAGTTATACTTGTAGTCATTAGTAAGAGCAAAATTGATAATAGAAGAACTACACTGCCAAAGGGTGGTTCCTAAAACGCTTGCAATATGAGATGTATAATACTCACAATCACTAATAATCAAATCTGGATTATAATACTTAACCTGATTATAATAGGTTACAAAATTGTCATTATCTAATGTCACATACTCTGGCTTAAAAATATTCTTGAGACAATCAAGGGTCCAATCAATATTAATTGCCGGGCTAGATTTTTTGTAGGCGGCTACCTTAACGATAAAGGGCTTCCCTTCCATCGCTTGAAGAAATCTGGTCAATTGAATTTTGGCATTCTCATTCTCAGAAGCCGCATACAAAATTTTAAGCATTCATCATTCACCAGAAGTAGCTAAAGCCTTCTTGAACACTTCAATTTGCTTCAGTAATACATCTTTAGTAACCTTAACGTCAGCCGCTGCGGTGTGGGCCGCTTCATTCTTAAGGCCGTACTTCTTGGTCAAGAGTTTGAGACTATAACCTTCTGACATTTTACCACGGCAAAGATCCATAAAGAATTCAATTTGCATGGTGTCGAGGGTTCTTCTACCAAAAGGAAATGAATCCTTTACTTTACCTTTAATCCAGTGCTGCTCAAGAAACCCCTTATCGAAGGATACGTTCTGTCCGGCCAGAATTCTTTGGGTGTTGGGAACGCCATCTTCCATGATCCAATTCTCAGCATCAATGATAACTCTGTTCGGATCTAGATATCGTTCTCGACCTTCTTTGGTTTGATGCAGAAGATCTTCGCGCTTATGCCCGTTGATTCTAAGAGAATCCGGGTCAATAGCGTCAGGGTTGAAGGGCTTCAGACACCAAGTTTTTTGAACATCATCAGTTAGACGATGAATCGATAACTCGATGATATCGTTAAGACGATCATCTAAGCCGGTGGTTTCAACGTCTACTACATAAATTACGTAATCCATGGACACCTCAAGTGTATAACATAAGCATCAGTACAAGAGTGTCAAGAGTAGTTATTTTAACTTTTTCTTGAGTTCAGCTCTGAGTGAATTAAATGACTTAATTCCTTGCTTGTATTGATTAATCAGAAAATTTATCCCGTCAACCGTATGAAGAAATTCTTTTTCTTTATTAGTTAGCTTTGTTCCTTCTAAAACGAACATCACTTTACTATCTTCAAAGATTTTCCACTTCTCTCCCTTATTGGGCATGGAAACTCTTTTAACTCTAATAACTTTTTCAACCTTATCATCTTCTTCATGATATAAATCGAATTCGAATTTACTTAGATTATACTTTTGATTTTGGTCTTTAAACTCTTCAGTCACAGGAGTGATACTGGGTTCAGTTGTTTTTGGATCTGCCATTTAATTCTCTCTTATTTACAAACATTATCTGCCGCTATTATTCCCATGCAGGCAGCACTGAGGATACCATGAACTCCAGCACTTTCACCGACTACAAACATACCCGGAATTTCCGTCTCTAAATTAGATCCAATATTGATTTTTGGAGCAGTAGGTGTAATGGTGGGTACATGATAATAAGCTTTGGTTGCTACCTCTGGAATAGCTTGCGCCAATTCATTTATAGTATCTTTCAACCAATCGTATTCTGGAATAATAGATATCTTGCTCTTACCAGTTAAAATATGAGCAACTCTTTCTTTAATGATTCTATCATTAGCTAAAACAAAAGTTAGATTACCTAACCTATCTGTTTGCTCAACTCCAGCATTAGGAAAAGGTCTGTTACCGATAAGAGTAAAAGATACTTTATCACTCTTCCATCTATTCTCATTGGAACGGAAAGCGGAGATAGCTAAGTCAACGTGGTCCTCTGGAATGACTGTGCCAAACCAGGAAAATGGGCCAATTTCAATATCCGTGCCCTTAGTCATAGAACAATTAGAACGATTAAATTCTTTCATTAAAGGAGCATTCAATTCAATTCTAATACCAAACTTAGCGATATCATTGTTATCAACAATGCCAAGCTTGTTGTATAGATCTCTAGCCCAGCGCCAGCCGCTACGACCAACAGCAATGATTAGCTTCTTGCACTTGTAAACTTGTGTTTCAGTTTCAACAAGAAACATATTTTTCTGAATAGTTACGCCACGAACTTCATTGTCAAAACTATAAGTGATGTTCTTATAATCTTCAATGAATTCAGACATGTGCTTAGAAAGGGCATGGATGTCCTTAGGATAGATTTGAATATAATCATTCAATGAAAGATCATAACCAATCTTTTTAAGTCGCTTCTCAACTGCAACGTTAGGAGAACGGTCTTTAGTAACTTTAAAGTCACCTACATTAGATAGTACTTTTTTGAACCAATTATTAGATGCCTTACTTTTTCTAAGACCAACTAAATCAGTGATTTTATCTAAGTCACTTAGATAAAGTTTTCCATCACTATTTGGCAAGCAGCCTAGCCAGCCCTCAAGCTGTCTCCTGCGCTTCATAGGGGGGCGGCCTAAATCAAATAGAATTGTTTTAACATTCTTATGATCTTTTGCCATCTTTAAGGTAGCAAAAGCACCAGCAACCCCAGCCCCTATAATACCAACGTCGAAATTAGTCATGCAATATCCTTGAAACAAAGAGTCTGTTCCGTATTATATCGCGTAACCTCAATAATTTATACTGTAATGATCAAATCATCAATAATATCAAAGACAGGATCTTCAAATGGTCGTTTCCCCTCTTTTACTTTAGCAACTCCATCATCAAAATCTTTTCTTATACCGCCAAATGGCCACATAAAGTAATAAGAAGAATCTTGAAAGTGTTTGATAAAACCTTCTTCTTGAGTAGCTAATAATGGCTTAAAATTCAATCTATTAGCTAAAGCATTAACAGCGTATAATGAAACTAAATAAGCTCTCTTTTCAAAATACATTCTAAAATATGATGGAATTGGAGAAGCAAATAGAAGCATTAACGGTAAAGCAATCTTCCAGCTCACCAAGAATAAAGGAAGGCAGAGAAGCACGAAGACCTGAGGAGTTAGGTATAAAAACCCAAAGAGAGGCTTGCTAATCTTCTTAGCATCATACACATGAATTAGTTCGTGTAATAAAACTACCGAAGCTGAAACTGGTCTAGCTTTGGTTACTGGTTCAGTTGGAAAATAAACAGTTGACCCTATAGTTGTGGTAAAACTGGTCATAAAAGATTTATTAAAGAATAGTACAAAACCGATTAATTTCATTAACCAAGATTGATCTTTGTATTTAATTTGTAAGTCCGGGAAGTACTTTTTTGCTGCTGTTACTAAATCTTGAAATGACATCGGACCTCCCCAGTGGGCTAACTATTTTAAATGACTTATGATTCCATCCTAATTGTGCTTATATCTCAAAAGTAGTATGTGTTAAACTGTAATCCACTTAGAACCATTATAAACTACAGTAACTGTACCGTAGTTTGTGCTAATTACAGAGTTTGTGGTTGCATCAATATTGTTACCATTACCTAATATCGTAATGTTATTAGCGGTAGCTGAACCGTTTGCATCCTTAACGGTATAAGTGTCTCCGGTTGTGGGCGACAATGGAAGGGTTATGTTAATCGCTCCAGCAGTTGTACCTACGGAAACAATATGATCTGTAACAAGAACTTGATATGCAATAGTTGTAGTAGTTACTTTTAATCTTCTACCAGTAGTAACAAGTTTTGTTGTTGTAGTAGATGCTATATTGGTTGTTCCACTTAATAATGTTACCCCGGTATTACCTTGTAATGTAAGCTGGCCAGCTACGTTAAACATGGTAGCTTGATTGGTCGCTGTTGTGATGGCGCCGCCAGTAGTCTGCGATAGATTCAATAATGTGCCAGTAAGTCCTGCTTGAGCGAGAGCAGAAGTATTATTATTAGCAGCATCACCAATACCCCAGGCTCCCGATTGATAAATTCTTCCAGTAATTGATCTGCTACTTAAATCTCCTGCCGCCCTACCAAATACAAGAGATGAAATGGCAGAGCCAACTTGCTCGATGGCTCCATTGCCAGCATATGAGGTAATACCATCGGAAGAACCTCCAGCTTGAATTCTAATTGCAATAGTTGAAGAAGCGCCAGCAGAAGTATTAATTGCTTCAATAATGGCTCTGCTAGTAGTAGCATTGGAAATAATTCTTAATGAGTTCGGATTAGAGGTACTAGCGCTATAAGAATAAATGGTATCATTATTAGCGGTAGGTGCAGTTGCACCATAAACGCTAGCTGCTATGGAAGCATCTGGCCCAATTCTAAGAGTTCTATTTGAATCAAAATATCCTGCTAAAGCAGAACCAACGTCGAATCTAACATCGGTATGACCTTGAATATGGTGAGAACCAGCAATATTGAAATTAAGAGCTTGGTTAGCTGCGGTGGTAAATGAACCTGTTGCGGCACCAATATTAAGAACTGGTCCTGTTAATCCGGCCTGAGCCGTAGTTGAGGTGTTGTTAGTGGCCGTGCTTCCAATGCCCCATGCGCCTGATGCAAATATTCTTCCAGTTGTTGCACGATTAAGGCCAGCACCATCTTGTTTAGAAAATACCAACGAGGAAGTAGCTGAGCCAATCTGCTCAATAATTCCGTTGCTCTGCCAATCAGCAACGCTGTGAGAAGCGCCAGCAGCTTTGAAAGTCATACCTACGCTTGTGCCGCCGCCTGCACTAGAATTCCAGGCTTCAACAGAACCAACTCCAGAGGTGGAACCTGAAAGCATTCTCCATTGACTGTCGCCGGAAGCATTATATGAATAAGCTGTATCGCTTGCAGTTGGAACGCTTACGTTCAAAATAGTTGTACTTGTGGCGGAACTTACGCCAGTTCTAAAGGCCCTATTAACATCAAAGTATCCGGCTAAGGCGGCGCCTATATCAAATCTAACATCGGTATGACCTTGAATATGGTGAGCGCCCGCGATATTGAAGTTAAGAGCTTGATTGGCTGCGCTGGTAAATGTACCTGTAGCAGCCGCAAGATTGATAACTGGGCCCGTTAATCCGGCCTGAGCTAAGGCAGATGTATTGTTAGTCGCAGAACTACCAATACCTACAGCTCCAGAACGATAAAATTTAGCAGATGTTGAACGACTAGTTCCATTTCCTAATAAACTAGAAAGAACAAGTGCAGAAGTTGCACCACCAACTTGTTCAATTACTCCATTACTAACCCAATCAGTATTACCGTTAGTAGCGCCCGCACCAATTAATCTAAGACCTGTTGTTAGAGAAGCGCCGGCAGAACTATTTAGGACTAAAACTTGGGCTTCGGCAGCGACAGCGCCAGAGGCGCTAATAACAGTATTGAATCCTGAAGCATTATAAGAATATAAACCATTACCTGGCTCATTTAGCGTGCCGCCTAAAACAGAAATATTAGTATCTGCACTAAGTCCAGCTCTAAATACTTTATTGCTATCAAAATAACCAGCTAAAGTATTACCAATCAAAAATCTAACAACGCCGGCAGTAGTGCCAGTGCCGCTTTGAATAAAAACATCTCCACCAGTAGTTACAGCATTTTGACCTTTAAGGGTCATAGGTTGACCAGAAACTCCGGCCGTAGTTGTTTGAGTAATAGTTGGATTAGTAACGCCAGTTCCGAAAGAAACAACACCAGAAACACCAGTTAGACCAACAACAGACATCGCACCCGGATAGATTCCAGAGATATCTCCAGTAGCTGAGGCTCCAGTGCCGCTTCCGGGAACGCCTTGAAGCCCTGTTGGGCCTGTAGGACCCGCATCGCCTTCTGGGCCAACAATTTCTACATAGCCGTCAAGGACGTATTTCGTCCCATCCCATCGTAAATATCCAGGTGTTAAAATAGATGCCATGTATCCTCATTGAACTGAAAGCTCAAAGGAATACCAAATTTTTAGTATAATTATAGGTTTTTATGAATCCAATTACATCTGAGAATTAGAGCTGACTATTCACCTATAGTTACCTAAGCTAGAGACAAAACTGCGTCAATCATTTTGACGCGCTCTTGCATATTCTCAACATTTATCTGAAAATAGCGAAGCTCCCACATTTCTAACATGAACTTGACCATGGAATCGATGGCAACCACGCCATCCCAATTTATAGACTCGCGAACACCGTCAGCCTTCAGGGTGGCCTTGGACGGGCGAACGAAGAATATAAATGAATCTGGGGCCCTTAGCTGGGGTAAATAATCAGCCAGCTCAGGCGTCTGTAATAGACCATGAAGAATCCTGGAATGTTGGGCCGCATAAGCTAGACAGTCAAAACTTCTATCTGAGACATACTTATCATGTTTTGATTCTTCTTCAAGCTGTCTATGAAAGATAGCTCCTTGATAAGCATCTACAAGCCCCATATCATATCGAAGTGTATCTAGATGCAGTTCTTTTTCAGAAAGAACTGCACGGGCCACTTCCGTGATCATAGGTAGTTTGTATTTTTCAGATACGTATCGGGCGCAGGTAGTCTTGCCAGTTGAATGGGAGCCAACGAAATATACTTTCATAGGAATGCTTTCATTTTAATGAATCTCTCAAATTTATTAACAACTTGATCTTCATTATTTTTAAAGGTTATTATTATGCAATAAGGACCATATGGACTAGCTTTTGGGGTATAAAAATGAAAAGTATCTTCATCTCTATATTCGTAGCTTTTCCCATTATGACGGAAGCCCATGTGAGAGTTTGTTGGGATATATCCGTATGGTTCTACCTGATAAAAAATTTCAAATATGCGTAAAAATTTACTAATGTCATCGTAGCTAAAGGGCGCAAGCATATTCTGAATACGCTGAGAATGCTTCATGATACTTCGGACACCAGCTTCTTAAACTGTTCCACGGTTACTTCAACCGCATTAACAATTCTCTTCAAAGGATTCTCATGGTCTTTGGCAGAAATAACAACGATAACCTTTCCTGGGTTGTCGGACTTCGTGACCTCAATGTAACTTTTATCTTCAAATTCTATCTTCACTTGAACACCTTTAAACTAGCTATTTTCAGTTTCAACAAGAGAAATAAACATCAGGCGTTACTCCTGTCAGTAATGATCTCAACATGATCTTCGTGTACGAAAATAGAGTGTTCAAAGTGGGCGCCGATATCATCGGTCACTACGGTCCAACCATCGTTTAATACGCGGGTAGTAGTACCACCAATGACAAGCATTGGTTCAATAGCAATTGCTAAACCCGGCTGAATTCTAATGCCTTCGTCAAGCTCTGCTCTGTTAGAGACGAAAGGTGGTGCATGAGGGGTATCCCAATCGAGACCATGTCCGCCGTAATTGGTAATACAGCCGAAGCCCGAGGCCCTGGCGTATTTGTAAATAGCGTTTCCAATACATCCAAGTCTCTTGCCGACCGCAATAGCTTCGATGCCTTTTAATAGGGATTGTTCCGTAGCCTTAACAAGCTCAACATGCTTATCAGACTTAGGAGTTCCAAAGATGCAGGTAATGGCAGTATCAGCAATGGCACCTTCATAGGTTACACCAAGATCGAAACTAATAACATCACCCTCATCCAACACAGTATCGTCAGGTATGCCGTGAACTAGTTGTTTGTTGACAGAAATACAAACGGCCGCTGGAAATCCCTTGTAACCTTTAAAGGTAGGAGTCCCACCGGCCTCTAGAATCAGTTTCTCGGCAACCTGACTTAATGTGTTCGTCGAATGAAACGTTTTTCCTTCAACAGCCCTTTGAAGGGTGTTTAAGGCTCTTGCAGCAATCTTTCCCGCAATTCTCTGTTTATCTAGCCAATCTTGATTTTTAAGTTTGACTAGTGTGTTATTGCTGAATGCGTTCGAGGTGCTTGTTCTCATTTAACTTACCTAAGAGAATTACTTTTTTAAACCAGATTTTATATTTGTAATGTTGCGAACTTCCTGAATAGCTTTAGCTACATCACCATAATTGATATACTTCTTAAATGGTACATCTTGTAGAAGACCAAGAATCTTTCTATCAAGCATAATAAGTGAACCATTAAGGTAGTTCACTGTAGCTCTATCAATAGCAGGATTAGCCGCCGCATTAACTACGTATTGTCTAATGGAGATTAGGTCAGCTAATTCTTGACGATCAGATACTTCAAATACCTTCTCTACTTCTGCTTCACCATCTGCTTTAGAAACGTATTGTTTAGGCTCAGACATACTTACCCTTGTGGGGCTTGCTGAACAGCGCCATCCTTAAGGATTTCACCTGCTTCGCTAATAGCATCACGCTCACTCAAACCATACTTCATGTATAGTTGAAGAACTACATACTTATATGCAAGCTCAGCATTTTCATTGTTAGCTAGCGCCGTCTTAGCTTCTGCTAATGCGGTTTGTCTTTTGGATTTAGCTAGTTCAAGCGCTAAACGATCAACCTCATGTAGCCTTGGATTTTCGGCTGCTGGAGGGGCTACCTCAACAACGTTATCTGAGGCTGACTTGGTAACTTTCTCTTTACTCATAGAAACTCCTTACAAAATTTCGGCTGCCAAAGAAGCAAGTTTACTACGCTCACCTTGGGTAAAGGTAATATGACCTGCTAATTCTGAGTCCTTAAACTTTTCAATTACATACGTCAATCCGTTGTCGGTGGCGTCAAGTAATGAATTATCAATTTGCTCTATATCACCTGTTAAAATGATTTTAGTACCTTCTCCGGCACGAGTTAGGATAGTTTTTACGTCTTCTTTCGTAAGGTTCTGGCACTCGTCAACAAGGATGATTGCATTTGGAATACTTCTACCACGAATATAAGTGATTGCTTCCATCTCAATACGACCTCTATCAACTAACATTTGAAGGTCTTTCTTCCAGTTATAAGCACTGTCCTTGTGGTTACCACGAGTCATCTTGGATGCAAAAAGCATTTCAAAATTATCCATAATAGCCTGGAACCAAGGTGCTAGCTTCTCTTCCATTGTTCCCGGAAGGAAACCAATATCATTACCAACTGGTTGAATTGGACGATAGATAATGAACTTATCATATTCTTTTTTACTGATTACCAGTTCAAGAGCAGAGGCTAATACGATTAGGCTTTTACCAGTACCAGCTTTACCAATAAGGGTAACAAGGTCAACCGACTTATCCATAATAAGATCCATAGCAAATGCTTGCTCCTTATTACGACTAGAAATGTTCCATGGATAAACCTTACGAATTAGTTTAACGGTATTGTTGCCAACCTTACGGCCCATAGCAATACCATCTCCGAATTCATTCTCAAATAGAACGCATTCATTCATGTTTAGTTTAAGTCCAAACAGTTGAGGGTTAATCTCATTAAACTGTAGCAGGTCTTCACCTGCGGCCTCATCAACAACAACTTGAGTTCCTGAATACATATCGCTTAGAGATAGATCTGTACTATCGTGAGATACAGCATCAATACCGCGAGACTTGGCTTTGACTCTCAAGTTAATGTCATTGCTTACTAAAGTAACATCATGCTCTGGGTGTTCTTGCCAAGTAGCAAAGGCGCAAGCTAGAATTTGGGTGTCACCATATTCTGGATCACCAAAGCCAGCATAGCCTAGCTCATTCATATCACGATATGTTGCATCAATTTTTACAAGAGTATCTTGCTCTACAGTAATACCCGTAGTAATATCTAATGTATCACTTAATGCATCTAGTAATCTAATACAAACTCTGGCATTTCTACCAGCTTCGCCTGCCTGTTTCTTTAGCTTATCTAATTCATTTAATACAGCAATAGGGATGACAACATCACTATTTGGGAAATGCTTCCACGTGCTAGGATCATAAATCAAACTAGAGGTGTCTAAAACGTATGTTTTTCTCATTATTGTTCTTGTTCCGATTCTTCAAAAAGTGACCAGCAGTTCACTTCCATCTCCAAGTAGAGTTGTTTTCTTGGATCTATCTCTCGCAGATCTCTTTTCAACTTGTAAGTACACTTAAACCACTCTGCTACTTTTTCACCTTCCACATACACCTGCATGTGACCATCCAAGTCGTCTATAACCTGGATGTTGTAAGTAGCGAGGATACCTCTCAATTTGATTTTTTGATCCACAGATAAAGGGCCGTCCGATGTCCAGAATTCCTGGACAGGAACACCCATCTGCTCAAGAAGACCACGTAGATAACGAGTTTTTTCCTCGTCTTCTACTTTTTTGGTGTTCTCGTTATGATTGAGAAGTATTGTACCTTTCATCTCATATTCAATGCTGGTTAATTAGTAATTAACATTTGCTCCAACCACAATTCTTGCACAGCAAACAACCCTCTTGATATGCTAATGAGCCTTCACTTTGGCAAGATTTACACTTTTCTGAAGGAGATTTAGTTCCATCTTTAATGTATTTTTTTAATACTCTAGAGACTACTTGTGCGAAAGAAGTGACATCAGAATGTTTATCTTTTTGTAATTGTTCCACTACATATTGAATTGGAGTGCCATGACGCAAAGCTAAAGAAATAGTTCTAGTAAATGCACCAAAGTTAGCATTCTCAAAAACATTTGCAATATCTTTTAGCATCATTTCATCATCACCCTCACCTATAATTAAGTTATAAGTAGTAATTCCATCTACTTTACCATTCTTAACAATTCTACCTTTTTCATACTTTTTAGGTATTTCAACATACTTGGCTAACCCACCGAATACTTCGTATGGCTTATCATTAAACATGCCAACAAATATTGTCCAAGCTTCACCTTTGATTTTTGCCTTCTTAATTTCACAAGGTAATTCAATGGGGCGCTTAGGGGCCATGACCGAACCAATCTCAATTGGGCGGCCATTTTCAGGCACCTTCTTTTTTTCGCTGGAGCTAATCAAAACACCATCACGGCACTTGTCACGATAGACGGTAAATCCTTTACAGCCCGATTCCCAGGCCCTCATGTAAACTTGAGAAACCATTTCTTTAGTGGCATCCTCTGGCAAATTACAAGTTTTACTAATGCTATGATCAATAGATTTTTGGGCAACAGCCTGAATTTCAACTGAAGCTACCCAATCGATCTCACTAGACGTAGCTCCCCAATAAGGAGAGTCCTTTAAATCTGAATTGCCTGTAACGTCCATCCAGCGCTTAACGCCATGATGGTAAACAGTAAACTCTTGCCATGAATCGCCCATTGCGTCAACGAAGTCTACGCGAGCACTCTTATCAGATGGATTATGCTTCTTACGACGTATGTAAGAAAGCATGAAGACTGGTTCAATACCAGATGTAGTTTGAGTCAAAGCCGACACCGATCCTGCTGGAGCTGTAGTAGTATTAGCAATGTTTCTTCTACCATGCTTCTTCCACATCCGCTTTACTTCAGGCTCACAATCATCAAAAATACTATTGAGGTATTCGTGATCCTTCTCTAGCTTATAATCAAAAATAGGAAATGCGCCACGTTCTTTAGCCATGATGCAGGAAGAAGTATGCGAAGCAACAGCCAACGCACGATAGATTTTATAGGTCTTAGTAATGGATTCTTTAGAACCATATTTGATTCCAAGCATAGCTAGGGTGTCCCCCAAAGCAGTAATGCCTAAGCCGGTTCTACGCCCGCTAATGTTCATTTCACGGATCTTAGTCCATAGATTGATCTCCACCCGCTTAGCCTCAAGCGGCTCCGGATCAGACTCAATCTTAGCCATGATTTTATCAATGCATTCTAATTCTAAATCAATGATGTCGTCCATTAGCCTCTGAGCTATCACGGCATGCTCGGAGAATTTCTTAAAATCAAATGAGGCCTTCTTAGTGAATGGTTCTTTGACATAAGAAGAGAGATTCAAAACCAATAGACGGCAAGCGTCATATGCGGGGAGAACAATCTCTCCGCATGGATTGGTAGAAATTGATTTATGACCAAAGGCAGCATAAAGATCAGAAGGAGTATGTCGTTGAACAGTATCCCAAAAGAGAAGTCCTGGTTCAGCCGAAGAGTGGGCAGAATCAATGATTTGATCCCAAATCTTCTTAGCATTTACCTTCTTAGTAACTTTGGCCTCGGCGGGAGACTTATCAACTGGCCAGCGAAGATCATAATCCTCGCCTTTCTTTACTGCCCTCATAAACTCATCACTAAGTTTAAGAGAGATATTGGCACCAGTAACTTTCTTTAGGTCACGTTTGATATTAATGAAGGTTTCTACCTCTGGATGATTAGCATCAAGTGTTTGCATCTCAGCACCTCTGCGGCCATTCTGAGCTACTTCACGACAGGTATTACTAAATCGTTCCATGAAAACAGCAATGCCGTCAGTAGTTCTGGCGGCATTATTTGTAAGTACATCTTTAGGTCGGATTCCGGAAATATCGAGGCCACAGCCACCACGACGCTTCATGATTTGGGCTAACTCTTGATCGGCTAACATGATTCCACCATAGGAATCTAGCTTATCAGAATGCACGCCTTGAATGACAAAGCAATTGGAGAGACTTTGCATTTGATACTTATTGCCAATAGCAGACATAGGGCTGCCTTGAGGAACAATAAATTGGAAACGATCGATCAAAGAAAAGATCGTTTCCTCATCTAATGGATTAGGATACTTTGCTTCAATGCGAGCAAACTCCTTAGCCAAACGACGATGCATGTCAGTTGGAGTTAATTCGAGGAATACACCTTTCGAGTCTTGTAAAGCATACTTATCAACGAAAACCTTCGCTGCAAATTCATCGCCTTCAAAGTACTTTACTGATGCTTCCAAAACCTGAGAATAAGTGTATCCCTGCATAATTCGTCCTTAGAATTAAGTTAATAAAACTGTTAATAATCAGGGCCACTGATTAGACTTTGATATTGTCTTTCATCATAGAAAGAGCGCTGTTAATCGTTTTGATACAGCTCAATCGTGATATGCTTAACTTTTTGCATATCTTGTTAATGGACATTGGTTTGTCCCCATCAAATCCATAGGCTAGATTGATGACTTCCTTTTGCTCTGGCGAAAGCAAAGACACAGCACCATGAATTGCTTGAGTAGCCTGAGACTCTTCAAGCTCCTTATCAGGACAATAGCGCTCTTCGATCTGCAAAGGCATAACAGATTCCTTGTGAGGAGTATGTGCCTTAGCGACCTTCAATGGGTATCTAATAGTGGTATGTAAGTTTGCGCTTCTCGAAATACGAGTGTCAATATACTTATGTGCCCACCAAAAGAAAGAACCCTTCTTTGGGTTGTAGTTATTCATTGCCTTAATTAAGGCCTCGAACCCTTCTTGATTTAGGTCTTCATAATTGCTGAAGGCCTTATAACGACCCGTTTTCATAGTTACTAGATAACGGAAGTTATCCATACAAACTTTTTCATGCTTCTTCAATTCACTAACTAACTTGGGCTCATTAGAGTCTTTTACTTGCACTCTAAGGTCACACAATTTAGCCATGAGGTCTTGAGCTTCTTGTTCTGTCAACATTCTGTTCTTCTCTCTTGGGTCTAAAGTAAACTACATACTGAATTATTCATACTCGTATTGAAATATGAATAGAGGACTCTGCAAACACTGAATTCATTTACTGATTTCATCTTCTAAAAGTTCAATGACTGACTCTATGGTTGACTTGACTAATTCTTCATCATCCACAGTGAGAACGAATCTTAGTATCTCAGTCACTTGTTTAAGTTTCTGATTCTTCTCATCATTGTTGCTGTTAGGTTTTTTTGGCATGGCTTCAACTATAATTGTCGCGTGCCCAACCAGAACCGCTTAGAATAAATCCTCCGCCTCCAGAGATGAGTCGAGTTACCTTTTGTATCGGCTTCCCTTCTTCTTTGCATTTGGGGCATTCTTCTAATTGAGTCGTTATCGAGTGCACTTCTTCAAATTCTCCGTGCACCTCACATTTGTAAGTGTATGTGGGCATTATCTATTTCCTTTTTCAAGATTTGTTTTTGATAGTAAGGGTCGTAGGTTATCCAATGCCCAACATTTTTTAAAATTCTCTTCTATCATAGAAAGATATGGTAATTTTGATTGCGGAGTAATATGGTCTATGTTCCATGTCCAAGTAGATGGAGCATTCTCATCGAAAACTTGACAGCTATACATTCCTTGATTTTTCCAATTCATCCATGGTTCAAAATTCTTTTCAAGATGTTCCTTTAATTCTTGAAGAGAGTATGGTAGATGCTCCATAACAGATTGTCCCCTTTTAGAAGAGCCCACGCTCTTGAGCGCCAGATAAACAACAGCAGAAATATTCTTTCTTAACTTAAAAATAGGGTCTTTTTCTGAACGATTTTTTACATATCGATTATGATAATTTGTCGCTTCAACCCTATTATTCTTTTGTCGTTCTTTTTGAATTTCTATTAGTGACTGTTGATTATTTTGGTAATAATTGTTGGCGTATTCAAGACGTTCTACTTTGTTTTGAACATAGTATTCAATTTGACGTGCAAGTAAACGTGCCTTATTCTTCTGATAATATTCCTTTTTATATTCTTTAGAATTCTGGGTCATGTTAACTCTTAATTTACCGAATAGCTGTTTAGAAAGTTAATCTCTTTTTTGATGTTGTCAATTTCCGTGCCAACTTTAATCATTTCATCCTTAATTATTTTTATTTTAGAAAGCTTTTCATTATCGCTTAGTTGGGCACTCATTTCAATTTCATGGATTCTGAACAGTAGTGAACGCACGGTCTCCTTGGCCACTACTAAACGAGTTTCTAGAGTACCTCTGCGGCCAAAGCCGGTGCTCCAGGAGTTCATCGGCGCTTCTGCTTGTCTAGCCTGACTTGCAAGGCTTGGTACTTGTCTTCACCAAGCAAATTGGCATAGACCTTCTCTTTAGCGTGAGCATCCTTCTTGAGGGCTTGCCCATCAGCCTTGACCTTCGCAACTAGCTCTTGGCCAGTAAGCTCTACAACGCCTTTACCACCTAAAGAAATAAGGCGGGTTACAGTTTCAGCAGAGCAAGAGACACAAACTTTAGGTGGATCTAACTTGATTGAATAATCAGCTTCCCATTCATGTTTGCAAGTATCACAGCGGTGTTCGTACGTAGGCATAGTATTCCTTTATTTCTTTCCAAGTTTTCCAAAGAAGGCGTCCTGCATTCTTGATTTCAAAATATAACCAGGACCATTAGATGTGATTCCAGTACCACTTACGAGCGCGATTGTGCCCACTATTTTGTCATAGAAGATTTGATTTCCTGAATTAATAATAATAAAATCGTGATTCATTATTCGCCTTCAACTAATAGCTTATCAACCAGACGGAATTCTATATCTTTAGTCCAGTTCTTTTTAAGATCTTGCTTGTACTTTTCGTCTTTTACTTCAAAGACAATATACATCTTTCCAGTCTTCTCTTCGTACTCAACTCTAACGGCTTCTGCCACTACTTTATTCTGCATCTAGACCTCTATTATATGTCTAATAATTAGTCAAGATCGAGGCCAGGACGATCAGAAATATCGTCTGGATCTCTCATCTCAAAAGTAGTTGGATCTTCTTCAGATTTCTCGTCAATAAGGGTGCCTGCCGCCAGGTTTTTGATAAGCTTTCCTTTGCCCAATTCACCGTCACGATTCTTAATAAGATGGTAATTCATATCCGGGAAAGACTTCTCATTGGGACGAGTTTCAATCTGAACACCAATGTTAGCGTTTTGCATGATTAGAGCCGAACGACCAATACGATGTAAACCAATCTTTTCCTCGGTATCCTTGCCGCCCTTACCACGGTTTAACTGGATGGCACTTAGAACAATCAAACCATGGACACGAGCAAACTCGTGAATCTTTTCAGCAATCTTGCCGAGCTTGAGCCAGTCTTCCATATCGGCGCCATCGTAGTCCATTAGACCAAGATAGTCGATTACGATAATCTTTGGATTGTAATAAGCTTTAGCTTCCTCAAAGATAAGCTCCATGCTTTCCATGGTAGCTCCACGAGGAATATCAACAATCTCAAATTCACAATTATAATTATTAATGAACTTGAGCGCCTTCTTGAGCTTGAGAGCCTCATCGGTATTCAATGTAGCATTACGAATTTTCTTGGATGGATTGCCAGACAGTCTAGATAGAACACGATTCAAACATGGTTTGAATGGCATTTCCAAAGAGAAGTAAAGGACGCTGTTACCTGGCTTGAAGTTGTCCACCATATCAATGGTATTCTCTTGCAACCAAATCTGAATAGCCATGTTCATTAACAACATGGATTTACCAGCACCCGACTCACCACCGATGAGAATAAGCTCGCCCGGTCTCAACCCATCTGTAGCGTTGTCTAGATAAGAGTAACCAGTCTTGATGCCTTTATCAAAATCAGGATCCTCCATCTTAGCATTATACTCTTCTCTAAAGATAGGTATAGCTTGTTTTAAAGTTTTACGTTCGTAAGCTTTAACTTGATGCAATGACTTAATAGACTGAATAGTCTTATTCATATCACTGATAGTCTTTTCGATATCCATGGCACCAGGCTCTAGTTTACCTAGCTGGTCCTTCATTCCAGAAAGCTGTTTCTCAGCAAAGCGTTTCTTTATGGACTCTAGATCGTGCTTATATTCGCGATCATTATATGATAGAGCATCTAGTTGAGCCCATACTTTATTAACGTGCTCAATTTGTTTTTCATTCTTACCCTTAGTAAGTCTCTCAACCATAACCCTTTGAGTTGGAAGATCTTTATAGGTACGAATGTATCCAATGGCTAGGTTAGCAAAATGAAAGACATCTGGCCCAAATAGTTTAATGTCACATTCATTGACAAAGTCTAAAGCATGCTTCTTATTAGTTACTAGCGTTTTAAGAATAACTAAATCTAAATCGTTGCTCATGCTTTTTCCTTTCTAAAATCCTTGCCTGGTGCGACCGGGAAGACTTTTAGGTATCCCTTCATCAAGCTATCAATGCTGTCCTTCAAAGGACCCTTGAAAGCTTCAACCGGATTGGGACTATTAGAAGCCATCAATGTAGGAAGCTTATTCTGGCTGCGATTTCGAAAAACACTTTCCAAGCTGCGAGCATATAAATCGGCCGCATTCTCAGATGGCATAAATCGAGGATCAAATTCATCAATCGCCAAGAAATCAACCAAAGCAAGTTCTCGGCGTGCCAGGAACTTGTCCTCCCCACCGCCAATGGTAAGGACGTTGACTATATCACTGAGCGTAGTGTACAGACAATTAAATCCTTTTTGACTTGCTTTTTTAAGAACGCAAGTTATTGTCATTGTTTTTCCGAGCCCATGACCACCAGCAAGGCATAGCGAACTACCGCTTACATATGAAGCTTTTAGATCTTCCGTATATTCATTGAACTTGGCAAGCAATCTTGGATCTCCCTTGAAATCCCTATCCATTTTAAGAGTCCAATAATCAATAGGGATATTGCTTTCAGCATATCGATTAATAGCAATCTGTTTAACATGCTTCACTTTCAATTCATCTTGACTGGCTTCAACGGCCGCAAGAGCATCTTGAACTTTACGAGGAGGGATGTTATTTAGTGCTCGGCTTCTTGCTATGTCGTGTGTGTCCATTCGGGATCCTTGATGGTGTATAGGGAGTTGGTTTGCCTGTTACCACAGAAGGATAGTGGTATGGAGTTGTACTAGGTTGATAAGCACGACCCGGTCGATGATCCTTTAGTTTTTCTGCAATGATGCGGCGCTCTTGTTTATTCAATTCAATACGCAATTGTGCTAAACTTTTGATATCATCCACATCATGTGGATCAGTTGAGTCGGCAGCTTCCTGGAACTGTGCCTCAAAATCATTTACTTCTTCAATGGTAGGGCCGGACTCAGGCTCAGCCTCTTCTTCCGGTTTATCTAACATTACTTTGATTAGCATTATATCTTCAGCCGGATGACTGATAATTAGAATACTTTCATTATCTAAAGATCGTAATTGAACTGTATTAGCAAACCACTCTTCAACGATGCCTTCGGCAATAGCGCCATTACGAAGAATAACCTTTACATGTTGTCCGGTTTGCGGAGTCATGAGAAGACCCTCATTTCCCAAGGTCTAAGTAACTCTTTAACAAGCTTCTCAGGAGTCATGTTTTTATAGACTGAAGCTATTACCCGTTTAGGGTCAACTTCTCCAATTTGGATATCATCCCAATCAGGGTCTTCTTCTATTTGTCGTTTAATTTCTTCTGCCGCTGCCGCTCGTTCTTCTTCTGTTCTAGGCGGGTCATACAGCACCAACATAGTTGCTGGATCCCAACCATTATCAATGGCATGCTTCTCAGCATCTTTTTCTAAGTCATCCATAGTAGTCCACAGGTGATTTCGTCCAGAATCTACGGCCGCTAACTTAAATCCCTGGGCTAAGAAATCACTATCAATCTTAGTAAGATCAACCATTGATCTTAGATTTTCAAAAGTAAACAATATCATACAATTCTCCCCAGGATGTCATTATCGAATCCTAGTTCATTAAGCTTCTCAAAAGCGGAAATCATCTCGGCAGTCTTCTCCATTTGAGATAGGAAAGCTAAGTCACCGTAATTGGAAACAGTAACACCAATCTCTTGAAATGGTGATTTGAACTTATCTGGAAGAGGACTAGAACGATCCACGCTTAGATTCTTCTTACCGGCTAAGAGCACGTTCATCTTGTAATTGAGAACGATGTCTTCCTTAGTCATAAAGGAAATTGAGGTGAGCCTGCGTTTAGCCTTAGGAACCAAATTAATATAAGCCCAGTCGATGTAGTCCTTGAGAATCTGAGGGTTCTTGGAGATACGGGCAACCAATGTATTAAGTTGCCAGACCTCAAAGCATTTAGCAGGATTCTCGTTATTGAACTTCCAGGGATAATCCTCATTGTAAGTATCTTTATATTTCTTGCAGAAATAGCCAAGAAGGTGCGCGGCTTTCCAGTCGTCCACCTTTAGTGTTTCAATCTCTGCAAACTTATCGAAGAACTTCCTGTACTTATCATTAGGAACAGAGGTTAGTTCTCCTCCGGTTTCTTCGATTTTTTCTTTTTTTGGAGTGGCCATGATACGTCGAACCCTTCTTCTGACTTATAAATCTTGTATCTAGTTTTAGAGTGGTTATCAAGAAATGGAGCTTGATCAATGAAGTCAATAACAACGGCAAACTTCTTGCCCGGATACTTACGAATGACTCTTCCAACTCTTTGTAATGCCTTGACAGTTGATTTTCCACCGCATGCGATTACCAGACCAGCTAAACTGGGGATGTCAACGCCTATATCAAAGATTTTGGAAGCCAAAACACAATCAATTTTGTGCTCCATTAAATCTTTTTTGACTTGCTCTCGCTCTTCCTTGCTATTAGATCCGTCTAAGATGGCACACTTCATGTGCTGCTTGAATAGCTCGTAAAGAATCTTACCATGTTTCAAACTGTTAAAGAGCACCAGCGTTTGGTATCCCTTTGCAACCAGAGTTTTAGCACCATCTAAAACTAAACCATTTCGGGCATCATTCTCTACAACATATTTTTTGTAAATTGATTGATAGACCTTCTCTATCTGAGTTGGATATGGAGGGACTACTCTAAATCTTATGAGTGCTTGAGCCAAGAAGTCACGCTCAATCAAATAAGAAGCAGAGATGTTGACAATGTACTTGCCAAGAACAGCTTCGATGAGTAAATCGGCTCCGTCGTCTCTCCAAGGAGATCCGCTCAAACCATACAGATGCTCGGCCTTAGCTGTTTTGAAAACCTGTTGAATGGTTTCGCAAGCTGACATATGGCACTCATCAATCATATGAGTTTTTGTATCCTTAATCATCTTAAGGATATTAACGTACTTGTCTTTACTTACCGCTTCTTCGTCATCATCACCTTCAAGTAAAATGGTTTTTTTGTCCATACCAATAGCTTGACCAATGGTCCAGATACTGGCAATGTTGATGTCATGAATTTCACATTTACCATCACCAATGATTCCGATCTTCTCATCAAAAACCAACGAGAAGAAATCGTGGAACTGGTAAAGTAGATCCTTACCAATAACATAGATGATGGTCTTCTTACCTAATTTGGCAGCAATCAATGCCGCGATCAAACTTTTTCCTCCACCTGTAGCTACCTTTATAATTCCTCGATCATTTTTGTCAATGACATCAAGAATTTCCATTTGATAAGGATAGGGATCCTTATTCATTTTCTTTAAATTAGAAAGAATATCTCGTGGAGTGCCCACCGATTTAGCTGGGCGCTTATCGACAATATCAAATGTTTTACCATGTTCAATGTAGAAGTCTTTGACCCTATCTACTAATCCGGTAGGGAACTGAAGAGTGGGGGTCAGAAGTTTTTTCATCCCATCCCACTTGACAAAGTCTCCATCTCGATTGATGTATCCCCTAAAGGCAGCCGTATGTTCGGCGCCCTGTACGTAAAAAGAGAGATGCTTATCCAGAGCTAAAACATGATTAGCATCGGACTCTTCCGTGATCTGAGAGGTGTTACCCTTGATAAGAATTTTGGTCATGTTGTCGAAAAGGTTAAAGGTACTAGATCATATATATCTAGTACCTTTTTCTCGACAATTTATATTATCAGTTCTAGTAGATTATGGCTTACGTCTATCGACAACGCCCGTCACGAACTTACCGAAGGAAGATGATTTAGCGGCAATCTTGTCCTTGACCTTTTGGGCGGCAGAAACCGTTTCATTGGTGCCGGTGTCAAGTTGTAGAGTTAGATTACGAGCATCATCTTTGCCCTTGACTTTAGACTTTAGTTCTTGAGTATCATTCTTAAGTTGCTCAACACGAGAAGCCGGCAAACCAAGACCAGAAAACATTGAATAAACCTTGACAACGTCTTCGTTAGATTCAACGACATACATACCCTTGAAGACACCTACTGGATTACCACAAAGGTCATTGACCATATGGTTGGCGTAATCAATGCTAACTGCCTTAATCTTAGACCAGACTTCTTTGCTTGCAGTTACAATGTAACCAACATACTTGGATTGCTTAAGATCAAAACCTTCAGCCAATAGGTTGTGAGATAGGTTGTTTACAACTGCTTCAGCAATACTCATTTCGCCAGCGTAATCTGCGACAGAGAATTCACCGTAAACAGTAAGGCCATCACCGTCTAAAAACAGCTTAGAAAATTCCATTGGATCCAATGGCTTGGTTTCAGATGGCATAGAAGAAAGTGTATTGAAAATATCAATTGGCTCTACAATGGCTTTGTTAGCCGTTTTATAGAATTCCATTTGACCCACTTCAGAATAGATAGATTCTATCTTAGCATTATCAACAACGATAAGATTGTTGATCTTCTTAGTTTGAGCTAACTTAGAAAGTTTGGATAAAGTTTCAAGAGCATTGGATTTAGTCTGAGCATCTTCAGTGGCCATCGGAAGAACGGTCATAACGACTAAGGGTTTGCCGGTACTGGATAGAATATCTACAAGGGTCTCACAAGAACCAGCGCCTGAACCACCACCTAAACTAAGGCAAAGGACATTCACTTGAGAGTGAGCCAGTTTGTCGGCAATCAATTGGCTAATTTCACCACGATGAGCTTCGGCTGCTGCCTTACCAATTTCAATTTCTTTAGCAGCTCCACCAAGACCATACTCTAAGAGTAGCTTGTTAGAATCTGGGACATCAATAAACTTCAAGTCCTGCATAGCTGTATTAACTACTGCTACGTCATAACCGTGCTTGTAAAAAGCTTCAGCTAATCTAGAACCTGCTTGACCTGAACCCAGGATACCTAAGGCAAGGCTTCTCTCTTTCTTCGCTACAATCTTAGCCGCCATCTTGCTCTCCTGCTGTTTAGCTTGGCTCTTAGCCTTCAATGCGGCCAAGACATTCGGATCTAATCCGTCTTCTTTTTTAACTTCTGTATTTGAAACGTCATCTACCACGGTCTCGGCGGTCGTTTCTTCTGTTTTGGATGTTGCTGACATTATGTCTCCTTAGATGTATTATATCACTTCAAAAGCCATTGATTTATCTTATACCATTCAACAGTTTCAGTGATACCTTCTCTGAATTTGAAGGTCGGTTTCCAACCCAGTTCTTTGATTTTAGATGAATCAACTGAATATCTAAAATCATGACCCTTACGAGGGTCTTCAATGAAGGAAATAAGATTGTGACCTTTACCCATAGCATTACAAATCTTTTGAATTACTTCAATGTTAGGTAGCTCTTGATTAGCTGAAATATTATAGGTCTCATTAGGTTTACCATCATTTAGAATGGCTAGCAAGGCTGCGCAATTATCGAAAACATGCGTCCAGTCTCGAATCTGAAGACCCTGACCATATAGGGGAATCTTCTGGTCATTCATAATGCATTTTATTGCCTTCGGAATGAGCTTTTCGGCAGTCTGGCGGGGGCCATAGTTGTTGGAGCTACGAGTAATGTTATAAATTAAACCATGGCTAGCATGAGCTGCTTTGACCATCAACTCTCCAGCCGCTTTAGAAGCCGAATAAGGGTTTCTGGGGTCAAGGGGTGATTCCTCAGTCCAGGCCTTATCTGACTCGCTAGTAAGCTGGCCATACACCTCATCTGTGGAAACATAAATTAGTCGCTCCACACCGTGTTTTAAACAGGCATTGATGACTACCTGGGTGCCTAGGACATTAGAGGTCACAAAGGCGTTAGGATCGGTCAGAGAAGCATCTACGAAGCTTTCAGCCGCCGCATGGATAACGATATCCGGTCTTTCAAATTGAAAGATCTTATCAATGATATGGTTGTCCCTTAAGTCGGCCAGATGGAAGACATGATTCTTATGAGAATAAAGGGCATTGGCATTACCACCAACCCTATCTATACTCACAAAGGAATATGCTTGTCTTTCGTAGATAGCTCGACGAATGAAGTTGCTGAAAATGAAACCACATGTGCCAGTAATAAGAACTTTTTTCACGTTTATCCTTGGTACAAATTAAGTTTTGGATCTTTAGTGTAATCGACCAGATCAATTTGATAACGTCCAGCCCACTTGTCCATTAGATAGGACATATTATGATTCATAAATAGCTTGTTAGCTGGATTCTTCTTTAGAGAGGCACTTTCTTCATGGAAGATATTAGTCTCACCACAATATATAATTCTCTTGTTCTGATTATACTTAATGGCTAAACACAAATCAACATCATCAAAGGCCCAGTGATAATTTTCGTCCATGCCATTAGCGCCCGATTTGTTCTTGGTAAAAGAATTCTTGAAACTCTCACCATCAGTTAAAAGAACAGCTCCAGTTACAACCTGAAACTCTCTGTTTCTTTCTGCCATTGCATCAGTCTTTTGGCCGACCCTAAAATGGGTTGGAGTCCTAGTTCTCGGATCAAAAACGACACCTGCGTGTTGGAGTTTATCAGTGCCAGTATATAGCAACCTACAGCCTACTGCGCCTACCTTTTTATCTTTATCCATAATACCCATCATATTATGAATTGACTTTTTATCATTAAAAATAACATCATTGTTCAATAAAAGAACACGATCATTATCTTTAGGTTGCGCCTCATTAAAGAGGTAGTTCATACCCGCTGAAAAGTTTTGCATGTTGTTCTTATAAGGGATAACCTTTATGTTACCGCCCCAACTTGAAGCAACGGCAACAGTATCATCTTTGGATGCATTATCCTTGATGAGCCAAGTGTAATCAATACCATTAAGGGCAGGAAGAATTGATTCCTTGAGTTTGGTTAACTTGTCGCACGCATTCCAGGTAAGTGTCAAAAGATATAGCATTATTCTTCCTTTATAATCCAACTCTCAAGCCGGCGCCAATAAAGACGTTACCGTCAGTACCTACGCCGAGAGAGGGTCCAATATATGTGTTATTCATGAGTGGTAAATGTTTACCAATATTATATGATATGGGCGTTATAACAAGTTGCGGCGTTTTACTAATAGTACCATAGCCTGCACCCACTTGCAAAACAGAAAGATCTGGCTGAGTCTTATATCGACCATAAGACATAATTTGAACACCTAGATTTGGTGTGAACTCCCCTTTGACAGGGGCGAGCCCAACTGCACCATCTACGCCAAGGAATAGTCTTGGGTTCCACCAGCTAAACTTAGCCTCAGGGAATACCTGTTCTGTAGTTGCAGTTTTGATCGGAACTACATATTCTTTACCATCTGTTTGAACAGTAAACTTATTATAGAAATATTGTCTTTGATTTTCGTCAGTTCCTACTACAGTAGCTAGTTTATAATCTCTAGCCTTGATATCATAATTCCAAGGTTCCTTCTGCCACGCACTAAATCCGACTGACCCAATTGGAATCTTAATGGAACCAAAATCTTCATTTAGGACAAACGTTTGTTGACGCTTCATGTATCCATATGGATCTGGATTCTTTGGATCAATAGGCCCAGGATTAATTACTGGACCAGGAGTCGTTGGAATGTGCGTGCCGATTTGCCCTTTGCTACTAGCAATCGCTACATTGATTGAGGAGACCTCAGCGTGAAGCTTATCTAGGTCTTCTTGGATTGCTTTGAGGTTTAGTCCATTGTCTTTGATAAACTTCTCTACATCATCTCTTGTGGCCCAGGTAGACTGACTTCGAACAATGCCATCCACCAATAGTTTTTGAGCCACTACATTTTGCTCAATAGCTTCTTGTCGTTTAGATATTTGAATCTGTGTATAGATAATGAAACCTAAAGCACCAACCAGAAGAATACCGCCTAACCAAATTAGAATTTTTGTAGATAATGACATAATGACCTTTATACTTGTACTGCGGGGCACCAATGAATAGTGCGCTTATCGGGCGTCTCTTCTTTGATAATTGGATTACCCAAAGGGTCTGTCTTTTGGCCATAAACCTTAAAACAGCTTGAGTACTTACCTTCTGCCCCATAGGCATCTTTATAGGTAAGGATAGTAGCTCCTTGATGATTATACGAATCTTTCATTACATCAACAAGCGCCTGACATAAAATAGCAATTTCGTCTTTCTTTAACTTATTACTATTACACCAAGGAGACATCTTTGCTAGATATAACGCTTCCGCACGAATGTAGTTACCTACGCCAGCAAAAACGCCTTGGTCCATCAGTACCTGACCAATTGGTTTGGTCGTGCGCGCCAGCGTATTGATAACGAAATTCTGCCATACGGGAGTTAGCTCTTGATTCAAAGGATCCCAGCCTAATTCATTTAGCTTAAGCAGTAACTCATCTCGATTGTTAATAAATTTGATTGTGCCAAAATGTCTTGGATCATTAAAGAAGGCCTGAGTGTTATCTTCAAAAGTAAAAACGAAGCAAGGGTGCTTGGCCATAATAGGTGACCACTGCCCTGTCATTCCAAAAGTACAAAACATATACCAGCCATTATCAAATGACCAATACATGAATTTACCTTTAGTTTGAACATCAACTACTTTTACATATTCAGTAATTACTGATTTTTCAAAAGCAACGTATCCTTCAGGGGGAGATGATTTGTACCTTCCAGCTCCATGTGGTAATGAAATTGAAACTTGCTTACCTATTACTAGTGGTTTAATTAACTCTGCACTGATTCTTACTTCTACGCCTTCAGGCATTATCGCTTACTCCAGTTTTTAAGGAAGATTGATCTTCCCTCAGTATACAATTTGTGAATGTTAATTTGTGCTGCGGAAACTTTACCAAAATGAGTTACGTCAGGAACGTTAACTACAGTTAATGGAACCCTATTAAGACGAGCGCGAAAGCTCAAGTCTGTATCATTGAAGTAAAATGGAAACTCTTCGTTCCAAATCTGGCCCGTACCATCTACGTCAAGCTCTTTCCAAGTGGTCTTGCTGGCCGCAATACACCAACCGCCCAAATAAGAGTTGCCGGTCAATTGCTGGCTGGCTTCTTTGACGAAGTTTAGATTGCTGTCAAGCTGACCCATCGTTGGACCTACGATTCCATTAGCGCAACCATCGATGATTGGCTTGGTCCACGTTGTATGGCTGGCTTTAACTCGAATGTCATTATTGAGAAATAGAACGTTATCGCCCTGAGCTAAACGAAAGCCCTGATTACAGGCTTTAGAATGAAAAGTATTCTCTTCGTTTCTCACGTAACGGATTTCGCAGCTCAATGGGTATTTGAGGAATAGCTCGTCAATTAGCCCTTGAATCTTGGTTGGAGTATCATCTGCACTAGCATTGTCGATAACAATGATTTCATGATCTTCAGGTAATTGAACTAAATCAGTCAAACAAGACTTGGTGAAGTTCCACTTATTGAAAACTGGAATAACAATACTTAATATCTTACTCATAATGACCTTAATAAATGCCTGGGAGCACTCCCCGCCATACCATATTTTTTACTACTCTATTATTAGATGTAATGGTGATATAATCATGTAACTCATCAGTTAAATCAGACCACCCATGATACATCCCTGGATAACAAGCCATATTATTTTCCCACCATTGTTGATTTGCTGCCAGCTAATACACCATTAGGGTTGATGACGCTTACGCCTACAACTTCTCTTACTTTCCACCCAAGTTTTAATTGTCTTGGCCCATCAGCCGGCAACACTTGAATGTCTTGTCGAACAGGCATTACCCCAACGAATGATTCTTCATATTGACCTATAGTGTTCCTTGAAGAAATGATGATTTGCTCATCAATCTCTGAACCCCAATAGTTCAATGGCATAGTTCTACGAACCTTTCTGCCACTCTCTTCCAAGAATATTCTGGAAGAATCTCCTTCATCTTTGGAGAAAATTTATTTAGATAATCACCATAGTTCTTAACTACATCTTTTAGTTTGGTTGCGGCTTGAGTCGTATCTGCATCGAAGACAGCGGCATAAGGAGAAGGCTCCCAATACTGCATGCGGTTGTCAGCACGAATGAGTTTACCATCAATCAAGATTGAGTTATCATCATTCATGTAGTCAAGTTGACCACCATAGCGCGGAGCTATGACCACCTTATTAGCAGCGAAGGCCTCCAGGCCAGGCATCCAGAAACATTCCGCGTGGCTCATAGTAATAACCACGTCACACGCATTGTAAAGTGGTTCAATATCTACAAGAAACGTGTCAATGATTTCGATTTCTGCATGATTTTTATACTTAGTACGAAAATTATTAAAAATTTCGTTAAACGAGACATCCATCATGCCATTGGCACCCTTCTTAGAGATCTTCATCACTAAACAAACATCATCAGCTTTAGTAAAAGCTTTACCCCAGGTCTCTAATAAGCCAGGGATGTTCTTGCGTAGATGAGGTTGAGCAATATTAGCTAATACTTTATACTTCTTCGTAGTCTTTAAAGGGTGCTTGCCCAAATTCTCAAAACGATCTAAATGAATTCCATGAGGAATCATAACCTGTTGATCTTCAGGCATTCCATTCTTAGTAAAGATTTCTTTAGAAAAATTAGAAGAGGGAACAATCTTATCTACAGCTAGAGCATGTTTAGCGAATGCTTTAGGAAGAACAGTAGTCTCATAGTTCCAGATACCAAATCTATTTGTATTACCGCGAACAAAGTATCGGCTAAAATTCAATAAAGCAGTATAAGATAGCTGCATGTCATAGGTAGCATCAAGACGCTTGGCTACAAACTCTAAATACTCATCATAGGTTAGCGACTTCCCCTCTTCCAATGTACCTTTAAGAAAGGGGCGAAGATCATCAGGAAAATACAAATCACCATTGGTAGAAAATAAATCTACCTCGTGACCCATCTTTATCAATTCTCGCGAGATATTTTGCCCAACGATAGACCAACTATGATTCTTGCCTAAGAAGCCATACCAACATACTTTCATAAACCATTCTATATCAAGTCCAAAGAGTTCGTCTAATCTTCATTAGACGAGCAATCATTTCATCAGTTTTTGTTTCAGCATCCTCATCCATTTTATGCATCTGAATCCAATATTCTTCTTTTTTAGGATCTTTGGTTTTACGCGCATCCGCCCAAAGAGTCAGTAGACGAGCCCTCTCCTTCTCATTCTCCTTACGCTCAACCGTCCACCAGTGGTGAATGGCTCGGGCTTCCAGAATTGAATTTTGCTGAGCAGTAAGCCCCTCATCAGCATCAATTTGTTCCTGAGTATACCACTGAGTCAGATCATGCGGCTCTTCCTTGGTAACATATTCTCCAAGAAGATTGAATATAGCATAGAGCATCTTTTCAGGAACATCATTCCAGCCATATTGATATCCACCTTCTTGACGCAAATCAAGCATATGATAACGGCGACTTGGAATTAAATGAGAAACCAAGAAATAGCGAATCTTTTCGGCAGGAATCGATAATTTAAACCAAATCTTGTATCGTAAAAACTTAGGGAGCGTCTTGTTAAAGAAGAAACGAGTAGGATATGTCTTCTTCATGTAGGCATCATAATCTTCCCAGGTTTTACCCTTAGGTTCATCACTGAACTCAGCCATTTCAAGCGCATTACAATCATTCCACCCTAATTCAATAACAGAAGGAAGGCCAAAATACTTGCGACAAAATTTTCGAAAAACAGACTCTTTACCGTACATCGAATCCAGGCGACCTGTAATTTTTGCTGATAATTTACTCATAGTCGCACAAGATAGGGCGGCCAATGGAGCATGTCAAGTCCGCATTATATTGGGGTTGGAGAAGGCAAATATGGTACGAAGTTCCAGCTATGAGCCGTTGGAGGAGTTGGAGTAGTTGGATTATTGTAAGTCATAACTAAACGACACATCTTGCAGATAGCTTGCTCGGAGACAGGGTTACCAGGAGATGGATTCATATTCAAATGAATTTCATAAATGAAATTGGTGGCGCCCGATGATAACAAGGCTTTAATGTCTTGAGATGTAACTAAAGTTGGAAAAGTACTAGTTGTAGTAATTGCATTACCTGTTCCGCCCAAATTTACATAGCTGTGAGTATTAACATTATACAATTGTAACTGTGCAGCATTAGTTGCATTAGTTGTTTCTAAGATTGCTTCAATTTTAATATCTGATAATCCTTCTAGAATGAACTTGTCGAATCTAAAAGTTAAAGCGCCGATAACAGATGGGGATGCGTAGCCGTCGCTTGAGAAAGTTCCCGCGACACCCCAGATATACATTGGTTGCTTGTAATAGAAGCTTGGGTCTAGTAATCCGTAACCATCTGTCTTTGGCACTCTATCAGCATCTGGAATACCAGTAGAAAACGCAATAACATTAGTTAGAGTATTAACGAATTGATAATTAAGACCGCTGCCCGTACTAGTTAAGACAGTTCCAAATAATCCAGTTGCATTAAGCCCAGTACCACCGTGAAGAATTGGCAGGATACCACTTACGTCTGAATTCAAATCAACCAAAGCGGAAGGTCCGCCATCATTGGCTCCAGAGAAGACAGAAATAAGCTTTAGCATATTCTGAACTTTCACAGAGTCTACGAATAATGGACGGTTGTTAAATCCACCCTTCTTTAAGAAGACATGAATTTGAATTTTAGTACTTAGTGATGAAAGAACAGAGTCTTCAAATAAGTTTGTGAAATTTAGAGTTAGTAAACCAGTACCATAATCAATAGAGACGCCAATCTTGCCGTCCACGATGGCGCCGAAGTAGCCGTCGTCACTCATTCCATTTGTATTTGGAGAGAAAGACTGAACTGCAACAGAGAATCTTAATTGATCATTAGCTAAAGCATCTGCTGTTACGAATGAACAATCAGCAAACTTCATTGATGGGAATCCTAAACGAGTTGCACCGGCACCAGTATAGTCTGCAATAAAATCATCCAAGATATTAACAGTTCTTTCAGAACCGAATAAACCATCTGGAATTTCTAGAACAATGGTACCAACTTCAAAGTCTACCTTATAAAACTCTCCATCTGGTCTGTGAATTTCTCCCTGACCAATGATTAGATTATTTGGAGCAAAGAAGTCTACAGTACCAGGATCAAAATCTGGTCTAGAACCATAGATAGTACAATTGATTCCTTCAACAAGGCATTCATTTTGAATGAACCCCGATTGATTAGTGAAGACACTTGGAACCATCTTTGGATTACTATTAGTAACAATTAAGGACTCGTCCCATGTAAGTTGCTTTTGGATAGTAATTGGAACCGGAGAGGCTAAAAAGTCATGCAATGAGAAATAACCATCGGCGGTAAAGATATCTGGTGTAGTATGAATGCTAGCAGATCTTCCAACAGTCAAATTAGTATAATCGTCAGCTCTATCGATGTATGTCTCAAGTCTAAATCTAAGAACATTGAAAGTAACACCAATCTTAGTGTAGGCGTTAGTTGATGGTCCAGGGAAAGTGCTGGTTGGAGACATGGTTAGCGGAACCCTGTCAATATAACTACTTAGTAAATACCCATCATTAATAGTAATATGGAAGTCGCCATCAATATCGGCTCTTAGCATCTCACCAATAGCATCTCCAGTTAGATAGGTTTTTCTAAGAGTAAGAACATCTGTGAGTGAATCAATTGAAGTAATTTCAAATGCGCCGTAGTTTGGTTCACTCAATGGAGCAATAATAACTAGTTTGTAATCCGTTAGACCGACGATAACATTGAAGTTAACCGTAGCGCTAGTAAACTGAGCCAAACGAGGATCGGCTGGATTGGCAACAAGAACACCATCTGAACCGCTTGCTACAACCGTACCAGTAGAAGTTTCAATCAATTGGAATGTAACACTAAATAAATTAGTAAATGGTTGTGTAACCGTAATGTAACCGTTAGTGAAAGTAGTAGTTACGTTATCTGTAGTAAGAACAGTATTAAGTGGCAAGCCAAGAGTTAGATTAGTGCCAACATAAGAAGTTAGTAAATCTAAGTCGTGCTCGTCGATGATACCGTTACCGTCTACGTCACCCAAGATGTAAGAACAAAGTCTAGCATCAGCGATTCTATAAAAGGTGTTAGGATTATTAGAGTTAGGGAATAACTTAGCGCCAATGAAATCTCCATTAAGCAAATTAGTTTGAAGACCAATAACGCCCGTATCATATCTGTAGCCGTCAGTTACATCATCAACGATTCTAATTAATAGTTCATCTTTAACAAAGGTCGCGCTGTAAATTTTTGAATTTATCAAAGAGGAAATAGAGTCGAAAAACTTTCTATTTTTATCAGAGATAACCCCAATGATTAATGGCTCGGAAGCAGCCTCCAAATTAGCCACGTCAATTGTATTTAATAGTGTAACGTTTGGAATAAACTGCTGGCGGGTAAGAACTGGATTACCAGTTCTTTGATCTGGGACCGGGACACTTTCTTCGGTGGTGGCAGCTACGATAGCTCTAAAAACATCGTTTCCAGTAAACTGAAGTGGTTCTTTAGAATAATCTACTGTAGTAAGTGTATTAGAATCTTGAGCAGTTTTCTCAATAGCAATACCGTGACCTGCTTCATAAGCTTGGCCGTCTGAGATTTTTGCTGCATCGTGCCATACCCTAAACCAAAGTTGTTGTTCAGGAATGTCAACCCAAAGAGATCCTGTGAAAGTAGTGATTCTAGAGTTAGCGATTTGAGCATCACCAACATCAATCATAATGTCACACTTGTTGGCGGAGCCGCTTCTCTTGATAGCTAGCGCGTAGTATTGCCCAGGGATAAGAACGTTACCACTAGCAATAGGGCTGTTGCTAAAAATGAAGTCAACTGGCTGGGGAACAGAATCAAGAACGATACCCGCAGCTTGTAAGGAAGCGAAGTTTGTACTGATTTGAGCAACCGGAATATTGGATGGAGAGAAATCAATAGGTAAAGTGGGGGCGATATCAGACGGACAATCTACATCAGATTGTAGTGGATAAATACTAACAACTAAATCGCCGTTCCAGGATAAGTCGGTTTCACTGCCGATTACTTGGTTACGAACAGCAAGTAAAAGGGTAACCTTCTGAACGTTATTGGTAGTAGCCAAAAACTTCTCGCCAATTTGAGTAGTAACATCACCACTCAATAATAGTTTCTTTTCAAGATCTCCAGTAAAGATATCTAGCGTATCAGTATTGTATAATGGAAGAGCTGCTTGAAGCAGAGCATTCAAAGATAGCGGCCCATCTAAGAAGAAGTCACGGAAGAATAGATTAGGTTGAACGTCCTGAGCCACCATAATTGGAGACCTGGACAGTGTCATTGGGCGGGCTTCCTTAATAAGGATTCGCCCACCTAGATTAAGAGATAGTTCATCATCTCCAATAAAATCATTAAATAGAATTAGAACTACTTGAGCAAAATGCTTCTTGCTCACCTGAGCTTCATTAGCCTTGAAAGTAAAGGTTTCAAACTCTAAATTGCTTTGAAAATCTAACCCAATTATAGCAACTTTAACAGCTTTACGGCTGGCTGCCTTGGATTGAGCTAGACTTACTTCTAGTTGATTACCTAGATTTTTATCAGTTGGTTGGTTTTGAGCAAAAATAGCCTTACCATCTAGAACGCCAGCGGCCAAAGACGAGTCAAAAATGATATTTTGAACTAAAACTTCTGGGAGAACGCCCGTGCCAACATGATTATTGATCGTAGAAGACTCAATAGTATCATTATACTGCTGTTCTAAAGTAAGATCATCATTATCTACTTGTTGACCATCAGACCATATGTTTTGTTGTGCGGATACGGGTGTGCGTTTAGTCATAATCTATCTCACCTAATATACTGGATAAATACCCTGGAGTTAGCCGGCTTTAGCACTTTTATCAACTTCTCCAAAACTTCCTGTACCTTAATGCTACTGTTTACTATACCAAAAGAATCTATAATATTTACTGAAAAATCAAATAGTCCGGTCTTTCTGTTTTTGAGAATAGCGAAATTATCATTCAGAACCATCTTTTTGTCAAAATTCATTAAGTAAGTAGTGAACAAGTCCTCAGTAACTGGGAAGACTGTATTTAAGTTAGTGCTATAATTGACGTCTAACGGTTCACCATACGGCGCATAGACTGGCCTAGAAATAGTGCTGATTCTAAAATTATCTAATAAGGCAAAGACCGGGTTCTCACCAGTGTATTGTGTTCCAATATATAGATCATTTATTGAGTCTTTGAATTTGATACTCTGAACAAAGGTATACCCATCCGCTCCTTGGAAGGCACCAGGTTGAGCAGAACCATATACAATTGGAGACTTGCCAAATAGGATGCTAGAGCCGAAAGCAATGTTCGTATACTGATACCCATCAAGGAACAGTCTCATTTCATCAGAACCAAGCTCCCCATTAATTTTATAAGAAGCTTTGACACGATGCCAGGTGTTACGGGCCCAGCGAGTGGGTGCGCGCACTACGAAGTCTTTACCAGAGGCAGAGATACCAAAGTTGACGTAGCCTGCCTTGTCTTTGAAGACAGCGATACGGTCACCCTGTAGACCTTGAGGGATGTACTTAACCACAACGTGAGCGTTTTGATAAGGTAACTTCCTATTTAATCTAATAACCTGAGTATTTAAATCCACATTCTTGTTTTCGGTGCTTTGATAAGTAATTATCAATGGCATGTTGCTAGCTGGAAGATTTCTTCCCAAGTAAATGGTCATCTGATCGCTACTAACGGTTCCGGTCTGAAAATAATCTGTACCAGTTTTGTCACCAACAATTTTAACGGTGATAATTTGCAGGATTGGCTTGCTAACAGTTACGTAACTATTAGTCGTACTAGTAACTGCTTCCTGGATGGCATGCTGAGTATCAATCTCAATCTTGCCGCCCATGAAATAATCAATACGAGGATCACCAGACTTAAGATGAACACTTAAAATTCTGCTAGCTGGAGAAGACAATTTAACGGCAACATTATTAACACTAACCGCCTCTTCAATTTTAGCCCCATACGCATCAAAATAGAATCTATCGAAGGGATCGTTAGCGCTATCAAATAGTGGGTTAACCCAGAACTCAATAGTTCCTTCCTTCTTAGTATTTAGAATGCCCGTGTTTTCTATGATGATTGGATTATTAGTAATACCTAGACTGTTTCCAAAATTTTCATTAATAACAATAGAAGATTGAAATTGGCCCTTGTAGTTATTTGTATTAGTATAGTACTTAGATTCATTTATTAATGGCAATGAATCAAAATTAACTAACATAAGAGTATTAATATCAGTTCTTAAAGCCTTAAGAGAGTTAAAATCTTTTGTAATTGATCTTTGATTACTTGGGATTGTTTCCCCAATTCTGGTGTCGGTTAACATTACAGAATAAATCTTAAGTTGATCGATTGTTCCATTAAATTGATGATGTCCAAGGAAATCAGTTCCTAAGAAGGCGCTATGTGGAGAGGCGTCTAAACGAATACTCGTATAAGTATCATATTCTAATTCATAGAAACCATGTAACAAGAAGTAGGGCTGTGACGGTAACACCCCATCCTCTAGGGTAAAATAACCATTCTGTAATCCGCTTCTATAATCATTTACACTAAGAACTTGATAAACTCCATCAGTGAAATTAGGTAGTGGTTGGGCTGGAGCTTGAAGTGTGGACTCAATGAAAAGAGACTTTCTATCTTCAGAGAAACCTGTAATTATGTAGAATCCAGCAACAGACATAGGCGAATGAATAACTAGATAGTTACCGATATCAAGCCCGCTGAACAAGAAGTTTTCATCTCTAACAGAGGTTGCGCTGTCATTGTATAGACTACTACCCCCGCCCATGTGGTAGCTGTATCTAACTACTGGGGCCAGTGAGCTAGACTCTGAGTAAGTAATAGGGTATTTTTCTTTTACTTCAATTGTAACAGCATTCTTAAGAACATCAATAGGCATTGCTGATGATTGAACATAGTTAACCGTAAGGAATTTATTAACCGTATCAAGCTTGCCGTAATCCGTGAAACTAACAGTTTCGCTAATAACACTAACCCCAACAAGACCATTAACAACTACAGATACTGGCGTAGTAAAATCAGTATTATTACCAGAAAGTGTGACCGTTAGCGTTCTACCGTTTTGAGAAGTAGTAGTTGGCAACCCTGGGAAATTATTCGATACAAAGACACCTAGAGTTAATGTGGAGTTACTTGGCCCTACGAAAGTACGAGGCAAGATAACCTTAGTGATCTTAGCTTCATCCAAAGAAATTGGAGGTGGAAGCTGAGTCATCAAAACATTCTCTTGACCATCACTCCAAACATAATAAGATCTTCTAATACTTTTGTGATTTAGTCCTAGAGTTCTAACCAAAATTAAATCGCCAGCATAAACATTATTTGAAATAGTAAGTATATTATCAAAGTATCCATCTTTAGTAATGCTGTAGGATGGTCTAATAGCTCTTACGCCTGGGATCTCTGTTTCAGTATTACTGTAAACTGCGAAAGCTGTTGCTGGTAAGTTGGCGGGCAAGGGACCGTCGATTGTTACCGTATTACCTGATACCTGAACTATACTATAAATATCAAATCCAAGAGCATCGATTCTAATTAAGAATCCTGGCTCAACATCGCTTGTAGCAAAATTTATCAGAGTAGAAGTAATTACATTAGACCCGCTGGTACCCGTAGCGTCTGCTCCAGTTAGGAAGGTTGGGATAGTTGTAACGGCGATATTTGGTGCGGTGTCAATATCCGAAGTAACAGTGAACTGAGTGCGGTTGATAGAGAAACGACCATTGGTCAAAGTTGTGGGCATTGATGAGCTTAGAGTTAAAGCTTGGCCGCTAACATTGGTGATCGTATAACCAGTAGGAGAGAATCCAACTTCGTCAATGATAATATTATCACCAATATCAATGTCGTAAGTTCCAAAATTCAAAGTAGAAGTAACTACGTTGCTGCCTAAGTTGGTTACCAAATCCACTGAGCCGACGATATCCTTATCAACTAATCCAATGATTTCTTCCGGATTTACTGTACGGAATTTTTCATGAAGATATGGTTGTAATTTTTGTCCATACTTAATGATATTTGGAACTTCAAATCCATCAAGGAATAAATGCATTTCATCTCTTCCATTAATTGTATTTAGTTTCCAGGAAGCCGCAATATGATGGATCTCATTGTATCTCCATGCAGAGATGTCGGCACTAACAGTAAAGTTATGTCCATCTTTGTCAAAGACGCGGAAATTCATATATCCACTAACGTCTTTATAAATAGAAAGTCTACTATGATCTTTATCTTTTCCAAAATCTAATAGGTAATGCTCCAAATCAGATAAGAAGGTGATACCGGCATCCACGCCAAAGCTGCCGCCAGTTAAGGTAAAGCTTTGAGAGGTATTACCGCTCATGATAGATAAGTTACTTGGTTTTGGTAGAGTCAGACTTTTATTATCATAGAATTTACCATCAGACTTAATGGTGATTTTATAAGTATCAGAATTAGGAACAACATAGCCGTCGATGACTCTAACATACCAACGATAGAAATTTCCTGATGCATCCTTGTCGTAGTAAATATATACGCCATCTTTATTGATGTTGGGCGTACCTAGAGCATTGTCCAGTTTACCCAAAGTAAATGATCCAGATACTAATTCTGGGTGGTACTCGGATGAACCAACGAAGACCTCATTAGATGGAATAGCAAGACCAGCTTTTAGAATGGTGAAAATTAAGTGAGCATCATTATCTAAGCCATTCCACTTAGGCTTCGTCCAAGTTTCAAAAGTTCCCTCTTCAAATCTAATGTTTGAATTGACTGGAAATTGAATAGTTTGACCTGGATCGTTAACAATAATTCCAGTACCGTATTTAACCGATTCAGTATCAAATGATCCTGTTGTAGCTAGGTTTTCTGGGTACAACGTGCTACTGCCCAAAGACCAATCAATAAATGCATCTTCGATAACCTGAGGCTCAATATGGGAAATCGTTTTTCCAATATTTTTAATAGCAGCAACTGTTGGACCCTGAATGAAAGAGCTTAGCGCAGCAATCAAGGCTTCACGATAACGCTCACGATCAAAATCAATATCGAAATTGGATAGTTCGGGAATATTAACTAGAGTGCCGAAATTCTTTAATAAGGCATCTCTAAGGGCTCCCGCCTTATAAGTAACGAAGTAATTGGTGTCGGTAGGTAAATTAGTGTTACGGCGAAAATCAAGAACGTTATCACCATATTCATAGCTAACGATAATTTCATCTGCTAAATAAGTATAGTCTATAAAGTAATCACCTTTATTATAATCTACGATAACTCTAGATAAATCATTAATAGTAAAGGAGTAAATAACATTAACTTGGTCTCCTAGGGCCGGAGAATTGACTCCAGAAAAAATCAATTTAATTGAACTGCCCGGAACAACTGTTCCTGAGTTATCCCATAGTTGATATCCATCAGAGACCCTTATTACGCTGAAGTCGTAAGTAATGTTACTTGATAAGTAAGGAACGCTCTCATTGATGTTGACGTAATAATCCATTCCATCATATTGAACTGTTTCAAAAATTTGTTTACTATAAGAATTAACTGTTACATTGAATCCGTTGGATGAACTTGATTGAGCAAAATTAAATGGTCGAGTGCTGTAGACTAGATCTTCGTGTTCATAAAGTCCACGAACAAGTTTAACTGAATTGGTTACTCCAGAAATAAAGGAGGTTCCAGAGAAAGTTCCAACAGACTTACTGAAGAGCTGGTAAGGCGCTCCGACAAATCCATTAAGGAATTTTTCATCAACAATTTCTAACAGTTCTGGAGAAATGATCCCATCATCAAATGAAGTAAAAGAAAATTTCTTGTTCTTCTCATTAAGTGGACTAATTTGATAATAAATATCATCAACCGCAATCAAATGTGGAAACTCAGGAACGATATCACTACTCTTATAGGTGGCCGTTCCAATCTCTAATCCTTGAGTATTAGAAACTGCACAATAGATTACTCCATTTAGATAATCTACCATGTATTCGCCAATAATAGTTAACTTATCAATGTTAACTGTTTGACTAAATTCTGAATCATACCATCTTTCACTAACAAATACATTCGCATCAGTTAATGAAAGGCTGTTATTCAAGAAAGCCCCTAGACCGTCTTCAGTAGAAGATACAACTCTATTCTTGTTAAGAAATATTTGGAAAATTTTAAGTGAAGAGCTATTTACTAATGTAGTATGTATAAATAGCTTCTCATTAGGAATTGTATTGAAGGTGGCGCGCTCAGCGATCCTGGCTACAAGTCGAGGAGGAGTGTTGTATCTAAAATAGATTTTCTCATCACTCCATCTATTGATGGTATAAATTTCTCCAGAAGTTTCATTGTAAACTCTAAAGACATTAGTGATGGGCGTGTGCTTAGTTCTTAAAACGTTGAAAGCTACTAAGTTGTTATCAATTCTTTCAGTAAGTTCTTCTGAGTGTAATTTGGCCTCGTAATCGATTCCTGCAACCAATACTTCTTCGTAAGAAAAGGCTACGTTACCTGGCGCTTCAACTAAGCTACCCGTAGGCAAAGCAACAATATCACGAAAGTCATCATCATACGTGTAATCAATTTCAGATTGATATACCAGCCTATATCTATAAGTAGCTAATGGGGGAAATGGGCCAGTACCATCATTGGTTAAGTCGGCGCCATAGACGTAGACTGTGCCCGTATTATAGTCGACAGCATACTGTCCTGGAGCTGATGGCAAAGCATCAAATCTAAACGGAATTTCAAATTTAAAAGCTGGGTGGGTCGAACCAGTATTGGAATTAGGGTCATCAAAAGTGGCACCAGCTAAAGTAGAAATTCTATTAGAGCTATCAATGATTGGAGCGTGTGCCAGATTAAAAACGTTTATGATTGGTGGAAGAACTTCTCTAGGAGAAATCTCGGATGAATAAACTACCACGCTTGCTGGGTTAACTATGATTCCTAAATTCTTGTATTCGTACTGAACTTCTACTTGAATAATTTTAGTTAAATCAAATAATGGATCAGATATGATTTGATCGCTAAGTCTAATTTGGTTATCAGCTAATTGTAGGTACGTAAACCCATAATCCTGAGAGTATCTAGAATCTTTAATCTGATATCCGTGTCGCTCAATATCATATGTATATACAGGGGTGATTGTGTTAAGAGTAAATACAACACTAGTAACTCTAGTAACTGGAGACTTGTTTAAATTAAGAGTTAGGTTATTAATATCAAAGAAGCCTGCATCATCAATAGTGTTTGGCGTTAATGTTTCGACGCTGCTTTGCTTTTGCAAAGTGACCGGGAATGTAGGGAAAGAAGAGAATACAAAAGTTTGATTAGCGGCGAATCCAGTAGGAGTTCTACCTACTCTTGAGACGGAATACGCGCCCTCTTCATCTAGTCTATCAAAAGCTCCCGCTCCCCTAATTCTTCTTTCATCTGCTATAGTGAAAGATAAGTAGTTTTCATTTTTAACTTGACCAATATCATAAAGCGCTCTTGATAAAACAACAGCAAGAGATTGAATGTATTTAGCTACAAGCGTATTATCATCATCTAGTTTATAGACGTTATCTCTAAAGAAAGCGCCAAGATAATTCTTAATAGGATTATCGGCATCTAACTGAGCAGTAATGCCATACTTGTTATTAACACCATCTTCTGGTAAGTAAAAATCACCATTCAATGATTGAAATGGGTGCAACGGAGATGACTTAAAAATTATGAAATAAGAAGCTAATGGAGTGAGCGGCTGGCAAGTGATTGATAGTAAAGCTCCAGAAACTTTAACATTTAATATCTCAGAATCAGGCGCACCGATAGTATCGCTAACGATAGTAACGTTAGACGTAATCAAATTAGCTGTTAAAGTCGAAGAAAAAGTGACATCTATATTTGAATTATCTACGACTTTGACATTGATGATACTTAGTTTGCCAACCATGTTTATCTTGTTTCGGTGTTAATGATTATATTATTTGGTGCGAAGTACTCATCACCTTGAGCTTGAACTTTCAAAACTGTTCCTGGTTGACCATTTTTATTGAAGTACAAGATTCTTGCCCTAGCTATACCACTAACTGCCTGAGCTACGTTGATTAATGTAGGAGAGTCTACAATTTGTGCTAGCGTGCTCGTAGTCATGGCCGTAATAAGCTGATTACGTAAATTTTGTACTACATTAGTAGCTGAACTTGTAAATGCTGAGTCAATAACTACATTGATAGTTAAATCTAGATCTATTTGATTGGCCTGTCTTACTAAGACGTCAGCATTAATTGGTCTTGCTGCTTCAACACTAAAGGTAACGTCGCCAATTAGTTTATTGTAATTGTAAGTAACTACAATTCTTTCATTTTGCTTGGGAGCAATATAGTCATACAATGCTTTGTATCTGCTTCCAAGGCCAGGTTGAGTGAAAGAGGTCGCCGTAAATCTGGTTGACTGAGATGCTTTAAATCCAGAAGCCGTAAAGATCTTATTAATTATAGCAAACTTCTTATTTGTATATAACGTTCCATTTCGAGTATATGAAAGATTCTCACTATCATTATCAGTTACATAATAAAATGTAACTCTAATTTTATCACCAATAGTTGGTAAGTTAACTGGCGTGGTGTTAAGTGTGTTGTTTGCAGTTGAAGGCAGAATAAAATCTAATGCCTGTAATGTTGGATCGGCTAACATATCAGAACTATAAAGTAAATTGTTCTGAATAGTAGTGCCAGATATATCGTAAGTGGTGAGGGTTTCTAGAACCGTGTCATCCGCGCTGCTAGCCGTAACTACCTTTTCTGCCTTGATTATTTTAGCAATTCTAACGTTACTTGGGATTGAAGCAACGGAACTTAAGGAAAGTGATTTTCTCAAAGCTTCTGCAAGATTTAACTTCAAACCAGTATTTGTGGAGGTAAAGATGATTCCCTCTGCTTTAGAAAGCGTGCTGCCTGCTACCGTAATAATTCCGGTGTTAACGATTTGGTCAACAGTTGCACCAACAAGTCTAGTAGGAGACCTTCTTAGGTTACTAAAATTATAGTACATAACAAACACCACGTCATTAACAGAGGCGGCGGCAGTAACTGGGAAAGTTATTCTATTGTTAGCTAGATCTATAGTTCCAGAATAACCCCAAACTTCCTTGCCATCAACTACTCTAATAACAGAGATGTTATCTTTATTTATATTACTTAACACCTCAGTAATAACCAAACTATTACCGCTCAAAGTATAACTAGTAATATCATAAACGCCATCGTTATTCAAACGAGTAAGTCCGCTAACTGGCGTTACTATTTTTATCTTTTTATGTGTAATATCTACTTGATCAGAAAAGTCAACAGTAGAGCTGGTGAAATTAGCACTACCGCTTATGCTGGTAGTTAACACGCCATCTGAACCAGATAACAAGACAATATCTGTATTAGGCTCAATAACATAAAAAGATAACCCTGTGGCATTAGTGAAACTATTTAATGGAACGCTAAACTTTGTATTGGCAGGAGCTACATAAGCTAAGTTATGTACCCTTGTCTTAATCAAAGAGTTGCTAAAACTAAATGGTTGAAACCTTCTGATATCTGTAGAATAATAAACGGCCAAAACTCTGTCCCCAGTAGCTGGCGTGTTTAAACCTGGTAAAATAAATTGGTAATTACCCGAAATTCCAATATCGATGGTTCCGGGATGATTGGCCGACCATAATTCATATCCGTCAGATAGTCTGATAATGGAAACAACTTGCGAAGCTGCAATGGTGAAATCAGCACTAGGCGCAGTTACTTCAATATAATATTGATTGCTAAGGTTTTGCTGAACAATTTGATTCTCTCTAACAGATGTATTGGCCGAGCTAAAATTTGGGAACCCGTTGTTGTTAGATAGGTTGAATCCATTGCCGACCTTGCTCGATGGAAGGGCAGTAACAGAGGCCGCAAACAAATCAGTGATATTCGCAATGTAAGTTACTAGTAAGGTGATGTTAGTAGCTGTAGTATTAATTAAAGAACTTGGAATGGTAATCTGTGTACCGCTGCTACTACCGGCCGTTTCTTCAGAGTGAAAGACATTAGTGCTATTTAGAATAACGCTAACAGTATCGCCAGCCTTAGCTACCGTATCATTTGGTAAGATAACCGTTAATACATATAGAATTTCAATACCAACTACTTCGGTAGTTACAGTGAAACTACCGTTTGCTTGAGCGCTATTGTAAATTTCAATATTAGAATTCTTAAGAGTTATCTGATCAACGCTATCTACAGTTACTGGTAAATGATCAATAACGACAGAGAGCCTATTAACATAAGTTCCGGAAGTAACCAAGGTAACCGCAGCATCAACCTCAGTAAATACATTGGTAGAAACCACAGTATCAACTGGGTGGCTGGTTGTTCCGGTAAAGAAGTTGTCTCCAACCGTTAGTACAAAGTTGACTCGCTCATTATGAATGGCGGAAGAGTAACCCCAGTCAATGCTATCTGTAACGTTTCTTGGATTACTTGTTTGGGTTAACCCATCATAATCGGAATGCTGATCAAAATTAACGATCCAGCTATAGTCTACCTGTAGTAGGTCACTAGTGGATGGTAGCGTGTTACCAGAGATTTGAATACGTCCAGTAGTATTGTATACGCCGGTCTCATCAAGATCTTGATCTGTGATAATATATCTTTCACCAGTGTTAACATTGAAAACTCTAGTAATACTAGTAGCTGGTGTATGAAGTAATTGAATAATAGATTTATCACTAGTAACGATGCTGTTTTCGTTAGTAATAGAAAGGCTTTGTTGAACTTGAGGAATCTCTAATACATCAGTAAATGTTGTAGGGTCTTGTCCGTTGAACTGGCTCTTAATTCTATCTTCACTGAATAATGAAATTTTATTGGAGACCCAATGAAACGTATCAAATCCAAAAGGGCTGCCGCCGTAAACACCAGTATCTTTAAGTAATTCAAAATTTCCAGAGACTCTGCCATAAGTATCTGTTGTTTTGGCAATAAAATTGGAGCCGCTTATAGATCCAGTAACAGTTAGTATATCATTAACTGGTTGAGCTGGAACTTGACCAGCTTTAAGATCATCAATTCTTTTTCTGTTAATAGTTTTATTAACATCAGCCGCAATTTGACCAATGACCACATCATTTTTAACACTAGTAGGATCTGTGTTGTTGCTTTTATCTTTGTAAATGAAAGTATCTGTATTTTGAACTAAGCTAGAACCTAGAACAATAACATCTACTTTTCCTCCAGAGCCCTCTGAGACAATAGTACGAGTTCCGTCGCTAGCTATGCTGACAACGGTGCCGTCTCTGGTCATTAGAGCATCGCCTGGTTCAATAACGGCCGCGTCCGACACGCCAGTGGTACCTAGGGCGGTGTTTAGGTAGCCCAAGGCAGTTCCTATGCTCGACCCGCTAAAGGCCGCGAGGACGCGATTACGGAAGTTAGAGTCATCTTCTTGATCAGTCCCGCCAGTAAATGAATTTATATTGGTTACGTTGGAGACGCCAGAGACGTTAGTTCTATTTAGAGATAGTGTTCCAATGTTACCAGAAGAGCCTGCGGTGGTTGCTATGACAGTAACTTCAACCGCATATTGATCTTTAATTCCGGCAGCATCTAGTTGGTCTTGAAATTTACTAGCTACTGAACGATAGAAGTTAGAAGAGCCAGGAGTAACTGAGACTCCTGAAGTAATAGAGTAAGAAAAACCATTATTAGAAATAACTAAGCTTCCGGTGTTAATAGGAATAGGTGCATTAATGGATGCAAAGGTTAATAGAGCGACTCCTGTAGCAGAAGTAGATTGCTTTCTAATAACTCCGAAGTTTTTGGCTAGCTTGTCCAGGTCGGCACCAATAACAAGTCTCATAGATTGCTGACTAGAGACGCTTGATAGTTGGTCATATAGCAAAGCAAGCTGGCTCGAAGGGCCGTCGATCATCAAATCGCGAGCCACGGTGCCCGGTTTGGTATCTAAATCAGGTTGGGCTAACCTGTAGTAGTCTATCAAGCTTAAGATGATTTCGTTTACTGAGCGTATTGTGACCATATTTACCTTTAGATAGACTCAAATGGTTGATATTCTGAAAGCGGTTGTTACTGGTTTCAACCCTTTAGAAAGTACGCTTACTACAACATTAAATAGCCTTGGATCGACTCTATCTGTATTTATAGATATATCCGAAATAGCACTTATTTGTTCATCAGCACTAACTCTTTGAAAGGATTTAATCTGTAAGTCTTGTAAATCCTTCAAATTTTGAAGCGCAGTAGTTAACTGAGACTTACCAATTTGAACTAAAATAGAGCTGTAATTTGGATTACCCACAATAGTTCTTGAAATAAAAGAACCATACCATGGATGAATTGGATTAGATCCGGCCGTTGTCAGGCAAATCTTCAAAATATCTTGAATTAGTTTTTCACTATCTATGGCTGTTACTAAGGCTCCATTTGTGAGAACTAAGTCACCAGCACGTAATTTCAGGTCAAACGACATCTTCTAACGCTCCCGTTTACTTATGCTAAATTATTAGGTAAATCTAGAGGTTAGGTGCTTAAACCGTTATTTTTACTCAATTGCTTATAGATATCATCCATAAGGTTATAAAAATTCTTCATATTCTTCATTAAAGAAGCATGAGCGTTTGAAATACTGACTCTCGTGGAAGGAAGATCTGGATCTGATCCTGACAACGCAGCAAGGTCCAAATTTAATGAGACTATCATTCTGCTATAGGCATCATCATCTAAAAACCCCACCAAATCTTTTCTTGGCATAACATAAAGGGCGCCGATAATTGCAATAATATCGCACAGCCCCAAGCCACTAAATTCCCCCATTATAATTTCAATGGTTCGAAGTGCCGAATTAGCGATAGAGAGATCGTGGTCTCTTTGTTTATTTGAGCTATCTAATGATTCTTTTGTTAAATCACCCATGCCTTTGCTGGTATCATCGCCCCAAGTCGTAGAAAATTTATCAAAAGCCGTCCCACCTAAGTCCGGTTCTTTTGTCTTCATAGTTTGAGCATTAAATTGATTGGCGGCTTGAGCTAAAGTAGCATTGATAGTTTCCTTATCAGCGGCCGTAACAAAGTTATTGTTATCTCCAGTTGGAAGCTTGCTAGTAATGATGATTGGAGTTACTTGACTACCGCCCTCTGGGCCAGAGGTAGATACGGCGGGCACCCAATAATAAAGCGCCTGAGTAGCTTGAATATCAACTTGAGCTTGAACCAATTCCTTGCACATAGCAGCAATAATGAAAAGATATTTTTGAAATTGAATCTTATCATCTAATCCATAAAGGTCATTGCTTACTTGTTCAATAAGTTTTTTGTCAGTAATTGTAGGGATACTTAGAATTTCATTTTTAAGATTAGATTGACTGCTTGTTATATCTTTTTGATTTCTAGAATCAAAACGCTCTCTAATAATCTTCTCAATCAACGGTCTCTTAACAAAAGTATTTTCGCTAACTAAAAGTTTTGTCTTATCAAATACAAATGGAACGGCTACTTTTCTAGAGGCAGGATTACAGCTAAAGTCAATTCTAGGATCAACAATAAGTGGCTTAATATAATGATAACGAGTAGGGAATAACTTAGACTTATCAGGGCTATTTCCTAAAGAATCTACATACTCTGATAAGTTAACTTTATGTTCCCCAACAACACTTTTAAGTTCGCAGACATAGCTTTGATTTTTAATCTCAAAATCAAATGCATCGACGCTCTTATCAACTGGAACTGAAAATAGACGGATATTCAAACTTGAAGAGACGGCCAATGCACTAGCTGTAATAGTAACGGGGCGTACTTCCCAAATTGCCTTTATGTCATTAACATAGTTTTCACGTTTCGCGGAAAACTCTTTAAAACCTTGTAACGGACTATTTGCAATATTAATCTTTTCTGTTAATGGCATGCTCTTAACACCATCCATTACATCATGACCCGGATTATAAAACCTATCGCCATTACCTACAACTGGAAATCCAATAAGTCGAAGAAAGCAATGCAATCTACTTTCTTGCGGAGTATCTTCTATCTTTAGTGATTTATTAATGCCAGCAATAGTATCTATGTCGAAAGAATTCAAAGTATTTTTATCAACCTGAATATTAACATTTGATAAACTTCTATTAGCGTCTATTTCCTTAATGAAGTCAGTATAAATCTGATCAATATCAAACTTTAAATTCTGAGATGTCTCATTAAGAGAGGGATTAGGAGTAACCATTAGTTATCCCCGCCACTCTCTTTGGCCTGGTCACCCGCATCTCTTCTTGGCTGGCCATCGGTATCGCCTTCGCCCGTACCAACTCCGCCGCCCAAAGTGAATGGAGCGTAAATGAATCTGTATGGAATTTCTTGCAAGTCGTGAGTAGGAGATACATCAACATCATCTGGAATAGTGTTAGTACAGAAAGTTTGATTATCAAAAGAAACCATTAGGGTTCCATTACCTGGCGTAGCGCTAGTAATATTTGCAGTGAATGCTTGGTATCCATCATAAGTAAAGTTACCAACATTTCCAAAAGTAACGTGACCCTTAATACGGGCCGCTAAGTCATTACCAACTATAGTAGAAACTCCGGTACTTAGTGGTAGACCATTTCTTTCATTTAGGTTGACCGTCACTACGATTGGCAATGTGGTGAACTGCTGGCTTGGTGAGGCTACGATTGTGCTCTTACATGGATCGAATCCAATTCCAACCATTTGACCTAAAGCATTATTAGTATCTGTTCTAAGTTTATCAAGACAGATATCGCAAGTTGCCTGAAATACCGCAACTCCTGCGGCAGTCATATTGGCTCTTAGGCCTGTAATAGCGGTAGCTAAACACTCTTGAGCGGCTGCGGGACTTGGGAATGCAGGGCTATTAACTAGTCTGCCTAGTAATTGAGTTTTAAGGGCAATATCGCCAGCAAAGATATTATTGATAAAAGATCTATTGGTTGCAATAGATGGAACACATCCAAGAGTAACGATGTTCTTCTGTAGAAGAGGAGCGATATTTGGCTTGAAAATATATTCAACATTATTGAATTGGTACCCATCAGTAATCTTTAGATGTGGATTTGATGAAGCAAATCCCGGCATATGGAAAAAGTTCTCAAGGGTAGCTGGGATTAGCGTTGGAGTTACTCCGTCAGCAGCAAATCCAAATAGAGTGCTACCGTCATCTTCGAAGCCGATGCCGCCTGCTGGAATTCCAACTGCATTATAAATATCCGTAATAGATAAGTCACCGTTAGTTAATGATGTGCTTGGAACCTTAGTCAATATACAGTTAGTGAATTTGATAAAGCGAGCAGAACCTTGACGACCCCAGCTTGCTGGATTGTAGTACATTCTCATGTCAATGACATAAGGGGCCTGACGCGGATCAGTCGTATTGGTGTACGTCGCATCTGTTGGGAAGAAGACTGGCTTTGGAGAAATAGTTACATCATTAGCATCAAAGATATTTCTGAACTGTTCATTTAACCCTTGTTCAAGATCGAACAACTGCATACTCTCTGGACGAACATCAAAATTAAATGCACCACCAAAGGCGGCAGGTAACGACAAGGATGTGGCGACAGACACCTGCGGTAGATATCTGAAGTGACCAGTGGATCTCTGATATTGTTGCTTAACAATGGCTGGACATACATCGGGAGTACAGCAGTTATCTTCATCGCTTGGATCACCATCTTCACAAGGAGGAATATGGAATAGCAAGGAAAGAATATCTTTAATAACCTGAATGATGATATTAAAAATAGAGAATAGTACAAACAAATTTTGGAACATACATAGAAGAGATCCTAGCTTTTGAACAATCGCTAAGACACCGTCTTCGTCACCATCATCAAAGGCTTTGATAAGCGCATTGATATTTCTTAGAATCATTAGGATGAGCTTAATGATTTGAGAGATAATGTATTCGATGAGTGCTAGGATAAGCAACAACAAAGAAATAATCATAATAATTAAAGCAAAAATCGGAAACAGATTCAAGAAGGCCGGAATACAACGAGTAAACAATCTATTCAAAGCTCTAATAAGTTTGAATGGATTCATCAAGGCACATAGCACTTCAATAATACAAATAATAAGTTCCAGAATAGGAAGAAAGAATTTATACAACATTAAGAATGGCATGAACTGGTCCAATAGCTTCATGATAGCATCGAACACATCTTTGCCGAAATTTGGATTCAAGGGTGCTTTTAGGGCGCCCGGTGGAATCAAAAATTGTAACTTCTCTAATAGCTCTAATAAGTTCTCAGGGAATCCATCTGGAAAAGGATTCAAATTGGGCAGTTTTAATGCGAAAGGCGTACCAAACCCAGGAATGGCTGGACCACTCGGGCCATCCGGAACATTAACTGATACATCATTCGGATCACAAGGACTCATTATACTTCTTTATATATCACTTACTTATCTTGTCCTGGAACTTTTGGCTCCAGTGCACCCACTAAGACTTCGTCTACTCCAATAGTTTCTTCTAGGCCATCGACTAACTTAGATGCCCAAACAAGAATCTCGGCATCAATCTTTTCTGCATCTAAACTTTGAACGTCGTAATAATGTAATAAACGACTAGCTACTTTCCATAAATCTCGATGAACATCATCCTGAAGTTGCTTATAAGAGTATTCAGATTCTTCTTCATTGGGATGAGATCCAATGGCTTCTAAAATTCCGGAGGCCAACTTAGTAAGGCCTTGTGCTTTAGCCTCTTCGGCCTGAGCAAGTAGTTTGTTATAAATAACGATATTCAATTTTTTCATGATGATCCTCCGAAGCCTTTCAAATGCATTCTTTCTTGTAGAATAAGTGTGTTGCATTCAATTCTAATGTTTTTATCTGAAGTAAGCGTCATATCTTTTTTAGAATGTATTCTTAATGCTCCTGGAGTCAAAACAGTTACACCCTGACTATCAATTCGAAGCATATGGCAATAGCCTCCAGAACCCATTATTCTTAGATCTAGAACACCTTCTTTGATATTATTGTCTTCAGTGAATCTACTATCTGCTGCGATTCCAAATCCACCAATTTGAAGAAAGACATCTCCTCCTGTAGCTGCAATAATACTTCTTCCATTTTTATCTCGTCCAATATTTGCTACCATACCACCTGCGGTATCAAGCCATACTGATTGCCTATCAACAGTGTTAGCTCCAATGTTTAATTCAATAGAACCATCGAAATTAATAGAGCCACTTCTTCCACCACCATTAGCGCTGTTTCCAGACGTAATTATAGTAGGAGAAACAATATTTTCAAGTTTCTTAATAGTAGATAAATCTACAGTTAATGGGATAACTTCACCTGCTTGAAAGTTCAAATAATCATTGTTTTGATGAACGAAGCATGTCTGAAGAATGTCATGGTAAACCATACCATGACTAATGTGCTGATTAGTAAGTCTGTCCTTAGGAGCGGCGTTGGCACCATCTCCCGTTTTTAATGCGATAGAGCCTCTTCGATTATCTTTATCTATTGGCTGAAATCCTTTTGGAACTGGCTTAATAGCCTGAGCACCAAAACAATCATGGAAAATATCCTGATTATTTTCCAATTGAACTATCTTATCTGGATTACCATTGTCTTCTGGTCCATATGTAGAATAGTTTTCATAACGAGTTAGTAATGGAATATTACCGGCCTCGCTAGAAGCTGGAACATTAATTTTAAACTGCCCTTCTTTATCAATATCAATGAAAAAGCGACTTCTATCTCTTGCGTAGTCTTTGCTAGAAGTAATATCTGGTAGAGCAACGGTACCGCTCTTTCCGCTTAAATCTTTTCTAGTATTGATTTCAAAATGATACGCTAAACTTTTTCTTTGAAGAGCCTTGATATTTAGAAAAGATTTAACTTTGTCAGTACTCTTATCAGACTTAATAGTGTTTTGATCTTTACCAATAGGTAATGGAAATCTATTTAAATCTAAAATATTACCAAAGATATCTACAACAGTTCCCTTGATGCTTTCCATCAAATAATTTGGAGAAACTAAGCTTAAACTAAGAGTATCTGCTCTGCTGACTCGGCGGCTTGGATAGCTATAGTCTTTTCTTTTTTTGGTTCCAGTGTCTGAATAAATAGTAGACTCATTTAGATCGTCTGCAATATTAGATTTATATTGAAACTCATAAATGGTTTCTCTATTTTCTACGAAAGGAGGATTCTTACTTGAGCCAGAAATAATTGGAGAAGAGGTAACCGTTGGATCCATTGAGATAATGTGATACTCTGGTTCGTACCCAGTTCCTTCCAACTTGGAATTTTGACTGAAATTTGTATTCCTAATTAAGTCTCTCTTAATCACGCCATCTATTTTTCTACTGGCTTGAGTAAACTTATAATCGTTATGGAAATTTCTACTCATATAATTTTGAGTAGTGTTTATTTGAATTTTATTTCCATCTGAACCAATAGTAATATGGTTAGATGTGTTGAGAGTTATTCTTGTTCTATCATTAGAACTAATAAGCAATTCGCCTGGCGTTAAAGTAGGAACTTTATTTTTATTTTCAGACAAGAATGATACGAAGTAATATTCACCACCACTACCCAAGCCTACAACAACGGGCGTGCCTATATCTGGGGCGGTGCCAACATAAATACCATTATTATAAAATAAACCATGAGGAGCATCAACGGTTACTGGCGGGTTACTACCAGAGACAGGTGAGTTAAGAAGCTTGACAAAGATCTTTCCCTTTGCTTCATTAAAAGCATGAATCCAGCCTCTTCGTAATAGGCCAACCTCTTCGTTTAATTTATTAGGATTAGTCATTATTTGCCTTGAGCCTTAGCTACGGCTTCTGGAACTTCTTCAAACTTGATCCAGATATCTACTATATATTTGTACAATACGGTTTTTAACTGCGCTCTTTGTTTTAATGAATTTTCTTTATCTCCAGACTTAACTGGATCACCACCACTAGATGAAAATGGGTTAGAAGTAAGTGCGGAGCCTAGGCCAGCTAAAGCTGAGCCAAATCCACTGGCACTTGGGGCGCCTGGTGAAGAAGCTCCCCCACCAGCCATACTGGCCATAGAGAGATAGTTTCTACAAGCATCAATTGCTTTTTGAGATGGTGAATTAAAAACTGCTTCATCTGCCAAATCAACCGGCACTACCTTTACGCTATCTTTAGATAAAACAGGATTACTTGAAGTTCCGTCATTTTTATTATAACTTTGTTTTGGTCCTTGACCCGCAACAGTTAATGAAGTCATTACTTCACCAGCAAATGTTTCAAGATCCGAATCAAGGGTATTGCTTTTATCAAAATAAATTCTAAGTTCCGCAGTTGCCTTGATGTTGTTACCTTTAGTATTATTTGCATTAATCAAATAGGCTGCTGTATAAAGTATGTTGTTAATAGTGGCGGTATTAGCGGCACTAAAAGCAGTTACAGTTTCTTTTGGATCTCCACCTTTATTAAATGGCTTAAGAGATTTTGGATCTCTTAAAACAATTCCAATATCTTTATCATTAGTAGAGCTTGATTGTCTTTGAACAGCAAATCCGGCAACATCTCTGTTCTTATAAAGAATTTTTCCAACAATATCAAGTGGAGTTGGAATGTATTCTCCAGGAGTATGACCATAAGTTAAATCAAGTGTTGTAGTAAATGAACTACCAAATTGAAAATTATGTTTGACGGAAGAAACATAAAATAACATTCCTCTATCTTCCAAGAAAATAACTTCTCCTGGCTGCATAAATTCATTACCAGAAATAGTAACTGAGCCTCTTAAAATATTACGGCGAGCGCGGCTTAACATCATACTAGCGTAAGGAGCACATTGTGTATTTGGATCACTTAGAAACGGAAGATTAAGTGGAGACTGCTCTCTGAACCCATAATTTCTCCATGTATCATAATCAATAGCTGAAGCACTTACCATGCTATTGCCGCCACCAGGAAATACATTCAGATCGGATGGTAAAGTACTATTTGGATTAAGTGGATTCATCTGTCCAATAACAGTTATTGAGGTATAATCTGGTGGAGTCTCACTGATATTTAAGCTTCTAATTTGGGCGCGTTTAATGATGTATCGCTTACCAGAACCAGGACCATAATCGTCATAGGTTTCATCTTCGATCATATGTTCAAAGATTTCTGGAGTATGAGAATTACCATATACGCCTGGCGTTAATAGCCTGCTGGCTGTGCTACTGTCATCATCCAAAGAACGAGCTTCAACTGCATTTGTAACGGCAGAGAATAATAATTTGAGAGCCCTTTGGCGATCGGCAATTTTATCAGCCAACTCCTCAGTTACTTTAAAGACGTCAATGGATGGCCCGGCTGAAGCGGCAGGTTGCCCATTATTAAAAATGTCATTGGCATTTATGAAGGCAGTTCTAGAAATTTTCTGACCTGACTTATTTTGAATTCTTTGAATCAATTTATCAATACGATTGTTATTATTAAATGGAGTGATATCTTGAATACCATATCCTGCCAGTGCTAATTTAGTAGTTATGATGGCATCTAACACTACTTGAAATCTCTGTGTATTAGGAAATATCTGACTTACTTTTGTAACTTGATTTGTTATATTTGCAAAAGTTTCATTATGCTTTAGCTCTTCCCTAGTTAAAGGGTGGGCAGCATCTAAAGCAGTAATTATATCTGTAATAACTCCATTAGTATTAGAGATAAAGTTAAATGGCTCACCTTTATTTGATGTTGCTTTTGAATTGGTAAGAAAGGCAACAGCCTTCCCATCTGCAATAAAATCTGGATCGGGAGTACCATCGGCAGCCGAACCAATACCTAATATTGCGCAATCTAATCTGATTTGGTCTTCTAAAATTTCAACTCTCTGTGTAAGTGTCTTTATCTGATCTCCAAACAAATCATCTAGAAATTGAGGAAATACCTGTAATCCTGTAGACTTTTTTAGAAACATCATTCTATAGAAAATAGAGCCTGGCATTCTATTATACTGAGGCGAGCGTACACGGATGTGCCCCTGTGTATCAGCAAATACCTCCATATTAAGAAGGTCGGCAGTTTGTACAATCTTTTCTTTAACACTGTTAAATTCATTATTGAAAAGCTTAAGGCCTTCACTATTTAATGATTGTTCAAAAGCGGCGATATCATAATCTTTATCGTAAGAATCATCTACAATGAAAAGATTTTTATCTTCATTAGCCCTTACGTTGTAAGACATTCTACGAGTCAAATAATTTATTTGTCGTCTAAGTAATCTACGAGTGGCTGCATCTGATAATTGCTTATTAGGATTTCCTGCATTTAGAAACTCATTAAAATCATATGATACATCACTACCAAATTGCGTTCTTGAGTTGTTGAATTTATCACCTTCTTGGAGACGCGCAATCAGAGCAGTCGTATCTTCTTCAAGTTTATCAGCTTCTGCCTGAGCTTGAAGTTGATTTGCATTATATTTGCTTGTATCAGCAGTTGCAATAGCTTTTCCATTTGCAAATATACGTGCGGCAGCCTTAGCGTCGGCAAGCTTTTTAAGCTTGGCATCTAAATCTTTATTATCTCTTACGTATGAAAATTGAGAACTCATCATACCAGCAAATGACTCTTCACTAATAGATAGTGTTTTAAATGGAATAAAGTTGCCCCAAACAGAATTACTTTTAGCAAGATCGCGTTTTAAAGAATCAAAAAAAGAATAGGCAGAATCTTGTTGACTCTGAGGGTCTCTTTGGAACCCATCAAAATTGGAAACCGCTTTCCAATAATTGGCAAAGTTATAGGGCTGCGCCGTAATTAACAAAGACAAAACATTCATTATATCTTGACCAGCAAATGGTTCTTTACCAATAGATTGATTACCAACTCTATTTGGATTATTTGCCTCAATAGAACTCCCAAATTGAACTAATGTACCAATACCCTCTTTCCATTTATAGACCAACCCATCAGGGGCATAAAAAACTTTACTCAAGGCGCGAGTTGATTCATCAATATGAACATCTTGATCGACATTATCTGAGCGGGCAGGCTTTCCTGCATTTGGACCAAGCTTAAATTTCACAAGAGCCGAGTCTGAATCTTGAGATGTCCCAAGCAAATATTGATTTTCAAGTAATAAAGTTGGAGAGTCCCCGCCGCCTACACTGCTAATAGAATCAAATTTTGATTTAAAAGGGGTTAATGGATCAAACAGTGACCCATTGAATACATCTGAACTTGGTTTAAAATTTATTTTACCCATTTCAAAATAGCCACTATTATCGGTTCCATTTACAGAGACAGTAAACTTACCATCACTCCAACTATCTGATGCGCCTTGGACGATACCTGCGAAAACATGAGTACCTTCTTTTTCATTTACGAACTGATTTCTAATAACTGACCATAAATAATTAGGAAAATCTGAACCAACGAAAGCTGCTTTCTCTACTTGTAGATTAACGCTGCCTCCCGGATTAAAAACAGTATCAAAAGAATTTTTTAAATCAGTAATAGTCTTATTTAGATTTTGAAGAATCCCTGCTCCAGTGAACATATTATTCAATCCGCTAAGTAGCTTGCCATCAAATCTACTTTTGGAGTTCATATAAATATGAACTGTATCCATTGGTTGAATAATAAGCTTACCAGAAAAATTGAATCTAAGCTTACGACGAGCATAGTTAGTAAGTTTGTTGCTTGTTACGAAAGCTCCGCGTGAATTAGCCTCAAGAGAGAGCTTGCTAAAAATAGCTGTAACCAATCTGCCGAATACAGATAGTTCTGATTCTGGGAATAGCGCCTTGATATTGCTATCTGGACCAAGATGTCCCTTACGCTCTGTATCTAATCCATCAAGACCTAGAATCTCTCCATGAATAAGATATGCATCAGAAACGTCTACGCCTCCGCCAAGTCCGCCAATACCAGCAAAAGACGATGCGCTCGCACCGCCACCACCTGTTCCGCCACCATTATAGTTAAACGGAATTTCAAGCCCCTGTCGATCTACAACGGCAACAACTCTGCGGCCTAATAAGGTATCAGGGTTGATCTTAAAACTAATTGGACTTACTTTTCTTAAAGCTCTAAGCTGATTTAATCTTGTAGTAGTATCGGCAATAATTTGATCTGCGCTATTCTTACCGAATTGGAAAATCTTATGATTATAAAAAGAATTAGTGGCATCACTCAATGCTCTTTCAATATCATATTCAGTAATTAACATAGCTTCATAAGGATCCACTATGTTTAAGCTAAAGTTACCTGGAGTTTTAATATCAAGGGTCGCAGAAGTATTTAGATTAGTGAAATTAGTTATCTCAATAACTCCAGTACCTTGTCCGAACTGAGATTGAAACATGTTGGTGGGATCGGTGATCCAGGTTGTTAAACTATTAGTCGTATTGAAAGCATAGACTCTTCTAACTCTATCTATTACCTTAGCAAATTTACTAACATCGCCTGGATTGTTAATTTGTCCAAATAAATCATTCTTGCCGCCACCCAGTAAATCAGGGAACCCAGCATTAGCTTCATCACTTAAGCTAATGATGATTGGCATAAGCTGGTCAGCAACACTACCAACAGACTCTGTAATTTTCTGAATTTTAGATAGTTTTTCTAACGCTGAAATTTGGCGACACTTGTTTTGAAACAAGATCTTCATTGCTTTGAAATACAACTTTTCATCAGCATCCATGAAATCCGGTCTATAGTTTTCGTTGACAGAAGAAAACATTCTCTTCTTAACCAAAACTGTAGCATTTGGTTCTTGCATAAGAACTTCAAATTGCTTAGGGTCTGTATTGAAGGGATCTCTTCTAAGATATCCTTCTTCTACATATCTTCTTTCAGAAGAATGATCGAATTTTTTGGCAAAATCCCCCAATACACCATACTTTTGACCGTCAGTGTCTAGTGTATGATTCTGATTCTCACCAACAGAAAATTGGCTATTTAATTGATTAGCTAATTTGCCTAAAAAACTCATTATTATCCTTACTTAAAACTCACTCTTTATACCAGATATTAATGGCTTGCCAGGAGGGAATGGAACGAGACCGCTGCTAACTTCGGGCTTAAAAGACTTAGGTGATGTATATTGACTTGGACCGTCCTTAGCGCTGTGCGTCCAAGGGAAGTAATTAAGTCTATAACCTCTTCTTTGAGTAGCAACGAATGAAAGGGTGTATTCCATCAAAAAGTTGTCAGCTCTTTCATTAACAGTCATATTATCAAAGAATCCACGATAAACCCAGCCATTGTAAAACATCTCAACTGTAAAGGCCAATTGGGCCAAAGAAGGGATATTCTTTGCTGAAAGGTTATTGTTAGGTGAGCTAACGCCCAAGATTCCTCCCAATAATCCGCCCCCCATTGCAGCAGCAGCTCCTTGGTCCTTGGCTCCAAACAAACCGCCTACGGCCTTGCCTAGGGCCCCACCCGCGCCAGTTACTAAATTATTAGCTAGATCGGCTGAAGCATTGTTTGCAGCTAGAGTCAAACCAACCCCATCGAATGCATATTGTTCCGCACGATAAATTTCATATAAAACGTTAATGCCTTCAACACCAGAGCTTCCTGTAGTTCCAGAGATGCTAAGAGTAGTTAAATCCTCTCCCCAATATTGTAGAGTATATCCACCCTTAGTTCTATCTTTACTGATTAATTTTTTATGACTATAACTTATAGAAGAAGGATTAATAAACATTCTAACGATACCAAATTCAGGAACGAACCAAGTAATGATATTACGTTTAATCTGTCCAGACTTATAGCTAGGAGCCTTATTATAAGGCAAGCCATTACCATCCGCTGAAAAGGTTGCTGGCAACAAAAATCCGTCCGACTTAAAGTTAGATTGTTGGCTTCCAGTAAGTGGATTGTTGTTACTATTTAGATCGAGAGCATTATTAAGGCCCTCAACCCCTTTTACGAAATCATTAAAGCCCATTTTGCTCCTTATTTGGCAATCCCAGATCCCACCGAGGATCCGTTGCTACCATGTCTCATCTTCTCGCCACAATTTATACACATACCTTCTACATGAACCGTAATGTTCTGCCCTGCCGGGGCGTCCTTGCTTTCTGTGGCCCCACTCTGTGGAGTACCATCTTGTCTCTTCTTAGAAGCAGCAGCTCTATTAGCGGCAACGCTTACAGCATCTGCGGAGCTACCTACGGCAGAAGGATAGACAGTCATATCCGGGGCCATCATCTTTTTATCGCCAGCAGCACCACCCGTAGTTGCTAATGTTCCATAAGCGCCTTTCATTGCATCTTCATCACGTGCAATGTTTTGTAATCCTTGCGCTCTAACTAAAGCTGGTTGATCCTTTAGTTCTTTCTTTCTCTTCTCAATATCTGCCATGAATTTTTCATATTCTTTATGAGCATCTTCGGGCTTCTTTGATTTCAATAATTCTTTGATTTTATTAATAGGTGCTTTTAAAGCTGGGCCTAACTCATCAAAAACTTCTTTGAAATTCTTGCCTTGCTCCATGCCCCAAGTTCCAATATTATTGGTGCCATCTCCAAAACGACCAGTTGTATCGCCGCTCATACGAGTAGCCTTAGCCGTACTCTTCTTTAGATTGCGTCTATGTTCTCTATTGTAATCTCCACCAGTAATTGCTGTACCTACTCCGGCCGTAAATCCATGCTGAGCAGTAGTTAGATTAGCCATATTAGCAAAACCCTGATTACCTTGTAGCAACTCTCTAATTTTGGTAAGTTCTGTAACCGATTTTTCTTGCAAGTCTACGCCAGCTTTCATTTTGTCTTCGACAATACTCTTAGATAAATCTTGAACTGAACCACCTTTTTCTCTATCTTTAAAGGCTTCCAAAATTCTCATGGCAGATTGATCATCTTTAGCGAATTTACCCATTGGGCCTTGCTGAAGAATAGCCATTTGCTTTGTCATTTGGGCGGCTGCTTGTGGGCTTTTAGCTGCATCGTCTAAAGTAACGATGTTACCCATTTGCTTCTTCATCTGCGTGCGGACTTTTTCCATTACTTCGTCCATCTTACCTTCACGCATCATCTTTTCGATTTGGAAGCCGCCCACTAATCCACCGGGGCCTCCTGTTTGAGCAGATAGGAAAGATTTTTGAGCTAGAGTCATTCCTTTAATACCTTGAGTCATACCGCTCATAACATCGAGAGCTGTCTTACCACTGATACCAGTCTTCTCTAATGCTCCAAGATAATTGTTCATCATCTTAGCGGCACCTTCAGATTCATTACCAAACATTTTAAACATATCGGCAGTGCTCCTCAAAGCACCTTTAACTTCAGATAGTTCGATACCAAATTTACTAGAAAGCTCACTTATTCTGGCAGTGAATTTAAGCGCCGCCTCTCCCTTTAAATTGTAATTGTCGAATGCCGTTTTTAAATCATCAACAACGTCCGCATAAGCCCTTCCAGAGCCTTTTGCCAATTGGATACTAGCAGTTAACATGCTAGTACTATCATTAGCATTATTACTACTTTTAACAGTAGCTTCTAGGGCGCCGGGTACAGCTCCGAGTTGAGAATAATACTGTTCAACTGCTTTTGCATTTAATCCGGTAGCTCCGGCTGTTTCAGTAAGTGACTTTTGTTGATTCTGCAAAAGCGAATTGATATTGTTTAGATTAGGTCCGGCAGCTTTGAAAATGTTATCTAGGTTACCAGTTTTTGCAGCAAGGTTAACCATAGCATTTTGTAATCTAAGCCCATTATCAGCGCTCTCTAAAAATGAAGCTCCAAATTTACTAAGACCGGCGAGGCTCATTTTACCAACTTCTTCTTTGGTTTTCCCCAACCCCATAGCAATTTTCTTCATAGAGTCTAAAGCTACATTACCAAGAGGCGAGCCATCTACCATATCAGATAAATCTTTCCATTGGCTCGAAAATGTTTCTAATCCAGTGGTATCAACATTAGCAAGTCCATCAAAAGATTTTCTAGCACCAATAATGGCAGAACTTAACATACCAAAAGCGGCAGTTTGCGCTTGCGTCATAGAATGATGATCTTTAAAAGCTCCAGCCGCTTTAGCTAATCTGTTATTAAATTCAGATATAACATTTTTGGCTTCATTCCCTACCCCATTAAAGGCGCCAAGAATTTGAACAGATCTAGCAGTAACTTCATTATAAGATTTTGATTTAGCAATATCTTCTTCTGTAGGGACAGGTACTGTTGGTGTTGTAGGTTCTGTCATTGATTTAAGCCTTAGTAGCTAGGGGTCTGCGTCTTCTTCTTACTTGTGGTTCTTCCTGGGTTGCTTCTTTCACTGGCAGTAGAGAAAGGCTTTGATTTCTTACGATATCAAGAGACTCTTCATATTCTTCTTCCGTTGATTCGTGAACATTGTTGTCGCCCAATATCTGCTTGACAGCCTCTGGATTCCAAAAGGATGCTAATAGATATGCGTGATTCTTGGCAAGTTCCGCATTATCATTTTGATCGGCTATCCAATTATTGAAGAGCCAGACTCTTTGAACCGGGTCCATATCAATTATGAATGGATCATCAGGCAGTTTCTGGTACTTCTTACAAAGGAACCAGGTGAAACGATGTTCCGGTTCATATATTATTTTTTTAGGTCTTCCATTACCTCCTTGACATCTTCATCTGATTTAATAGAGTATTTATCTCTAGCCTCAGTTACCATTATCAAGTATTCATCGTATAATCTATTTAATAAGGCCTCATCCAAACTATCAATTAGTTCTAATTTAGCGTCCATATCATTAGACCCTACAAACTGAACAATATCTAGTCCAGCTACTTGGGTAAGCGAATATGCAAGGAATTGTCTTCTTACTTCAAATGGAGATTGAACAGAGCCATCAAAAGCCGAAGCTTCTAGAATAGCTACCCTCATCTCCTTGGAACTAAGTGTCTGCATAGCGTATTTGTTGCCGTCTATTTCAAATTCTCGCGTGCTTCTACTCATACCCACGAGCATCTCAATGCGGCGCCTGGCTCCCTCGTTTAAACGCACTTTACCGCTTCTACGAGCATCACGAGCCTCCTTAATGGATCTTTCCATTTCAGCTACTTCTTGATTGCTTTCGTGCTCCATTCTTTCTTGAAATTCGAGCGCAGCATCAACTTGAGGGGCGTACCCACCAAGACGACCAGCGGGATTATTACCGGCTGGAGGGCTACCAAATTGCATTCCACCTTCTGGAATATCAAATTCCCTCAATTGTTGACCGGCAAAACTTTTACTACCAATGGGACTATCAAATTTAGGCATATTTAACTCCAAAAACAAAACCTGCTATTGATTATATATCAATAACAGGCTGTTTATTTGTTTATAGGGGAGTTAGATTAGTATAGATCGCCAGAGCTGCCAATGTCAATAAGACCGGCTGCATCAAGAGAACCTCTTCTACCGCTAGATCCAGTGTCAACAAGTTGTTCAATGTTCTGAATAGCTTGGCCACTAACATCGTTACCGCTGATAATGGTACGGTCACCGTTAAGGCCACCACCCATATGTCTAATGCCTCTTTCACCACCAACTGCAACAGGGACACCACCAGAGTTTGGAGAAGTTCCACCGTTAAGAATGCTGAAGATGCTTTCTGCTTCCCAGGTCATAGAGTCAGTGATAACCCAGTCGCTGGTTTGATAAGTGTAATCGATACCGTTGATCCATACGTTCTTGATAACCGTAGAAATTTGAAGAGCTTGTGCTCTCTTTTGTCTATCCAAGATGACAATGTCAAATGGATAAACTTGAGATGCAACGTGAATGAATCCTCTGCTGAAAGCTTCGGTAATTCTTAGTCTGTCAAATCTAACTCTTTGGCAAGTACCAGAGATGTTAGTTGAAACGTTTGGAACAGAATCAATATGACCGTCTGTACCAACTTCATCAATCATCTTAATGCCTCTCTTCTCAGAGATAGCCATGGACTGAATAGCACCGACAGCAGTGTTATTTACCATGATAATGATGTTAGTAGAAATGGCCGTACTGGTCTTGTTAACTGATCCGTTAACTGATGTAGTAGAACCTGTATTTGGTGCAGTAGTCATTTAGTTAGTCCTTATAGTTGTCCCAAACTTACCTTGATATAAATGAAGTTAATTGGGTAGGTTGGTTGAACTCTAACAGTAATGTTCCATTGAGTTGGATCTACATCATCTCTGATGACAGATAAGTCCTTATACTGAGTAATCAATCCTTGAGCTACTAGTGAGTTCATCAAGATGACACCACGAGTATTCAAAATTGCACCAGTATTAACTGATTCTGGGTTTCCAATGAAACCTTCGAATCCTGCTCTCAAGGTTTTGGCTACCCTGTCTCTGATAAAGACAATTGAGATTTCTTGCTCTTCTGGGAATCCACTCTGAGTAGTGGTGCGTCCCCAAACGATCTGACCGCCTCCTGCAACTGGCTGCAAGGTAGTGACACCGGCTGTAGCCAAGGCTTCAAGAGTTTGTGGAGAGAATTGCTTATTTCTAAGGATAGTGAATCCGGTTAGAATCTTCTTTGTAAGTGGGTTTTCAAGTCTTACGTCGGCAGCCTCATATCCAGCAGCGGCTGCGGCTAGGTAGAATCCGTCAATCAAGACATTGTCAGAACCAGCTTGAACAACAATCTGGTCTGGATAGAAGTATACAGCTCTGAAGGTGTTACCAAAGGCATCTGGAACAGAGTAGTTAGCCAAGTCTTCAACGTTACCGGCAAGAATGTCGGTTACGGTTTCGCCTTGAATACCTTCTAGGACGCCGATGTCTTCAACAGCGGCCGGCTTAACACCAGTGATGTTGTCAGGGGTCAAACCACTAATTGCTCCCATGAACAAGACTCTTTCTTTCTTGTTACGGATATTGCTCATTGTTATACAGTGAGCTAAAGCGGTCTGGAAAATAATGGAGATAGTTTGCTTTGGAAGCGGAACCAGAATGTCACATTCGACCTTTTCAAGAGCATCGAAGGCATTGATCCAGCCTGCATCGTAGAAGCTTGCATCTCTAGAGTCAACGATAGTTACTCTTAGACCATATCCGTTTGGAACTACGTTGTGGTTAACAACAACATAGCTGCTCGTAAGTGTTGGGTCTAGAACTTCGAATTCAAGATCACTTTCGTTAACGATAGCCTTAGTGATAGTTAGCTTGTGAGGATATACAGTTCCACCAGAAACATATGCAGAGTTACCCGTTGAACCATTTAAGGTGAATGTATTTGCACCAGTGCTGACAACCTGGAAAGTTCCGTTAGCTGCCGTGTTACCAACAACACCAGAGATGGTTACGGTGTCCTGAGAGGATAAACCGTGAGCAGTGCTGGTTGTAATTTCAATTGGAGATGCATTTGTTGCACCAGTTACAGTGAATGTAGGTGCAGCAGAAATATCATATAGGCCAAGGTTACCAACTGGCTGTGCTGCCGTGAAGTTAGTAGTTGGGCCAGTAATCTCTAGCTTGTACCCTAAGATACCTGCGATAGCGTTAGTATTAACAGAAGCGCTCTTAACAGTTGCTTGACCAGTTGTAGCACCAACAGTGGTGATGTAACCGTCAGTACCTGCGCCACCGCCGACTGGTAATCCAGTAACTGGATCAATTACACGGAAGGAGGCCGTTGGAGTTGCAACGTTAATGAAGTCTGATAAGTAAACTGGATTAGCTTGTAGAGTAGATGGAGAGAAAATGCTATCATCGGCTACGACATAAAGTTTACCATTTTGAACTGCGGTAACATTGAAGATACCGAAGTTAGCGGAGTTATTAGACTCAGTAATCTTTAGAGCTTTTCCTACGTAAGTGGAATCAAAAGTAATAGAAGCAGAGCTAAATAGACCTTGATTGTTGAAAGCTAAGTTTCTACCGATGTAACCATCTTCACCATAATTAAGGGCCTCAAGGCTTTCTTTTACAGTATAGAAGTAGGAGTGACCGCCTGGAGCAGGTACGTCATCAAAAATAAATTGTTGAGTAGTTGGTTGGCCGGACTCATCTAATTGGTAGTAATCAAACTTGTTAGGAAGAATTTGGGTTTCAGTGTTAGTTGCATTGTTTCTAACAAAGAAGTGGATGTTGGAGTTAAGGTCCGGAATAACACCGAATGGCAACGGAAAAGTGAACTCATCTGTATCTAGAGCCAAAGCATTTACTTCGCTGTTTAATAGATAAGAGGTTCTTCTTGGCAGTGGAGGAGCAGCCTGAACCGTTAACAAGGCTGGAGCCTGGTTAGCGAAAGCTAATTGAGCGCCCAAAGCAAGATTGTTGCTTAGGCTTGGAAGACCGTGCCTTCTGACAACGTCACCAAGACCTTGAACAAGAAGAGGGTCATTCAAAATAGCGACTGGAATATAATTTGCAGTTAAAGAGTCGTTTCTTGATAGAACTCCGCTAGCAATTACAACTGTGAATGCATCACCTTCTCTAAAGACTGGAGTGGTCTCGGTAATAGAGAAACTAATAACACCGTTAGAAACAACAGTACCGTCAGCAAGCCAAATGATTGGATTGCCATTAGCATCTAACTTAGAACCGGAGACGGAACCGAAAGCTAGGAAGGAAGCAGTGTTTGCAATTGGTTGATTAAGAGAGTTTCTTTGAACCTTGACACATCTAACAGTCCAGGTCTCTGGAAGAGCATTGGCATCAACCAAAGTTAGGCTAGAAAGAGAGCCTTGACCTACGTTAGTAGAAAGAGCCGTCCAGAAAGAACCGCCTTGGTCAAATAAATGACCACGTTGTAGTTCCAGTTTACCTGTAGTAATATCAATTCTGTAATCGTATTTACTGCTAAATGGATTAGAATCAATAAGAGACTCAAGACCATTAAGTGGAATTCCATTCTTAAATATAGAAACTCTGTTAGAAACTAATGGGAAATTAACAAGTTGGAAGTGTCTTCCGTCTCGGCCAGTAGTGCCGGTATAACTTGAATTTAAACCATCTTGGCCGCCGCCAAGGGCTTGCGAAACGATAGTTTCGTCGGTAGAGCCTTCACCGATCATTGCAGCTATACGTGAACCACCAGGAACGGATACTCCACGTGATTGAGTTATTACGTCAGTAAAAACTCCTGGTAGGACATTTGTTGCGCCTGGTATGTTAGCCATATTGAATCCTTATCACTCGGTTTTGTAGATTGTATCATTAAAATGTATTAATATTCCTATTCTTGGCGATATATTAGCACATTTTATTGTCTTACCTGGGGTTGAAACTTTTCGAATTGTAGAACCGCTTCGAATCTTCTCTATTTTACATGTTTAGTAGCATATCTGACAAGCTAACATCAGTATTAGCTGTAAGATTAGCTGGTACAGGGGTTCCAGGGCTTGATAGTTCTTCAAAGGTTACAGTGAAGAAAATAGCATCAATCACGTTACCTACTGGGATTTCTCTTCTCCACTCGGTTCTTATATCTAATGTGAGAGTTTGCCTAAATAGCTTGTCGTTTCTATCATCTCCCTCGCTGGCAGCACCAATACTAATTGGTTTAATTATGATTCCGATATCCTCAATTGTCTCAAATGTTACTTCTGTAAAGCACATTGCAATAGCTTCGGCGATATCATCTCTTGCCCTTAAGCTTCTAGACATAACATCAATAATAATCGTACCTTCCCAAACTCCAGCCGTTATAAACGAGTGAGGTCTGTGGACAATTGTTTCATTACCATATCCATCTTCATAAATAATATCTTCGTATTGAATACTCTCTTGTTCTCTATTTATTGAAATAGGAACTGATTTAGACCCTCCGCTTTTAACTAAAACGGCTGGATAAAAAATTCCATCTTTACGATAATTCTCACCTATATAAATTCTAGTAGATAATCCTTCTTGATTAGCTCCATTAGCATTATGTTGTGTAGGGATATCGGCACCCGGTGGAAGATCAGTGTGATCTGTTGTGTTAGCAAAGCCCCATTGATCTTTTGAAAAATGATAATAATCGTCCTTGGAGAAAAAATCTCTTAAGGTTGAAATGATAATTTCTTTTGGAAATACCAGCATTGATGCCTGTACAAAATTGTGCAGACCCATCAAGTTAGATTTGAAGAAATTATTAGTTGACATTTAGTTTATACACCTTGAGATTTTTTCCATGCTAAAAATTGCTTAAACAACTCATCATCAGTCTCTTTTCCAGGCCTTTTATCCGGATCAATAGCCTGTGCCACTTTATTAGTAATTACAGGTTTAGCAATAGCTGGAGGCCTATCAGGTCTTCTGATTTTTTCAGTGGTATCAGTATTACCACTACCACTACCACTACCACTACCACTACCACTACCACTACCACTACCATTACCATTACCAGAATTACCATTACCAGAATTGGTATTACCAGAGCTACTTGAATTACCTGAATCATTATCAGGTTCAAGTTGAGGTACAACCACAACTCCCTTAGCCTCATCTTGTTGCTTAACTAGAACAGCATTATTAGCTATTAATTGATTAAATGAGGCTTTTGAAACTACAAAATATCCTTCTTCAGAATCTTTATTTGTTTCAAAGTGTTCTATAATAAATCCATCAGGTAAACTAGGTATATCTTTTGCGGTTTTATAAGCTACATTCTTCATTTTATTGTATCCATGAAATTTCTACAAAACCAGAACCGCCCGGACCACCGGCAGAACCGTCATGTGTATTGTTATAATCGCGACCTTCACCACCACCGCCACCTCCGCCGCCCGCACCAACACCACCACCACCGCCACCAGTTGAAAATGGATAACCGTCAAATCCAAAAGCTCCTTGACCGCCACCACCGCCAGCAGAATAGATGTTGTTAGAAGTGCCACCACCACCACCGCCACCACCACCTTTACTCAAACGAGTAGCTCCGGGTGCAGCGCAAAAAGTAGCCGGCTCTCTATTAGCTAACAAACGACCTTGAAGATCATTTGGATCAGAAGGGCCGGCAGGGTAAACAATTTCTCCACGAGCGCCGCCTTGACCTCCTGGAAAAAAAACACCGCCAAAAACAGTAGATCCTCCAGCAGAACCAACGTTGCCAGGCGCTTTACCGCCACCATCATTGTAATTAGGTACAGCAGTAAAGCCACCACCAGCACCACCTAAACCAATAGTAATTGTATAAGTTATACCTGGAGTAACTTCAACAATTTGAGTAGAGGTAGGCGCAGGTTGACCTCCACTTCCACCAGTTGCGTAATAATGAATATTAGCGGCACCGCTAGTTGCTGCTCCGCCACCACCTCCGCCCCCTCCACCACAACCTGTAACGATAACAAATCGGACACCAGCGGGGGTTGACCACGTACTATTTGAGAAAAAAATCTGTTTATATAACCTAGGATTTGACATGTTTCCTCTTTATAAGATAGTCCATCCAGTTGAATTGATAACTATAGTGATTGATCCATAAGGATTTTTTGTAACGTAATCTGCGACAATATTTTCAATATTTTCAGTTGATACAGCCCTATGTAGTGTGATAGGAAAACTATCTGCTCTTCCAAGTACATCTTTAATAATCAAAGTTCTACCAGCAGGAGATGCACTAATAGTTGGTAAATTAATAGTGATTGCTGAGGTGTGCTCTAATGCAAGTACATGATCAGTTATAGCTACGTTATAAGTGCCGCCCGCAGTAATTCTACGAACATTAAGTCTATGCGGAGTATTTAGATTGTTAGCATAAATCCAAGTTAATGGTAAGTTAGAAATCAAATTTTGATTAGTACCATCGATAGTAGAGCTATCAAAAAAGTTATTCGTGATTGTTACAACGCCGCTAGTTAGCGAAGCCGGCCCCACAATGTAAGCCGAAATAACGTTATTTAATCTAAAGAATAAATTATCTGAAATAATACCATTAGTTCCATCTGCAATATTTAAGAAATAGCTAATAGGTATAGAAGTAGTAGATAAGAAATGATTAGCAATTAAATCAATGTCCCCACTTACATTTATTACATTAGAAATAGCATTCCAATTAAATTTGTTTCCACTAGCTCTCCCCGTAAAATTCAATGTGTTACTAGCGCTATTGAAAGTAAACGTATTATTAATTATATTTGAGTTAACACCAGTAATATTAATCGTACTTGCACCAGAAGAACAATTTATTGTACAATTAGTTACATGAGAATTACCAAACGAAAGAGTAGCCCCACCATTCAAATTGAAAGTAACATTATCAAGATTGGAACTATTGAATACCAATGAGGCTCCGGCAGGAACGTTAAACGTACATTTATTAAAGTTAGATGTAGTGCTCGTTAAATTGGCTGTTCCTCCAAAAGTAATGGAATTAAAATCAACAGAAGTTAAAGTCATTGTTGCATTTACAGTGAACGTAATACTATTAAATTCTATATTTGTAATGCTAAGCGTTGAACTGACAGAAAATGCAGCTAAACCATCACCATAAAATCTGCTCCTGGTAGTAAACGTCATTGGAGACGTGAAAGAAGATATGGTTCCCCTAACATTTACCGTGTTGTTGTAACTAGAATTATAGTTAAACCACATAGTTAGAGCTTCTAAACTTCTAAAGTCTGCGTTCTCAATACCTACAGCTAAAGTTGGTCTTTCACTCCAATCGCTCTTGTAAATAAACTTTCTTACATCTTTTATTGTAATGGAAACAGTTGGAGTTATTGTGCCGACTGTTGTAGTAGATACTACATATAGTGGAGTTAGATCTTTTCTATTATTAACTAAATCAGCAAATGAACTTGCTGGTAAGATATAACTAGTTGAACTGATAACATCTACAGCGGTAAATAATCTTGTTGGTGCATTTGGGGTTCCCAGAACAGCATCATAATCCAACATTGGAATTAATTTATAATCACCATTGTCATCAAGACAAACAATCCAATTTACACTCCAGAAAGAGCTTCCATAAGTTTCTCTGATAGCCGGAATAGTGACTGTATCATTATTAATATTTAGCAATACGCCGTTAACTAAAGCAACGCCACCGTTTAGGTAAATCATTGCGCCAGTACCAGGAGTACCGTTAAAATTCTGATAAACGTTAAAGCCTCTAATTACTCCGTTGCTGTGTAGGTGTTTCTCTGGGACTGACATGTACTCAAAAACAGAGTTACTTAAATCTTTTTCGCTGGTATTTCCAAATTGTCTTGCGTCTAGAATCCTGCTAACCATCTTGGTTGGATCGCTAGTCCCATCGTCAACTTGACAAGTGCCAAGTAACATAAGCTCATCATCAAGAGTCAAGCTTGGGAATAATTGAAAGTCAATTAGCTGATCTGTAAAATCAGAAACAGAATCATTAATATCATATATTACTTCGATGTAGTCTGTATTCGTTTCATCATAAAATCTTGTAACTTGGCCTTTTTTACCAGTGGTGCGAGGACCAAAGTGAGTAAAAGTACTACCATCATAAGAACTTAGATACCCGTCAAACACTCCAGTAGAAGCAACGTAACTAAACACTCTTAAGGTAATCTTGTTAACTGATCCGAATTGAAATCCACGTAACTTGGAAGAGATCTTAATAATATCTAACTTAGCAAGTTGAGAGAATCCGTACAACAAAGTTCCGTTGACGGTTTTGTTGCTTCCGCCTACAGTTATTCTGCCTCTTTCATGAGTAAATGTTCTACCATCTCTATCAATGTAAACTTCAAAATGTCTTTTGAATGGTGTAAATACACTAATATCTGATACTGATTCATTGTTGAAAGAAACTGAGTCAGGACCAAAGTATAACGCTACCTGTTCAAATGGCTGTACAACTGCGGATGGAGAGCTTCCCACTCCATGAACAGAGTCATAGACTGTAATATCCGTGAAATTTGTTGGAGAGCATCCGAATACGACTTGTTGAATTATGTATCTTCCACAGTCAACTAAACTTGCTCCGCCCAAAGATTGAATAACTAATGTTTTTCCTTCTTTAAGTCCAGAGGTAGATAAATCTAATGGAACACGATAAGTAGTTTGAACACGTCCAGAAGGGATAGTAACATCTTGAATAGTAGCTACCCAGTAACCATCTCCATACCCATCAAGTGCTTGTGTTGGTTCTCTATCTAGTTTTTCTTTTTCAGTTCCGTCAACGTAGTAACTATTTCTTCTTAAAGGAACAAATAGTTTAGTTGGAGCTTGAGAGGCGGCAGCAGATCCGTAGGTCGTATAATATGGTGGGCTGGCACTACCAGATCCAGTTTGTCCGAATCCAAGAGGATCATAACCAATTGTACCGACCACTGGAAGCAAATCAACAACGTTCTTTGGCAATGTAACCTGAGTAGCTAATGTATCAATTGTTCCATCATCTTTTAAAGCAGCACTAACAATTGAAAAAGCAGTGTTATTATATGAGTCGGCCAAACAAACACCAAACTCGCCCTTATAAGAAAAGGCAGCAAATCTGTAATTGAATCCAGCTTGTCTAAATGCATTATTGGTTGCTTGAACTACTGAGCTTAATGTATATAAGCCAGGAGTGGTTCCTTGATTTCCAGTAACGTCAATTGCTGGTAAAATAGTATAACCGTCTGAGACGTGACCAGTTGGGTAAAGGGCAAGGTATAATAGATAGTGATTTTCATCTAATTGATCTGGATTGAAACCAACACCTAATGTTTGAGCGCCACGAGGATTATTGATAATCAAACTTGGAGTAGCATTAAATCTATTATTAACCGGCGAGATTGATAACTCTGCATACTTATTTGAATTAAATAGCGGCTTGGAAATAGTGGCAAGTGCTACAGGCGAATAGAATTGATTCTTTCCTGCAATTCTAACAATATATTTCTTACTACCAATTGTTCCTGAATACTTTTTTTCTTTAATGACAAACGGAACTTCAATAGTACCATAATTGACTCTGATAATATCGCCAACTTTAACAAGAGCAAATTTTGCATCAAAAGAATGATTAAGCTGCTCTGCGTTTGATGGTTTTAATTCAATGACGTCGTCACCAGTGTCAATGTTATCATATGGATTACTGATATTACCAATATTCTTTAGATAAGCAATAGCTGGAGTGGATGAGATAATGAATTGACCATATCCATCTGTTGTCAAATTAGAAGAACGAGAGGCTCTAGAAATACCACTGCTGTACAAGTTTTGAATTCTTGTACCTAGCAAGAAAATACTTGAGCTATCAATGTATTCAGCAAACAACTGAACGTCGTCAGCAGTTTGAGGAAGATTGTTAAACCTACTTGTATTAATGAAGATAGAGCTTGCGGTGTGTCCGTAATTAGAAGAAAATACAGAGCCATTATTTGAAGTAATGGTGTATGGAGTACCAAAAGGAGATCCATCTGCCCACTGATGAGCCAATAGCTCATCATTCATATCATTAACAAGCGTGTAAGAATTTAGGTTGTCCCTAAGAATACGTTTGTTATTATACAAGAATTTAGTATCATCATAAGAGACATCAATTTGATCCATAGTATGTCTATAGATTGCGCCAATCAAGTGTGGCTCTAACTTAATACCAGTAGTAGAAATCCATCCAGCTACTAAGTTAACATCTCTTGCTAGATCTTTAGTATAGTTAAATAAATCTTGCGTCCTGTGATCTAAACGTAATTTAGATTCAGGGATGTTCGCGTTGTTAGCGATTTGATTTTCAGTAATTGGAAGAGTGACTAACCCTAAACCAGTGATGGCGGAAGGCTTGATTGTTCCATCTGGAAAAATGGAAATACCAAAACGTGCGGAAATAGAGCTAGTGGTGCCAGCTCCGCCTAACCCAAGATATTGCTGAATTTGAAACACAGCATCACGAAGGGCGTTGATTGCATCTCCGCCTATTTCAGTAATGTTGTCGTTTACAAACGGCAACGTTGTGTCATCATCAAAATTGTTTGGAAAGTTACTCATCTATTACCATATTTATTTCAATATATAACTGAAATTATTGTTATTGATCTTTTTTAATTGAATCTCTTACTGATTGTTCTAAATCGCTGTCATGATCGTGGTCACAGTCATCATGGTCATGGTCATGGTCACGGTCACGGTCACGGTCACGAGAACGGCGCCTAGGCTTAGGAGGCTCTGAGGCAGTTCTAATTTTTTGAGCAAAATCAGCAATGCTAGATGCTAAGAAAGAGTTATACAATCTAACAAACATGCCAGATGTAAACCCGGCGACTAATCCAAAAGCCAAACGACCTGCGGAAGTATTAAATCCTTCAGGATATGGATATGTAGTAATAAAGAAGCTTGCGCCGCCAAGCAAAATTGGAAGAATTGGAAGAATTAAGGCTCTCCATACTTTAGATTGCTTGTTTGCAGCCTTCCATTGCTTAAGCGGCCACCAATGAATCATTGCATATTCAACAACTTGTCTAATTACGTAAATAATTGCACCAATTGACAAGGAAAAAGCTAAAAATTGCCAACTTAAGAAGGCTTGTAAAATCGTATCCATAAAAACTCCTCGGATATATGCAAAAGAATTGGTATTATATTACGCAAACTTATAGGATTAAGTCATTTGGGCCAAACTGCCAATTAATCTCCATCTTGAAGTAGTGCTATCCCACATAACCTCAGTAGTATAGCCATCTGTTCCAACAATCCAAGGTACATTACCTGGACAAATAATCCTATTAGTGGATGTACTGTTTGTATCCTGATGTGAAACAATTAGCTTAGAAGTACTTGTAGCTGCAAGCACCACTCTTCTAACTCCTGAGCCGCTAGCAAGACCGCTAAGGGTAATATCAGTAGCAGCTCCGTCTCCAGTAAATCTTATCATTGCAGCATTGCTACCAGCACCATTATCTGTTACTACGTTATTAAGCTGTCCAGCTCCTACCTGATTAATAGTAACTTCAGTAGAAGGGAAAGCTACGGTCGCCCATTCCAAATCAGTTGCGCTAACGTTAACGCGCAAAACTTGTAAAGAGGTTCCTCTAGCAAAACGAAGAAACTGAGTTCCATTATTTTTAATCAAATCTCCAGTAGCTTGCGATGTAGACGTTAAGAAATTACCAGTATCAATAATGTTAAAAGTTTTATTGGTCAGAGTATCAGTGGTGGCTTTTCCAACAAGCGTATCCGTAGCATTTGGTAAAGTTAATACTTTATTTGTGGTAGCAGGAGTCCAAGTAAGGTCTCCACTAATACCTCCGCTAAGATATTGAATACTTGAATCAGTTTGAAACTTACCGCTAACATATCTAATATTAGCAGTAGCCGTAGCATCATAAGCGCCGGCAGTTACGTGAGCAAATCCAGTTCCAGTTGGAGTGCTGTTGGCTGGTGTATAATATCCAACAACGCCGCCTGATACGCCTAAGAAACTTCCATTAGATCCCTTTACCTGACGAACAAATTTAGTTCCATTAGAAATTAAAATGTCTCCTGTAGCAATGCTCGTATCAGTAATTGTATTGTTAGATGCGTTTACTGTTTTATTAGTTAGGACATCAGTAGTAGCCAAACCAACAAGAGTATCCGTAGCATTTGGCAATGTAATAGTTTTGTTAACAGAAGTTGGTGCCCAAGCTAAATCTCCAGTAATAGAACTATTCTTAAATTGAAGATTAGTGTCGGTTTGTAACTTGCCGCCTGTATAACGAATATTAGCGGTAGCAGTGCCATCAAAAGCACCAGAAGTTAATGTTGCAAATCCAGTTCCAGTAGGAGTACTTAGAACAGGCTCCCATCTAGAGTTGGCGCCGACCCAAGTTAATACTTGATTGTTAGTTGGAAGGATATTAGCGACAGGTCTGCTTTGAATACCGACAACAGTTTGAGTTACGTTGCTACCAAAAAGGTCATTAGCTGCCGTGAAAGTTGATACGGAAGTCGTTGGGGTCCACTGGACACCGTTCCAAGCCAATACCTGTCCAGAAGATGGGGCAGTGTTTGCAACTGCAAAATTTTGAATCTTAGTGACTCTAACATTAGTTGCGGTTCCACCAATATCTCCAGCTAATTGAACGATGCCCTTTGCAAACAAAGTTGCATCGGTAACAATGATATCAGGAGGAGAAACTACAGCAACTAAAGCTTCAATAGCGCTTTGAACGTTAGAATGAGTGACGGCACTAATAACTACAGTTGGAAAAAGATCCATATTATTAGCCTTATGCCTAAAGCTATATCCATCAACATGATTCTGAAAATCGAATCTGTCCGTAACTAATCTACCTACGCCTGGCTTAAAGTTGGGGGATATTGGATCACTCATTTATTACTCTCAATTTGCTGGTATTATACGGGGTTATTGCTATCATGGAAGTATAATCGTGTGCGTGTGTCCAAGCGCCTCCATAACTACTCCATTGACGATTGGGTGGTTATGTCCCTGCGAAACGGCTGTAGTTTGATTAATCTGATTGACAGAAGTTATTTTCTCACTAATTACGATTTCATGGGTGTGAGGCGGAATACCTGGCACAAATCCAATGCTAGTGTTTAACTTGCTTGGGAATTCAGAGCTATCTCTAAATACTCTGATTTGATACGCAGGATCATATTTTCTGATTCTCAAGGCCTTCATATGTTGACCGCCCTGTAATCCAACAATAGTATTGTTTCTAGTTACATCTGATATTTCATATCTAAACTCTTCATTAATTCCATCTTGATCAAAAAGAATAATAATATCTCTAGTATGAATGGTTGGAACAGCCAAAGTCCACAAATCAACTGGGAACTCTGATTCTAAACCGGCCTCAGTTTGCTTGATGTTTTCGGCGGTTGGCCCTGGACGAACTTTTATTCTACCATTAGAACTACGTGGATTAAAATATTGCTCATATCCATAAACAAATTTAGTTCCATAGCATTTAGGGCATCTATCATCTTGATATTCGCTAGACGGTAAATAACAAGCGCAAGTAATGCCAGTATGAACCATCTTAATTAAAATAGCATCACGTCCAGTTATAGATAATAATACTTCTTGACGTTGAGTATTCTGATCTTGTAATGAGAACCCTCTTAGGATTTGCACATTACCGTATTTATCTATGCATCCCATTTCGCCGCCAATGTAACTACCTACGCAAGTTCCATTTAACAGTTGAACTGGATCTGTCCTATGATAACCCGAAAAATCATACATCGGAAAATCAACATTGGCAGCATCCATTTCTTGCCAGGCAGCATGCAATAAGTCTTTAGTGACTTGATGATATCCATCAGCATTAGTGTATTGATAATTTGGATATTCAAAGCGATTTTGACATGCAAAGATTTGATCCCAACTACTATCATCACCTGGAATATATAAAAAGACACTTGGATTATATAGAGAATATCCATCAAATCCTGCTACCGTATGAGAGCGAGCGCTAGTATTGGCGTATCCTCTTCCATTGGGAACTCCAATGCCTGCGCCTTGTACTTTGACAAGGAAGCCATCTCCTTCAACAAACACTGGGGAAGCATCATTGATAGCAAAACTAATTACTCCATTGGAAACAACGCCGCCATTAGCCGTCCATACAATTGGATTCGCATATCCATCTAATTTTTGTCCAGAGAGGGTTCCAATTGCAATAAACTTAGCAGTACCAACAATTGGTGCATTAAGATTGTTTCTTTGCACAAAATTACAGATGATATTCCAATCTTCTGTGGGGGCGCCAGAAGCTGGAACGGTAGTTAAACTGGCAATGGTGCCTGAGCCTGTATTTCCAGTAAACGGAGTGAAATAATTTGAACCACCTTGATCAACTAACTGTACAGGTGAGCCCGCAGACCCTGGTGGAACTATTAGATTGTTATTTGGTACATCTATAGAAGAATATTGAATAGCTTCTGCGCCGACTCGTATAGCTCCCGAAAGAGGGAAGTCAGATACGTCGAGCAATGGAATTATCAAATCAGAACTAGAAATATCTGCTCTTAAAAAACTCTGTGGATAAACTCTAAGGTTATCATAAGCAATAGGTAAATCATTTAGATCATTAGTACTTGAATTATACTCAATAGGGCGTACACAGAAGTAATATACTTGACCTGGAATCAAATCAATAATGTTGGCGACTAAAGCATCATCAATGGAAACATATTTTGCACCTTCAGCAAATACGTTCTCTTTAATCGTTGAATAATAGATATTATACGCAATGTTGTTTGCCGAACCCGTTGGAAAAGCTTGACGCCAAGATACACTTATGGTGTACCCATCTCCAAGCGAAGCAACGTTGTATGTACCAGAACGAACTGGTGTAGGATAGAAAGGCATACTATTATTCTAATTTATTAGCCTCTCCTCAGACTTTGGACATCAAGGTTTCTTTCTTTTCTTCATATTCTTTATCATCTTCAACGTCATGATGATCTAACAAATCATCTACGTAGTTTTCGGCTTCATCTTCACCAAATTGCTTAGCAATATATTCAACTTGGTTTTGAAATCCTTCTTGCTCAAATGGATTGTCCAAATAGCTTCCTTCGTCAGAACTTTTAGTTGGTTTTGTTCCGGTTGTTTGCTGAAGCCAGTGGGTCATCTCGTGAACTCCATAAGAGAAGTCTTTAAAGAAGTCCCCATCAGTCAAAAGTTTGTAATTAAAGATAATTACACCATGATCAGTTTTTGCAGACACATCGAGAGTACCAAAGCGCATTGGAATTAGATCGATCTCTTCAATATCTACTTCGTACTCTTTGAACATTTCTTGAACAACACCGTCATTTTTAAGATACTCCCTCATCTTCTTAATCATTCGATTCAAAGATTTATAGGGTAGCTTTTTGACGGCTGATAATGGAAGTTTTTTATCCTTAGATGCCATACCGTACATGGCGAAATAGTCATATTTTCCCATTCCTTGACAGGACGTACGTTCAGATATAGGATACAAGAGCCATGGCATTTTTAGGAATTCGAGTCCCTCATGAAACAGGGCGCTTATTAGCAGGAGTTGACGTACCCGGTGAAAAAGAGGGGCCATCCGAATATCACATTACTCTTCTATGCTTTGAAGATAATTGGCCTATTTCTGAAATCTCTAAGGCTTTAGAAAGCACTTATGATGTTGTTTCAAAAATAAAACCATTTCGTGTATCTATTGATAAAGTAACCTGCTTTCCTAAACATGGAGATAAGTGCGCCCTTATTGCTCCAGTCAAATCCGCCGAACTTCATGAATTACGTGATGAATTGGCAAAGCACTTTGATAAAGAACATATTGATTTTGCTAAGAACTTCAAAGATTACAAACCACATGTAACTCTAGCCTATCATGATGAAGAGATTGAAGAATCTGACATCGATGAGGTTGAATTCTCTGTTCAAGAGGTCGTCCTATGGGGCGGGGACCATGGAGATGACCGTATCTTTATCACGTTCCCTCTAAAAGGACCAGAGAAACACAAGCACTCTATGCTTATGCAAAGGGTAGATCTATTCTACAAGCTTGCCAAGAAACCTGATATCCTACATTTAACGCCATCTTACGAGAGACGAAAAACTGAGCGCTAATGTGAATAAATTCACATTTGTGTATGAAACAAATAAGATCTGATAGTATTCTTAAACAGGCAATACTGTTTGAAAAACTAGCACAAGAAACAATTCCTGAAGTCCCAAAGGAAAATTCTCAGATTTTCTACCGCGCTCAACCTAAAGGCAAAGATTTATTTGGGCATACATCGGGTTTAGCTTATGAAAAAGTCCAAGGCATTTTTGCTTTTGAAGAACCAGATAAGATTTTTGACACTTATTCTTGGGTTCATATGAGAAAGAATATTGATAATTTTGAAATGATCAAATTTTTAGGTAAGCTTATAGATAAGCCTATCGACTCTGAAGGTGTAGTAGTTGAGCCTGAAAAAATTATCGACAAAACGCCATTGCGTGATTTTATTCAGCAATTCAATGTCAGTTAAATAACTCTGCGAGCACGTAAATGACGTAATCTAGCAACGGCTGGATTGATACCAGAGTTCATTGAGAATACGCCTAGTCCTCTGGGGGCGGGTCTAAGACTTGCCTTAATCATCTTTAGCTTTTCCCAGTAATGAGAAAGCAAGGCGCTGTATTGCGTATTCATCAAGTCGCTGACCGTAGGAGGATTGAAATTCAATCCGTTATCAGTTACTTGAAACTCGCGACCTCTTTCAATCAAAGACTTTGAAGCCAAAGAATAAAGAGTAGCCCCTTCTACTAGGATCTCTCCAAATTGTTCAACGAAGTTATCATCGTCAAATTGGAAGAAGGTAAAGAATGGAACTTGATTGAAATCCCAAAGAGCAGTAGCCAAGAAGGTAACTAACATGTCTATCGAGAAGATATCACAGTCAACATAAACTACGTTACCGTATTTATCAGTAGCTTTAGCTTTACCTGAACTATTTAATCTAGCTTTAAGAGACTTAAGAAGTTTGTTGATGTTCTTGATAGCAGCTTGTGAATATTGAAAGCCCGGATCATCTCCAAGATGAGCGTAACCATCGATGTTGATGGCTGGGACTTGAGTATGAAGAACTACGAAATCAAACTGAGTTTGGACTCTGAATCCATTAACGAATCCAACCCAGATGTCATTGAAGACGCCATAGGGGCCATTGATAGGAACAGTGTAGATAAAAGAATATTTGCCAACGCCAATGCGAGCCACTCCCGCAGAGGTAGGAGACATAGCTACCAAGCCACTTGGTTGAACAATAGAAATTGTTGGGAAAGAGTCCGTATCAACGGGCGTCCCAGCAGTGTTTCTAAATTGTACAGTTAAATTGACTTGATCTGTGACGTCAATCAATTCTCCGCGAGCTTTGATTACCATTGTTATCCTGAGGTTGTGCCGAAGTTACCAAACGGCGCTGTTACTATGATCTGCCATAACTTCCTGCTATAATTACCAGTACCTGGCAGATTATAATATCCATCTACCAAGTAACTGCCGACAGATGCAGCTCCAGTTGGCAAAGTAAATTGAAAGAAATAAAGACCAACATCTAGCTTAACCATATTCTGTGGAAAAGCGGAAGCTAAAGAAAGATCAGGGAAAATTACTCTAGTGATGCTTGGATAACCATCAGGAGCGGTGTAACCGTCTGCACGCACACCGCTAGCATTCAAAGTTTCCAAAAAAACTGTGGCTTTTTGTCCTGGGAAATAATAAAGTTCTGTAGCGCTCATGTTATCCTTTTACTATGCTGTTTAATGCACTTTTATACCCGAACTAACTATTGGAATATCTTCAGGAGGTAATGGTGGTGGCTCTGGTGGTTCCGGAGGTGGTGGAGGAACAATATGTTTCAGAAGGACGGAAGAGAATGGACCATTTAGTTTATTGCCAGAAGCCATTATAGAATTATTTACTGGCACAACTGGAGGAACAGTAGGATCTACAATAATAATTTTTTTAATGTATTGAGATATTGGCGGAGAATGAACAAAGATATTGGTATCTTCTAGATCAATCGGATCTATAATAGCTTTATCTTGAAGATAATTAAATAATCTAGCAAATATAGTGGAAGTTCCCGCTATTTCTGCTTTTATAAAAGAATAGCCTATTAAAAATTCAGATGTTCCATCGACAGTGGCACTGATTGGAGCAATTCCAGCCAAGCTACCAGTAACGGCAGAAGTACCATTTATAATGGCTAATGCACTAACTATACCAGAAAGACTAACATCTACATTAGAAGTGCCAGTAATTACGGCAGACATTGGATATGTTCCAATAATAGATCCGGTTATAGTTCCTTGATTATTAGATTGACTAGAAATATTACCAAAGGCATGAACAACCGCGCTAACTGTCGATGTATTTAGAATAGAGCTTGCAATAATACCATCTGCTGTGAGATTAGCGGAAACAGTTGCGACATTAAGAATAGTGGATGATAAACTTCCATTTGCTACAAGATTTGCAGAAACATTTGCAGTATTATTTTCAGTTACTATCATATCTCCAGCAGCTAAAAGAGAAAACGAAGTATTAGAAAATCCATTTATAGTTGACTCTACTAGATAAATTCCGGTAATAGTAGCTGAGATAGCAGCCGCATTATCGATGGTAGCGCTCCCAGCAGCACTTCCTGTGAGCGATGCATCAATAGCTGCAATATTATCCACTTGAGCAGTTAAGGCACCAGATGCAGCCAAAGAGGCAGCGATAGTCGAAGTCCCATCAATCTGTGCGCTAATCAAAGACACAGATGAAATAATTCCAAGCTGGAGATTGCCTGGTTGACTTTCTCGTAATCCTAATTGCCCAACAAATGACATTTACATTACCTCATGGACTAATTAATTGATGGCTTAGAATAGTCATTGTTGCGTCTGCATTCCAGGCATTCATATACATTCCAATTCTATCAGGCTGACTAGAAAATCCCGTAGTTCTTGCTTCAATTGCAAGTGCTTTAAAATGTTTACCATCATTTGAAACTGACCAAGTTCTATTAGTAACTCCATCATCTTGAACTCTAAACCATACCATAGATGCAGATGCAAAAGAATATGCCCCATAGTCAATAGAGGCCGAACCACTGCCCAAAAGTCCAGTTTTACTGATAAGTTGTAAACGAAACTCTCCGGTGCCTGTAGTATAAACTGTTAGAGCTTTAATTTGATTAGTGCTTGAATTAAATAGACCTATTCCAGTAAAATGATAATTAAACCACCCAGCAGTTCCATTTCTACTTCCAGGATTTGGAATAAAACCAACTGTTAATGTATAGGCTGCTCCAGTTCCACCGGGATTAGTTTGGGTTGCAAAGATAACATCTTCACCAATATTTCTACTTAAAGCTGTAAAAAATAGGCCGCCTGCATCATCTGTTAGTGTACCATTATTACTAGTTTGATTAATTGTAAAATTAGAAGCGGCAACTGGTTGAACTAGCGCCATAGAGCCATGATAAGGATGCCAAGCTCCACCTTTTCTCACGAATTGTACTGGTCCATCCGTACACACATATAGTGTACCATCAGGAGCAGAAGAGGGACGATTAGCGAAAGTACCTCTTCGTATTGTGTCTGTAAGATAACTCATATAATCACCCAAATATTCTTTTCAGCATGATATGCAACTTCTAATGTATTATAAGAGCCAGTAATAACATAAGTGGAAGAACCAATTATATTACGACCATTACCATTTACTGTAATATTATTGGTAGCTGCTAACCCACCAACATCAGCAATAATGTGGCGCTCGCCATTATCTGGAGACAGTGGTAACGTAATGGTAACTGCATTGCTTGCAGTATCAACCGGAATATATGTATTAAAGGTGCTTGCAGTAAAATTAGCGGTTTGGGTTGATTCCCATCCCAAATTTGTTACATTGGCAACTTTATAAACCCATATACTAGCAAAATCATTAAAATCATTAAATCCAGAAGTTCCTGTCTGTGTTAAAGCGATAGTATGATTTCCAGAAGATAATATCGTACTATGAAATAAAGTAGGAAATACTGCGTGAATACCATTGTTATTAGAATATCTACTTACAGTTTTAACTGTAGCTCCATCAATTTTAAGATTTAAATGCATTTGCGCACCGCTTGTGCCCATACCACCAGCGGCGGTGCCTATAATGATTACTTTACTATAACCATCAGCAGTATATGATCCACTCCAGTTAGTAGCTACTGTGCTAGGATATGATCCATTTGCTACAACATTATCTAAGACAGATGTAAATTGTGCATTAGAGTCCACTGCATTATTTACAGTAGATACTGGGGCGGAGCCTCCAGGAGCTAATACTTCTACTTTAAATCTAATAACATTGGCCACAAAATTACCATTAGCATTATTAGTAATAGCAGAAAATACAACATTCAAATCCTGAGAATTGGAAATGCTTGGTGTAAATTCACCTGAACGCATATATACTCTACGTTGTCTTAGATTATCTTGTGTTGGAAAGTTTCCAGAATATAAACCAGTATTCATTTCAAAATGAGTTGGTAAATTTGCAGTAACTTGTAATACATCATCGTTAGTATTAGTTGTATCTAAATTAGGATTAGAGCTACCACTTAAAGTTCCCTTTTGGGCCAACATAGCTCCATTTTGATATCCTTTAAGTAAAGTATAATTTAGAGATGTTGGAGAATCACTATCTTCAAATCCAAAAACAAGAAATTCATAATTCTGATCAGCATTATTGGTAACATAACTAGTAATTCTTACTTTATGGTTTGTTAATCCAAATTGAGGATATAGATTACTAACTTTTGTACTAAGTATTAAACCATTTCTTGTTGAGTTATTATAATCAGTATTGGAGGTGTTACATACAAACTGCAAACCTGTTCCATTCACTATACCAAACGAGGTTGCTGCTCCAAAATTTTCCACAGTCCACTGTTTGCCATCAACAGTTACATTACCGTTACCGCTAAATGACTGAGTAGGAAGAGTAGCAAAATTAACATCATAAACTGTTTGCCAAGTTTGTCCAATTGGTCTAGGTGACCAATATCCATCAGAAGCTACGTATGTTAATACGTATCCGTCATTTATTGAACTTGTAGCTTTAGGAAAAGATTGATAAGACATTAGATTACACTCCAAGAACCATTAGCAAATATGACAGTAATACTTTGATAATTAGCATTCATCGTATATGATGAATTGTCATCTATATTATTGCCATTCCCGCTAATAATTATGTTTTTGGTTGCAGCGTTTCCAAGCTGATCTTTGACAGTGTAAATATCTCCAGCTGTTGGACCTGATGGCAAGGTAATTGTAACGCTAGAGGCAATGGCGCCAACGATAATAACTTCTGTTCCAGCAGAAACGCCTAAGCTTGTGGTAGTTACTACAGTATTAACTCTCCTACCAACGTTAGTAATAAATTTAGTAGTAGATGTAGAGGCTACTGTAGTAGTATTTGCAATTAACGCATGACCAACATGACCCTGTAAAGTATTTACACCAGCACTATTATAATGTAGGGATTGGTTAGCAATTGAAGTTAATGAACCGCCAGTGATTTGAGTAATGTTTAGAAGCGGGCCAGTTAACCCGGCTTGGGCTTCTGCTGAAGTATCATTGATAGTGGCATCACCAATACACCATGCGCCTGACTGATACATTCTTCCAGTTGCAATTCTACCGCCACCAGTATTATTAGTAGCTGTATATGCTATACAAGATGTAGAGGACCCACCCTGTTCAATAAAACCATTTCCTGCCCAAGCAGCCACACCACTGGCAGTACCACCGGCAGCAATACGCATCATTACCATTGTTGATGCGCCACCAGCAGTATTAAGCAAATCAATGAAGGCATGATTTGATGTTGAACCTGAAACATACCTCATGGCAAAATCGCCAGACGCATTATAACCATACATGCTCTCGCCTGAGGTAGGCATAACATAACCACCAAATGTGGTTGCACTGGAGGAGGCGCTTGGACCTATTCTAAATGTTCTATTAGAATCAAAATAGCCAGCCAAATTTGCTGCTATGTCAAATCTAACTTCAGTATTACCTTGAATATGATGTGCTCCCGCAATATTGAAATTAAGAGCTTGGTTGGCTGTACTAGTAAATGTTCCTGTGGCTGGAGAAAGATTGATAAGTGGACCAGTAAGACCGGCTTGTGCTTCAGCTGAAGTATCATTATTAGCTGCATCACCAATTGTCCAGGCACCAGATTGCCAGATACGACCAGTAACAGCACGAGAAGTTCCATTGCCTAATACTTTACTAAATAGCAATGAAGATGTGGTGGCCCCAACCTGCTCAATCGTTGCATTTCCTGTCCATGCAGGAATGCCTGTGTAAGTTGTTCCAGCAGCAACGATTGATAATCCTATTGTGGCGCTACCGCCAGCACCCGTATTTAGTGTACTATTAACGCTAGTACCACTATTAAGAGAAGTTATTAAACGTGATACTACATCTACATTTGAATGTGCAAATATAGTATCGTTAGCACCAGTGATTGATGACCCAGTTATTGTAGCGGAGGTATTTCCTAACGCGCCCAATCGAAGGCGCTGTGTTGACCAAGTCTCTCCAGTAATAGTTGCGCCAGTGGACGTTATAGTGACAATGTCAGTAGTACCAACTCTAGCAGTGACTCCAGAATGGCCTTGTGTAACTAATACGCCAGCAATGTTATAGACTAATGCTTGATTAGAAATAGATGTGGCCGTGCCGGTAGCAGCACTTATATTTATTAATGCTCCAGCCAGACCGGCCTGAGCTTCTGCTGACGTATCGTTGTTAACGGCATCACCAATTACCACGGCTCCAGAAGAGTAGATTTTATATTTTGAAGCACCTCCAGAAGATACAATTACATCACCTCCTGATGCTAGGGTTATTCCGCCAGTACCAGACGCAAAACTACTTAAAGTAAGTGTTCCATTAGATCCTGGAGAAATAGTAAGATTATTTTCCAAAATGGTAATACTTGAGCCGTTAGCTAAATCTATCGAATCATTGTCAAAGCTGGTAAGTCCGCCCCATTGAAATACAATGTAGCCATCACCACCATTGTTTCCAGAGCCGCTTGCAGCGCCACCAAGGCCAACTCCAGCAACATAATTTATGTCTGTAATATTAGCTGGCTGAGCAGCAGTTGCGCCTGAAGGAGCATTAGCGCCCGCTGTTGTTGCTCCACTCGTTATTCTAGTGGCATGAAGGAACCCAGAACCTCCGCCACCGGCTGCCCCATCTCCTTGACCTGCACCACCACCCCAATATCCAGAACCACCACCACCACAATCAACTCCTACAGAAGTTGTGTTGTCCGTGAAAGCGACACCACCAGTAAACATACCTCCAACAGTATACGCTGGAGATGAAGTACTATTTCCATTCAAGCCTCCCGCTACCTGAGAGCCACCTTTACCTGCTTGCCCTACTCCAGATCCCCCAGTTAAACCACCGCCGCCACCGGCTCCATAGTTACCAAATCCGCTAGCACCACCACCACCACCAGCAATAACAATTGCATTAGCTTGACTTATAGAGCCAGTAAAAATACCTGAGTAACCACCACCGCCACCACCAGAAGCATCTCCTCTAGTACCATATCCACCTCCTGGCCAACCACCTAAACCACCATTACCATTAGTAGATACTGGTTTTTTACCACCACTACCAATTACAAGAATTAGCTGTTCACCCGGAGTAACAGAAATGAAGCCTGTGCTATAACCACCAGCACCACCACCACCTGAAGCGGAATAGTTTCCGGTGCCACCGCCAGGCCCCCACATTTTAACTTTAAGACTGGTTACACCAGCAGGTACCGTAAATGATTGATTGGCATCTGATACATAACTATATCCAACAGTTGTAAGAGGAATAGTTCCTGATGAATATTTTGCAGCAGTTATGTTGCCAGTAGTAGATAACTCATTACCTACAACAGTAAAAGGACTACCTGGACGAGCTGCCCAATAGCCATCGATATTAATCCAAGTAAGAGCGTAACCATCTTGAGGATTGCTAATTGTTTCTAATGAAGAGTGAAGTGTTTTACCTTTAAGAGTATCTCGAAGTGCTTCAACGGCACCCTTAGTAAGGATATGAGTAACTGTAGTTCCATCAACCCATGATTGAGGGGAGGATCCTTCTTGACCTCTTACAACAGTAATTGTATTTCCAGAGCGAGCGGTGGCTAAAACATATTCGGCAGTATCTGGATCAGAGCCAATAATTAATCTAAAATCTCCAACTGAAGGAAACGAAGAACCATTAGCTACAACAATAGAAGTTGTAGAATTATTGATTGCTCCATTTAATGTGGAGTCTGCATTATTCGCAAACTGTTCCATATCATCTCCACATTAAATTAATCTTCGGTAATTACTAATTGACCTGCCCCGAAACTTGGGGTAATATTTTGATTAACTGTTAAAGTTCCTGTTGCTAAAACACCAGAGTATAGAAGTTTACCAGCGCCACCAGTAAGAGCCGTACCAACTCCTACGTGTGAAATAACATTAGTTGGAGAGGCCAGGCCTGCCTGAGGGAAGGTAACTTGAGCGGCATTAGATACTGTTGAGGGACCAACATCTACAGCGGTAACAGTCCAAGCTCCAGCACTTCTTACAAGTGAAATTCTTGTGTAATTTGTATAGTTTGCCTCTGAACTATTTTGAGCGCCCCCTTCGGTAGGATCGGCTGTATGTAGGCTTAAATAAAGAACTCCGGCAGTTGATGAGCCACGAAGTCCGACTGCATCACCAATTAGAGCGGCATCAATGTTCTGAAATACAAGTTTTAATAGATCGGTTTCCCAAGTGTTGCTTTTGCTCATAATTCTCCTAAAATACGCTAGCAATACAATACTTAAATAGTAGTAGCGCCAATTTTTAGGAATAAATCAACATTATAATATGAAAAAAGAAGCAGTTACATTTTGGGTAACCAACATCTCTAAGATGAATGTTAGTTTAGCTGACTTGAATCTCACAATAAAGGCGTATAGTTCAGTTAACTTAATGGACACAAAGCATTATCAATACAAGGTTGATCAGCTTAAAAAATCCGTTGAATCAGGTTCTATCTTCAAGAAAAGAGATAAGATAATCGTACGTAAGGTCGCTCCAGAGGTTTTAATAGCAAATATTCCACTTACCCGCGAAACATTTATCCCAACTAGAGAAAGATCTATGCTCAGCATTAAAGAAGAAAATTATGAAGAACTTAATGTCTCAGAAGATGACCAAAAGAAATCTGATGAAATCTTTGCAAATGAAAATGCAGAGACCGCTGATGCAGATACGAAACTTATGATCCAAAAGGTGTAATCATGTCACGTAGACGCAATATAGCTGCTGCCGCCGCAAGTATAAGTGAAACAATTTCTGTTACAGAACCATTACCAATTGATGATTTGGAAAATGAGACTATAGAAGATTATAAAAAGCTGAATGACAAACTTGATGATGTCATATCAAAAATTAAGGGTAGGAAAGGGAAAAAGAAATAACTTTAAAATATGCTGAGGGTCCGATGGTTGAGAAACTAAACAATGAAACTGTAAAGAAAAAGGACCTGGAGTTAATTCTAGAAGTCAACAAAAAGACTATTGAAATTCAGTCAGAAGTCGCTGAGCAAAATGAAGAAATCATTGACTCTTTAAGAGACATTAAGAAAATCCAAGAAGATCAAGACGAAAAACTTGATAAAATTGTTAAACAGGCCGAAGAAACAAACCGCGACCTATTCAAAATTCAAATACTATTCATCACCGGATTACTATCTCTAGTAATCCAAATTATACAAATATTCGTAATCAAGAAGTAATTAGTTCTTGAGAATGGTTACTTCAGTTGCCTTTGGATCGCCACGTACATTAGTACCTAGACCAAAAGATACTTTCTGTCCCTTGTATAAGGTTTTAAAACCTTCACAAGCTACATCAGAGAAGTGAACAAACAGATCTTTCTGTTTTTCGCCATCTTTTTCCCATGTAATAAATCCGAAACCCCTTTTAGGGTCGAACCAGACAACTTCACCTACAAATTTTTCATTACTCATCGTTTATTCCTTAACTATCTTTACAAACAAGTTGTCCGTCAACGTACAACTCCCCACCGCCACCCAATAGTCTGTACGTATCTACAGCTCCAAGTTTGGCAATATCTGCTCTTTCTTTATCGTTGGTGCAGTTACGCATCAATTTATCGTATTTTGCAAAGAGCAAAAGCATATCTCTTTCACAGCCAATAATTCTGGCATGGGCTAAGAGCCTACGACGAGTCTCTTGTTCTTGAAGCACTTTGTTACTTAGATTAGCCGCATCATCAAGATTTGTCTTTTCTACCGTACCACCGACATCTCTCAAGAATGTCTTATCTATTTTACTCATCCTTCACTCCATGTAACTTGAACGATTTATTTTCGAACTTAACGTAAGGCTTATCAATACCTTCAATATTTCTTTTACCATCTAACTCATACACCAAAGTTCTACCATTAGGTAATTGTGTAGATGGGTAAACTCCAATAATCTTTAGCCTACTACTATGCGTCAAACCGTGGCAATTGGCACACAAGATTGCGAGGTTAAAATTGTTATTATTAGTATTGACTTCCGTTCTTTCTATAATATGATGCAATTGAAGTAGGTTAGGGTCCGTAATCGAGCACGTCTCGATCTCACACTTGTTCTTGATTAGCTTACTCTTTCCCATAATACCTTACTATATCAAGTTATCGTATTCCCCACGCGGTGGTCGTTATAGTTGCTGTGCCGCCTGATTTTAATCTAAACCAAATCAAAGAAGCTACACGATTATCAAACATAACTACGCGAGTAGTGCTGCCGGCAGTTCCATCCAAAACTCCATGAATCGTAGATCCATTAAACGAATACTCTACAACGCTTGCTGAAGTTTCATTAGTGAACATGATGCCTTGAGTTGGAAAAGTAATAACCAAATCAGGCCCATAGCCATCAAGAAGGGTATAGCCATCTGGTGCCCCAAACTGCGCCCAGCTTACAGCGGTTGAATTCCAGAAGTTAAAATCCCTACCTTGGGTTTTCTTGATGTTCTTAAAAGCCATTTATATCTCCACTAGATATGTAGAATTATTACATTGTGTATTTGTTTTTAGCGTCCATATACCCTTTTTCCATCATTTCTTGGATTTTTTCAGGTCTGAAATCAAGTAGATCTTCAATTAGATTGAAATCTGGTCTTAATATATTAATTTTGACATACCTTTTATCTTCCAGACCTGCTAAAGCTAGCACATTATGCATTTGAACTTTCTCAATATCATTTGCCATAATTTTATCTGTAGATAGATCAATAGAGCGTTTTAGAATATCAACCGTAGTTGGATTTTCCAAAAATCTATTGACACGTGTATGTGGAGACGTAATTATGACATCAATAACATCCGCCCCCATCTCTACGGCCTTCTTGATTGGAGATATTTCTTTTACCCCTCCATCCGTCCACAATTGGCCCAGGAATTTCACCGGAGTTAACATGCCAGGAAAGGAGGCTGAGGCGGTAACGGCATCTATAAAATGATCTGAGGTTTGATCAAAAATAGTATATTTTCCAGAGCTAAGAGATACGGTACCAACGTTAATTGGTTTACCGCTAGCTCGAATCTTTTTAATATCTAAACTGTTTCTAATTAGATTGCGCATAGGAGAACTATCAAAAAAACTCTTGTTCCAAAGTGCATGCCAACGTCCAAATGGAAACCACCTCTTATATATTTGAGAGGTATTTATTTTAGCCCACATATCAGCAAGAACAGAGATAGATTGCTCCTCTTGTCCAGAAGAGAACATAGCTAAAGAGGCGCAATTAATTGCCCCAACAGAGACGCCACAAAAGGCATCATAAACAACACCTAACTCACCAATGATGTGTTTGAGGGCGCCGACCTGATAAGCACCTTTACTCCCGCCACCGCTCAAGACTAATACTCTCATTAAACCCCACTGGCTATTAATGATATATCAAATTAGTCACACAAATAGAAACGCCCGGTATTTCTACCGGGCGTCTCATCATTCTAGAAACTTAATTTGATTAGGACATTGCTTTCCAACCATCGTAGCTATGGATAGCTTGACCAAGAAATACGGAGTTAGTTTCAACTTTAAATGCGTTAGAGACTAAAGTGTGCTCAGCTTCCATAGCAGCCTTAGTTCCACCGAAGTACGTGATGTAGGTTGGGGTAATATTGATGGTTTCAGAACCACAGTATAGTCCAAAATTCTTTCCTTCAGTAGAGGCGTAATCGTACCATGGCTGGAACAAAGTAATTTGTCCAACACCATCAGTTCCGTTATCAGCAGCATGATCACGATAAGTTCCTGGAATAACGAAATCACAAACATCCATCAAATGTTCGCCGTCTTGAGCAAGCTTACCATTGTAAGTAAGTAGAGCGCGGGCCCCAGAGTTATCCTTAAGGAAGAACCCTGCGAAACATCCAACGGAAAGAGACCCGTCAGCTTGTTGACGCATAGCCTTGATTAGGTCGCATAGCCCTGGAAGGTGAGTAGCTGCTGGGTAAGCAACCTCGTCTTGCCAATACTCTACGTCTAAACAAATACCATCAAATTGTTCAGATGTCTTAGTGCACATAGCATTGTATGCCATGATTGGATTCATGATATTCTTCATAACCCATTGTTGAAGAGTTCCCCAACCAAGATCACCGCATAGAGCGTGGACCTTGATACCGGAACGGTGAGCTGCATCGTTGAAAAGCTTAAGTCTGTCGCGCTTTGCGTTAGTCCAGTTAGCACCACCTAGGTAGCGCCAAATGTCTAGAAAAAGTACGTTGACACCATTGGTGCCACAGAAGTTAAGTAGAGCTTGTTGATCTGCATCAGTGTCTAGTGGGTCTAGAGCAGCGGTTGCGCCTACCCATACGAACATTGCGCGGCTTTCATTTGAATTTTGTGGAACTGGACGATTAGTTAACGGAGTAACTGCCATTGTGTTTCCTTTTGTCATTGGTTTAGTATTAAGTTCTTACACCATTCATGTCAAAATTTTAATAGAACTCAAAGACAATAAAACGAAAATCCAACATGCCAAGTTGCAGCAGTGTTACTATCTGCTCTGACCCACGCACTAATCTTAGCTGGACCAGGTACGATAAAATGTTCCATGTCATAAATTTGTGATGGCTGCGCAGTAGTTACTCTTACAGATGGAGTCATTTGTTTCTCAAAAGAAACTCCTGTTAGTGGTTGATTAGTGCGTAAAAATGTTACGCCGCTATTTCCAAGAACACCAACAAACCACCTTTTAATAAAACACTTAGTATTTACAGGAACATATTTGTGTGCCCAAAAAGTAATACCATCGCTAACAGCAATAGTTCCTACAGTAGCCCCTGCACTTACTGCCCTTAAAGTAATTGTTCCAACATTAGTTCCGTTAGATCCTACGCTTAGTGTTTCAATTTTATCTATGAATCTCATATTAGTTGCAGTTGTCGTAACAGCAGCAACACCATTCATAGTTTTATCTTCTGTAAATGGCCCATTCAAAGAGCCATCATAATACGTAATTCTTACCGTTCTTGTTCCGGTTCCAGCGGATGAATCGCTTGCGCTGGATGAAAGTATTTCCATTTGTGAGGCAGAAGCTGGCTCTACATAGGTAGAGGCTCTTGCAACTGTAATGGATGTGCTTGCTGTTGCAACATAACCTTTAGCATGATCGCTAGATACGCCAGCAGTAGAAATGAGGCCGTCGCCAATAGCATGCTCTAACCCTCCCACAATAAGCGCTCCATTACCAGAGTCTACTAAGATAGCTTTCCCACTTTCATCATATAGAATAGAATTATTTACTGGTCTGTCTGTTATCGGCATTTATACCTCATAAAATCCAATTTTAGAAAACCAATCTAAATTACCAGACGTTGCATCTGAACGGCCATATACAGCAATAAAGGCGGGCCCTACTACGGTAATAGGAACATCAAAAGTTATTTGTCCAGTATTATTTGGTGTTATTCTAAGTTTAGGTGAAATTGTTGTTTCTGGAGTTGTTACACTTGTGGGTACCAATTTATGAACCTCTAACGCTCCGCTGTTTATTCCATCGATGGACCCAATAACTGATATCACTCTACAGATTTTATTAGTCCCAACATAATGATGACACCAGTAAGTAACTCCGTCTCCTGCTGCAATGGTACCAATAGTGATTCCGCCGCCTGCGACGGCCGCTTTTAATGTTATGGTTCCTACGTTACTTAACTGATTACCAACTGTATTAACTTCTATTTTTTCTATGAAACAAATATTAGAGGCTACAGTGTTTACTGGAGTAACTCCATTTAAAGAGGCTATCTCATAAAATGGTCCAGCTAATGTTTGATCATAATACGTAATCTTAATAGTTCTTGCGCCAGTGCCAGCCGAAGTATCATCAGCATTACTCGATAATAAAGAACGTTGAGCGTTAGTGCTTGGCTGCGCATATGCTGTTGCACGCATAATGGTCAGAGCATCATTAACTGAAGTCGCATATCCTAAAACAACATTAGCAGATGGTTCAAGCGATTTATTACCATAAGGTTTGAAATTAGTTTCAAAATCTGATTTGTCAATATTATTTTGAACTTGAGTATAAGTACCATTAGTAATAATAGTTTCTGGAATTGTACCTTTCCATATGGTACAAATATGAACCTCGGGGCCATCGTAAAAATAAATTGTATAAACTGAATTATCATCATCATATTGATGATTGCCAGTTTTTAAAACTTGAATAGTTTTCCAGTTAGTCCAAGTATAATTTATTTGTGTAAATTGTGGTGCTAGTGTAAGTGACATATTATTCCTTAGCTTTCATAGGCATCAAATGAGCCACGATAATTAAATGCAGAACCCGTTGCAGTGGTAACAATTAAAGTAATACGTGCCGGGCCAGCTACTTGAATCTGAGAACCATAAGAACGATATACCGAACTATCTAATCCAGCTACTGTAATTCCGTCAGAAACCTGCTTATCTACTTGATCTGCAACAGGCAATACTTGTGAACGAAGAGACCCAATACACGAACCGGAACTGTTTGTAACGTTAGACCCTATAAGGATACCCGTTACATTACAGGTAAGTCCTGATTTCACATAATGATGGGCCCAAAATGTAATGTTATCTGTTGCTCCAATAGTTCCAACAGTTGTGCCAGCTCCTGCCGCGCCCGTTTTCAAAGTAATAATTCCAGCATTAGATCTAGTACTACCAACTGTTAAGACCTCTATAGCCTCAATAAAACATTTAGTTGAAGTAACTAGATTAACTGGAGTAACTCCATTAAGAGTAACATCTTCAAATCCAGTTGTGGCGCCTGCCTGATTCATCCAATAAATACGAACTGTACGTGCGCCTGTACCTGCGGATGAATCATTTGCCGATGATGAAACAATTGATCCAGTAAAATTAACGCTTTGCTCGGTATAAGTAGTACGACGTAATGCTACGGTTGTAATAGCTGCTAAAGCAATATCACCAAAAGCAAGAAGCGGAGTTGAACTACTTGGAGATGTTGTGACTAGAATAGGTGGTTGATTTGGACTTAATACGACAACTAATGAAGTATCACCAGATACTGGGGCAGTGCTAGCTGCTTTAACCGTAGCTCTTGTGCCTCTAGTAGTTCCATCTTCAATTACTTGAATTTGAGCGCGTTTAGAATCGATTCTAGCTGCCGCGGCATCATTTTCAGTAAGAGTTGTACCAGCTACTTCATCAAAAATATATCCAACTGGTTGAACTCTAGTAACACCATCAGTAAACGCATTATTATCTATAAGTGATTGTGCTATAATAGATGCATCAAGAGCTAATGAGCCGGAAGTGCCAATATTAGCCGTAACAGTTCCGCTAACGGGCTGAGTAACAGAGCTACCATCTACCTTAAGTGCATTAGCGCCAGTTACAGTGGCTGCATTACCTCCTTGACTAATAGTAGTTAACCACGGAGTAGTATTCGCTGTATTTCCAGGCTGAACAGTCCAAGTTCCGCTTTGAGTGGCCGAAACTGAACCAGTAATAGCCAATGTAGTTTGATCGGAGGCAATAACTACAGGCATAGAATTAGCCATAGTCTTTTGTCCTAAAGTATTAATACGAGTAGTGAATGTAGATTCCGCTAACCTAGTAGCTAATGTTGCCTCGGTGGCCGCCCCCGTTGGTAATGGCAGAGAAGCCGCAGAAATAGCTTGTGTACCAGACGGTATATTTCTTACAACCAAAGCTTGATCAGAACCACCTGGTGTAGTATTAGTAATTATCGGAGTATTAGTGCCATTCGATAATTGAACTGGCCATGGATTGCTTAGTGAAGCAGGTGTACCTTGATTGGCGGTAACCGTTCCAGATACGGTTGCTGTAACAGTTCCAGAGATAACCTGCGTTCCAGATGGAATATTTCTTACTACTAAACCTTGTTCGTTTCCAACGGGAGCTGCATTAGTTAAAGGAGCATAATTAGAGCCATCGCTTATTTTAATAGGCCAAGCATTAGCTAAAGCGGCGGGCGTTCCTTGATTGGAAGTGACTGTTCCGGTAACAGTGACGGCGCCAGTAATTGTTATTGTAGATTGATCGGAAGAAATAACAACGGGAGTACTATTAGCCATCGTCTTCTGACCCAGAGTGTTAATTCTGGTAGTAAAAGTAGATGCAGTTAATAGTGTAAGTAAAGTTGTTTCGGTGGCAGCACCAGAAGGAAGTGGTAAAGAAGCTGCGCTAATTGGAAGGGTAGATTGATCAGATGATAAAACTACTGGCGTTGAATTGGCCATAGTCTTCTGACCCAAAGTATTAATGCGAGCAGTGAATGTAGATTCAGCTAACCTAGTAGCCAGGGTTGCTTCAGTAGCTGCGCCTGATGGCAAAGGTAGTGAGGCAATAGAGGTAGGAAGGGGTGTGCCAGCAGCATCTCCCTGAATGGTAATCAAGCCGCCCGCAGGAGAGCCCGCTGAACCAGCTCCTACAACTACAGAACGTCCGGATGAATCAAGAGTGATAATACGAGCGGTAGAACCATCCTTACCAATAGCTAAAAAACCAGGCTGATCAGCAGTAATAGAATCGCCATGCGCAATAGCTAAATCATAGCCATCACGGTCAAATAAAATTGAGGCTGGTGATTCATTAGCCATTACACTATGCTCCTAGTTCTACTCGTCTCAAATATACCTGAATATGTAATTACATCTGTAACTGTAACTAATATAGTAACTCCATCTGTATCATACATTTGCCACACTACCTGGCTAACAGTTTTATTTGGGTTATAGGTATAGGTTTTCTCAACAATTTTTTCTGTCTGAGCGATTGACTCCCACCAAATGAATGATGTTGGAAATGGACTTAATGCAGGTAACATTGTTCTATAAGCTCCAGTTGCAAATCCTTCGGCTGGACCCTCATCAATAAAATGAATTAATTGTCTTAATGCTCTATGTACATTAGCACTAATACCAGATGCATTATTTGCAACATCTTTAAGAGCATCTTGTATATTTTTAGCTGTAGTTACAGCTAATCCAGTTGGATCAAATCCAACTAAAGACGCACCCGGACGATAAATAAACACGGCACTACCACCAGTAGAAGTATTGATATTCTCTAATACTGTAAAGGTATCATTATCTACCACAGATGCAATTGTATAATATCCATCGGCACCACCTGTGGTGCCAACTAAACGTACACGATCACCGACAGAGACAGGCGCATCTGCATCAAAAATTAAGCCAAAAATATCGCTACTAGGTGAAACCTCAACGGTTTTTGTTCCGGAGGTTGTCGAAGTTACGGCAGTTGTTTTATAAGACGTATAGCCGTCAGAAGCTAATTCATGAGAATCAACTAAATCTGCATCTCTAAAGTCTGATTTTGAGAGTGTCATCCTCTATAGATGCAAAACTATTGATTTACTTCTTCTTAGTTTTCTTTTTAGATTCTTCTGTTTCTAGATCAGTTTCAACTTCCACTTCTGGAGCTTGAAATGCCTGCTCTTCTGCTCTTTTTGCAGCCTGCTCAGCTTCTTGAGCTTGAGTGCGCTCGGCTTGCACAATGTAAGCATTTAATACATTGTAAACCATACTGCTCATAGCTGAATAACCAGAAGCTTGACCATCACAAACTGCTGCTTGCTTTCTAAGCGTCTCAGCTTGAGCTACAGCGTTTTGTCTTTGCCTCTCGGACTCATTCATAATTTGCAACAATGTAGCTTCATAAAAATCTTTTAAATTAGAATCAACTACACCAACTGCAACAGCATCTAATACTCTCTTACGTAACTTAATAATATCTTCAGAATATGTCATGATTACTTACCTTTATTAGCTTCCCTTTTAATTTTACCTAAATGACTTGCTACACATAAGCAAGGCTCACAATAAATACCATTTATCCCATGTCCACCAATCTTAAAAAAACGGGTGGGTCCTTCCTTGCCATCTGGCCCCTCTAACTTAAAAGTTTCGGGAGCGACATGACCGGAAGAACACCACCTGTTTAGGGGATCTTCAACTTGTGTAATTGTGAGATCTGGCTTATCCATACTCACATACTATATCAGGCGTAGATCATATAGTTAATATGATCGAAAGCTTTTACTTTAGCATAGAAAGTAACGCTTGTAGTACTGGTCTCTTCATAGTTATTATAATCAACAACTGGGCCAGGATCTTGTAAGGTTCCGCGAACGAAAACCCACATGTTTTGACCGTTAAAGGAACCGTCAACAGTATAGGTCTGTGCTCCTGGAATGGTATGAGGAGTGCCTGCGTTAATATCTGCTACAAGACGTTCAACTGTACGAACAACCGTTGCACCAGCGATAGCGTTAGATAATGCTTGCAAGGATGCAGTGATGGTCTGACCGTCTACAAGAATAGCACCAGTGTAGTCACGGTTACCAATCTGAGCATTAAGAGTGTTGAAAGCTTCAACAACTGATGGAGTGCCGTCTGGTAAGTTGACGAATGGGAAGAAGTTACCCGTGTTAGTTAGAAGGCCAGCCAAGCTAGTAACGTTATCACCAATACCAACGGTGGTACGAATGTCGTTAATATCTTGTTGCATGTCCGCATCACCAACGATACCGTTGCTCAATACAGTTCTAAATGAAGTTTCAGTTAGTTGGTCTGCTCTCTCACGGAAACCGTAGTAATAGTCAACTGTAGTTGGTTGATAAGCTTCCCAAGTATAAGCAATAGAGGCAGATAGAGGAGAACCTGGTGGAACTGCTCTAAATTCAATTTCTACGCTGTTTGGAGAGGTAGATGCTCCTGCTCTGGTACGACCGAAGATTCTGTAACCGTCATTAGCACCACCAACAATTTGAAGGGCTGCTTCAGTTGCTGGATTGATGATTTCTACGTAAGTAGCTTCGTGAGCGCCTGCGTCTGCACCGTCCTGGATAGGAACACCAGTTCTATTAGTTGCATCAGCATGCTTTAAGTTGCCGCCGCTAGTGATAGTATCAAAAGTATCAGTAGAAGCAACAGTTGCAGCAGGGAACTTTCTATTGATAACCCATGCGTGCGCATCTAAAGTCTTGCTTGCGATGTTGGATAAGTTAGCTGGAACGTTAGTACCAACTGCGGTTGGACGCTGATAAGTTGGAATAGCTGCGGAGAATGCGACACCCTTGATTGCTGCACGGTCAGTACGAACAAAGTTTAGGTCGTCTTCTAGAGCGTATGGTTGTCTTTCGGTCCAAGAGATGGCGCCGCTGTTTGCATCGGAAGCAACACCGGATGCGTTAGCAACACGGACAGAGGTTGCTGAAACGAATTCAGCGATTAAGAAAGTACCATTGTTGCCAGCAGAAGCCGCACCAGTAACGGTAAGGAAATTACCTCTGGAAGCAGCGGTCATACCAGTTAGACCAGTGAAAGTAACCAAACCACCGGAGAAGGTGGTGATGGAGGCAGTTGCGCCAGTTTGACCGGAAAGAGCAGCTCCCAAACCAAGAGGTTCGTTAGCTAACGTAGCGGTAGCGCTTTGAGTAAGTGAACCAGCGATATCTAGCGCTTGGTCCAATGCATTTAAACGAGTTGAAACCATTGTTGTATCCTATTTACGAGGTTGACTTACATCAAATCTTCTTAATTATGTACTACTATACCTAATTATTATATTATTCTTACAAATTGATTGCCTAATTATGCAGTTATGGCATATGTAGCAAACAATAAACTATGGCCGACTGGCGTTAGAGAGATCATATTGATTGTGTCATACCCAGTTCCAGGACCAGAAGACTCACTGATAGTATAATCAATTCCCTCATATAAATCTTTACCATTATGCTTTATTTGAATATGAAAACGATCTCCAGCTAGTGTTAAGCCATTAAGAAACTTATCTGGTGTAAAGAATGTTCTATTAATGCCATTTCTTAATCCAATTAATGGAATTTCTTGTCTCCATAAATAATAAAGAGTCCCGCCACCACCTGGATGATTTGCTGTGATGTAGCCATCGATACACGTAAATACATCTTCATGTAATTGATCGCACTTGACCATTACACCGTCATCAAATCCAAAACTATGAAGCCAGTCGCGCTGTTCTGGGCTAGCTTGAAGAAGATCAATATTACTAGATACTAACTCAATGTCTCCACATAAAAGTTTGTGTCTTATTACGCCTTTAAGAAGAGACGCTCTAATATCAGATTCTTGAATTCCAGGAATCTGTAATAAATCCCTAGTCTGCCCTGGGTTAATAGGATAATTAAAAATACTTACTGCTTTTTTAGGAGATAAATAATGAATAGCAGATCTATATGGTTCCGGAATAGCGGGATTATCTCCCTGTAGATGAAGCATAGATGCAGGTGTCCCCGTAATATTCCTTACAATAAAATGTGTGTTATATTTTAATGAATATCCAAATTCACTTTCGCTGCTCATTTATTTCTCCGCAACAAATTTGTCTTTGATAGTAATAGTAACTGTTCTTTCAACCTCTGGATTATCAGCGGTTGCACGAACACCACCAAATAATTTTTCCATTAGTGTATCATAAGTCTGAGAAGCAACATCACTTTTAGTAATAGTTGTCTTATGCGCATCCCTCTCAGTTAACTCTTCGTCCTTAGATAAAATAACTCTTCTTAAATCATTTTCACCCAATCTAACAAGATCATCAAACCCCAACCTATATCTAACATGAAGAAGTTCTTCAATGTAGTTAAGGCTACCTTGAGCCGGTTGAGATGTAGCATAATCACCATCATCAATACCAGTTCTTAAACCTTTATCAAGAGTTGATAGTAGAACACGCGCATTACTGTCCTGCCATTGATGTTGTTTACCAAAATCGTGGCGTAGTCCCTCTAAGACATTGCGCAGTTTAGAAAGATTTGCTAGCTTCTGACTAACAGCTTCAGTAATAAAAGCTTCACTACGGCTATAGTTCTGAAGACCTCTACGAGGATTATATTCAGTTTCTTGATCAATTCTTCTAGTATCGAAAGCTAATTTCTTGAAACCTGTCTCAGAAGCAAAAGACTCTAGGCCTGCTTTTCTTAGACGCATAGCTTGTTTTCTAGCTGGAATATGTTCTATTCCACTACTAACAAGCTCGTACAATTCTGTAAAGTTATCTAGTTTCATGCATCTCTTTCCAGTATAGGATCAATAATATACCTGATTATTGCAACCTGCCGGGATAATTATCACGACCCCGTTGACATCATTTTTTTAGGATTTATCATGCGCGCTATGGAAAACACGAATATTTCACAACAGCACGTAAACCCAGGGGCTCTGGAAGTTTGCCGCGTTCTTAGCGCTGAGGGCTACCAAGCCTACATCGTAGGTGGATGCGTTCGAGATATGCTTCTCGGGCAGACTCCAAAGGACTGGGATATTACGACAGATGCCACTCCTCAAAAGGTGATGGCGCTGTTTCCCAAGACCCTTCCAACCGGCCTACAACATGGTACGGTAACGGTGGTTCTAGGTGAAGGTGTTGAAAACCATTTTGAAGTTACTACCTTCCGAATTGAGGGGGCTTATGCTGACGGCCGAAGGCCCGATGAAGTCTTCTTTGTTCTGAATGTAGAGCAAGACTTGGCCCGCCGAGACTTGACGATCAATGCTATTGCTTATGACCCAATTGCTGATAGAATTGCCGACCCTTATGGAGGTATGCGAGACCTAGAAGCAGGAGTTTTAAGGGCCGTTGGATCTGCTCAAGCACGCTTCCAAGAAGACGGATTGCGCATCATGCGAGTTTGCCGTTTTGCGGCTAGATTTGGCTATGATGTAGAACAAGCAACGTTTGAAGGAATGTGTGAATCTATTAATACCTTGGAAAAGGTATCAAAGGAACGAGTTGCAGACGAACTCTGCAAGACGCTGATGGCGCCCTATGCCAAGGTAGGTCTTGACCTATTGAAGGAATGCGGAGCAATTTACATTACTTGCCCTCTACTTTCAAGTGATGGGCTATTCCGTGCAGGGCAAGATAGAGCTACAGGTGAACTGGAAACTCGTCTAGCCTTCATGTACAGCAACTATCCTTCCTCAATTGCAGAATTGGAACTAACCAACCTCAAGTTCTCCAATAGAGAAATTAAGAAAGTAGTATTTCTTTTGCAATTGCATGAGCGGTATCATGCTTTTCGAGAGAAGGATACGGAATCTGCGTATAAGAGCTTTATGGCGGTCGTCAAGAACCATAGCCCCGAAGCTTGGGAATCCACCTTGGAACAATTTCTACAATTGACTGAGGCTGAGGGATACCAATCTAGGGCGCTCTTTACGAAGTACCAATCAGTTACGGTCTTGGCCCGTAGAGAATTGCGGCTAAATGGGAATGATTTGATGCTAATTGGCGTCAAGCCAGGTCCCGAGATCAAGAGAATTTTGGAGGAATGTTATTTGGAAGTTTTGCGACATCCAGAGAACAATACTTCCAGTTTCCTACTGGATTACGCGACTTCAATTTAGCCCCAGAAAATCCTCGTAGCGCCTCTTCGAGTTACTTGACTAACAAAATCAGCAAACCTTACTATGTAAGCCTGAATTTGTTCTTTGGTTAAGCCCCTCTCGAAGAGGCGTAACGGTTTTAAATCTACAACTCCAGGAGAAATTTCTCTTGGTTTTCCGTATTCTGTTCTTTCTGGACGAACAAATTGTTCTAAAGAACCGCGAGCTTGTGATCTAATAATAGCACGGCGAGCTTCTGGAATAGTTAATTCATGTTTCTCACCATTGATACCTAGAATATCAAAAAGAACAGCAGCATTCATATTAGATAGATTAAGTGTTGGAGCATTAATTTCATGTTCAACTTTTTCAATACCAGACCCTTTACAATGAAAGCAGCCTGGGTTAGCTTCTTGTTTGAGGTTATCGCGGATGGCAGGAGTATCTCGACCTTCATAAAAATCGGACCAATGCTCGGCCATTTGAGCGCACATACAGGGCTCGGTCTTTGTTTCCATGTCGCGTTCGATATCAGAATCAAAAGTAATGCTCATAATGATTATGCTTAGTTATTGACCACAAATAGAAACGCCCTCAAGCTTTCGCTTGAAGGCGTTTTGAACTTATTCAATCAGGCTTATTAGGCTCCGACGACAACTGACTTACGGCCGGCTGCGCAACCACGTGGGTTAACGATAGCGATACCGATGATTTCAGAAACTACCCATCCAAGCTTCAATTGCTTTGGCTCGTCTGCTGGTAGAACTTCAATGTCTTGTCTAATTGGCATAACACCAACGAACTCTGGGTCTGCTGCACCGTAGATGGTTCCTGGTGGAACGATCTTAGATACCATAATGTCAGTACCCCAGATGTGAGCGTAAAGACCAGTTTGTAGAACTTCTCTCATAGTTACTGGATCGAAGTCACCACCACCAACACCTTGACCGCCACCAGATCCCCACTTAAGGATATCGGTGAACTCATTGATGTTCATGAAGTACTTGGTAGTAACAAGGTCCCAACGGTCGATCTGTTGCTTGATTTCGACAAGGTCTCTCTTTAGAAGGCCTGCATCAGCAATGTCGGTTAGGGTGTTTTCAACTGAGGATGCTGCATCCAAAGCTGCGAAGATGTTTGCATCTTCTTGTGCCATGATTTCTTGACGAGCCTTTTGAACTGCTCTGTCAATAACGTTGAATCTACGACGCTTGACTTCTGCGATTCTAACAGTTGGGTTTGCGTAGATTTCGAATTCTGGAACGACAACTCTGTCGCCGAATACTCTGGACTCTGGGCCAGTACCGTTGCTGGAGATAACAACTGCGGCAACGTCGATATCTCTATCGTAAGTTGGCATTGCACCCTGTGGCAATGGATCGACTACAAGTGCTCTACGAGCAATACCATGGTAGTCCAAGTTTCTACGGATTGGGTTTGCCATAGCCTGAGCTAGAGCAATCTTGCCGTCTTGAGTCATAATTGCGCGGGAGATAAGCTCATCGCGCTTGTCGTCACTCAAAGAAGCTTGACCTGCAAGACCCATGTTAGATGGAGTGTTCTCTTCAAGAACGGCTGCATACTTAACTAAGGTTTGTAGAGCATCCTTAAGGGATGAGGCGTTCATTTCGCCTTTGTTGGAAAACATATTCATAAATAATCTCCTAGTGGAATTTTTGCCAGTCTTACCAGCGACACACTCGCGTGTGATAGAGCGTTTCTTGAAACTCAATCCAAGAAACGCTTGAATTATTCAGTTACTTAGGCAACTGGTGGTGCGAAATAGAAGGTTGCGAATGCAAAGCTTCTAGTAGTTGCTGCTTGACCGGATGGGCTGTTTAGGGCAGCGACCATGCTGGATTGAGTAGTAACTAGAGAACCGGAGGTCTCGAAGTCGACGAAGCGAGCTACGACTGGACCTGCGCCACCTGGAGAGGAAGCAATGGTTGGAGTCAATAGACCAGCAGAGGTGAAGTAAAGTGGCATACCCGTGGTTAGAGTTGCATGAGTTGGTTGAAGACCCGTGCTTGCGTTTGTATCGCATGCATCAAGGGAGACTGCGTAAAGACCTGGTTTATCCCAGCAAGTTACCTTGCCAGAGCCGGTTGCAGTGTGAGGTCCAAGGACCGCACCGCCAGTAACAACTTGACCAACAGTTCCACCGACTACAGAGCCGAATAGAGTGCCGTATCCAGTGATACCTTCATCAGCCAAGAACAATGGACGAGAAGTTGCGCTAAGAGTCTTAGTGACAACTGGACGACCTGGAAGACCGCTTGGGTTAGAGTAACCGTCGAAAGAATCCTTAGCAGCCTTATCATTTGCAGATAGAGCACTGTTAACTAAAGTAACAACTTCTCCACCCTTTAGAGTAAGAACTTCAGAGTCAAGACCGTCATATTGACCCAATGGTTGGGTACCTGGTTGTAGTAGTTTTAGAGACATTTTATATTCCTAATGTATCGCTATCAAACCCGCGACAATGGTTACTTACACCTTTAACTTACAAAATCTTATAGAGCATATTCTTTTATTACCTGTTTTCAGATAGAAAAGACGCTTATATTACTTAAATAAAACATTATGCCCAGATTAACTTCCAAATCCTAAACTTTTAGTTAGTTTAACGGCTTCTTCTTCTGCCTTTTGAAGAGCAGTTCTTTGATCTTCTTCTGGCTTCTTTTGATTTAGAACAGCTTCTGGACCACCAAATAGTTCTGAACTCTTAGCTGATGCAGCCTGTAAATCACTAGTAATCTTTTGTTGAACACTGCCAACATCACCTAAGGTCTTCTTTAGATTACCCATATCTAATAGATATGTTTCTAAAGCGTGGCGGACGTCATCAAAGTCATCACCAACTAATCCTTTGCCACCATGTAAAATTTGAGTGCTGTCAACTAAGTTTGATAAGAAACCTTTTTCTTGAATTTGTCTTTGCTTAAATCCTTCATTAGAAAAATTCTTAATGATTGATTGGATTTCAGGAATTAAATTATCGGCCGCAGTTCTAAAAGCGGCAATAGCCCTTTGAACTGTTTGAGTATCTGGTTCTTTAGATTTAGCAATAAGTTCTGCCTTATCTCTTGGCTTTTCAATGTCATTGATAACTGGAACAACTGATTGATATACTTTATAGAAAGTATCTAGCTTCATTCTAAATTGTTGCATAGTTTGGGTGAATTCTTGCTTATATTGATATCCAACGCCCCAATCTGAATTGGAATTAAGCATATCATCAATTTCACCAGTCAATTTAGCGTGATCTAATTCTAGTCCATCACTAATGAATCTCATGTGATTCTTTAAATAAACGCCACCTAAAATAGCCGCAATACCCGCGATCGTTAAAGTAACTGGATCCTGGGCAGTCTTGGTAAAAGATTTCTTACTGGTTTGCTCAAGGCATACATCAGAAAGGGCACGTAATTCGTTTTCATCTCTTTTATCAAGCTCATCGCCAATTCTGACAAGAGTTAATAGAAGCTGAGTCTCAGCATACTTGTGTTGAGTAGATAATCCGTTAACTGGTTTGTTAACGATGTTCAATAAAATGTTTTGACGCTCAATGTTGTTCTCAACTAAACCATTTAACTTATCGTAAGATGGGGAGACGACAACAGAATTAGGGTGAGCTGCTTCCATAATGTTATTCTTATAATCCATGCCTTTGGCAGAATCAGGTTTAACACCATACAAAGCTTCAATAGTAGAAATATCATCAGAACCGGCTCTACCAGTTTGCTCGATCTTCTTCTTTGCCTCGCTAGAGTCATTAGAGATCATTCCCTTTTCTTGGGCTATTTTGACAAAAGAATCGAATATTTCAGATCTTTTCATATTTTCTCGCTATTAAAGTTGGTAATATTATGCATTCCTATGCCTTACTTAGGAGCTTTTTCGGCCACTTCATCGATGAAATGGTCGACGACCATCTTCTTAGAAGTGAACATAGGCGGAATATAAACTATAGGTCCGCCAGCAGAGGAATGGTTCTGCCAAGAGATGGCTTCAACAGCGGCTTGAAAACCTGCCGTATTTTGGATAATGGAGTCTAAACCATTTAATCCTTGATAAATTTCTTTGGCCCAGCTCATAAGCATATTGGAAATGCCGCCTTCAGAGTTCTGGACATTTTCAATCCAACTGCTTCCCTTATGAGAAATATCTTGAGCGCCAGGGTTGACTTTAAATCTAGTTTGCTTAGAAATATTAACAGGCATGGCAACAGAAGTTTCGGTTGTTGGCTTGCCGTCTTTCAAAGTTCCATCTAATGCATTTGGTCGATCTAAAACTTTGTTAACAATATCTCCGGCAACCATGAAACCAGCAGAAGCTAAGACAATCTTAAAGACCCATTTTAGAACTATGCCAAGTAAACTTCCTACACCGGCTTTCTTACCAGAAAACCAATCAAGAAGACCTGCCTGTTTAACAAAATTTTCAGGAGACTCTTCATAAGCAATCATTGCCATTTTAAGCAATTTGGCATCTCTTAATAGTTGAGCAGAGTTTCTACTTTCTAAAGAGGTTTTTGCTTTATCAGCTTCATCTTGAGTAGCTGGTTTAATGTTAGAAGAAATTGAAGAATCAACTAAACTATCTATGTGTTCTGAACTTGTTTGCTTACCAGAACTAACAATACCTTTGATTCCATTCCAAATGCTTTCTATTATCTCGCTGACATTGATATTAAAAATACTTGCAGCAAAAGCCAACATAGCACCAAGCCAAGGTAATCCCATAGCACCCAAACCAATTGAGATAACTCCAGGTGCCAACATGTTAATAACACTTCCAGCCTTATTTTCAGAGTTAAAATGTGCACCGAAATAGTCTTTAACTTTACCAATTAATCCTGAAATGAAGCCGCCTGCTTGAGCAGATTTTACCAAATGAGAATCCGTTAATAGTGTTTCAACTATCATGGTATCAACATAAAAACTGATTTCTCTACTGGTAGATCTCATTAGATTGGCCTCGATACGGCAGCGCCCTTTATATTAGCTAGGTTGTTTGCATTTTCTCTATAAATTGAGTCATCAGTTTGTGATTCACCAATCTGATCTCCCAAAAGTCTTAATTCATTTTCTCCGAAATTTGATTTATAGGCAGAGCTGAATTGATCAAGAACAGAACGAGTATTATCAATTACTTGATTTAAAGCTTCAATTGCTCCAAATACTTTTCCACCAGAATTTGGCTCTATTAACAAACGTGCAAACTGTCCAGTGTTAACTTTGATTGAAACTTGATTTACATTAGGTTGCTTTAGGAAGGTTTTAAACTCTGTAATTCCGCCCTTAACCTCAGTAGAAGATCCTGAAGTAGCAGGAATTAATGGTTCAACAAGACTTAAGAAAGTAGTGATTCTGGTAAAGTCGATGGCGCCATCCATAAATGGTAGCGTTGAGAAAATACGAGCCATAACTTGAGCACTAATCTTCTGAGGCTGAGCAGTCTGATTTGGATTGGCTCCGCCGCCCTTAAGCGCACAATTTGCTTGAGATGCAATTTGGGTCATCATTTTTACATAATATGCTTTTGCCTTCTGAGTTTCTGGACGAGCAGAGTCAGACATAGTACTAGCCCTAGTATAAAGAGCATTGATGAAAGCGCATCTATCGTAGTTTTGAGTATAACTAATTACTTGGCCCTTAGCATCTTTAAGGGTCATTTTATGGTCTTCTATCCATGCATTTAATGTCTGAACAGATTTAACATCTTTAACAAGAAGAGGGTTAGCAGGATCGGCTCCGCCAGAAACGATCGGGTTAGGGACATTATCTAGGACAACATTATCTTTTAACTCTTCTTCTACTTCTTTATGATCTGGAGTTAATTTAGTACGGAAAACAGCATTAACTTTTTCCATAATACCTGCTAACATAGATCTCATAAATCTCTTAGTCTCTTCGTCTTTTTCTTGATTAAGTTGAGCTGATAGTTTAACTAAATACTTAGATAACAAATCTTTGTTTACGTGATAGGCTCCGACCAAAGCTTTTCTATTGCCTTCTTGATCGACAGTTTCTACAAGTAATTTTGATTGTTCAGCATCTACTGGTAACCAGTTTCTATTTGGGGGATTCTCTCCCTCTGCGTAAACAATTTTTTGATTACCAACAGTGATATTATTTTTAAGAATATAGTCAAAGAAATTTCCAAGGGTATTCATATCCGCAACAACAGGTCCCGTCTGGCCATCAGATTTAATGGCATTAGGATCTTTTTCCTGTGGGAAATATTGAGTTTTAAGTTGTTCTACTAACTTAGTTGATAGATTAAGATAGTTTTGATATTCAGCATTGATTTTTGCATTAGGCGCAACTTGGCCCCGCTTGTTGAATTTTAATTCAAATTCAACGGCGCTCTTAAGTAAATCAAGAACTAATTTGTCATCATCGTAAATGAAACTCATTGTATTACCTTGTCTCTTGAAGCGGGGTAGTCGCTGGGCCTTGTAGTTTTTGTTGTATTTGCTTCTGCGTATCAGATAGAATAAATGAAACAACATTATTCCAGGTTGTTGGATTGCTCTTCATAAGATTCATTAAAACAGAATTACTATTTGCCCAATGATCGAATGATTCTTTATCAACTAAGTCGGCACCAGTAATATTAAATGGTGGTAACTCTTTACCACCAGTATATTCTGCTGGAATCTTAACAGATGCAACCGGAACTATTGTCCCATTTGTATCTCTAATAAATCTACTTTTACTTTTTTCATTTCTAAGTGAATCATAAATTAGTTTCTCGCCTTCGTTTTCAGGCTGAAACACCTTTTCTTTATCGGCACCAACATCAAATAATGATTTTTGATCATCAATGAAAACAGCGTAGTTTGGATTAGCCAATATTTGATCTTTAAAATCTAATACTAAGGCTTGAACTCCAGCCAAAAGTTTGGCAATTACTGGTGCTCTTTTAACTTTTTCATTCTGATCAATTTCTTTATCTGATTCTGGAATAAGAGAATTTAATTGTTCCATATGCGATGGATCAAATGCTTGTGACTGCATAGCTAATTCTGTGCCTAATTTATTAAGCGCCTCAGCAACTGAAGCAATATTTTTAAGGCCATTATTAGTTCTAGGTCCCCAAGCTCCATCAGGATTACCTTCGTCTTTACCTGCGCCAATTCTTCTAAGAGAATCCAATACTACAAACAAACTCTTCAGATCAGAAGGGTTTTTATCTTGCATTTTTGTTTTACTTTGATTTGGATCAAACTCTACACCTTTAGTTTTTGCGCCACGCATTCTGTTAATTAAAATAGTACTGAATGCGTCTCTACCAATAGACTTTTCAACTTGTCTTTTATCGACTCCAGGATTACCTTGTAATGCTTTTGTTAAAGCATCGTAATTAATAGTTGAAGAAACTGTTTTTGCCACTCTCTGCATAGCGAATTGCATCTTCTGTATTTCAGTAGACACATTTGAATGTGTCGCTGCTGCTGGTTGACCTGGTTTTGGAACAGGGCGTGCGCCCGAACGAGCGGCTGGTGCATTACCTGCAACTGGAGCGGCAGTAGGCGCAGGAGCTTCTACCTTGTAACCTGCTGGGGGTGGAGGTGGCTTCTTTGCGTACTTTTGAATTTCTTCTACTAGCTCTCTTAGGTTTTTCTTTGACATTTATCCCTCATTAAGCGTTGCCAGCAGGTTTAATCCAAGTACCTTCAAATTCATTAATGCCTTCGACTTCTTCATTTAATTCTCGTTGCATTTGGGGGGCCGCAGCGGCTTCTTGATCTTCTGGCACTTTATCGTATCTCTGATCAATATCATCAAGTGATTTAATTTCTTCGTTAATCCAATTCATAGCTTCACGGTTTTTAGAAATAGATCTGAAAGACTTCCAAAGATTAAGTTTGCTTTTTAACGCAGTAATTTGACCAAACATTTTTCCTAATGGCCCACTAGTAACATTTACTGTTGGAATAGTAACTGGAGCAACTGGAGCTACCGCAGCACCCTCACCACGAAGGGCCTCTAATACCTTTGGGGTTCTAGAGTAAATAGTTCTAGCGTCAGATGTATATTTTCCTCTGGCAACAGGATTAATATGATCAGCATCTCTAATAAGAGAAGTTAGCGTATTAATATTTTTTTGAATCTCTCTAATGGTTTCTTGAGAAGGACCTTTCTTAGATAGTTCATTCAAATTACCAGTAAGAACTTCCATGTGACCCTTAGTGGTCCCGGTAGCTACGCCCGTGCCTGCCTCTTCATCTTCTCTAAGGTTACCAAAATTCATTGGAGAGTGATAAGTCCAATCAGACAAATCCTCATTTCTCATAACTCTAGCAACTAAATTAGTTAAATCAGAAACGATGGAAAGAAATTGTCCGCGTGCAACATTTTCATTTTCTTCATCTGTACCTGCTAGAACAATTCTAACAGCTTTTAGAATGTCTCTAGAAGAGGCTAGCTTGCCGGTTGGTTTCTTTTCAACAACCTCTAAGTCTGCCAAATGTTGATCAAGAATGGTCTCGAAAAGTGCATCGCCTTCAACGCCTTCAAGTTTGTGACTTCCCTTTGGATGAGCGGCATCAATAAGATCTTCACCCTTTTCTTTGGAAGTCTCATAAAGAGACTGGGCTTGCTTGTAAGCAATAGCCTTGTTCTCTAATTCGGCAGCAGCATCATCATAACCTTTATCACGCAAACCATTAGCTAGCTTGAGTAGGTTAACAAGCAATACGGGGGTTGGTGATAAGTCAATGCTCTTGGAAGCTTTCTTAATAAGATCTTCTTCTTTAATAAGACCCTTTTCTCTTGCTACTTTCTCAAGGGAACGCATTATTGCGGAATCTTCAAATTTTACGTGCTTAAAAGTCATGGATGGCCTCGGATAAAGGAATTTACTAATAATATGCAGAGATATTAGCTATCTAAAGTATCTAATCTATTATAGCGTAACATTCGTAGGCCATGCTTGTTACAATAACGAATTCCGTTAATTATCTTGTATTTGACCTTACCGGAAATCTCACAGCCAGGAGCTTCGCATTTACGAGAATAATCAATTCGTTTCTCCCAGGCTTCTGTAGCGCTTGCAGATTTACTAGCTTTAGTCTCTTCGGAATCTTTGATTCCAATATGGGCCTCAGACATTTTTTGTCGTAGTTCTTCGGTGTAATTAATAGGGTTTTCCAAACGTGTCTTACGATGCAATTCTCTTTCTTCTTGTGTAACGATACGGCCAGCGGCGGGATGACCCTTGGTAGCAATTTGATTTGCGGTTGCTTCGGCTTGTTTTTTACTAATTTCCGCTCGTTCTTCGGAAGATAATGAAGCATGCCAGGCTTTCATGGCCTGGATCCAAGCTTCAGATTTAGGCGCATTCATGCCGCCAAGTGAAACATTGTATCCATTGGGTACTAGGCTACCATATTGTGAAACTAACAAAGTTTCTATATCATTTGCATCATCCCAAGTTTTACATCCAGCTATCACTTCAAATTCAAACGCTTGATTACCATATTTTTTGATAGCGTAGGAAATTATCATCATGGGCTGATCTTGAGCGGCCATATTTTTGTGCTGATACCACCTTTTATCAGGCTGGACTGTTTGACCGATATAGATTTTTCCGTTGATTTTATTAGTAATGCAGTAAAGATAGTGAATTCGATTGTCTTGTGTTTCGTCGGTCATTTGAACCTCTGAAACATTATATATCAGTCGTTTTCCGTTTGATTAACCAGAGCACTTCAATCACCGGGTTCAAAACCACAAAACCTCGATCATGGGATTCATTGGCGTAGGTGGGGCCGTAACCATAGCTACAGCGGGGTGAATGCTGCTAGGCCTTCTGGTGGTCAAGAAGCCCGCTTCAGAAACGTATAAATTGGCACGGACCGGGTATTGCTGGTTCGTTTCATACTGGTCAGTCTGGAAAAACATTCTATTAAACCAAACAGTAATTCTTCCAGAGCCCGCAGTACTATCATCACCAGGAATATTAGCTACTTGATAAGTATAATTTACAATAGTTCTAATAGCATTAGGCGTACCGCTACCAGTTAAATCGAAATTCAATTGAGTGCCTGCCAAAAATGTAATAACTCCATTAATTGGATTAACTGTTACCTTAACAGTTGAATTGAAACTAGAAGATATAATATTTGGCTTTTTAAGTTCAGCTTTGATATCAATAGGCGTTACTATAGTACTGTTGGGACCAGGTACACCTATGGCCGGCACAATGACAACTTCATTCCAAGAAACATTGGTAAATGCTTTGGTTTTGATATCATCAATAACACCAATAGGAGCAGTTCCGTTACTTACGGTAGCCATTACTTGGTTACCAATAACAGTTAATTCAGCAATTTGTCCTGGCTGAAATTCAGCAGACGGATCGACAATGAAGGTTGCTGGAAGTGTATTTCCGACTTGAACTAAACGTAGCATGAGATTCCTTTTCTATCTATACCGCTCTCATACTATATAACGTATTAATCGCTGTCCTCAAAGGTTTTATCCTCTGCATTTCCTTCTAAAAGTTCGTTAGCAGCCTCATTAAAGTCTAAATCTAATAGATCATCTGCCGCACTATCATCAGTCATATTAAAGACTGTTCCGTGATTCTCTAGATTAGCAACCATCTTTTCAGATGTTAATCCATTAGTGTGAGAATCATTAACTTTAGCCGGACTCTTTGATTTTACCTTGGCCTGTTGTTCGTCACTGGCTAGAATGCTCTTCATGCTAATTTCACCAAGGCCGGGACCTTGAGGAGCCATCTTTGGGCGCGAATCTGGCATACTTTCAAAACTAATCTCTTCGCCTGGTTGCAGATTGTTTGGATCCACTGGTGTAGTTGGTTTATCAATCCACTCCATAATTTTACCATATGGCTTTTCAGGATTTAACATATCCGCAGCGTCTTCTTCACTCATGAACTTTTCACCAAGAAATCCTTGAATCTCTCTGTCAGTATATCCAAGGACTCTCATCGCTGTGTTAACGCGAGCCCTAGAAACTGGGTCATTAGTATTTCTTAAATCCTTGTGAGTAACGCCAGCTTCCATTAGTTTTTGTAAGGAGGGCATTTGTCTTACTTTGCTGTCATGAGCAGCAGCGATGGCAATCTTTCCCAGAAGTCTTAGAACTTGATCAGCCTTGGCGGTCATGCCGGCTTCTTCAAAGATTTCAACAGCAGCATTAAGATAATCCGCTGCCTTAACAAGGTTGTTCATTCCTTGCTTTTTCTCATGTGAATGTAACTCGCGTTGCATTCCATTAATTAGTTCATCTTCAAAAAGGCTTTTCTTAATCATGGTATCCTTAGGCAAAAAATTTAGCTAGTTTAAGTGCACTTTTAAGTTTACTAATAAGCCCACTTCTTACTTCCGGATCACTTAGATCTTTTTCTTTTAGTGATTCTTTAAGTGTGTCAGAAAGAGAGGCTTCGCCTTTAACTACATTTGAAACTTTATTATATAGTTGCATCAATTGACTAGGTGTAGACATCTCTAAAATATTATGAAGATCTTTATCTTCTAATCCGGCTAAATCAGTAATAGAAAAATTCTCCATAGCTAAGCTATGAAGAACACTAATAGTTTCTTCGGCTTCACGGGTCATGCCGGCTTGATCAAAAATCTCAGCAGCCGCCTCTAAATACTCGGCAGCCTTTGCAATTCTTTTAAATCCATGCTTATCTTCAACTTGATTTGAAACAAGTTGTTTTTCCATTGAACGATAAATTTCGTCTTCAAAATCAGCTTTTTTAAACATGGGGTCCTTTATAATAGATAAGGGGTTAAGGTTTTCATCCTAACCCCTTATTATATCTGTTTATTAAGAGAAACTTACTTCTTTGAAGAGGCCTTAGCCTTTTCTTTTTCCTTAGCGGCTTTTTCAGCAGCCTTCTCTTTATCAGCCTTTTCCTTGGCCTTGTCCTTAGCAGCCTTGTCTTTTGCCATTTGAGTATCCTTAGCGGCCTTCTCCTTGGCTTTTTCCTTAGCGGCTTTTTCCTTGTCCTTAGCAGCCTTTTCCTTGGCCTTAGCCTTGTCCTTGGCATCGTTAGAATCGGACTTGCTCTTCTTGGAATCCTTAGAATCCTTGTCCTTCTTCTTAGCTTCGACAACCAAAGAGGCTAGTCTCAAGCTTAGGGTTGCGGACTTCTCCATTCCAACTGCATCAAGTGCAGCGGAAGCAGAAAGTAAGCTATCAATTGCTACATCAAATGCAGCCTCGGAGCTTAGATCTTCATCATCGGCGCTGGAGCTATCGGAGGAATCATCATCTGAATCCTTCTTTTTACGAGCATCATTGTCGTCCCATGCGCTTGCAGAGTCGCTGGATGAATCTTCTTCTTCATCCTTCTTCTTCTTGCGAGCATCATTATCGTCCCATGCAAAGGAGTCATCAGCTTTAGAAACTTCTCCTGGCTTTGCTGGTGGCTTTGGAGTTGGCTTGATAGTATCTGGCTTGAAGACATAAGGATCTGCTCCCTGTCCGGTACCAGTTGCTGGGCCATCTGCCATAGATGAGTCACATTTGCAATCATCCTTTGAATGACCACACTTGCACTTGTCCTTTGCATCATCTTCATCTTCTGATGCAAATTTATATTGAGTTCCGAATAAAGACTTGTGGGCTTCACTCTTTAGGGTTGCGTCCATTGCGGCAGCAACAAAATCTGATACGCTTTTGTAAGACATATTATCCTCTATTTTGATTGTTAATTTCTTAGAAGCTTCTCTTGGAAGTCTTAGAAAATGCTGCTGTTAATTGTGCAAGCATATCACCTTCGGACTGTGAAGATGGAGTGTTAAGGTCACCAGAACCGATTACACCAACTTGTGGCATACGTCCGCCCTCCTTACGAAGGTTAGTTACTGGGTGTCTTGCGACAACTCTCTTTAGAGAATCGAATGACTCATCGTTGAATTGCATAATCTCATCAACTTGGTTAGATACTGCGCCTCTGTCTCCGCCGCACAAACCACGGTCAACCATGTCATAAGCAAGTTCGTAAGAACGAGCTAGCTTGACTCTGTACTTGTTAAGCTCTGCTTCAAGTTGAGCCTTAACGTGTTCCTTGACTAATTCGCTAGCGAATTCAGAGCCACCTTCGGTTTGAGCAAAGTACTTCTTGTAGTAAGAAACTGCATCCTTATCCAAACCTTCTGATACAAGAGCATCTAGGTCTGCTGGATCAAGCTTACCTTCAGAAACAAGTCTGTAGATAGCTTCTGCTTCCTTACGGACCTTAGGTGGAGCTTTTGCAAGATCCATCATAGCCTTGTTAACTTCTGGTAGGGTTTCAACCTTGCCTAGGTTATCAGATGGCTTGACATCTAAGTCAGTTTGTCCGTCAGCAAGCTTGTCAGCTTCGCCTAGCATATCGCTAAACTTAGCGTGAGACATATCTTGAGACTCACCGTCATCTTGCTTACCAAGAGCGTCAGCGGCTAGCTTGGCACGAAGTGCGGCACGTCCGGAACGGCTATCGTAAGAAGCTTGGTTCATAAACTCTGGTAGTTCAGTTTCTGGCTTAAGGTCACCTGCTTTGATGTCGTTGTCGTCATCAGCAAGAAGTCCTTCAGTCTCATCACCATTGTCTAATAGTCCTTCATCGTCTGCCATAAGACTCTTGACAGCATCCAAATCGGAGTTGGTGTCAGAGATCATGGCCATTAAGTCGTCGCCATTGTTGGCGTCTAGTTCGCCTGTCATGTTTTCTCCTTCAGCTAATGCCTCAAGTTCGGCCTCAATTTCGGCACGTTTTACAATTGCTTTGGTACCGCGAGCATACTTAACGAATGCGGTCATAAGCTTGAAACCATCGGCAATAGATGCTCTGGCTTCAGTAAGCGCGTCCTCAACGATTGCACCAACAAATGCTTCATTAGAATTAGTGACTGCGCCCTTGTCATAAAGACCGGCAACCATTTCAAGTTCTTGAACGTGGTCGTTTAGGTTAGCAGCGCACTCTTTCATAGCAGTGGTAAGTGTTCCGTTAAGTTCTCTTCTTAAGTTATTAAGAGTAGCAGTGCTGAAAGAAGCTGCCGCGCCCATCTCTGGAGCTGCATCATCTGGAGCGCCCATTTCGGCTTGTTCGCCAGTAAGGGCTCTAACACCTTCAACAACATCAGAGACAAGGTCTCTTGCCTTTTCGGCAGTATCAAGAAGGGTTTCCTTTGGATCACCAGACTTGCCAGTATCTTCTGCTGGAGGAGCTACATCGGCTGGTGGTGCGCCTGCGTCGGCTGGTGGGGCTGCTTCTGCTGGAGGAGCGCCTTGTGCACTCTTTACAAGAGAGCGAATCTTATCAACACCGTGAGCCTTTACCTTTTCAAGTAACTTGGCGCCGAAGTCTTTGGTTGCAATGCTGTCGTATAGAACTTCAGAACGTCCACCGGATAGTTCATCTACGGAGGCAGTTAATAGAAGCTTGTCACCGCTGTAAACTTCCCAAGCACTCTTACCTAGGTTTGCGGTTCCTTCTTCGTTGGCAACTCTAACGAACTTAGCTCTTAGAGCAGCTCTGCTTAGAAGTTCCTTCTTCTTTAAATCTTCTGGGTATGCGCCATCAACTGGCCCAACACCTGGGAATGGCTTCTTGCCATGCATGTGCTTATCATCTTCATAAGCCATGTGACCCTTATCAGCAGGATACTTTACTTTACCTGGAGTTGGCTCATTTACGCCACCACCACCCTGGAAGTAAGCAGTCTTGTTTTCAAGAGCGGCCTTTGCAAGGTTAACGATTGCGGTACGACGAGCTGCTCTCTCTTCAGATTCAGCACGGGCAAGCATCTTCTTGCGTTGTAGTTCATCAGAGGTCTCAGCGGAATCTGGAGATGGGTGCATACCCTCAACTGATCCTACTTCTGGAAATGGAGATTGACCTACCATTTGTCTATCCTCTTTTTCACGAAGTTGCTCATTAAGAGGGTCCTTCGGATACTTAGCTTGACCTGGGGTTGGCTCATTTACGCCACCCGCACCTTGGTAATAACCCTGCTTGTTAATGTTATTTGTACCTGACATATTTTCCTCTTGTATCGTTGTAGAAGTGTTTGCTAACTTATCCAAGCTTACTTGCGTTTGGCCCAACTTGGTCTCGATGGCTTTCATAACCGCTCGAAGTTCGTCGATAGCATTCGCCCCTACTTCATAGGATGCATATCTTGCGTGTGGGGGAGCCAATCCAGAATCATCGGCCGAAGCGTTTTCAACACCCGACAGTTGATTAGATGCAAGATCATTCCCATGTTCTTGCATATTTTCTTCATTTAATGAAGATTGCAGACTCTGGAAGTCTACAATAGCCTTTTCGACATCTTTCTTAAAAGTGTCAATATCTTTAGATGTAACTGAAACGTGAGTAACCTTATTATCGGCTTGACTATCACCAGTTGTAAAATCAATATTAGCTGTAAAGCTTTCTGCTAACTTCTTAATTTCTTTTTGCTTATTTTCAACATAAGTATTAAGAGTATTTGCAGCAGCAATAATGTGTTTAATATTAGCCTTTGGATCTGCTCCATTAACTACAATAGATAATTCAAGAGGGTTAAGGTCTACGTTGATTTCACCGTAGCAACTCTTGCGTCTCATGTGGTCGCAGAAATCAGCTTCTGCACGAGCCACTCTGGCACAATCAGAACAGATTGCCTTTCCAACAGCCGTACCCATGGATACGCAGTTAGAAACTCCAGTAGAAATTTGTCTAGCTAATTGAGGGTAGCCTGCTTTATCAAGCGCACAAAGAGCAATTACTCTTTTTAGATTGCGATCGTAATAGGTATCAACAATAAAGCCTCTAACATGATCAACCGAACTGGATTTATGATCTATGCAAAGAGGCTTATGAACCCACTTTTTATGTGCCTTAACAAGTTCTTCCTCTGGAAATATATCTCCATTAGAATTCTTATAAGGTTTAATGCTAGGGTCATTACTCATCCAACGTAATGTTCCACCGCTCTTATCCCAACCAACCTTAACAGGTTCGCCTCTGACAGTTAGCTTTTGTGTTCCATCATCATTAAGTGCAGATGCTTCTGCGGCATGCATCATAACAGCGGAGAAGTAAAGAAAGTCTTCAGCTTTTGGTGCGACCTTTTTAAGGCCAGCAGCCGTCTTCCTAAAGTTTTCTAGAATTTCAGCACTAACAGCAGGAAGGCAGGACTCAATGTCCTCCAATTTAATCTCTTGTGCTTCGCCTAGTTTAATGAAAGTCATGTATTAGCTCCCTGATTTCTTCACTTCTGAAGTATCAGTCTCTTCAGATTGTTTGACGACCTTTTTGGATAGATCTCTGGCAGACTTTTTTTGCTGCTCAGTCATCTCTTCGTCCTCAACAACTGATAATATTTTTCCGTCACCGTGTTTGATAAACATTCGCTCTCCATTGGAGACACCACAATACACTTCAATTATAATGGATTATTGCCACAAAATTTCATTTCGGGCAGTAACTTCAAACATATATGTTAATATTCCCATTATTATGAAGCTTTTAGTTACCTTCTTGTGATGTTCTCTCCTTAATTGCTTCATTTAGATTGTCTTGTCGTTTATTGAAAAGATCCATAATAAGCGGGGTCTTCTCTTCAATTTGCATTTGAAGGTCATTACTGACATTATCTACCCAGCTAGTAGCTAGGATATTACTCTGAATATGGCTCTTAATTCTTTCATCAATGATTTCAGATAGATCTTTACACTCTTCCTGAATTCCTTCAATGTTTTTTACAATATCTTGTGAGAACGATTTAGACTCCAAGTCATTAAACAGTTCTGAGAATTGATTAACCTTAGTTTCTAACCCATCAATAGATGTAATAAAAGACTTCATTAACTTAAGAGTTTGAGTATCAGTAGAGAAAGGTTGCATTACATTGACACATTTAAAAGCTTCTTTTTTGAAGACATTAAAATTTTCAACAGACTTATCTCTAAACCTTCTGATGGCAGCACGAGCCTTAACAACCTCTTTAGGGTCCATTTCAGGATTATCCTTGAAAGGAGTTTTCATGATATCAAGATGATCTGAGGCCATTTCAAGCAGCTTATTAGTGTGACCAAAAAACAAAAGAGCCCTCTGAGCCTGTTGTTTTTCATCATCAGACACGTCATAGGTCATTTGTACTGCGTAAGCCTTCTTAATCATAAATGAATCCTCCTGCGTTTTCTGTAGGTCCGAAACCTCTTCCACCAGCATCGTTATCAAAGACGCCAACCATTGGAACTACATCATCTTCTTTAGGATCATGCTCTTTTATTGACCGACTAGAATGATAATTTTCGCGGGTCGGAGACTGATCCATTATGAAATTATAAACAGGATCCATCGGAAATTGACGGGTGGCATTAAATGGAGCGAAAGATCCTTGATGCCCCTCATCCAAAAATGAGTCCCTATTGTCTCCAATATATTCTCTTTCATTGGAGACTATATCAGCGTCATTGTTATCTTTCGATGGCTTGCATGACCTGATTGCCTTCTCGAAAATAGAGATGGCTTTAGGATCTACATCTAAACCAAACCCTAGTGACTTGGCCTCTTCGACAGCATCTTCCGGAGATTTGCCTAAATACTTGCATTGGACTAGAGCTACAGCTAAACCAGTTCTGTCCTTGCCCGCTGCGCAGTGAACATAAGTAGGTCCACCTTTTAGAAATAATTTTTTCAAATCATATTTCAAAAAGTCTAAGACTGGCTCAAGTACATCTGGAAATCCAATAGGAATAACAACGTGCTCAATATCTAAAACCTTGCAGATATTAGTAATGCGTGCGGCGGCAGGACCATCCAAACTAACGATTTTTTTAATCCCTACATGGCTCTTTAATTTAGCGACATCATTAGGGGAAGGAGCACTACCACGAAACAATTCATCGGTTACTTTACGAAACCTGTAAATCATTTTATAAATGTCTCACTATGTTATTGAGAACCTCGCGGACATAAGTAGCATCCTGATTAAATAAAACATGCTTAACGAATGTAATAGATTGTCCAATAGCCGAAGTCGGAGGCAAGTTCTTCTTAGCTAATTCATTAGCATTAAAAGTATAAAATTTTTGCCTCAACTTATCAATAGCGTTTTGTCTTTTATCAGACGGAATTCTATTCAAAGTGAATCTAACGATATCTGCTAGGTACTTTCCTACCAACATCGGATCTCCTAGTTCACTGACAGCGGCATTCTTAATAATCTTCTTATTAACTTTTAACTTGTTTTTTTTACCGAATTTAACAACTGAGTTTTGTAAAGCAACCTTCTCTGGTTTCTGTAGTTTTAACTTAACTGCCTTATCAAATTCCTTTTTGAAAAGAACAAGAAACTCCCTTACTTGTTCTTTAGAAGCATGTTGTCTTAACTCTCTCATAATAGCCGAATAAGAAAAATCAGCAGCCTTAGTAAGGTCGATAATATCTTTATCTTCGACTTCATATTCAGATACACGATCGTCCTTCGACTTTGATGGTCGAGCAATTTTAACCAAGCCCAAACAGCTATGTTCATAACTGGTAGCTAGTTGTAAAATTTGATCGGTAGTGTACATGATAAATTATTTCTTACTAATTAGTTTATTGAAAACGGTTACAGACTCTTTGCTTCTTAAAAACATATCTTCCATGGTACCATCACCATTAATTTCATTAAGTCCTCTAATAGCTCTTTCACTAATGAATACTAAATTACCAAGACTGGTTTCTTTATTCTTAGCATCAACATAAATTCCCCTAAGAACCAAGCACTCTCTGTACGCACTTACAACTTGTCCGCAAAACACAGCCGGATAGGCCATAGAAGTTTGCTCTAAACTTACTTCTTCATAAGAGTCACCAAGGTAAATTTCAACGAACTTATCTTTAAAGATAGTTGCAATAAACTCAGCAAAAGTTCTTGTTCTGTCCTTATTACAATCTTCAACTGCATCTAAAACTGATTGTTCGGTTACCATTTCATTTCCTTAAATAAATTTTAGCAGGAATTTCCTGTATTGAGTAGTTGCAGTACTAAGACTGATTTTCTGATAAGATGACTGTTTATTCATAAGGAATTGAGCTTTAACATCAATTCCGCCTATCTTTGCCGTAGCTTTCTTAAAAGCACCAGTAAGGGCAAACGTCAATTGAGCTACCGCATCAAAACATTCCTGAGCTGGTCCCGGAATAACACATTGAACTTCTACATCATTTCCATCAACATGAGTATAAGCATTAGCCAATAACTCTTCATCTAATGCAGTACATAATACACGAGAGAACTCGACGGCATCTGTGAAATTAGCTTTAACTAAAATAGTTATATTGTTAGAAGGAAGGAACTCTTTATATAGTTTCTTATTAGATTTTTCGGAAGCTGCAATTTGTTGTAGAAAACTAGTAAGCTTAGCGTCCCAGCTAGCGCTCTCTCCAGTTGGTTGGGCAGGAGCAGAGGTTGGACTAGCTGTTGGGCCACCCGTATGTTGCTTAGTTAAAGCTAAATACTTGTTCTCTAAACCTTCGTTCTCTTTATCTTGAACCATTGCTGGGCCTCCCTTACCTGGTGTATAATTAGTAGCACTTTGCATAGCAACCAAAGCCTTTTGGTAGATTGGGCTGCGTTTGTTAATTTCAACTTGCTTCATCATATCACCATAAGTAATGGCACCTTTTTTATCTCTATCAAATAAAGGATTATATTTATAGGCGTTGCTTTCCATTTCGGGACTAATCTTAATTCCGATATCAAAGTATTTTTTACTCCACTTTTTACCAGTCTTAGGATCAGTAACCGTCTCAGGATTGGATTCAATAAATGCGGCTCCCGGATTCTGTTGACGAACACCAGGTAATTGCAGGGCGACGGGCCACAAATTAGCAGTATAATACTGGGCAGCAGAGTTAAATGATTTACCACCATTTCCACTCTTATAACCGTTTACAAGTTTCTTAAGCCAGTCTAGCTGTTCTTCACCAGACAATTTACTAAAGTCCTCCCAGCTTCCTTTGAAGCCAAGGCCTTTTAATGTGTCAGGCATAAAGCCAACAAGTCCCGAACCCTTGAATTTTTTTTCAACAGCACCAGGATCCATGCCAGATTCGGAAACCATAACGGCAATCAAATCCTCAGGCTTCATTCCCACTTCAGAGGAAACCTGTACTAGCTTTGGGTAAAAGTTTGCGCCCAAGTTAGCCATGATTAACCCTTTATAGACTTAACTACATTTAGAAGTTGAATGGAGGTTGTTGGATCAGATGAAGCAATTTTCTTTGCATATGTTGAAATGAAAGACTTTAAAATTATAGGGTTTTCATTAGACATAGATTGTAAAGTGCTATAGAAATTTTTGTGATTAGCAACTACGCCATGTTGTTGCTCCATGTTCCTCATCTCATCAGGAGTCATTCTAGATGTTGGCACAACACCAGATTCTGGTGGTGCAACAGTCATATCTGGAGCAGGAGATGGAATAGTGTCTGGAGCTGGAATAGTAGCTGGAGCTGCACTTGGAGGTAAAGTATCATGCAATGCAGTTGGAGCTACTGGTGGAGCTAGGGGAGAGCGGTAAACAGTAGGCTCTGATCTAGAAGGCATAGTAGGTGGCGTTCCGACAGGCCCAAGGACAGAGGGAGATGCCATGTCAGGGGCCTTAGGAGAATCAGACTTTGGGCTACCTGGCAAGGACAAATCAGGGACCTTTGGAGAGCCTGGAATTGCTGGAGTAGCTGAAGTCGTCTCTGGAGCTAGTACTTCCTTTGGAAACATCTTTTCCAAAAAACCCTTAATATGAGTAGTATAATACTTTTTGAATTCCATATCATAAAGTTCATATTTATCAGATATTTTCTTAGCAGCCCTCATGTACTCATCTACATTTCTTCCGGCACGATGAGTTGCCATTACTTTAAGTTGAGATAATGTTAGTTCTAAAATCTTTTCAGCAATTTCAACTTGCTTACCACTTTCAGCTTTTAAAGCAGCAGTTTGACCCTTATATCTTTTTTCCCAAGCGGCTAAGGCTCTACCACGTTGAGTCCCCATATTAACAAGTAAATCAGCAATATTAGCCTCTTTAATCATTACATTTTTTTGTGCAGATGAAAATCTTTGCTTCAAATCTTTTAAGTGCTCAAGGTGCTTAGTTCTCTTTTCAAATTCTTCTGGAGTTTCATTATCTTTACCTTTATCAGATAAATGCTTAAATAAGAAACCTTCATGAACTTCATTTACATTAGAGTCAAGGGCGCCGATTTCATTAGCAACTTCAAGCAATTTTGAATGAAATCTTCCTAAATCAGAGACACCTTGCATATATTCTCTTCTATTAAGATTTGATTTAGCAGACTTTAAAAGTTGCTTTACACTAGTTTTATCTCTACCAGGATTGCCATCACCAATAGCCTCGCCGGCAACAATAGATCTAATATTGTCGTCACGAAGGCGTAAGGCGGTCATAACCTTAAGAAATTCTGGATTAAAAAACTTCTCAGCGGAACGTCCGCTGACGTTTCCCCACTCATGTAGTTTATTGAGTAATCCTCTTCTTTGAGCAAATTTATCCATGATAACCCTTCAGTATGTAAAATCGGTAACTAAATACACAATTATACATAAGTTATACGTTCAATTATGCTGGGGGAGGGGGTGCTCCACCACCTGCATCTCCACCTGATGGAGGGGTAGGAGGGGGAGGTGGAGGCGCTCCACCCGGAGGTGCACCCATATCTAGGCCAGGAAGACCGCCACCTGGAGGTGGTGCTCCACCTGAGACTTCTCCTGGTAATGGTGCTCCTGGACCGCCTGGAGGCGCTCCACCTGCTGGTTGCTCTGGCTCTGGAATTTCATCTTCCTCATCCAGGGCTCTCAAAGCATTCAAATCCATAGCGCCTAAAGCTATTTTTTCCTTAGCATCAATTGCTTGTTGAATAGCTTCTTTACGCATTTTACGGACTTCATCCTCAAATTCTAGACCCATAGAACGATATAGGGTATGTAAAGAGGCTCTCTTGGCTGGGCCGTCGCCCTGAGTAAGAGTAACTAAGCTGTTGATATAATCGCCTGCGTCAAACAAGCTCATGTGGTTCCAATCTACTTCTGGAACAATCAATTGTTTCTCGCCGCCCGAGTAATCGTAGAACCCTTGAATCTTAGAGATTGGTGCGAAAATCTTTCTTTTAAGCCACGTGCTCATCATGTTACGGAATTGCATGTAACGTTGCCTTAGAACGTCCAAAGCCACACCGCCGTTCGCATAAGTAGTATCAGCACCCCCGTCCATAAGAACAGGTGGAACTTGTAAGCCAACATAAATTTCTTTAATGATCTGAGTAATGTCACCAGAAATATCATAGATACCCTGACCGTATCCTACGCGCTCAACAGCGATACCAGCGTGAGTAAAGATCTTGAAATCCTTATCATATTGAGCTTCTTCAAATACATTTCTCCATGCATCTAAGTCAGCAAAAGTTGGATGCAATCCATCAGGACCATCGGTACCAATCTTAACTAAAGTTAATGGATTAATCATATTATCAGCTTGTGCATACTTGGATTCACGAAGCTTGTCAAATAACATTAATTGACGGAAAATACAGACTGGAAGACCAGTTCCTCTGATTTCGTAAGGGCTGATTCTACGAGCCAAATGCGATACATGGAAATTATCCAATGGAATATTTTCACCGCGCTTGACAGAGTCAATGATGTGATTATTAAGTTGTTTACGTTGCTCGATATCGGTTGGACGATTAGAGAAGATAATCTTCTTTAGGTTCTCGTCAGGACGCAACATGATGATTGGTTCATTAGCAACAACAGTACGCTTAACAATCATGTAGTCTGGATTTTGAATAAGTAGACGACTCCACTTACCACGGCTTTCATCAAGCTCAGCGTAAACGAAAGACTCACCAAGTAGCCAATATTCCTGCGCAATTTGAACGCAAATATTCATTAAATCAATTTCTTCAATCATATCGTTGAAGAATTTTTCAATGTCTTTATTAGGGCACTTGATATTTAGTTTGCTAATTGGATAAGTGCTATGTAAATTAATTGCATTATGAACGAAAGGGTTCAAAGCATAAAAGCTACGACACCAGGCATTGATGGTAGCTCTATCACGTGGAAGATTTAGATTGGAATTTAACCAAAGAGGAGAATAGACTTCTGGGGTTTGTTTAACGGTATCTCCGTTGCCACCACGATAGCCTCCCCCGCCACTGCTTACAACTTGCGCATATTTATGTTGACCAACAGAAGACACAACGCGGCCATTGGCGGTTGCACCATCTTCTTTAAGAGTAGGTCCGGAACCATCTCTAAAAAGGCCAGCCTCTACTTCACCAGAGATATTTTGACGCCTAATCTCTGAAACGCTTTTTGACATTAAAGAGCTAACTTGTGGAAGAGCAGACTTAGATCCTAAGTATGATTCTGAGTTAGAGGGTCCTACCCATAGTTTTTGAGCTTTATGAACTGTCATGAATCCTCGTTCGTTTCCACATCCCTCTTCTATACGTAACTAATAATATATCAGTTAAAGGGAATTGGTTAAAACTTACGAGGTATAAACCCAGCAATTACCAATGGTTTATGGCGATCTTTGAAATTTGCCTGCTGAATTAAGGGATTATGACTAGTAAACCCTCTCGTAATGATGAACTTATATGCCAGGTATGCATTCAATAAAGCCATAAATCCGTCGTTAGGAGTGCTTCCTTTAACATAATGAATAGTAGGATCCCCGCCCATTCTTGATACGGTGGGTTTAATTTCCATACTACAACAATGATCAATTAACCAAGCAATCTTCTCATAATCTCCAAATGGAAATTTAATTTGACCCTTTTTTAATTGCTCATAAAGTTCGCCAATATAAAAATCTCTTTCAAAAACTATTTCTTTTGGAAATGCATCATCTGAAAATTTAATATGTCCATTCAATTTATTATGAGCACGAGAAACTAAATACTTATCTCCATAAATATTATGTAACATAGCTGAAAAGTCGTTTGAATATCCAATGTCTCCAACGGCCAATTGAACGCTATACTGTCTCATAAGCTGATCAATGATACCCTTTTTACTTTCCATATCATTACGTTTGAACTTAGTTGCAAATTCAATACTTAACAGATTAGGCCCTTTAGCCGATAATACAACTGCCGTACTATAAGACTGGCCTGTAACTCTTATCTTTTCTGGATTAGCTAATTGCTCTAAATCAGCTCTAGCTCCATAGTCGATACCTAATACAACAATCTGAGGGCTTGCCTTATTGATGACTGGCGCAATACGAGCAGAGAACTTACGACCAATATCAGCACATTGGTCTTTAATTTCTTCCGGAGTAATAGGGCTAGAGTCTCCTTGGAAGAATTCTCCTAAAACTTCATTCATGTAAACACGTTCAGTGTTAATTGGATGCTTGCCCGGCATTTCAGCATCGATATCTTCACGCGTAAACATAGGCATGTAAAGCTGGTTAAGATGAAATCCAACCATTAAACAATCTTCGTCGTTAGGGTCTTTAGAGGAAATCCATTTGCCACGTTCAGCAGCGTCTAGTTTGTTTTGTTCATGTGCACAATGTGGACACTTAACAATCATTCCGTAAACCCAAATTGACTTCCACTCATCAGAGCCGGGAGTGTAAAGAGGGAAATGCTTCTCACAATTCTCGCATCCCAAATAGTAAAATTGCTGAGATGAGGACTGCCACATTTTATGGAAGTCAGAACCTTTACGTCTTGGAGTTCCAAAGTAAACTTGAACACCCTTAGATGGTCTACCATACTTGGAGGTAGTTAAAACCTTAAGAGAGTTTCCGATAGCCATGCTAGTCGTTTTCTGAACCTCATCAAAGAAAAGGATATCAGCGGTACGACCCATGATGCGGTCGCCGTCAAGTCCAACAGACTCAACCCACAAATGGTTTCCGCCACTGAACTGTTTGAAATGCAATGAGTCATTTGTAGCAGTAGATTGATCTAGCAGAGCCTGCATGTGAGACTTTGGCTTGGCGCCTGCTTTTTTAACTTCGCCAGTTTCTACCGGCATAGCCGTAGAGATAATTTGGTTAAGTTTGGTTTTAGAATAAGCGGCAGCTAATTCCAATTGAGGGAAAGCGTGGATAACTCTCATCGGTGGCTTCTCGCCAGTACCAAAGAGTCCGCAGCCCATGAAATACATCTCAAGAGCACTGGCCATCGTAGTAGCGCCGACCTGACGTCCCTTGACGATGATTAGCGGCTTTGAATTCGGTTCTAAAGCTTTGACACCGATATAACGATATACCTCTGAAAAAGGTTTATACCCGTTGCCCCTTAGTCTGAATGGTTTGCCATCTAATGTAAGATAGGTCTCCACAAACATCACGGGATCAAGCATTAATAGCTGTTTACGTAATTTGTGAAATAATTCTTTTGATTCTAAATTAATATTACTCATACTGAAATGACGATATATGTATTAATATGACTTCAACAGAAAAACTCAGTCTAAAAACATGTAATAAATGTGGTATAGAATTAATAGAAGATAATTGGAATACTTATGATAAAAAAGTAAGTCGATATACATGTAAATCTTGTCGAAAATTAATAGATAAAAAATACTATTTAAGTACGCCTAATTATGGTAAAAAACAACTGGCCAGATATCGTGGTAGAAAAAGTGCCATTATTGCTTCTTATGGAGATATGTGCGCTCAATGTGGAGAAGATGACTATTATAAATTAACACTTGATCATAAATTTGGAGGCGGAAACGCTCATAGAAAACAAATTTCAAATCATATGTATGAATGGCTATACAATAATCCAGTACAACATGATGGATATCAAATACTCTGTTACAACTGTAATTGTAGTAAAGGAGTCGTGTACAAAGACAAATACGCTCTTCGTGATAAAAAGAAAGTAATGGAAGCTTATGGCAATCAATGCACAAAATGCAAAGAAGATAGAATTGAGCGATTAACTATTGATCATAAAAACAATGACGGCGCTGTTCAGCGCCGTCAACTTAAATGTTTTACTGGAGTAAGAATGTATCGCTGGTTAATCAAACAAAATTTCCCAATGCATTTAGGTTTACAGGTTCTATGCTACAATTGCAATTGCCGTAAACTATCAGATCCAGAAGTTATTGCTTAACGGGAGTTAAAGCAAAGAAAGCATCAGTGTTTGATGGATCAATATCAGCTTCAGAACCAGTATCACGAGAACCTAAATTACCGTAGTCCTGAAATGTTCCAGGATTATCTTTCTTAGCTGATAGATTAAGTCTACTTACCAAAATGATAAGCTTATCATCGTCCCAATCTTTAGAATCGGTTACATCTTTTGAATGGATAGAACGAATCTTATCAATGATGGCTGGCACTGGCAAATTGCCTTTAGTGTCCCTTATGTAATTTTCAATAGTTTTTTTGATCTGAGGCTGTTTAGTTAAAACAATTGGTGTCATTTCAACTTTCTTGTCAATTGCTTGCTGATTATCAGAGGCAATTTTCTTAGAAGTTGGAAGGTTTCCCTCGGAAGATTTATTGATCTTTTCAATATAAGCGGTTAGGCCGCTTCTTTCTTTCATATCCTGAACAGCAGCGTCAACAGAAGGGAATTTTGATTTTCCATTCATGATGGTATTAATCTGTTCAAACAATGAAGAGTCTTGTTTCTTGGTTTGGACAGCATCCTTCATTAGACTCTTTTCGAATCTGTGAAGCCAGCTATCTTCATCAATTGGCGAATCGGATTGTCTTGACACAACCGATGAATGTCTGTTGTACTTTGACATGATTATCCTTTGTAGTTCGCGGCCCAATCCATACCATTAGTATCAGAAACTTCTAATTGCTCATCTGGCATGAAGCCTCTATCTTGACGAACGGAGTAACCCATGTCAGCTAGTAGCTGCATAACTTCAGCTTGTTCACGGTCATTAAGCTTGTAGAACTTAACTTGTCTCTCATACAAATCTTCGATATCATGTCCTGCGGAAACCATTCCGTTAACACAGACTCTTGCGATTCTTGAAATCAATAGAGGAACGGTTACAAGAACACCACTAACACCAGTAATTTTTTGAGCTTCCTTTTGGAAACCTTCATTCAATTCGTAGCCCTTCTTCTTGCGGCTCTTCTTCTTGGTGCTCTTAACTTTATCAAGACGGTCGTGCAAACGCTCAATACCATTATCGATGATAGCTCTAGTCTTCTCAATTTGGTTGGCATCTAGTTCACCATCCAAGTCCATTCTCATGGCCTTAGAAACTTCATTATCTAATCTCTCTAGGTAGGCAACAGCTCTCTCAAGACCTGCGGTGTCGTAACCGGAGTGCTTTGGAACATCATCACAACGCTCTTTGACCCAAGCAATGAATCCGGTTGGACCACGCTTTGACCAATCCCATTTTTCATTCTTTGCAGCCTTGGCTGGGTCTTCGTCTTGGGCCTCGCCCTTATCTTCCTTAGGCTCATCTTCATGAACTTCTAAAATTGGCTCTGGGTCCTTGGTGCCTGGTGGGGCGCCCGGTAACTCCATAACAATTTCAATTTCTTCTGGCTGGCCATGATCGTGCTCACCAACCTCAAGAGGTTCAAAAGACTCAACAGTTGCAGGGTGTTCGGGATGTGGGTCTTCGACTTCCAATGGAACCAATTGCATTCCTGCATCACCCATTGGAAAATCCTGAGCAGGATCTACCACGATTAATTCTTGTGCTGTTGATTGTAGTGACATTTTAGGACCTCTGGAGTGATTTTTCACATATCTATGTAATTATATGTAGCAATATCCGTTGTTTTAAATATTCCATTTATCTTCATACATAGTACTTTCCGGACCTAAAGTACCATATTCTGGATTCATTTGAGTAGGTTCAATGTCTTCCTCTTCGGAATGATTAAAGCCATCTGGTAATCCATTTTGTTCAGTTTTAGCTTCATGAGCCAAATACTTCTCGGTTATTAAATCGATTAAATCTTCATCAGCTTTCATTGGCTCGCCATTTTCTAAATGGCCAAAGTCCAATTCTGACGGAGGCTTTCCCTCAGAATCATTTAGAGGTAACGGCATAGCCATACCCATCTCTAAAGAATGATTAGATAAATCACCATCATGGTCAATAGTAGACTCAATTTGATCGTCAATTGGAAAATCGATTCCAATTTTAATTATTTTTGAAAGTAACTCGGCACGAGCCTTCATTGGATTGTTCTTGGTAATTTTACCAGAATCCTCAATCCAAGAGTCATCGGCCTTGTACTTGTCCTTTAGTTCCTTCCTTTTTGCCTTTAGAAATTCCTCAACGCTTTTATACTTTTGCATGGAGTGCCAACCGGCCCCTGGGCTATGCTTGCCTGGAGTATCGTATAAATCGTAGTTACGATAAAGAGGCTCCTCGAATCTTGGTTGAACCACAATAGCGGTGTCGGACTTATATTTTTTCTTCTTTGGTGTTGGCTCGTTAACTCCGCCACCACCTTGAAAGTAAGCTTTTTTAGATGCCAACTGGCCCTTCTTCAAATAATAAGGTTGAACCACATTAGTAATAGGAATCTCTTCCCAAAGCCCCATCTTAGTAATGTTATGGGCAGCTCTATCTCCATCCATTGAAAAAGCTTGATTAAGTTTTTCAGTTAATGAAGTTGGTGTAGAAATTTTAACGCTACCAGGATTTCTTTTAACAAATTCAATAATAGATTCATCAATATCAAATCCTAATTTGGATGCCAAATAAACGGATCTAATTACTCTATTTCTATTTGAGGTAAGAGTAAGTTCCGGAGATAAACAAGTTCTAATCTTCTTTTCTTTAATGTCTTTAAGGGCCCTATCAGTTGGATCTAGTAGGATTCTTAAGTCTAAAGAAAGTAATAAGGCATTACAAGTAAAGTCTCTACTAAACATTTCTTTCTTCATCTCAGTAATGTTTTTGAAGCCCATCTTTGCAAGAATTGCGTCTACATTCTCAACGTTAAAATTGGATGAAAAATCCATTTTGAACTTACCAATATGAAGGGCGCTGTGACCATCATCGAAAGTTTTGGTAACGATATTATACTGTTTAGCAAGAGCGGCACTTAGCTCTTGAGAAAGCAGTTGAATACTCTTATCACCAGTTGTAATATCAACGTCCGAGATCTTTTCAATTTGCTGGAGATATCGATCTCTAGGCGTGCCTCCGCAAATGAAGGCCGGAGAGGTCTTCATTTCTTTTTGCACAGCTTGCATTTGTTGAAGTAGTTCTCGTAATTTCATTCATTTGCTTCGCGTTAAGCGGGAGGAAGTGGAGCCGGAGTTGGTTTTGGAGCCTCGGGAGCTAGATCTTCATCAATCTCTACCTCTGGAGTTTCCTTGCCCTTATTAGCTAATTCTTCAGATTCTTGATCTTTTCTCATCTGTTTTCTAGCTTTTTCTTTTTCAGAGTCTTCTTGAAGCTTACTCTTAACACCAGCTACTTCTGGTCTGTCAACTTCCTTGCCCTTCAAATCAACTTCACTGCTTCCCATAGCCCCACGAAGCTTGGAAAGAATATCTTCTAGACGAGTAGAGATATAGTTGTTAGATTCTAGAGCTTTATTTGTAGCTTCGGATAATGATGGAAAGTATGAAGCAAGGCCAAGGCTATCAAGCATCATGTCAACGATGCCAAGCTGCCTTGGAACTTCACGAGTCTTATAAATTTTTGCCAAGTCTTCTAATTTAGCAACAACATCAGCAACAGTAATATTTGCAAATACTGCATCAACCTTAGCATCAAAATCACTAGTGCTTGGACCCTCAGTCTTTGGGGTTGACTTGATATCATCCTCTGTAACCTCAAGAGGTTCATCGGCGGCTGGCTTGCCTGGAGACTTAGGGGAACCCATAGGTTCATCCGTAATTGGTTTAGCTGGCGGCGATGGAGCTGCAACCGGAGCCGGCCTAAGTGGAGCTGGCTTAGCGCCATCACCAATTTCTTCTGGAGCAACTTGGGCATGAACTACTAGTTCAGCATCTTCGACTTCTAAAGTATCTTCAACCTCTAAATTGTCTTCTGCAACTTGCTTATCATCTGGGGCGTATTTACCGTCATCCATACGAGATAAAAATCCACTAATACCCTTTGGTTGTGTTTCGGCAGGGGGACTCTGAGGCATCGTTGTATTGCCTGGAGGAGAGGCTTGAGTGGCTGCGCCACCGGATGGTGTACCGGGAGCCCCTGCACCTGATGGATCTCCTGGTGGAGTCGCAGTTGGCATACCGCCCGCTGGTGCTGGACCCGCACTTGGATCGTCAGCAACAGAAATCAATACATTAGCGGCCTTAAAAAAACCATTCTTAGAAAGAATGTTAGCTTGACGAATAATCATATCTTCATATAGTCTAGTTGAAGAGCTGATTTTATTGACCATCTGAATTTTCTTCTTAAGCTCATAGATAGAGTTTAATAGTGATTCAAATTCTTTTCCAGAGAAAACGTGACCTTCTTGAGTACGCAAAAGTTTTTCAGCAGAATCTAATCTACCAATAATTTTATTGCGTTGTTTCTCAATAATTTGACGTCTATCATGATCCGCAGATGCGTCAGCTTTTGCAACATCAATATCTTTTCCTTGCACTTGTGGCTCTTGAGCGGCTTGATCCTTTTTGATCTGCAAGAAATATCCTGGACCTAGAGAATCATTTTCATACCATAGTTGTGCGAACTTGTACTTCATATGATCTCCTGCTTCATAAAATTTGACCCAGTTCAAAAAGTCATAAGTTTCCATTACATTCCAACCACCGACAATAGAGCGAATAGCATTGCGTCTTGGCTCTCCGTTTTTTTCTTTACGGTAAATATCACTGATAGCTTGTAACCATTTCTGAGTGTTATGCTGACCAGGAATGTGCATGTACACGTCCGTGTTAGGATAAGCTTTTCTATTTTCTAAATCCAACTTTGGGATGTCTTTTGGATTGAACTTATCGTATTTGATACCATGACCGTCAAACCACTCCATCAGTTTTTCAACTTTATCCTTCATATCATCAGAAAGATCTAGCTCTTCATCCGAATACGGAAGAATGCTTTCTGATACTGTTGGAGAGTGCTTAGTCATTTTTTACCCTTATCATCGTCATCATCATTGATTTTTTTGTTAATCGTTTCATTTAAAAACTTAGCTTCTGCCATCTTAACATCTTGAGAAGGGCCAAGTTCTGGAGTTGGGGGTTTCAATTTAGACATTTTATCATTAAAAACCTCTAAAAAGTATTGAGAACTCTCTAAATCCATTTGAGACAAAACTTCTTTGATTACGTCATGAAATACCGCAATATGCTGATCAACGACCTGCAAAGTTACGTTGTGCTGAATAATCTGATCTGGCTGACGAGCTTCTTTCCACTTATGATATTTATCCAATAAATTACCTAAAGAATCAATATACTCAATCCAAACACGCTCGATTTTCGTATTGATATTACGAGGGTCGGCTTGAATTTCATCATAAATTTGAGACATACGGGTCTCAACATTAAGAGCCATCTTGGCCATAATGGTATCTATATCCAACTCTTTATTGGCTACTTTTAATAAAGCATCATGATAAGCTGGATTACTCTTAACAACCAATGATAAATCATCGGTCGCACCTGGAGCATTGGCCGCCTTAACATTAGCCAAATCTTGGCTCATAGTATTGTAGAAATCTAAATAAGTATCTTGAAATGATTTAACAATCTTTTCAGATAAAACAAACTTAGCCTCACTTACATTAGTATACTTAGCTTTTAACCAGTCATGTATATCTGTAGTAGATACACCAATTACTAGTTTAGAGATAATTTCGTCTTTATCTGGATGCTCCAGAATTTTTTTGTAAGTTGGTTGCTTGCTCATTTAGACCCTTCATGACCTGTTAGAACCCAGTCTGCCTTCACGGGTATCGAAAATGGCATGAGATGGAACATCAACTCCTTGGGTTTGTTGACTGACATCGCCACCAGGAACTTTTGCCCCATTGTTTAACTCAAAGCCAGTTTCATAATTGTAAGACTTCTTGTCAAGCTCACATTGCCACAGGTGTTCTCCAACGCGAGCAATTTGGACGCCCGGATGATCTGGACAATATCTGGAGCTAAGAGGAGCTTCCATGATTTTATAATTCTTAGTCATCTCACTCTTCTCAATAGCCTTCTCGGAATCAGCAATTTTGTTGACGTCACGAAGCTCCTTAGATGGGTCTTCGTACTTCTTTTTTAAATCTTCAATTCTCTTATCCTCTAAATCTTTTCTAGCGGCATAAGCATTTGGTGGAGCGGCAACAGACATCAATAGTTCGTCAAGAACAGAAGCCTGCTTCTTTAGTTGTGGGTCACCGGATGCATCAAAGGCGGCGGCTAACGCAGCAATCTCTTCGATAGCTTCTGGAGTAATTTTAGATGGCTCAGGTGGTTCCATATCAGAAACTTCTAGAGCGGCATTCTTAAGTAGGGCAGCAGCTAGAACACATGACTCGGCAACAACCTTAGCACTATCTTCGTGGTACTCGGCTAATAGCATGGCTTCGTTGTTTGGACTTTCTAGCCATGAAGCGATGGCAGTTAACATTTCAGAAATTCTCATTTGTACCTCTTTAAAATTTTCTCAAGGCGAGAACTACTATACTTGCTATGCATGCTCTCTTCTTCGTCGATTTTTCTTTGCTCTTCGTCTCGTTTTGCTTGTTCGGATTGCTCTTCAAGTTGACGGCGGGCGTGTGCCTCATCTCTTTGTCTAACAGCCATTTGTAGCTTCTCCCACTCTTCTTGTTGGGTATCTTGCTGCATTTGTTGCTGTTGCATTTTCTCTTGCTTTAATTCTGGAGAAACGTAAAGCGGCCTGCCCATTTGCTTGAACTGATCTTCATTAGCTTCAAAAGCTGGCTCGTTGGTTCTTTTTCTTAGCTCATGAGCCCTCATGATTTCAGCAATCTGCATTTTAACAAGAGCTTCATCACGTGGAGTCTTCGCTCTATTCAAAGCATTAACTACCGTAGTAATTTGCTCCTTGAATGGAGGATCATTTTCAAATGCCTGTAACCAAGCATCAGTGCTATTTAATCCATATTGAGGACCATATTGTCTCAAAAAATCAACGATATCACCTTTATATAGAGGAGAACGTCTTGGGACTAATCTACCTCTTTGGTGATGTCTGTAATTTTTCTCGGCCATTGGTTCGCCTCTAGCTTTTTGCAGCTTAGTAACGATGGCGTCAGCAAGACTATGAATTCTAGTCAATACAGTTCTAATTTTACCATACTGAGTATCAACATGTCTTTTATCTGATTGATTAAGATTTCTATTGTTCTTATTCATCAAAGTAATAAAATCAGTTAAATCTGGAAAGTCAACGGTGTTTCTTCCGCCATCTTGAGATTCTTCTTCAATAAGATTGATTACTGCTTTTAGGCTAGATTCAATTTCATCTAATGGGATTGTATTCAAACCAATTTTAAGTTGGTCAATTACACTAAGCACTTTAATTACAAAGGCGTGACCTCTTTTTGCGCTTCTCTCTCTTTCGGAACCAGGAGCATCCTTGAGGACGGCATCACCAATTACGCGCAAGATATCGTAAGTCTTATTGTTAGATAAGTTCCAAAGATCCAAAACAGATCGACGAATATCAGCTTCGTTCTTCTCTGCATCTGTAGCGGCGGCAGTTTTGTACTTCGTCGCTAGTAAATCAGCCAATCTAAATAATCTCATTGATCACCCGAAGATCTTAGAGTTATTGAAAACGGCTCCCTCATAAGTCTCATCCATACCTCTTCTATAAAGAGGACGGCAATTGCCTTCCTTATCTTGATAAATTCTGTGAACTGGTAGTCCGGTTTGAGCGCAAACTGGGTGTTCACTAGTAGAGGTCTTCATCATATGAGAGCATTGAGGAGTGTGCGCATGTGCTTCCTTCTTTTGAGCTAGACCACCCAAATACATCTGGAAACCAGTTGCGTAAGCCTTCGTGTCTCCTGAGTTTGCAAGAACGTTCAAAGCGTCCTCTGCCTTAGCGTGGTTACCCTCGCCTAGAGCTGCTCTCAAGTTATTTAGAACATCGCTTGGCTTCAATCCAAATTGAGGAGAAGCTGCTGCGGCGGCCTTGAAGTCGCTTGCGTTATTAACATACAATTCGTTAACGCCTTGTTGACTGAAAGAAGAAACAGCCCCATTAGCTAGCATTAAGCTTGGCTTAACAACTTTGCCATTGGAGATCTTAACTGGAACAGTAAATCCAACTCTACCAGCATCAAGTGCGACATTATAGAAAATGGTTTGTTCATCAGTCTTTGCAACAGTAACTTGCGGGTTCTTGTGACCATAGCCAGATAATTCTCTGGAGATATGTTCTCTTGCAACCTTAACTTTGTCAGCACCAAATTGGAATGAAGCTTGACCATAAGCAGAAGTAAATTGCTTCTCGAAAGAAACAAATTCATCATACTTTGGAAGCTCAACATCATTTCTAGATGCTTCTGCAACCTTTTGTCCAACGATACCGCCAGCAAAAAATTCAGATTTACCTTGACGAGTAGCAGTAAGCTTAGTTAATGCAATCTCAGCGTCGCTGATTTCTCTATTCTCAGAGGCAGCCTTAGTTAAAACGGAAAGAATGCCAGCGGCATTCATTCTTAACTTGGTACCCGCCTGAGTAGTTAGGTAGGACTTAATGGAAGAGTGATTTAACTCTTGTGGACCAGAGTTACCCATGAATACAGAAGCTTCAATAACCTTCTTGTTTGTGGTTTCAACTGGGATATAAAGGCTAGTAATGCCCTTTGGAGTCTCATAGTCAGCCTTGATAACTAGGAACTTATCGTTGCCATCATCCACGGCTAAGGCCGTTGGCTTAAGATTCCATGCATCCAAAGAAGTAGCCACTGAGGCTAATGCTTTGTTGGCTAACTCTTGCGAGTACATTTTAAGAGGAGCGTGCTTATCGAAAACGCTACTAAGAGCATTTGCTAGAACAGCATCACCAACTTGGAAAGGATTGACATCTTTAGTTGCTTCATCTCTCTCATAAAGATGAGGAGATGGTAAACTATCAACTACGCCAAGTTCATCCGAGAAAAGTTCAGCGAACTTTGTATTACGGGAATGAAGCTTAGTATAAAGAGACTTTAGGTCTGCTTTAGTAATAAACGTAGTGTTATTGGCTGCCATCTTACTGATAACTCTAGACATAGCGCCAATTGTTTGATCACCTGGGTAGGCGTCAACTGCTTTAGCTAACTTTGCGGCTAGAATTGGAGTAGCAACTTTTTCATTGTTCTGGATTGTCTTTACCAGAGATGCTACTGATTTTTGTATTTTATCGAGGCTCATTAAACACCTATTCCGTAATGTTAGACTAATTCCGGGTATTTACTTAATACCTCTTTTTTAGCTGATTCTGGTAACTCATTTAGCAAAGCCTTAACTAACTTCTTATTAGAAGCTAATTTTGCAGGAAGATATGATTCAACCTGACTAAGCTCAGTACGAGGGATACCCATCTGGCTGGCGCTCACTCTGACCAAAGGGTCGCCCTTATAAGAAATTTGTAAATCGCCGGCAGTCTTACTAACTAAGACTTCCCATAGGGCCGCAACCTTTACGTCTTCATCTGGCTGGTACAAGGAGACGATGTAATCACCATCATCAGAACTTTGAACCTGCCATAGATCGGCGCCCTTATCGTTATCTTTGAATCGAACAATATCAAAAGCAACTGTCTCAAGTTGGTCTTTGACGTCATTAAGTCTATAAGCCTTCTTGTAGACTTTGTTTTCTAAACCTGAGTAATCTAGCTGAAATTTTGACATTACGTCTCCCGTTTAACAGAATATGCCTTACATAGATAAAGAAATATTGATACGAATAAGGACTTTATTTGGGCTCTGTGGTACCTATATAGTCCATTTTATTACCAAAAAGAAAAGGTATACCTCCCGAAGGAGATATACCCTTATAGTTTATTACCATTTATTTTTTCCTTGTTTACCACATAACCGACAATAATCTGGCTCTTCCCAAGGATCTAAATTACTCTGTACCCAATCATGACCTAAAAGAAAACAAATTAATTTAATCATTTAGCCACACTCTCTTGCCATCTATAATTTTCCAAGTTTTACCTTTATGGGTACTAGGTTTACCTCGGGAAGCGGCACCAATCTTTTTCTTTGACTCTTCTGTGTGCTTATGTCCTAACGAATTTTGTTTACCTAAACAATTCTGATTACCTTTAAGAGAATCAGATAGGTTTTGTCGGTGCCCTTCAGTTCGTTCTTTCCCCCTCCAAAAATCACCAACGTTCTTTTTGAATTCCTCGGAACGAATACTCCCAGTAACAGCCACCGAAATCTTTTGCCTGGTTTCTTCAGAAACCTCATGACCCATTAGGGTTTGAGATACTTTTTGTTTCCACTCTTCAGTTTTTGGCGCATTCATTCCACCAAGCGTAGCATTATATCCTTCGCCATTTCCAACAAAACTATTATACTGCTTCACTAATTCTGTCTCTGTGGTGTTCGCATCATCCTGCGTCTTACAAGATGCTACCACTTCGAATTCAAAATTTTCTAATCCATACTTAATCAATGCATGATGAATAAGTTGAGTTGGCTTGTTTATTCTAACAGCCTTACGATGGTCAAACCATCTTTTATTTACATCGGTTGCTTGACCAATATAAACTTTACCATTTATCAGATTTGCAATACAATACAGAGAATAAATTTTTGATGTTTCGGTAATCATTTCTAACCTCCGAAACATTATATATCAGGTCATTTCCGAATTACCAACGCTCTTCTCTTAAATCTCTCATTTTAGTCAAGATGTCTTTGATCTTGTCGTCATTTTCGATAATCTTACGGATTTT